ATTTTTTTAAAATGAAAAAAAAAAATATCATAACTACTAACTATGGATTTACCTATAGAAATTTTAGAAATTATATTTAATTATACAGATACATACATAAAATTATAATTTATATATTTAAAATATTTAGAATTTATTGAAAATTAGTAAAATTAGATTGTTCTAAAACATATATTGATTCTCTAAAAGGAATACATTATCTTACTAATTTACAAAAATTAATTCTTTAAAAGAAATATGTTGCCTTAATAATATTAAAAAAATAAATTGTTCATATACAATCATTGATTCTCTAAAAGGAATAAGTCTTAATAATTTAGAAGAATTATATTGTTATAATATAAAAATTTATTCTTTAAATATAATAATAAAAAATCTGCTTATTAAAAATATTAAATGGTTATAAATACATAAATTAATTATTTTATATAAATTATTGTTAAACATTTATATTAATATTCTAATATTAAAAATTGAAAAAAAAAATAATTATGTTAAAATGGAGTTACCTGTAGAAATGTTAGAAATTATATTTAATTATTTAGATAATGATACTAAATTACAATTTATAGATTCAAAATGTATTATATCAAAACTTATATATAAATTAAAATATAATTCTTGTTTAAAAGAAATAAAGAATTTTATTAATTTAAAAGAATTAATATATAATAATTATTATATAAAATCTTTAGAAGGTATTGAAAATTTTACTAAATTAATAAAATTATATTGTTACAATACAAGAATCGATTCTTTAAAAGGAATAGAAAATCTCATTAAATTAAAAGAATTATATTGTTTTAATACAAATATTAATTCTTTAGTATATTTAAAAAATCTTATTAATTTAACAGAATTATATTGTTTTGAAACAAATATTTATTCTTTAAAAGGAATAGAAAATCTCATTAATTTAAAAGAATTTGATTGTTCTTATACACTAATAGATTCTTTAAAAGAGATAAAAAATCTTATTAATTTACAAAAATTAAATTGCTCACATACAATTATTTATTCTCTCGAAGGAATAGAAAATCTCATTAATTTAGAAAAACTAGATTGTTCTTATACAAGTATTAATTCTTTAAAAGAAATAAAAAATCTTATTAATTTAAAAAAATTAGAATGTTATGAAACAAATATTTATTCTCTTAAAGAGTTACAAAATCTAATTAATTTAAAAAAATTAGATTGTTCTTATACAAAAATTAATTCTTTAAAAGAATTACAAAATCTTATTAATTTAAAAAAATTAGATTTTCATAATACAAATATTTATTCTTTAAAAGGAATAGAAAATCTTATTAATATAGAAAAATTAAATTGTTCAAATACAAATATTGATTCTTTAAAATATTTAGAAAATCTAACCAATTTAAAAAATTTAATTTGTTATGGTATAAATATCGATTTTATCGAAATATTAAAAAATTTAATTAATTTAGAAGAATTAGATTGTTCTGAAACAAAAATAGTTTCTTTAAAAGGAATAGAAAATCTTATTAATTTAAAAGAATTAGATTGTTCTTATACAAAAATTAATTCTTTAAAAGGAATAGAAAATCTTATTAATTTAAAAAAATTAGATTGTTCTTATACAAAAATTGATTCTTTAAAACAAACAAAAAATCTTATTAATTTAGAACAAATACATTGTTATGTTACAGAACTTGATTCTCTAAAAGGAATAGAAAATCTTATTAATTTAAAAAAATTATTTTGTCATAATACAAAAATTAATTCTTTAAAAGGTATAGAAAATCTTATTAATTTAGAAATATTATATTGTAATAATACAAATATTATTTCTTTAGAAGGAATAAAAAATCTTATTAAATTAGAAGAATTATATTATTTTAATACAAATATTATTTATTAATAAGTTTATTATTTATTTATAGTATATACATTAATATTATTTTTTAATAATAAATAATGCCTTCTGTACAAGATATTGATAATTCTATTGTTAATAAAATACAAAATACTAATGAGATTTTAGAAAAAATTCTTAATATTTTAACTGAATTAAAAACAGAAATTAATAGAAAAAATGATGATGAATATTCTGATTTATATGATTCAGAATAATTAATAAGAATCATATTCTATACAACAATCACAACACCATGCTTCAAAGATAGAAAATCCACAATATTCACATTCATAAATACAAACACAATTTATATCTTCATATCCACATTCTTCACAAATATCCATGTTAAACATTTTTATTTTATATATTTATTTTTCAATATATTTATAATAAATGAATGCTAACGAAGATATGTTAAATGAAATATATATTAAATTAGATAATTATTCTTTAGTTTATGATAAAGATTTAATTAACGGAATAGCAAATGATAAAATAAATAAAGAATCTAATAATTATAATTTATTAAAATCTATGGAAGATTGTAAATGTTTAATAGAAATGTCATATAATTATTTATCAAAGGATAGTTTATTAGAATTAATTAAAAAATTATTAAACGAAAATACTTTTTTAAAATATTATATTCAACAAAACAAAAATTAATACTTTATTTTTTCTAAAATACTTTTACAATCTGTATTATAATAATCTTTAATCCAAATATATTTATTATTTTGTTCAGTACAATATATAATATAATTATCTTCTTCAAAACAACACATAGAATTAGATAATTTATTACACATTAAAGGATTATAATGTATTCCTGGAATTAAAATATTTTTATTACATCTATGACAATAATTACCAGTAATATTTTTATACTCAGATTGTGTTATGCAAGTATTATTATATCTAACCTCGTTATTATTACACGATTTCATAATTAAATTATTATTTATACAATCGTAATATATATCACAGAAATACTTACTTTGTTTCGGCTCACAACAAATAATAAATGAAGGTATTAATAATATTAACCAAAACATAACTGTTATATTATATTTTTATTTAATATTTCAATTTTAAGTACAATTTCTTATATTATTTTTAAACATATATATTCTTTCTTCGTCTATTTCATTTTTATCATTATAATATTCTATATATGGAAATGTATAAGAATTTAATATAAAATCATGTTTATAAATAAATATATGACTTAACATATGATACATTTCATACTTTAATCTACTTAAAATTTTTGTTTTTAAGTTAATTATTATTTTATTATTTTTTTTATACATAAAGCCGAAATTATTATTATTATAATTACAATATATGTCTATGTTATAATTTTTTTCACTATTATAAAACATAATATTATAATTTTCATACATTTTAAAACTATTTTGTATTTCTCTTGATCTGATATTATCACAATTATTTAATCTATAATAAACATTAACTATATTATCGTAATCATTACACATTTCATCAATTATCATCATTTTCATATTATCTTTTACTCCACATCTATCATAATCTATAATATCTGTTATATTCATATTATATAAAGAAGTTATTCTACTTCTTGCTATTTCAAATATTTTTTGTTCTTCTGAATTTTTATTTATATATTTATTATAGTATCTTATAATGGCATTTTTAAATTCATCATCATACATAACATTCATATTATTAGAATATATATTTTTAATATTATTTATAGTTTTACTATCATTATTATAGTTACTTTCTTTTTTTGCAAAAATTATATAACAAATTAATATAATAATTATTATTAATAAAATTAAAATTATTGATATGTATATATATTTTTTATAATCATTTTGAAATGTTGATAATCTATTATTTATTAAATTACGTTCTACGTCCATGATTATTATATTATAAATTTATTTTATTTTTCAAAATAATATATAATAATATGAAAAAAAACATATTTATAAAAATAAATCATTATGGATTTTATAAAATTACAAGATATAGCAATTAGAAGTATAACTGATTTAAATATTTTACCTATAGGTTTAAGAAAAAAAATAAATAAAAATGTGTGTTTTAATTGCAAATGTATGTTTTTTAATAATAATCAAATAATTTGTAATTATTGTAAATTATTATGTTCTGGATGTAATAAATTATATAATAATTTATCGATTAAAAAATTTTCTACAAAATATGGTTATAGATATGAAAATAAAAAATTTAATATATTATTATGTGATATATGTAAAAAAAATACAGAAATATGTATTGAGTGTCATAAATTATTATTTAATTATAATAATATTGATTATGTAGAATTAAGAAATATAGATAGTATTCAAGATAAAGTCGGAGTATGTAAATTTTGTTTAATTAATATTTTATGTGATGAATGTAATAGATATTTAACAACTAATTATATAAATTCATATAATAAAAATAATTATACGTTATTTAGATATTTTAATGACGAATTTAATAATTATAATTATAAAATATGTATTAGAGAGTATATATAAAAGTTATTTATTCTTATTTTTATTATAAAAATTTTTATATCGATCAATAATATCGTAATATTCGTTATTAGATATTAATTTTGTTATACATTTTCCTGTTAAAATATCAAATGTTACAATAGTTTTTTTGTTATCTTCTTTTATTAATAAAGCCATATTGTGTATATTAATTTTAACATATTATTTCAATAAAAATGTTTTATACATTTGTTTTAAATAATCTTTAGAATTTGTAATATTTGTTGATTTTATAGTAGATTCATCTAGATTTATAGAATCTGTAGTATCTGTTGATTTTATAGTAGAATCAGTTGGATTTATTAAATCTATAGAATCTGTAGTATCTGTTGATTTTATAGTAGAATCAGTTGATTTAATAGAATCTGTAGTATTTGATACTATTTCACTTAAATCTGTTGATTTTGTAGTAGAATCAGTTGATTTAATAGAATCCATAGAATCTGTAGTATTTGATACTATTTCACTTAAATCTGTTGATTTTATAGTAGAATCAGTTGATTTAATAGAATCTATAGAATCTGTAGTATCTGTTGATTTTATAGTAGAATCAGTTGGATTTATTAAATCTATAGAATCTGTAATATCTGTTGATTTTATAGTAGAATCAGTTGGATTTATTAAATCTATAGAATCCGTAGTATTTGATACTATTTCACTTAAATCTGTTGATTTTATAGTAGAATCAGTTGGATTTATTAAATCTATAGAATCCGTAGTATCTGTTGATTTTATAGTAGAATCAGTTGATTTAATAGAATCTATAGAATCTGTAATATCTGTTGATTTTATAGTAGAATCAGTTGATTTAATAGAATCCGTAGTATTTGATACTATTTCACTTAAATCTGTTGATTTTATAGTAGAATCAGTTGGATTTATTAAATCTATAGAATCCGTAGTATTTGATACTATTTCACTAAAATCTGGTGGATTTTAATAGTAGAATCAAGTTGATTTAATAGAATCTGGTAAGTATTTGAATAGTATTTCAGTTAAATCTGTTGATATTATAGTAGAATCAGTTGATTTAATAGAATCCGTAGTATTTGATACTATTTCACTTAAATCTGTTGATTTAATAGTAGAATCAGTTGATTTAATAGAATCCGTAGTATTTGATACTATTTCACTTATATCTGTTGATTTTATAGTAGAATCAGTTGATTTAATAGAATCCATAGAATATGTAGTATTTGATAGTATTTCTCTTAAATCTGTTGATTTTATAGTAGAATCAGTTGATTTAATAGAATCCGTAGTATTTGATACTATTTCACTTAAATCTGTTGATTTTATAGTAGAATCAGTTGATTTAATAGAATCTATAGAATCTGTAGTATTTGATACTATTTCACTTAAATCTGTTGATTTTATAGTAGAATCAGTTGATTTAATAGAATCCGTAGTATTTGATAGTATTTCACTTAAATCTGTTGATTTTATAGTAGAATCAGTTGATTTAATAGAATCCGTAGTATTTGATACTATTTCACTTAAATCTGTTGATTTTATAGTAGAATCAGTTGATTTAATAGAATCCGTAGTATTTGATACTATTTCACTTAAATCTGTTGATTTTATAGTAGAATCAGTTGATTTAATAGAATCCATAGAATCTGTAGTATTTGATAGTATTTCACTTAAATCTGTTGATTTTATAGTAGAATCAGTTGATTTAATAGAATCCGTAGTATTTGATAGTATTTCACTTAAATCTGTTGATTTTATAGTAGAATCAGTTGATTTAATAGAATCCGTAGTATTTGATACTATTTCACTTAAATCTGTTGATTTTATAGTAGAATCAGTTGATTTAATAGAATCCGTAGTATTTGATACTATTTCACTTAAATCTGTTGATTTTATAGTAGAATCAGTTGATTTAATAGAATCCATAGAATCTGTAGTATTTGATAGTATTTCACTTAAATCTGTTGATTTTATAGTAGAATCAGTTGATTTAATAGAATCCGTAGTATTTGATACTATTTCACTTAAATCTGTTGATTTTATAGTAGAATCAGTTGATTTAATAGAATCCATAGAATCTGTAGTATTTGATAGTATTTCACTTAAATCTGTTGATTTTATAGTAGAATCAGTTGATTTAATAGAATCCGTAGTATTTGATAGTATTTCACTTAAATCTGTTGATTTTATAGTAGAATCAGTTGATTTAATAGAATCCGTAGTATTTGATACTATTTCACTTAAATCTGTTGATTTTATAGTAGAATCAGTTGATTTAATAAAATCCGTAATATCTGTTGATTTTATAGTAGATTCAGTAAATTCTATTATTTCAGATAAATCATTTTTCTTTAAATATTCATTAATATTATCAATATTTTTTTCATATTTTTTTAATATTTTATATATTTCGGTTATATTTCTTTCAATATCATATTCATCATTATTATTAGTTATATTATGATATATTATTATAGTTGTAAAAACAAATAATATTCCAAAAAGTATTTTACAAATTTTTTTGATATTCATGATTGTTTATTTTATTAATTTATTATTAAAAATTCAATTTTTGAAAATATATCATTACAATTAATATAATTATACAAGATGTTGAGAATAGAATTAAAAAAAAATTATTCTCATAATAATTATGCATTTTGTAAATTATGTAATCTTATGATGATGAATGTAAGAGGTCTAAAAATACATTATACTAGAGTTCATAATACTAAATTATTATTAGTAGATAATTATCCTACATTTGAGATAATATTAACTAATAAACAAGAAGAATATTGGAGACCATGGATATAATAATGTCTATATTTATAAAATAAATGAATAAAATACAAGTTATAGGTTTTAATAATTTAACACTACTTAATATACAAATTTTATCTATTAATAAAAAAACTTATGCAAAAATTACAACTATAGAAAATAATAGACCTCATTGGGTGTTTGATTTATATTTTTATATAAAAATAACACGTTTTTTTAGAACAATATACGAATATAGTATATATGGTACTGTTCCAATAGAAAATAACGAAAGATATATAAGAATATATAATAATACTACATTTAAATTATTTCATGCTGAACCACTTGGGAGATTATTAATTTATGATAAAAATGGTGAATTATTATTTCCTATTAACGTTATATATATTTGGAATTTAGATTCTTTAAAAATAGTTGATTATGCTATACTAACATTAAATAATATATATAATTTATTTTTGTATTTTGTTATATTTATAATGTTTATAATATATTATTTATATATTTATATAAATAATAGGAAAGATGTTTTGAAAAAAAATAATATACATTAAGATCTATTTCTTGGTATTATATAATATATACAATATGTCAGTTAATAATATTAATAATTATGATAATAAAATATGTATCGATTGTTATAATAAATATAAAAATGAAATAAATAAAAAAAAAATACAACTACCTGATTTATTAATTTTATTTATAGGATATTTATTTGTATTATTATCAATATTTTTAACATTATATATTATAATAACTTTGTGTATAGAAAATTTTAAAATACAATATATAATATTATTAATATGTTATATTTTAATTATGATAGGTATATATTCAATTTATGCTGTTAAAATTGATAAAATTGAAAATGCAACAATATCTTTCTTAATAGATGTTTGTAAAAAACATAGACATAGACGTAGTAGTTTACCTACTTATGAATCATTATGGCCTGATACTGTTTAATAAAAATAATTTATTATCTTACGCTTTCATATATATGAAATATTTTTTTAATGTAAATAAATCTTAATAATAATATTATTAATATTAATATTATTAATATTATGATACTAGGTATTAAATATTTTGACATTAGTCCTACTTTATTAAAATCTCTGATATTATCATCACATTCATAAATTATATTAGATGAATTTATTACTGTATCAAAGTTTAAAACATCCCAAAATATATATTCGTTATCATTAATTTTACATATATAATCATCATATTTACATTTTTTATTATAACAAGACATAGATACATTTTTATTTTTAGAATCATAAAATATATTTATTCTGCGTATAATATTTATTTCATATTTCGTATTTATATTATTGTTTCCGTATAATTTTTTATATTTATTAGTTATATATATTATTTTATCTATGTGTATATCATATCCATCTATAGTAATATTATTATTATTTACTATATGATTTTGTATTTTTATTTTATTTAAACAATAATCATATTCATTACATATAATTTGACTAAAAATAGTTATAAATCCATTTATTATTATATACTTGTCCATGATTATATATTAATATAAATATGTTTTTTCAAAAAAATTATTATTTTTTTATAACATAGATTAATAAAAATCCGTATTTTTTATATAATTTATTATATTTGTTAATATATTTTTAAACACATCATTGAAATTATCATCTATTTTATCAGATTTTATATGTTTAAATTCATCTTTAGTATAATAAAATAAAATATATTCGTTATCATATTTATGTATATTTTCATACATTTGTGTTCCTTTTTCATCTCCATACATTTTTTTATAGAAATTTATATTTTTTATATAACGATTAGGAGGACACCAGTCACCTTTTTCTATTATATAATTTCCGCTTTTAGTGAAATAATCAACATCATAACCATTTTAAATTTTACGTTTATTTCTTAAAATATATAAATCTTCTTCGTCGATAAGTTTAATACATTTTATGACAATATCTAATGTTATATTATCAGAATTTTCTTTTATTTTTATAATTTCATCTATATATTCATCTACGTAAGAAGACATAGTGTTTTATTTGTTTTATATTATTTCAAAAACAAATTTTTATGACATAACAATATAATTTGTTTTATATATATGCATTTGTCTTTAAAAGATTTTGTAATCCTCAGAAAGAATTAAATTTTGTATTTTGTATTAAAATAAACATCCACGAGACTCATCTCAAGAATAATATTCTATCATTAATTGTAAAATATAATTTTCATCAAAATTTATTTAATTTTTATTTCTATACACAATTCTTTAAAATCAGTATAATATATATTATTTATTTATTTTATTTTTATTATTACTAAGAATAGTAGATATATTATACATAATAGAATATTTTATTTATGTTATAATATTTCAATTACAAATTTAATATAAAAAATAAAATGTTTATACTATAACAATCTAATTTATAAATTAACATATTTTGTTTTATATTTAAGAATTTAGTTTTATATTAGAACAATCTAATTTTTCTAAATTAATAAGATTTTCTATATCTTTTAAAGAATTAATTTTTGTATCAGAACAATCTAATTCTTTTAAATTAATAATATTTTCTATTCCTTTTAAAGAATTAATTTTTGTATATTTACAATCTAATTCTTTTAAATTAATAAGATTTTCTATTTCTTTTAAGAAATAATTTTTGTATCAGAACAATATAATTTTTCTAAATTAGTAAGATTTTCTATCTCTTTTAAAGAATTAATTTTTGTAAAAGAGCAATTTAATTCTTTTAAATTAATAATATTTTCTATTCCTTTTAAAGAATTAATTTTTGTATATTTACAATCTAATTTTTCTAAATTAATAAGATTTTTTAAATATACTAAAGAATTAATATTTATTTCAGGACAATATAATTCTTTTAAATTAATAAGATTTTCTATCTCTTTTAAAGAATCGATTTCTATATTAGAACAATATAATATTTTTAAATTAGTTAAATTTTCAATACCTTCTAAAGATTTTATATAATAATTATTATATTTTAATTCTTTTAAATTAATAAAATTATTTATTTGCCCTAATATATATAAGTTTTGGTATAATACATTTTGAATCTATAAATTGTAATTTAGTATCATTATCTAAATAATTAAATATAATTTCTAATATTTCTAATGGTAACTCCATTTTATTATAAATATTTTATTTTTTTTTTTCAATTTTAAAAATATAATAATAAATAAATATTAAATATTAGATTAATTTTTCAAAGATAAAATCTTATAAAAGTATATCAATTGTATAATCTAATTTGAAAAATTAAACTTAATAATAACATATTATACAATGGCGAATGATAATAATTTATTTTTAAATAAAAGTAATCTAATTAACTTTATAGAAAGTGTTAAAAATTATCCATGTCTATATAATACGCAATTTGCAAATAAATATAATAATAAAAAGGCGTGGATTGAAATTGCTAAAAAATATAATAGTACTGTAGATGAATGTCGTTATAAATGGAGAAAATTAAGAGTTTCGTATATGAGATCATTAAATAGAAGACAAAGTAGTGATAATATCACAAGAGAATATTATTTAACAAATTATTTACGATTTTTGAGACCATTTATAAAAATAAAACAACATTCAGATAAAATAAATACACAAAATGATATTAATTATTCTGATGTAGAAATTATAGATGACATTAATGATATAAAAAATGTAATTAAAAAAGAGGAATGTGTTAAAATGACAAATAAACCAAATAAAATGTTATTATTAAGTTTGTTACCTGATTTAGAAAATTACACAGAATCAGAAATGAGATATTTTGTTAAAAAAATAATTAAAATATGTGATAATGTAGAACGTAAACGATTTTTGAATAAATAATTATTTTATACTATTTTTATATATAATTTTGAAATATCATACTTTATTAAAAAGGACTATTCCTATATTATACAATGGATTCAATTGATAAAATTAATATTGATATATATATTAAAAATGATACAATAATATTATATGGGTTAATGATAGGATATTTTTTAAGAATCTGTAAACCAATTTGTGATATAAATAATAAATTATTAGATACACATTTTGAATATTTTACATTAGATGCTATTGATAAATATCAAATTTTAAATATTAATAATACTTTAATTTTTAATAATAAGAAATTAACTTTTAACAATGAACTAAAAACATATATATATGACAATGATCCAGTTTTTACTTCTTCTTGTCAAAAAACGACCAATTCACGATTATTATATATGAAAAGAATAAAAATATATTATGAAAAGAATAATTATTTAAGTTCTGACGATTATAATATTGATGATATGAAATGTGAATATGATAAATATATTTGTGATATAAAAAAACATAAATTGTTTTATACATATATAATATGGAGTGAAATAGATAAAAAAGATTTAATAAAAACTATTAATGCTGATGTTGATTTAGTAAATAATGGGAAATATTATAATATTAATATAAAAACAGAGAATATATCAATTACTATACCTAAAGAATATATAAAAATAAATAATAAATTTTCTTACGATCAATATATTATTAAAATTAAAAAAATATATAAACAAAATAAAAAAATAAATGTGGATAATATTTATAAAATTATTAGTAATATATCTGATAATAATAATGTTATACCACACAATAATACCAATAATAATAATAACAATAATAATACATTATATATATTATATTATATATGTATAATTATTATTATATTATTATTATTATATATATCACTTATTATAATAATATATATAAAAAATGTTAAAAAAAAAAAGATAAAAAATAATTATTATAAAGATAATATTTATGTTGAATTAGATGAACTATAATAATTTTTCTATGATATTATATATGTTATTGTGATAATAACATAAAAATCTATTTTGAAATAACATATCAATATATTAAGGTAATCTTTGTGATTTATAAGATGTATTCGATAGATAGTATTAATATTGATTTAGAAGTTAAAAATAATAGTTCTTTACTATTATACGGAATATTATTTGGATATTTTATAAGATTGTGTGATGTAATTTGTGATAAAAATGATAATGTTATAGAAACAAAATTTAAATATATTAGTCCAAACTTAACTAGAAATCAAATATTAAAATCTAATAGTACATTAGTTTTTAATAATAAACAACTATATTATAATAAAACTATTGATTCATACATGTTCGATAATTATGCTATTACGTTAAGGAATTGTGGAACAAATACACATTCCGAAATAATATATATGAAAAGAATAGAATTATATTTACCTGATTATAATAAATATTTTAATGAATGTAACTATAATAATATGATTTGTGACATAAATAATGACGAATTATATAAATATTTAGTTTGGAGTGAATTTAAAAATAATATTATAAAAAAAAAAATAAATGTTGATGTTAAATTAGAAGATAAAAATACTGATTATTATTATATTAATATAAAAAAAGAGAATATATCAATTTTGATATATAAAAATGATGTAAAAATAAATAATATATTTTATTACGATTATTATAATATTAAAATTAAACATGTATATATACAAAATATTTCATATAATAATATAATTCAAGATATCAACGATAACAAATATAATAATAATAATAATAATAATAATAATATTAAATTATATATATTATATATAATTATAATTATTATATTATCGCTGTTATATATATTATTTATTATTATAAAATATATAAAAAATAAAACAGAAATCGATAAAAAAACGGTTAATTATATTGAATTAGATATTATATAGGTTTTTTATTTTAGATGAAAAAATATGATATAAACTAATGTATGTATTATATATACACCATGAATATACAAAATGAATATTCCGATAGAAATATTGGAAATTATAATAGATTATTTGGACAATGAAACTAAATTAAAATTTATAAATTCAAAATGTATTATACCAAAATTAATTAAAAGTGTTCATATCGACAATATGTTAAATATAAATAAAAATCCTTTTGAAAATATAAAAAAATTTAGTAATTTAAAAAAAATATCGTGCTCAGATACTAATATTGAATCTTTGTCAGGTATACAAATTTTTAATAAATTACAAAATATAGACTGTTCAAATTCTAAAATATATTCATTATCAGAGATAGAAAATTTTATAAATTTAAAAGTATTAAATTGTTCTAAGATTAAAATATATTCTTTAAAATATATTACAAAATGTATTAATTTACAAGTATTAATATGTAATAATACAAATATAAGTTCTTTAGAAGGTATTGAAAATCTTACTAAATTAAGAGAATTAAAATGTAGTTTTACGAGTATTAATTCTTTAAAAGAAATAAAAAATCACTCTAATTTACAAATATTAAATTTTTCAAGCACAAACATAAGTTCTTTGGAAGATATAAAAAATCTTGTTAATTTAAAGAATTTAATCTTTCATAAAACAAATATTAATTCTTTATTAGACATATATAATCTTAAAAATTTGCAGAAATTATGTTGTTCGTATACAAAAATAAATTCATTAAATGGAATACAAAATCTATTTAATTTAAAAAATTTAGATTGTTCTAATACAAATATTACATCTCTAAAGGGTATTGAAAAACTTAATAATTTACAAATATTATCTTGTATAAACACAAAAATTAATTCTTTTGATGAAATAAATAATATTAATAAATATAATAAAAATTTTTATATATTTTTTTATTGAATAATTATGACATATTTTTAATCATGACCATTATTAAACAAATATATATTTCTGATACCAAAGAAAAATATAATATTTATATATATGTAGATATAAAAACTAAATTATCTTATTTTATATCTAATGATATATTAAAAATATTAACAGAATCAACAGATAATATATATAAATATTGTGAAAAATCAGATATATTTAAATGGATAAATATACATAATAATATACCTTCGAATATTTCTGACGAAACTATATTAATAAATAAAAATGGTTTAAATAATATTATATCAAAATTAAATAATGAAAAAAGTAATCATTTTAGAAAATGGCTAAATGATATTGACATAAATATTATTATTAAAAATGAAATATACAGTAATGGTTATATATATTTAGTTACAAAATCCGATTATAAATTAAATAATTATTATAAATTATATTCATCGTATAATATTAATAATCTAGATAAAGAATATTATATAGTTATTTCATTTCAACATCATGATATATACACTATTTATAAAAAATTATGTAAAATACTCGAAAAAAATAATATTAATAATAATCTATATTATTTTAAAAATTTTGATTGTTCTAAATTTAAATATATAATAACACAATTAATTTGTATCGAAGAATGTATATAATTTTATACTTTAATATATATATTTTTTTTATGTAAATTAATAATAAATTTTTGATTTAATATTAATACAATAAATAAACTAAAACCACTCATACAATTATATATATCTATTATATAAAATATAATATTATAATCAAAAAATGAAGAAATTATTTCAAATATCCACATTAATCCCATTATAACAGATAACTTTAAATATAATAATATATTAGACCATTTCCATATATAATTATTATTTTTAAACATTTTAAAAATTATAATTGAAAAAATTATCCAATTTAATAATATCATTAATCCAATTGGTATATATAAGTAAAATAATCGTTCATAATAACCTAAAAAACAAGATCTTGTATTTGTTTTTGGTGTTATTATCCATGAATAATTTGTCATATCAATATTATCAAATAATATAAATATACTAATTATTATTATCGGTAAGAAAACTATATATAAATTACAATACTTTTTATTTATTTTAATATTATATAAATTTGATAATATGACAATAGATGTAATATTTATACACGAAAATAACATATACGCAAAGAAACATATTAAATATGTTAAAATTTTACATACTAATTCATAATGAGTATCGATATTTAATATAGTTATTAAATATTGAAACATAAATAAACTAAATAATTCTAAATCATATACATTATATTTTATTCTATTATTATAAAGTAACGAATATAATATTAATGTTAATATTATAAATACACACGATACTATATTATATTTTATTAAATAAAATATATTATCATCATTTTTTTCATTTATAATATTTCTATAACTTAATCTTAATTTATTATTTATTTTTATATAATTTATACAGTATTCAGTATCAATTTTTATCCATTTGTTATAAGAATTAGGATAATTTTCCATATATAATATTCCATTTTCTATTAAATAAATATTTATATATTTTTTATTTATAATAACATCGTATGATTTTTCTTTAAATGTTTTATCATTAAGTTTGTTAATAATTATATTAAAACTGTCATATATTGTTTTATTTGTTAATTTAATATTTTTATCATATACTAATGGTTCAATATTGTATTCTAAAAAATATGTTTTATTATTAATACATTTATCATTATAATAATATTCGTTAATTCCACAACATAATGATATGTTTGGTTTAATACCAAAAGTTTGATAAATACATATAAATATAATTATAATTATTTTCATTGTTAAATATTTTAGATAAGTATTATTAAAATTATTATATTTTTTCAATTATAGTATATAATATTTTTTTTGAAATAAAATATAAAAATAAAAATAAATATTAAAATGTTAATAGATATTAATGATATTTTTAATAATAGAAAAATTTGTACAATATGTAGAGAAATAATAGAATTAAGTAAAAATGATAGATGTTTAACTTGCAATACTTTACATATATGTACAAAATGTTCGTATAACACAATAATTCAATATCATTTTAATATAATTAAATATGCAGAATGGGTATATGTTCGTCAATGTCTAAAATGTATATTAGATCAAGTTTTTAATACAAATATTATGACTTATAGTAGAGATGTATTATTAGAAATAATCAATAATAATAATTACGTTGATTGCGAACATAGAAATAACTTATATAATATATTTAAACAAAAAAATCATTCTAATGAAAATATTAATAATTTTATTTATAAAATAGATAATACGAAAAATTTTTCAAATAATAATAATGTTTTTAAATATAATAATAGTATAATACATGATAAAAAATGTTTTATTTGTGTATACAATTTTATTAAAATTAATTATAATTTTCATAAAATAATATTTCGCTTTATAATTTTTAAAATAAATTTATATTTTAAAATTGATGATAATGTTTTAGATATACCATTGAAAAATATAAATTTTAAATATGAATTTCAGTCTAGAGTAATAAATTTTACAAATACACATGACCATGAAACAAAAATAATTTCTAAATTAATAAAAAATAGATATGATAGATTTTATAATTTTGATAAAAATTATTTTTGCGATAATATTATAGATTTATATAATAATTCAATAGATAATATAAAAAAAAAAGAATTAATAAGTAACGCTGAATATAAATATTATTTATATTGTAATGTTAAGACACCAAAACAACAAAATATATTAACTAGATTGAAAAATATCGATGAATATAATGTGGATGTTAAATTATTTAATAAATTTAATGTTATAAACAATCATAATAATGTATTAAAAGAATCTATAAAAATAATAAAAAATTATAAATATATATTAACATTAGATTTTAAAGATGCTTTTGAGCGCATAACATATCCTCATATATGTTATTTGGTAAATAAATACATATTATGTAATAAATTAAAAAATGATATTTTAAATCATTATATATATATGAATAATATATTTAGTAATAGTAAACCCAAATTGATTTTAAATGATGTATCACCATATATATTTAAAATGTGTATGTATGATATAATACAAAAAACTATTAATAAAAATATAGAATTTTTAAATATATGTGATGATTTTATATTTTTTGAAAATGATATTTATAAATTATTTTATTTTATATCGAATTTTATTAAATATATTTATAGACATACTAATATGCGCATAAATATAAATAAATATAGATTATATGAAAAACATATGCAAAATATATATTTTTTAAATACTGTTATTTTTCCTAGTTTATTATTCCGATTAAAAATTAATAAATGGCGTCATAGAACTTATATGATTAATTCTAAAGTTTATTTTAAATTAATTGAAAAATACAGTAATAATGATCAATATTTCATAAATAATAAATAGATATATCATATTCTTATTTTTTTGAAAATATATAATAATATTAAAGGTTAAAATGGAAGTAGTTGACGAATTATTAATAAAAAATAAAATATGTTATACATATTTAAAATTTGAAAAAATGTATTTGTTAACGGATATATTAAAAATTTTAGGATATAAAATAAATTCATTTTATTCAGTAAATACTCGAATACCACCTAAATATAAAAAAAAAATAAAAAATAAAATATATATATCATATGTTGGTATATGTTGGATAATATCAACATCTAAATTAAATAAATATAAAAAATATAAAAATATAATTGTCGAAGATATATATAAATATTTTAAACAAATACAAAAACAAGACGAAAGAATAAAACAATTAAATATCGAACTTGAAGATATTAGAATGCATTATAATGAAATGATGTACAATTATTACGATAATCAACAAAATATAATTATAGAAAATGATATTATATATCAATCATTATAATTTTTTTTTTAATATAAATATTACTCCACTCCACTATTACAATAAAATATATTTATTTATTCTTAATCACGCATATTATGATATATATATTTCATAGATTAATATTTAAATATAATGAAAATATTTTTAATAAATGAAATGATGTTAGAGAGATAATATTATAAAAATAAACTATATAACAATACTCTTTAATATATTTATAATAAAATCAGAATATAATTAAATATTAATAAAATAAAACAAAAACATAATTATAATACATACAATAAGTAGTATTATATTTATAAATAATAAAATATAATAATCTTTATCTGTGTGATCGCCTTCTAATATTTTAAAAATATAATTAATAATATTAGAATCTTTTTTATTATTATATTTTTTATTTATTATATTACTAACGATAGTATTATTTATTTCATATACAATTGTAGAATATTCTATTTTATTATCAGATAATATATTTGATATATTATTATTGTTTATAATATTAATAGTAGTTGTGTAATTATTATAAAATTCAATATACTTACACATGTATGGAGTATTAATATCTTTCTTAATAAAATATTTATCATAATAAGGATAAAGTTTTATAATATAATTATATAAATTTATATTATTATATTTTATTACTATATCAAATAATACATTATTATATATGTCTATATATTCATTTATATTAAAATTACTTAAATCTATATTATAAATTATATTCCCAATATTTAAATCAAATATTAATTTTGATATATTATCTGGCAAGTTTAATAAAGGAACCGTCGGTTCTTCGTATATACATAAATTATTTTTAATAATATTAATATTATTTTCATTTGATATTTTTGAATTTACATTTAAACAATTTTTATTTTCGTAACATATGTATTTATATAATGTAGAATTTATTTTTATATCTTGTATAATTTTATTATCGCAATATATTGTAGAATTAAACAAATAATTAGAATATAATTTATTTAAAATAATATATTTTGAATATTTATAACCTTTAAAAATATTTTTAATTAAATGATTTAATAAACTATTATCTAACCATTCATAATCATAATTATGAATAATTGGTCTTTTTCTATTAATATTTTTAATAAAAGATTCGTTATTAAACATATATTTATTATATTGTGGATCATCTAACATATATATATTATCTTTATTAAGTATAAATGTAGATTCGCCATCATCATAATGTTCTATAATTATATTACCTTTACACACATTATCGAATATTTTATATTTATTAATTCTATCTATATATTTATCTGTTATTTCATTTGTGTATAAATAATTATCATTATTTATATAATAATTACTACAATAATTTAGATAATTATTCAATGAATTTTTAAATTTTTGTTCCATAATATCATCAATCCAATTATTAGTATTATTAGATAAAATTATATCATTAATTATTTTTAAATTATTTTTATCTAGGAACTCAATAAGTGCATTTCCTCTATAATACGAATTATCAATATCAATATTACGATTTGAATTTATTGTATCTAGTATTGTAAAATTTTGGTTTTTTAAATATAAATAGGAATCTTTGTTACATTTTTTATATTTTAAAGATAAACCATCAATAAACCAATCAGGATAATTAATATTTTTATGAATACTTGTCATTAATGCATGTTGTATATTACGACTATAATATTTAATTAATTTATTATCGTTGTGTGTATATATGCAAATATTATTATTAATAGAAATAGATGTATCGTAATATATAGATTTGATATGATTAGATTCATAATATAAATTATAATATTTTCTTGTATCAAATATATAATAATATATTTTATTATAATTAAAATTAACAGATAAATTTCTATGAATGTGTATTATGTTATCATATATGTCTTCTGATTCGTTATTGATATATTCGATAGTTTTTAAGTCTAAATTATTATATTTTATAGTAATACTTATATTTTTTATATTAATTATCAAAGTATTTTTAGGAATTATATATTCGTTATTAATTTCTATATAATAATTTCTAAATTTATAATAATTATCGGGGTGTATATGTATTAGATAGTTTGAATATAATATTTCTTTCATTAATTTTTCCGATACAATATATCCTGGATATTCTATTGCAGTTTTTACAATTTGTAATGTACTGTTATCAATATTATTTTTATAATTATTAAAAATATTAATACTTCTAATACGTTTATAAAATTTTAAAATTATGTCAATAACATCTGTGTTACTAGAAAACCATATAGGGAATTTATTAAACATTATCTGTAAATATATCAATGTGTTTTTATTTGATTCGTCTATAAAATATATATAAGAATCACATATTTCTTTAATTAATAAATTAAATTCATTAATATTTATATTGTCTATCATTTCATTATATTCGATTAAATGTTTAACTTGATATAATATATATTCTATAAAATTAGATTTTTTAACATTATTATATTTTTGTAGTTCAGAAAATGTGTAAATAATATTTCTTAATTTGTATATTTCATCATAATTATTATAGTTATATTTAAAATTTAATACATTTATATATTTATCATATACATCAACACTGCAATGTGTTTTAATAAAATTATTTTTTGTACATTTATCTACTATTTTATCTATACTTTCGCATTCTATATATCTTATAGTAAATAATACTATGAATAATACGGTTAGTTTGTACATTTTTATTATAATATACTGTCGGTGTTAATATTATATTTTTGTATAATAATTCAAAATTTTACTTTTTATTAATTATATCGAATATTTCGCCAATTGTTTTAAAAATACAAAAATTTTTATCATTTGGATTATATTTATAAAATGTACACTTTAATTCATTTTTTATTATTTTTTCTTTCTCATAATCGATGCATAATATTTTATTATTATTTACGCATTCTATAGCTAATTTTACATCTAAAATATATAAATCAATTTTATAATTTTTTACTATATATTTTAAAACTTTATTATATTTGTATAAAGCTTTATATATATTATTAATACTATCATCTTCGATATTATGTATAATATTTAAATTCAAGTTTATATTATCAATATTATTTGGTAATATTAATTGATTAGTATCTATAAAAGAATCTATTATATTTTCCATTATTTATTATTAATATGAAATCTATAAATAAAATATTATTAACTATATAATAATATTTAGATAATTATATTTATAACCATTTATATAATAAATGAATATAAAATTATTAAAAAATGGAATGCGAATTATTAATAATAATTTTGATAATAATAATTTAATAAATATATCTATAAATAATTTTGGTCAAAATTTATCAATATATTATAAGAATTATAAGTTAATACATCTCATAGAACATATATTAGTATCAATGCTAATAGTATATACAGGTGAATTATCATTTTGGAACGGATATACAAATTCAAATAATATTAATATATATTATAATAATATAATGAATATATCACATAATAAAATAATTGATGCGATACTTCGTTTATTTAATAAAAATGGTATTTTTGTTGATGAAAATATAATAAATTATAAATTTTTAGAAAATGAAAATAAAATATTAAATAATGAAAAAAATTTTAGATTATTAACAGATAAATATGAAATAAATCCTATATTATATCTTTTAACAAATGATGTTTATTTAGAAGAAAATAATCAAAAAATAATATCTGATGTTAAATTTATTAATGATGTATTGTCGGATATTAATGTGTCAGATATTATATTTTATACTTCAAATACAGATTTTTTTAATATATTATATCCGCGATTAGATAAAATAATTTTTAATAAAACTAAAAATAAAAAAAATAAATTTCTAACATTACCCATTTATAAATCTAGTTTTAAAAATAGTATATATTTATTTTCTTTCGATCAAAATAATAGATATTATAGTATAACTATTAAATTTAATTTATTAAAATATGTTATAATTGGATATATGATTGATAAATATTATTATAATAAATTAGTATTAATCAATATATTATCCGATAAATTATTATCTTTAACTATATATTTTTTAACAAGTGAATATATGTATAAATCATTAAATTATTTTGAAACTATAGATTATTCTAAAATAAAAAAATTAGAATTTGATGATTATGTAATATTAAATGAATATTTTGATATTATAAATATTTATAATAATATAAAAAGTAATAATATAAATAAATATTATTCTTATTATAATAAATATATTGATTATATTATAAATTCATCTACAGATATAAATAAATTTTTTTTACAAATACCTAATCAACTATATTTAAATAATGAATTTGATATTAATAATATTCCTGTTTTTAAAGCAGAAACATTATTTAATAGTAAAATAAACACAAATAATAAAAATAAAATAACAAATATTAATAATATAGAAATATTAAATTTTAATGTTAATAATATGATATTTTTTATGAATGTTATTGAAGATAAATTTGAAATAAAAAATAATGAAATAATTATAAAAAATACAAAAAATATATATAAATCAGATAATAATATATGTGTGCTTAATAATAATTATAATTATCCTAAAATATATTTTTATTATAAATATTTTATAATTTACTTTTTTTCTAATATATTTTTAAATATTGACGATGCTATAGAATATGTAAAATATAAACCTTATTTTAATTTATTAAATAATATTAATGTAGAAAATAATTTTAACACAAATATATTAATAAATAATAAAAAAATAAACATAAATACAAATCATGATTTCATAACAGCATTATACATATATAATTGTAATAATAAAAATTGTTATATACATATGGCTACTATTTCAGATATATTAAGAGATCTCGGATTAATATACACCCCTATTATTAATTTTGAAAATAATCTAGTTTATTTATTTATAATAACAAATAAACCACATGAAACTGAAATACATTTAAGAAAAATATTAAATGATAAATTTAATGTAAATAATGTTATTACAATAATATCAACAAAAGGAAACTATAACACTAAAGAATTATTAAATAAATACATAACCTTCAATTAATCTTTTGCAATACCAATAATACCACAACCTAATCTTCCGCCAGAATTACCACTTGTTTTACTCAAAGGGTGATCAGTTTTTCCTAAATCATCAGGCGAATCATGAACTACTAATGTTCTTCCTATTATATTATTTGTTCCACACAATGATATAATATCATCGTGAAAATCAATATTAGCAACGCCATTTTCGTCTGCATACACATTACCAAAATCACCAACATGACGATGTATTTTATCACTAATATCTCCATGTTGTCTATTATATGGATTAAAATGTTCTCCTGCTGATGTACAACCATTACTCACATCACCATATTCATGAACATGAAATCCGTGTAATCCTTTAGATAATCCAACTATTTTTCCTTTTACGTGTACAGATCCTCCTTTAATATTTTGTATAAAATATATTATTCCATTAACTTTTCCGGTCATAACACATATAGCTTTCATTATTTATAAAATAAATATTATGAATGAAAAAAAAAGTAAATATGTAGTGCCTTATAGTATGTAATTATAAAAATGATGTTTGATTATTATCCCTAAAATTAGTTATATTTTTATATTTTATTAAACTTGTATATTTTAAATATATATAACGCATATTGTATTTTTTATATAAAATTTCTAAGTTCGGTTCAAATATAAATGATTCATTTTTTTTTATTATATATGAATAATATTTATTTTGAAATATATTTAATCTTATAAATTTATTTGTCAATTTTTGATATTTAAATATATAATTCCAATTAACATAGTTCTTAAATTCTAATATAAATTTTTCTGATAATTTCTGATATTTTGATATATTATTCCAATATACTTTATTTTTATATAATCTTATAAAATTTTCAGATAAAATTTGTGTTTCTGAAATATTTATCCAATTTATATTTTTTTTATATTTTATAATAAAATATTCATTTAATGTAGAATAATATGATAAATCAAACCAATCTATATAATGTTTATATTCATATATAAATTTATCTGTTAGTATATAATTTTTGTATAATTTTTTCCATTCATTTTTATTTTTTTTTATTATTATTTTATATATTACATCTGTATAAAAATCAATATTATACAAATTATATAAATCAATTATATCTAAATTATTAAATATTTTAAATAATAATTCGGATGGTAAAGTATCCATTTTATATATTATATAATAAATATTAATAAATAATATTATTTTTCAAAAATAAATAAATTTAAATTTTTATTTTCGAATAATTTATCATGAATATAATAATCATCTATATATAAATCAATATTATTTTTAAAATATCTTAAAATATTAATATCTTTTATATTATTATATTTTATATTAATATAATTTAAATTATTTAAGTATAATAATGGTTTTATATCAATAATATTGTTTGTTTTTAATGATAATTTTTTTATTTTTTTTAAACATTTTAAAGAATTTATATTATTTATATAATTATTATCTAAATTTAATTCGATTAAATTTAAATTATTTTCTATAAAATTTATATTTACTATATCAATATTATTTAAGTGTAATACTTCAATAGTATTAAAATTACTGATTTTTTCAATATTATCTATATGCATATTTTCAATTTTTAATGATAATAAACTTTTAAACTTTAATATATTATTTACATCAAAACGTATTTTATTTTTTTTATTTATATTTATTAATTTCATATATTTTATATTTAACAAGTTTTTAAATAATTTAAAATCAATATAATTATTAGTACAAATATTTAATATTTGTAAATTCGATGAATTTAAATTATACATTATACTATTAATTTTATTGTAATAATATATAGATAATTTTATTAATTTAGTTAAATATTCAAATGATTTTATAATTGTATTTTTATTACATATTATGTCTAAACATTCGGTATTGTGTAGAAAATTTAATAATTTTATATCAACAAATTTATTATTTAAATTAGTTCTTAAAAATTTTAAATCATATATGTTTATCAAACCATTAATATTAATAATATTAAAAATTTCAATATAGTTTAAATTATACATATTTTTTAAATATTTACTATTTATATAAGTTTTTTCGTCCCACACACTTATATATTTTAAATTTATAAATTCTTCAATATAGGATAATTCTAATTTAGATTCATATATTTTTAAAAATTGTAAATTTTTATTAACATATAATAACATTTTATCATCTTCAATATATGAATTTTTTACTTCAAGATATAATAGATTATTAAATTTTTCTATATTATCTGAATTTATAATATTATAATTATCTATTAATAAATATTTTAAATTTTCTCTTTTTTCTAAATTATTAAATATATTTAAATCTATATAATATTTTTTGATAGATTCTAATTTTATAAATTCAACATTATTCAAACATTCTATAATATCCTTTATATTATTTATTCCATGAATTATTATACATTTTATATTTCTTAATATATGTTTTAAAAATAATTTAAAATCATTTGTCATATCTATATTTTTAACTATTTCTAAACTAATATTTTCTCGTTCAGATATAAATAAATTTAACTCACATATATTATTATTATATAATTTAAATATAGGAAAATCATATTTAATAATATTATATGGTTCATGTAAAATGTTATTTTCTAATAAATAATTATTATTAAAAAATAACATTTTTGATTTTTTATTATTATATATTATTTTTCAAAATATAATTATATAAATATGGATTTTGACTTAGAAAATGATTTATTTAAAATACTTATTAATAAAAATAAATTTATTAAAAAATATATTAGAAAAAATAAATTATGTAGTAAATGTATAATAAAAAAATTAAAAAACTTAGATAAAATTGACAAAATAAAAAAATCATATATATTTATATTTTTTACTATAATTATAATTTTATTATTATTTATATATATTAATTTATTCTATATTATATATAGAATAAATTTATTATTGTAATTTGACTGAGATCCTTAAATTAAAGCTTGAAATTTTACCTTATGTTAATTAATGTTTTAATATTATGTTTAAAAAACGTTTTATTATGTTTTGATTTTTTTTAATGTTATTTTTTTTACAGCATATATTGCATTTATTCTTACATATATTTGAATTATTATCTTGTGATTTTTGTTCATTAATATCTATAATACTTATATATGTGTGTGATGATAATGATTTAATTAAATTATTAAGTATTAGTGCTTTATCTATATCATCTGATGAAGAATACTTTCTCAATTTAAATTCATTGTTATGTGTTATTATTTTTTTATAACCACTCATGTCAACATATTCTGAAATATTAACATCCATATTTAATACAATACATAAATATAAAATACCTATCCATAATTTGTATAAAATTTCATAAAATTTTTTATAAAGTAAACATTAATTCTAACAAAGCTTGTGAACAATATTCTGATCTATTATTAAATCTACCATTTAAACCACACGATTCTAATATATCACTGGATATTGGATTAGTATTACAATTTAAATATTCTGAATCTCTTTTAACAGCTAATAAATCTAAAAATCTTGTATTTCTTCGAACAACAAACCAATGATCATTTATACAACTTACGGTAGTTCTTAATTGATTTTTTGCATTTTCAAAAATTAATTTATCTAAATATAATCTATTTAAAATACTATAAAATATAATATTAACAATCACAATAAAAAAATATACAACAAAAAACAATAATATCATTTATCATATAATTATTTTTTTGCATTCTCCGCAACATCTACTACTATAAATAATAAAAATATTAAGGCAGAAATATTAAAACCAAAGAAATATAAACTAGCGATAAGTGAGATTAACATTATTATTATATAAAAATCTATTTCAGCTTCATTAACTCTTATAATAGGAGTCGATATTATTCTCATTAATTTTGTATTTTCTATAGGTATTAACATTATATTATTATGTTTTAAACCCATAGATGATTTATTTCCTTCATATTGATTACATACATTAGCAGCTATATAAATATATCTATTTAATGATATATTATGTATATCAAAATTTAATTGAAAATCTATGTGGAACCATACTCTAGATTTTATATAGAAATAATATAATTTAGTAGCAGTGATTGGTGTTATACAATAACAACCCATCGAAACGTGAAACTTTGGATTATATGTTATTTTTGTATCATTGTTGGTTGATTTGATGGTAGTTCCCATTATATAACAATCAGAATATAAAAATACTATACTATTATTTTTTAATAATTCTTCAACTGTATTTGTATGTTTATTATACTCTGATACATTTATATATGTATCATCTTCTAATATTATAATATATTTATATTTATCTTTTAATTTTGATATATATTTCCATAATAGAATATGTGATGACGCACATGCTAAAGTTGAATAAGGACATGTGTTTTTAAATCCTTTTTTACATATATTTTTTAAATTATTTTTATTTATATTTTTATAATCTATTCCATAAAATACACTATAATCTTTATTATATAATAAATTTTGACAAGATAATATATTTTCTAGTTTTTGTAATCTGTCAGAATTTCTTTTAATTGTTAATATAATAATATGATAATTTTCCATATTTATTATAATAATATTAATATAATTATATTAAGTTATATGTATAACTTGTATAACTTGTATAACAATTCTATACATATTATATATAAAAACTAATAATAAATACATAACTTTAATCATGCATTCAATAATGTATATAAATGTTACGATTGTTGCCAAAATTATATAATTATCTTCGTTCATTTGTTATCATAGTCATTTTTTTTCATACATAAACTATAATAATAAATATAAATTTAATTCTTCTGGCATTATCTCTCTTAAATATTTATATAATTTATCAGTTTCGTACACATCTTCAATATGTGATCTAGAAGTCATAATATCAGTTATTTTTAATTTTTCTAAAATAATTTTTAAATTATCCAATGCTCTTAGAATATTTAATATATTTACTTTACTTTCTATATAATCTGCAATAATAATATAAATTATATATTTATTATTTTTATATATATATGCTACTTCACCACTTTTTTTCTTTTGTTTTTTTAATTCTTTGATGGAATTATATTTTTTTTTAATATATATTAGGCATTTATCTTTACATAATACAAAATCACTAGAAATAAATGATATAATGTTATAATTTAAATCTGTTGTTGAAAAATCTTCGTTTATATACTCAATTCGCATTTATTAATATTTTATTACAAAATTTAAAAATATATTGTCATTTTATAACATATATAAATTTAATTAATATGATTTATTTATTCTATGAAAAAAAAAATTCAATACATCATAACTATTATAATAAATATTTAAATATAATCAAATATTTAATATGTTACCTTATAAATGGAATAATTATTTTGCACACGGAACTATAATAAAGTGTATAAATACAATATGTTTCAAACTTCCGTGCAATGGTACTGAATGGGATATATGTAAATTAATAAATACTTTTCCTAATTTAAAAATTGTAATAGATTTTAGATATTCAGAAACATGTTATAATCCATCTGATCTTAATAAATTAGGTATAGAATATATAAAAATACCAATAAAAGCACAATCTTTACCAACAGATGATAAAATAAATAAATTTTTTAATATTATTGATAAATATATTGAATTAAAATATTTAATAGGAATACATTGTACTCATGGCATTAATAGAACTGGATATATGGTTTGTAAATACTTAATATATAAATTTAAAATTCCACCTTATGTTGCTATAAATATTTTCGAAAAAAATAGAGGATATTATATAGAAAGAGAAATATATATAAATAATTTATTATATTTTTAAATTATTTATATTATGTGTTAAAATATCATATTCGTTAGATGGTAATAGTGATTTTAATAAAGAAATATATATTAACGGATCATTTAAAATAATAATATTTTCTATCTTTTCTAAATATATATTTTTTATTTTTACATTATAATAATTATTATATATTTTTAATAAATTAGATAATTCTATTATTTCTTCATATGGTATATATATTATATTATTTATTTTATATCTAGTATCGATTCTTTTTGGTATAAATAATGTAATATTTGTATTAATAATATTAATATCATTTCCTATTATATAATCTGGATAATTTTTTATTTTAGATATATTATTTTCTTCGAATTTTTCTTGTATGAAAAAAAATTTCTTATCTATATATTCTATTAATTCATTTTTTATATTATTAATATAATCTATAATTAATTCGATTAATTTATCATATATAGCATTTGTATATTCAGAAATATCCATTTTTAAAATAATATATATTATTTCAATTTAAATATATTAATATGAATGAATCGCAATTACAAACCAGAAATAGTAGTATTAATATAGGTAGAACTATATTTAATGACGTATATACTAGATTTATCGATAAATTAAATAGAATATCTAGTACAACAAATATTAATTGTAATATAAATATAAATGAAATAAGAACAAGTAATATTAATAATTGTAATATAGTTTTAAGTAATAAATGTGTTAGTAATGAAATAACTAGTTTTACATTATTATTACAAAGTTTAGGAGAAACTATGTTACTATTACCAGAAGACAGACGCACACAAATAGAAAATATATTAGGAATATCCACAGATGATATAATAAATGAAAATGATACTGGATTCATAAATAATTGTAGAGCAAGTGCAGTAGTGGACAATAGTATAAATATCGGTACTATAGAAATAAATGATTGTTATTCTAATTTTCCTACTGATTTCTTATTTTTAAATGCGGGTTCTGCGGATGCTAATTGTGGAATAAAATATATATCAGATGCATTACTAAAATTAGATAATAGAAAACCAGAATTATCATTGCAATTATTGTTTAATATAAAAATGATAGATTATATAATAATATTAATAACTATTTTATCTATATATATATTATTTATTTTTATGTCATTTTTAATACCAAGAAATAAAAAATCTATCTATTATTCTAGAAATACTATTCTTAATAAAAATGATAAAATCTTAGAAAATATTTATTTGAGACATTACGATGGGATCAATAATTTTATATGAGATTCTATTATTGTCTACAATTAATGTTATTTATTTATTATATTTTGTAACTTATTATTTAAACAAGTAATATTACTACAATACAATGTAGGTAAGTTTTTGTAAGAAATACCATTATTATTTTTATTAGTAATTTTATAAATTTTATATTTACAACAAGTAAAAGAATTTATATAATTTTCATTAATTATTAAAGTGTTATCTTCAACAAAACTACTATATTTTAATATTTCGTAATCATTATCTGATACAGGTTTTGTTTTTAATATTTTATTTGAATTATTGTTTGTATGTATTAATATTCTAACAATAGGTGTTATTAAATAATACATATTATTGTTTAAATTGTCAATAAACATTGTTATATTATATATGTATGCTATATATATTTATAATATGATAATGTATTGATTAAATATATATTTTTTCAAAATATCTATATAAAGATTTATAATATAAATGGAAAAAGAATTAATTGAAAATATTTATACTATTATTAAGTTTTTGCCCGATGAAAGTTATAATAAACTAACAATTAAATCTATAACAGATTTTTTATATAAATCTGTTAGAATGACAGAACAAACGTTATTGAAATTATTATCAGAAAAAACTGAATTGAATCCGTTGTTGTGTAAAGAATTTGAATCTCAATTAGATAAAATAATTAATACATAATCATTAATAGTATTTTAAATATTAATTAATAATAATAATATAAATGGATATATTACTAATTGCGTCTAAACTATCATATTTTTCAGATCATAACATATATGTTGATGATGAAGAAAAATTAGAGATTTTAAATAAATATAATCCTGGTTTAATTAATAATTATATTAACAATAATACTAAAAAAAAATATACTACAATAATAGATAATTATAATGAAATAGAAAAAAATAAATTATTAAATGAAATAAGTGATGTGGATAATAGTGATTCGACAGATCTAACTAATAAAATAAGCAATATTATATTCAAATCAGTATATAGTAAAACAGAAGAAGGGAGTAATTCTGTTATTAACGTGATATCTGATAATAAATTAAAAAATAGTTTAGCAGAAGATATATCTTTAAAAAGAGGATGTATAAAAGAAGATTATAATATAGATTTATATGAGAAAAAATATAATGTAAATATAACAAATAGAAATAAATATTATATCAAAAAATTATTATCTTTTGATTATAATAATAAAAAAATAAATATAATAGTGTGTGGTAAAATTGATGGAATTATTAACGATGTATTAATTGAAAGCAAAAATCGAAGAAAAAGACTATTCAAATACATTCCTATATATGAAAAAGTTCAATTAGAAATATATTTATTTTTATTGAATTATAAAAAGAGTAAATTAATTCAACATTATGATAACGAAATAGATGTAATAGATTATATACCCGACGAACAATTATTTTCTGAAATATGTAATAATATAATATCATATTTTATAAAAATGTTTAGTAATAATATATTAAATATAGATTATAATAATAAAAAATTTAATTAATATTATATTCTATAATAATATTTTTTGGATTAATTATCGATATATAATAATAATTATATATATTAGTATTAATAAAATTTATATAAATATTAGATATCTTATCAAATTTATAAAAAATATTACCATATATATTATCATATATTGATATATTATTACAATTATATATTTTTATATTTTTATCATATATATATTTTTTATCTATTGTTATAATATGATTATTACTAACAATTCTATTATCTATATTTTTATTTATATTTATATCATAATCAATATTTAATTTATTAATTATATTATACTTATATAATAATATATCATTATTAATATTTATAATTTTATTTTCTTTTTTTAATATATAATTATTATATAAAATAATATTATTTTTATATATATTTTTATTAAATTTATATTCTATATCATAATTATTATTTTCGATGTATAAACATCCGGAAGTTAATTTATTTATATAGTCAATATAATGTTTTTTTATTATTATACAATTACCAAAATATTTTTCATTTTTAATATAATTGGTTATAATTGCTATGTTTTTATATAATAATATTTTATTATTTATTAACGACATATTATTAGTTTTATATCCGATAAAATCTTTTCTTCTTATTAAGTTAATTGTATTATCTTTAAATAAAAAATCAGATTTTCTAATTATATATTCAAAATATTCCATATCTATATTAGAAGCTATTTTTTTAATTATTCTTGAAGTATTTATTATATTATTATATGTATTTAAATCGATATTTTTTGATAAAATATCAGAATTATCAAAAGTTAACATTGCCATTGTTATCAGTGTATAATAACTTATATAATAATAATTATTATCATATATTAATATATCAGGTAAAATAGATAAATTAGATGTTATTATATTTTGTAACATTCCATATTTTTTATAAATAATTTTATCTATAAAAAAATAATTATTAATTATTATTTTATTAATATAATTAAATAAATCTCCTATAATTCCATAGTTAATAATAGTTATATTTTGTAATACATCATCATTAATATATTGTTTTATATCCGAATCTAAATAAAAAATAGAACATTTAGATTTATAAACTTGTGATAATATTATTATATTTTCTAATGAATAATATGAATTATATTTTATTATATTTATACATCTTTCGTCCAAATTTTCCATTATTATACTATTATATCTATCAAAATTATCTATAAAATATATATTATTAATATTATAATTTTTATGATTGCTTATAAAATTTATATATACAGAATTATAATATGATATAAAAATAATCATAAATAATAATATAAATATTATTAAAATATTAAACAATGATATCATTTATTATCCTTGAACTTCAGTTTGTTTATCAACGTCAATCTCTGTTTCAAAATCATTATTTTCATTTTCAGTATTTTTATCGACATTTTCTTTAATATTTTTAAAAATTAATCTTAATAATCCTTCTGTGTATTCTTTTTTTTTTAATTCATTTTTCTCATCTTCAATATTTTTTAATATTTCATCATATTCTTTATCATCAATATCTTCGACATCATCAGCAACATTTTGTTCTTTTTCCATTTATATTAAAAAATATTTAATAATTTTGAAATAATATATTAAAAATAAAACAATCACTAATCATGATTATTGATATTAATAATATATATAATAATATATATAATAATATATTATATTATTTGAATATTATTTATAGAAATGTAATATTTCCATTTAAGAAATATATATTTTTAAATTATTCTATCGAAATAATAAATTTATTATCTGAAGATGAAATGTTTACATTATATGCAAATTTATATAAATTTATTAAAAATGATAATTTTGTAGATATTATTAAAAAAATTAAAAAAATAATTGATTTATCGCAGAATATAATTATTAATAAAACCACTAATGACGCTATAAATAATATTTATAATAAAATTAATGAAAATGAATCAGATCAAATAGATTCTATATTAAATATATCACAAGAAATTATTAATGAATTTAAAAACATATATATTAATATAAAAAATGATGAGAATGTTAATAATATTAATATTTTAATTGATGATTTATCTTATTATTTACAAAATATTATTAATGACGAAAATTTTATTAATGTTAAAAATGAAATTTATAAAATACATAATAATAAAAATAAAACAATAATAAAAATAAGAGAACATATAGATAATAATGTTATTTTTAAATTATTATTTGTATTTACTGAAAATTTATTAAATTTATATTTAAAAATTAATAATTAATAATATATGATTTTTTTTTATTATTATATATATTACTATTAACAAAAATAATATCATTATAGTTAACAATACTTGGATGAGTATATTGTGTTAAGCCATTAAAAATATGATATTTTGGTTTAATATTTATAACTTTTGATAATAAATATCCACACGCATTATCATCACCAAAAGGAGAACTAGATGTTATTAAAATATCACATTTTGGTATATTATTTCTATAATTTATTATATCTTTTGATGATTTTAAATGTGATATTCCTTCATTTTTATTAATATTAGAATATTTATATTTTTTATCTTCGGAATAACTTTGGCCATATATTTTTATTATATCGTCGAAATGATCAAATTCATACAATTCATCTCTTAAAATTATGATATCTAATTCGTTATCATCTATTGTTTCTAAACCATTTCTTAATATTTTTCTATAATGATAATTGTGTATATATTCATTATTTATTACTATATCATTATCAAATAAAATATCTATATTACCTGGTACAAAAATTATTTCTTTAAAATCGTCAAATTTTTTAAAAAATATCTTAATTAAATTTTTATTATGAATATGTGTTATATTTGATATTATTGCAATATCTCCTATAAAGTCTATATTATTAGTAACAGGTAAATTAATATTACTCATACAATTAATCAACATTATATGTTTTTATTTATTAAATGTAATATATTTGATAAATTTATAATCATCATAGTCATATTATCATTAGGAGGATTTTTTAAACATTTATTAATATTTTCTTTAGCAGTATCATCGATATTTATATTTATTTTTTTATACACTCCATCTGTGCATAAAATAATTTTATTATAACTATTATTAGAAATATAATCTATTTTAGGTATATATTTTATATTTAAATCAAAATTTCCTATTGCCCTTGTAACTGTTAACTTTCCAAATAATCTTGGAATATCTGAATAAATAAAATCTTTAAAAAATTTATTTCTTTCGTATTTATTTGATATATCATGTTGTATTGTTTCATATGTTAATTTATTGTTATTATATAAATATATTTTTGTATCTCCTAATTGAAATATTATTGTTTTATTATTATCAATATAAATACCAGATACACATGCTCCAGATGTAATTTTATTATTTAAAATTGTTTTATTAATTTTTATAAATAAATTTTTTATATATAATCCAATATCTACATATGGTTTTGGATTAAAATTTTTATTAAATAATTTTATAAATATTTTAGAACATTCTGAACCTCCGTGTCCGTCAATTATTACAAACATGATATAATTTATATTTTTTTTTATAAATATATAATCATCGTTATAACTACGATTTCCTATATGAGTATATTTATCAATTTTAAAATCATAATTTTCCATTTAAATATTAGATTTTACATCACGTAATTAAATATCAGAATGATATACTTTAATTTTAATATTATTCACAACTGCTTTATTATATTTAAATTCAATTTTTAAACTACCATCATTATATTTTATAGATGCTTTATTTTCATCACAATTAATATATTCTTTGGATAAAACTTCAAATGGTGATTTTGCTCCTACTTTATAATAAAACTTAATTTTACAATAATTCATGCCATTATTAAACATAACAACTAAATAAAATATACAATGTTCAGCAGAAATATTTGGAGGAATAATAAGATGTTGTTCATTAGATGGTATTAAATCATTTCTACTGTAAAATAATACAAAAGGATTGTTAATATCTTCGATATTAACTGCATCTATAGATTGCTGTAACTGAGTTACTGGTCCCAACTTATTTATCTCAGTCATAATATTTTTTATTGTATTGGCATTATTAAAAATAATTTCACCATCAATTTCAACTTCATTATCGAATTTTACTTTATTTTTAAAAATTGAATGACCGTTAAATATCGAATTTTCTAAATTAATAATACTATTTTTATTAGGAATTATTGTATCAACTTTCATAACATCGCACTCCTCAACTAATATAGGTTTATTATCACTATAATATTTATTAAGAACTTCCATTTATTCATAAAAAATATCACGTAAATGTATATTTAGTTCTACATAACAATTATATTATTAATAAATGTTAAGTAATTATGAAAATGATAATAAAATGATAGAATATTGTAATAATAATAAAGATGATATAAAATGTCAATGTTTAATAGTGAATGATAATATCGATGTATTTTCAAAATCATCATATGCGCCATATTTTTGTTGGTATTCTGCGTGTAGAAATAATGAAAACTATATTACTAGTTTAATAAAAAGTGAACAACAATATTGTAATATTACAGTGTGTGAAATTAGTGTTACAGATATAGTATTAAATGACAATGGAAATTTAACTGTAACAAACGAATGTGCTAGTAACATAAATCCTATATATTCATTATCTCAAATTATAGTTAATTTAACGTCATTTGACATACCAAATTTATTTGTAAGTTTTTTTTATCCGATAGTTATTATTATATCAATTTTAATATTTTTTAAAAAATAAAAATGTTAATTATTTTTTATTAATTCAGATAACCAATCTATCGGTTTTATATTATTTTTTATAAGATATTCGTTACAAATATTAAAACAATCTGAATTATTAAAAGGAACATATTTATCATATCCATCTTTATAACAAGATAAATTAGAAGGATGACTTGTTTTGATAATACAATGATTTTTTTTATTTTCGATAAAATAAATTTTATTATGAGCTTTTGCACCAAATAATATAAATACTATATTATTATTAATTAATGATAATTTTTTAATAATAGAATTTGAAAATGATTCCCAAATATGTTTGTGTGACATTGGCTCATCACCAACTGTCAATATCGTATTAAATAATAAAATTTGTTGTTTCGCTAAAAATTCTAGATTTACATTAATATAATTCATATTAATATTTTTCATCATATCATATTTTTTATTTTGTTTTAATATTTCTTTTATTATGTTTTGTAAAGATTTAGGAATATAATTACTATTATTAGAACAGGAAAATGCTAAACCATCAGCCATTCCAACAGTAGGATAAGGATCCTGACCTAAAATAATTACTTTAACTTGATCGGGATTAAAATATTTAAAACATTTAAATATATTATTTATAGATGGTTTAATAATAGATTCATTTTTTAATTTATGATGAGCATATTCTAATTGTTTTTTATCTATCACATCTAACCATTTTTCTGGTATATTTTCGATAAAATTTTTATATGAAATGTTATTCATTTTTATTTTATAGTATATTTTCAAAAAATATATAAAATTTAAATAAAACGGACAAATATTTATAATTTTATTATATAAGATAAAAATAAATAATATATCGTTATGTTTAGACAAATATAATATTTTTCAAATAATTAATAAATCTATAGTATAAAATATATGTATTAATTTATATTTCTTCGTCTTGCAAAATACCTTTGCATGGTATTTTATTATTTTTTTCTGAACTATATATATCGATTATTTTTACATAACATTCATCTCTATTTTTATATTCTTTGTTCTTAAATATTAATAATTTTTCTGACATATTTATAGTGAAATTATGATCTAAAATTATATTACAATATATATATTTGTTATATGCAACTACATGTGGATTATCTCCTTCAATAATTGTCAAATAAGCTTTTATTATTTGATTTTTTGTAAAATATAGATATGTTACGGGTAATTTAACAACTAATTCTTGTGTATATACATTATTTAATCTTAATAATGGTAATTCATTATTTAATATTGATTGATAATCAACTGATAAAATATAATTAACACCGCTAGTTTTATTTATTATATTATTTTTTATATTTGATACAATTTCTTGTCTAATATTATTATTTATTTGTTTGCTTTCTAATTGAATAGAAATTTCTGTAACAACTTGTAAAGTATTATAGCCAATATGTTTAGTAATTGTATTATTGTCCATTTATAATTATTTTATATTATTTCACTTTTTTTTTTTTAATAATTGAATTTTTATAGTATTATATTAATTATTATTAATAATTATATAATAATGTATATCAATAAATATAAAATTATTTCAAAAATTATAATAAAATATAATAAATTAAGTCGTGAAAAATATTTAAAAATTTTAAATTTAATAGATGAAAATGATGATGAAATATTAGATAATTTGTTAGGATATATTGAATATATTAATAATTTTATATATAGATTAAGAATATTAAAATTTTGTGAATCTAAATGTAATATGTATAAATATATAAATAATTATTAAATATTAAATGGAAAGAAGTTTACAAATTATAAATAATACAACATCTACATTATCTAGAATAACATCACCAATCGATAATATTAGATATATTTTTGATCTTATTAACACAAGTGGTAATGGTGAAATTACGGCAGAAGAATTACTAAATTTTTTAATTGTTATTGATCCAACTATAAATTTATCTGATGTTCGTGCGTTAATTGCCACATATGATTTGAATAATAACAATACGTTAAGTTTTGATGAATTTGTTCCAATAATAGGTATTAATATAACTGATGAAAAATTAAGAGAAGCATTTGATTCTATAACAACTGATGGTGATGTCGATCTTGATAAATTTAGAACATATTATAATTTATTACAAATTACTCCCATATATAGACATACTAACGATCAATATATAGATATAATAATTAGAATGATCGGAAGTAGTCAAGAAGAATTTATAGCATTTTGGAATTACATAAATACTCAAGTAAATGGATAAGCATAATAATAATATTTTTTATTTCGATAATATATATAAAAAATATAAAAAAAAAATTAAAAATAAAAAAATATTAAAAAATTTTAATAAAATGTATAAATTACATTTAGATATAATGAATATATTAAAAATTAATTTTAATGTAGATTTTTTTGATAAATTAATAGATATAGATAAAAAAATATATAGTAATATATATTTAATAAAACTAAAATATGCATTAATGATAGAAAGTAACATAATATCTATATTAGGACATATAACTCTGATTACACACATAGTTAATACATATTATAATTATAACGTTGATAATAATAATTTTCTTAATTTGATTTTCTTTAATATTAATGTTGAAGATAATACTGAATATATAAATTATATCGACAATTATAAATTATTTATTATACATATCATAGATAATGTTATTAAACAAAATGAAAATGATATAAAATTATCTATTAATAATATAGCTAAAATAATTAATTAAAAGATATATTATTATCATAATACATATATTCAGATATACAAGGATTATTAAATAACATATCGCCTATATTTCTTTCATTTTCGTGAATTATTATAATTGTTTTCATAAATAATTTAAATATCGTTACTTCTCTTTTTGTTTTTTGTGGTGTTAATTTTAAATATTGTATTAATATATTATTATTTGGAAATTCTTTATCACAATATAATACAGGAAATTGTTGATTCTTTATATTAACTTTATTAACATTATTTATTCTTATAATATTATCATTTTCTTGTGAAATAGGATATCTATTTTCTAATTTGTTGGTAATAATACCCACATATTCTTTATTTTGATTAAAAATATATTCACCATATAATAAATTTTCTTTCGAATATATAGTAGATTGTTCAGATATTATAATATCTGAATTATCATATATAAAATTTATTAATTTATAATTACTTATATTATAATCCTTATCTCTAATATATATTTTATTATTTTGTATACTCGGAATTTTGTTATCTAAAGTAAAACCCAAATATTGATATTTTTTATTCATAATTTAACTGTCTGTGAAAAATTAATATAAAAAATCAAAATACTGTATAATATATAAATAATATATTATATATAAAATATGTTATTGTATTTAACAATAAATAAATATTATTATATAGATTATATTATATATAATTACAAACACAAATATAAAAAAAAATAGCAATGTTATATAAATTTATTCGAAATGATGATTCAGTTTAAATACAAGATTCATTATGAGATTCCTAAATTATTAACATTTATTTTAAGTTTTAGTTAGATTCGTTGTAAGATTCAATATTACTATACCGATACTACCTCATTATATTATTACTTGTATTTTCTTTTAATATTTTATTAGATTTAATATAATTATCAGGAACTTGTTCTTGTATTTGAGAATAATATCCTTTAGGTACTATATTTTCTTTGTTTCTTATTTTATCTTTTTTATTTAATACTTCGTAACAATATAAATCAATATTATCCATTTTTTTATATTTATTATATTTATTATATTTTTTCAAAATATAAACTAATTATTTTTATATATATAAATATGGATAAATATATAAAATTTAAAGAATTAATTAATGATTATATTAAAAATGATTCTTATATGTCAGATGTAAGAATTACTGATTTAGAGTTTAGAAAATCTATTTTAAACGATGATTCCGAAGAATATATATCTTTATATTTGAGTGTTAAAAATAAAACTTTTTCATGGGAAAAAATACCTTATCCAGATGTACAAAACATTCAATTTATTATGGATAAATTTAATAAATATACATTGGACAATTATAAATTAATTGATTGTGAAGTAATTAATAAACTAAATTATGATGAAATAGATTCTTATTGGGTAGTTAGATATATATATAACGAAACAGAAAATAACAACGAAGATATTGATATTGAAATTGAAAATAACGAATCTTTTATTAAAGAAGAAATTGAAGAGGTTAATACTACTGAAGATTTTACATTAGATGATAATAAAAATAGTGAAAATTTATATAATTACATCGATAATAAAATTATTGAAAAGAAAAATAAAAAAAAATATAAAAAATATAAACTTGATAATGACATTGTAGAACATAAGAAAAATATTTTTTCAGTATGAAAAATAAATAAGATATACAATCAGTATTATATTTTTAATAATTGGGGAACAATCGCTTATAATGTAAAAAGAAAAATAGTTATTATAATTGATCCTATTAATATAACATATAATATTAATTTTGTTAATATTAAAAATCTAATTCTAAATATATTAAATATAATAACCACTATAGCTGATAATAATGATAATGAAGAAACTATTAATCCAAATATATTCATTTATTATTTTATAATTTGTGTATTAAGTTTTAAAATATTATTTTTTTGTATAATAACATAATTTATTTCAAATGTTATTATAAAATATAAAATAGATAAAATGTAAGCAAATAATATATTATATAAAATTATATCACTGCGATTGATAAATATTACTATTAAAGGAAATATAACAAATATAGAGTGATATTCGATATATTCATAAAATACTTTTTTGTTAATCATAAAACATAATATTGTAATTATATCATCTATAATAATATTAAATACTATAATATATTTTGATATTGATAATACATCATAATAATTTGTATTATAATATACGGGCTCATATATAATTATTAGTTGTTTAAAAAATATATTGGTTATTATGTGTATTATAACAATCAAAAACAAAAAATATTGTTTAATGTTAATCATTTTTATTTATATTTTATTATTATTTTTCATAATTAGAAATTTTCAATTATTTCACTTGTTATATTTATATCTTGTTCGGTGACAGAATTTATGTTAATAGAATCATATCTATTTAAATTTAAATAACAATCATAATATCCATGTCCTAATTTCATAATTTGACTTGATAATATTTGAGAATATATATCATTGTTTGGATCTATTATATTATTATATGCAGCTGTTGTTATAGCATCCGAACTACCATGTATTGCTGATTTTATAACATTTTGTTTACCCTCTCTTATTCTTTTTATATTATACATTTCGGAAGATAAACACATCAATTTCGATAATATTATATAACATATTTCCATACTTTTTTCTTTTGTAGACGAAACTAATCTACGTCTAATAGAATATTCAGCAAATTGTATGCCAAACGAATTATACGTAAACCACGGACCTAATTCCAGATAAACATCTCTCGTATCAAAATTAATAAAATCTGTGACACTATCAATATAGAATTTTAATCTATAACCATTTTGTTCTTCCAAATTATTATTATACATTTTAACATCTTCTATCTCTAAATTTATGTTACTTATTTTACCTTTAGAAACCGAAACTGGTATACTTTTTATCATATATATTTTATTTATATTATAAGGAGTTTTAATTTTAACTCCAAATATCACTGTTATATCATTATCTTTTAATTTCATAGTTATCCAATAGCCTTTAATAATTTTATTATTTTCTAAATATTCTATATACATTTGTAAGTAATGATATAAAGATATTTTGTCATTAATATAGTATTTTTTTATACTTACACTTATTACCATATCAGATTCAGTTTCTTCTATGATATTTATTTTTGGATTAAAATTCTTTAAACACAAGTATTCCATTTGCTTCTTAATATCTTCTAATTTATATCTGTGTGTTGTAAAAGCAATTACAATATCTCTTTTATTTTTTTTACTCAATTCTACAGTATCTTTAAAATCCGAAAATCCTAATTGGGTTGATGCTGTTCCTGATTTTTTAGTAGTGTGAAAAGACGATAATGATTGTTGTGTAAATTTTTCTTGAATATTATTTGCGTATTCTAATCCAATAGGATAACCTGGATTTAATGAATTTAGTAATTTTAATTTAATTTTATTTATTATATAATTTAATAATTCTTTAGAATATTTTTTATTATATTTTTCTACTGTATTTCTATCTAGATATGTATATAAAATATATTTAAACCAATCTATTGTAATGTTGTAAAAATATATATTAATATAGACATATTCTATAAATTCATCAATTAATTTTAATGCATCTATATCAGATATAGGAGTTGATTTTTTATTATAAAATGATTGAATCTCTAATTTTATATTAATTGGAAAAATAAATTCTTTATTTATTTCAGTATTAAAATTAGTTAATAAATATTTTTTATTTTCGTTATATATTTCTTTTATAAGTGTGTAATTTACCATTTCTAAACTAGGAGTTAATATTTCTACTTTAGATATATCACCACCTGTCATTTTAATATGATTTGTATTATACCATATAATATCATTATTTAATACGGATCTACCCAAATGATCTACTTTAACACCTTCCATAAATTTAACTAATTTTCTACCAATACTACCTGCCGATGATGTCTCGCATGTTATTTTTAATATTTTTTTAATTGAATTGTATTTTGTATGAAATGCCAATTCTTCGAATTTTAAACCTTTTATAGTTGATGATTTTACATATCCTAATGATTCTATGTCTAAACTTCCAGGTAATGTTGAATCAAATACTCTTCCCATAATTCCGGGTTTCGGTATATCATCTGAATCAATTCCTTGTTGTCCAGTACAACCCAACACTGTTACTAATTCATCTAATGTTATTTTATAGCCTGAATTTTTCATCATCATTATAGTATTTAATTTCTCATCTTTAAATAGATTATTTATTTTATTTTTAACATTAGATATTATATTATTACCGTTTTGTATTCTTATATTTTCCATTTCATCATAAGTTAATTTTATTATATGATCTTTTTTAATATAATATTGTAGCGCAACATATTGTATAACTTTACAACAATTATTAATGTATTCTTGAACATCGTCAATAAAATATATATCTGGAATAATATCTTTTAACGAAACGCTAAAACTATACAAATTTATAAAATTTCTAGCTACATATAATATTACATCTATAAAATACACAGCATAAATATTATTTTTTAATTGAGATAGAATATTTGAAAATGATTCATATGACTGAGCTACAACTTGTTTAGATGATATATTAGATAATGTAATTTTACCATTATCAAACATACCTTCATATGTAAGATTATCTGGAAATAATAATGATAATAATTCTTTTCCAGAATATGTTTTTTTATTTATATCTCTTATATAATAACTATATTCTCCTAAAATATAAATAACATCTTGTAGAGAAAATTCTTTAATATTATATATCATATGTACTGATATTATTTGATCTTGAATTAACCCAAATATTGGCGAAAAATTATAATTATTTTTAATCATATTAACAGATAACATAGTAAATAATGATTCTACTGACACAGATGATTTTAATTTATATACATTCATTTCATCACCATCATAATCTAAATTCATAGAATTTGCTATCGGCGTAGGTGTTGCTATTGTATTATTATCCCATATTTTACATATACCTGCCTGAATATTAAATTTATGTAAAGATGGTTGTCTACTAAATAATATTACATCATTATCTTCTAATTCAACTTCTATTCTATCTCCATATTTCATTTTTAATAAATTATTGAGTCTAGATTGTGGTTTTATTTTTAATAATGTTGTGGGTTTTAATTGATCATATCTATATAATAATATATATTTAATTTTGTTATTATCATTAACTAACATATCTTTAATCATATTTTCAGTAAATCTATTATAATATATTGATGATGTTAATGTCTTAGCCACTATTTTTGGTATATATATATATCCTATTTTGTCCATAGTTGGACCAGCTACACATCTAGCTGTGTTATCGGCTCTTCTAGCCATTATATTAGATCTAACTATACTTCCTTTTTTGTTACCACCAACTTGTATATTTAACGTAACTAACATGTTACTAGTTTTATATGGAGAATTTGGTTTAACATTATCAATATCATTATATATTTTTTGAACTTCACTTTCATCTCTAGATTTTTGTGATGTGCCAACTAATTGACCCAATTTTGTTGTCATAACATGAGATTCTTTATTATCAAAATAATTTGGAGGTCTAGATGGTAATACAGGAATTATAATATTATTAGCGTAAAATGCTTTATAAGGTTGTAATTGAGAATCTGCGTATGGTACAGTAACACATTTATAAATTATATCAGGAATTCCAAGTAACATAGTATAAACTGTTTTATTAAGAATGATTTCATCTTTTTGTTTTTTTACGTAAAAATATGATTTTTTTTGATTATATTTATATGTTCCTGTTATATTTTGACAATTTTCATTATTACATTTTACCCCACCTTGGCGATTGTTTTTTAATAATGATAATATTTCTTTTTTTAAATTAATATTATATTCGCTATTATATTTTTCAATTATTTCTGAAAATATTGTATTATTTTTTATCATAAAACAACTATTACATAATTTTAATGTATTTAGTGTATCCAAAACATTTTTAATACAACCAGATTTTACAATACACATATCTCTTAAAGGAGTTCTTCCTGGATGACCCATGTCGCCATTTTCTCTTGTTAAATTGCATGTCGAACACACATTGAATTTAGTTCCGCCTAATTTAGGACTTTTTACACTATTTTCGTTATCATTTCCAATAGAATCAATAACTATTGGAATAGCATCTATTGTGCTATTATCTAACAAAGTATATTTAAAAGTTGTCATTATTTATTTGCTTATATTTTTTTTCACATTTATTGTAAAATTTTTTATTTAATAATATGAAATTATCTATATTAATAATATTATATGTTTAAAATATAAATATTAATTAAAAATATAAATTTTAATATTTAATATAATTAATAAATGTCATATTGGATTAATAAATCAATATGTAAATTAAATTACGATTCAATAGATAATATTATAAATACAATAGAACCACACAAACCATATAATAATAATTATTGTAAAGATAATTTTAATATAAAATATTTAGACGAAAATAATATTTTAGATTATTATTCTTTTTTATATAAAAATTATAATTATAAATTTAATTTAGATACTATAAAGTGGTTATTATTAAATCCTTTTTCTAAAAAAGAATATAATATATTATTATATAACGAAGATAAAATAGCGGGTACGATATCTGGAATAAAAAAAACAATATCCTTGCATAAAAAAATTTATGATTGTATACATGTAACATTTTTGTGCATAGATAAAGATTATAGAAATAAATACCTACATTATTTTTTAATTGACGAAATAATGAAAAATGCAAAAAAAAATGATATTATAATTGCATTATTTAACTCTAATATAAAATTTAATAATGTAAAATATATTAATGAATATGATACTTATATTACATACGGAAATAAAAATTTAATAAAAAAATCTGATTATTTTAATTACGAATTATTAAATAAAAAAACGCAAGATTTATTTTTTATATACACAATTGAGGAATATAACTATTGGTTTAATAATAATCATGTTGTAGTTATATCATATAATAATAATTTCATAGCATTATTAAAAACAAATATGTTAATAAATAAAAATATTATTCAAATATTTATAATTATGGAAATGTATATCAGAAATAATAATATACACAAAAATTATATTCCAAATAATACAATAATATATGAAAATTATAAATGCTTGAAAACAATTAAATTAAAATCTAAGTTAATATCATACATATATAATTATAATTTTAATAATTTGAGCGAAAGCATATATTTATTTTAATATTTTATATTTAATACAATGTAAAATATTTGTAATATTATCATTATAATATATTTTCTTTTCATAACTTTTTATTTTTAAATTTTCTAAATAAATTTTTTGAAAATATGATTTTATATTATATTTTAAAATATTTTCATTCTCTATGCAATAATCGACTGTTAAATAATATTTACTATCTTCTAATATTGTAATATATATATTATTTATTTTTATATCTTTATGCAAATTTTGATTTTTAACAACCCCGATATAATTATTTATATTCTCCATTTTTATTTTTCTTTATTTATATTTTTTCAAAATATATCAATCTCTATCATCTATTTTAGATACATATCTCGATAATTGTATTAATTGACTAGACACTGCTCCATTTTTAGCTAATTCTAAACTAATTTGTTGTTTTATTGTTGGTTTATTACCAAAAAATTTTATTAAAACATATGATATTGCAATAACAATAATTGCTATTGCTACATATAATATTATATTTCCTATATTTAAACCTTGACTTTGACTAGCACTTACTTGATTAGAACCCGCTACTTGTAAATCTAATAGAGCAGATATTGCACATTGTCCAGCAGCCGTTCCAGAATTAACAAATGTAAATCTAACTATTTCATTTCCTGGTGCTCTACAATCATTAACTAAAATATTATCAACTGTTATGCTACTATCTAAAACAGCTTGAGATTTACATCTTTGTTCAACTAAATTTCTAAAATCATTTTCGATAGTAGTTACAGTAGTATTTATTCCATAAGCTACTGTAAACCACGTAGGTGCTTCTTGTTTTTGTTCAAAAGTTAAATTATTATAAAAATCAATAGTTGCATTTACTACAGCGTCAACTTGTGCTACAGCTTGCGCACTACATAAATTTCTTACCTCTATAGTACATCCCTGTGTGGATCTAAAACTAATACTTCCAATTGTTACTCGACATATTGCTTGTGCAGAGGCATTTGCTGTTTGAATTAATGAATTTTCAACTCTATTAGTTATATCAGACACAATAGTATTAATACTTGCGGACGCTCCCATAATTTACAATAATGAAAAATAAAGTAAAGATTTAATATTATACTTTATGAGATTGAGATATATAATTATATAAAATGTTTAAAAAAACTACATTATTTATATTTATATTTACAATATATAATATTAAATCTCAATTTATATGTGATAAACAAAGTTCAGATGTTGTATTACAATTACCAGATATATTAAATTGTAATAATATCGAACCTATCAAAGCCAAAATTATATTAAGAACATTAAATGAAAAATCATATTCAACTAATGCTATATTATTTACAAATATTGATTTTATATGCACAGAACCACCTTCTATATATCTCAATTGGGCTAAAACAGAATATATTATTCATCATAATATAGTAGAATATAATGATATAATAAATGTTAATAAAACTCACGTTTTTAAAAATAAAACATTAATATATAACGAAGATGATAATTCATATAAATATGGAAAAGCCAAACATTTTTGCGTTCATTATACGTTTCATTATAATACAGTTATACAAGAATATATAAATTTAAAACCTGGTAAAGTATATTATCGCAAAGGTACTATGTTAAGTAATATTGCTAATACATATAATTGTAATTATTATACAAAATATTGTCAAGTAAGTAATTCAGATGTATTAGTATGGGATATAGACAATAATGCTAAAAATGAATATAATGATAGTGATGCAATTGACGTTGACATAATTATAAATAATGATAATATGCACATAATATTTAATTATTTAAATAATCCTATATCTTTAATTGTGAGTAAATCGAAATATGAATTAAATAAAAATAATTTTATTAATACAAACGAACACGAATTTTCTATTAAAATTTTGAGTATTTTAGATTTACATAGACACAAAAGAGAAATATATAATTATGGAAGTAAAATACAATATATTAGTGATATAATACAAACAGAGAAATCACAGATACATGAAATGTGCGAAAAAATATCTTCGATGATATTAAGATTATATTCTATATGCAAGGTAAATGCATATTCTTGTATATCATCATTATTAAACGATAAATCTATATCTGTAAATGTAGTTGGGAATTTATATATAGTAAAAAAATGTTTAGATGTAGATATAATTGAATATAAACCATCTTATAATAAATATTATGACTTTTGTCATGAATTAATTCCAGTAATTTTTAGTATAAAAAATAAAACTTTTAATGGTTATTATAATACTGAATCAACAGAAATATATTATACTTCTAGACTTATAAAAAAAGGAAAATGCGAAAATGAACAAAGATTTATATCATGTAATGATAATACTAACAATCAATGCATATATAATAATATATTAGGTGGGATTGAAAAAATAAATAATAATATATATACTATTACAAAAAATAATATTAATGAATTATTAAAAACAATAGAACCAAATAATATTAATCCAAATTTTGGATATAAACCTACTTTAAAAGATATTATTAATAGTCGTATAACTTTTAATGATTTTGCAGAATTTAATCACGAATCAACTATCGAAAATTATAATAATCAATCTAATGAAATATTAGCTTTGGTAGTTTTGTGTATAATTTTAATATTTATGTTTGTGTTTTCACTTATAAAAATATTAATTATTATATTAAAATATATGAAAAAAAATATAATTAAAACAAATAAAACAGATTTAGAAAATTTTCCCATGTTAAGTGATAAAATATAATTTTTTTATTAGAATTATTATTATAATAATAATATAATAAATGAAGATAATAAATTCCATAATTGATTCTATATTATCTTATATTAAGTTATGTATACCAAAATGTGAAAATTTTGAAGAATTTAAATGTTCGTTTCATATAGATGTAGATAATAAAAGTAGCGAAGAAATTATTAAATTATTAAAAATAAAATATAATGAATTATATAATTTTTTACACACCGAATTATCTAATTTATCTTTAAATGATTATAAAATGATTTTTAATAAAATAAAAAATACATTTAACGATTTGTCTATACCAAATCAATATAAAAATTTTATACACGATAAATTATTAAGGTTACATTTTTGTTTATTATATGATCATAGTGAAAAATTAATATTTATAATTAAAGAAGATTTTATTGCTATTTTTCGATGTATAATTTTTTATTTTATAAAAAAAAATATAATAAATTATTTAGAAACTATAAAAATTTTAAATGATGTAAAAAAGAAAGAAAGAAATATTAATAAATTAATATATATGAAAAAAAATATAATAGAATTAATTTTAAAAAATATTTGTCCTTTATTATTATCTAAATATAATACATTAAAAGATAATGAGTTTACCTATAATAATATCAATAAAATTAATGATTGTTTAAAAAGAGAAATTTATAATATAAAAGCAGGAGCTACGAAATATAATTCAGAAACAATACAAACTATGTTATCTGCTTTAGAAAATATTAAAGAAAATGAAAACCCTATGTATGATAAAGACAAAGTAAACGAATTTATTAATTTTTTAAAAGATCCAAATACTAGAAAAATAATATGTGATAATGCTGATATTCCATATAGTTTTGATGAAACTATTAATAAGATTAATGTAAATACATTAGATGATGAAAACTTTATATCTTTAAATATATTTAATGAATTAATGGATACAGACATAGGTCATAAATTATTAAGAATATTTAGTGGCAAAACACCAAATGAAATATCTGGAATTATATTTAAAGGCGAAGAATATGCAAATAATGGAGATATATTAGAAGATAATAGCTTTGGTTTTAGAAAAGGCGATATAGTTTTAATAAGTGTATTAGAATGTTTAGATGCAATAAAAAAGGGATATAATAATTGTAATAATCCAGTTATGACAATTCCGAATGGATCTATTACAGTAAATGTTAATACTCCTATATCTGATATTAAAATAAATGACACATATTTAAATTTAGAAAATAATAATGATTAGTTATTTTGAAAATATAATAATAAATAATTAAATGGAGAAACAAAATATTAGTAAAGAATTAGCTAACATATTTTCAAATATAAAAATGAATGATAATATTAAATCAGATTCAAATATAGATGAATTATTTTTAAATAAAAAATTATGTTCTCCAATAAAAAAAAAATATTTAAAATATAAAAAAATAAAACAAATATCTAATGTTAATAAATCAAAAGTTTGTAGAAAAATACTATTTTAAATAAGTTTTTTGAAAATTAAAATTTAATTTATAAATATTATAATGGATGCAGATATATTATTTCTAAATAATAAAAAATTATATATTTTAACATTATCAGATATTTATGTAGATAATTATATATTAATAAATTCAAAATTAAAATATAAGTTTATGGAATATAATAATGGATATGTGTGGAGTAATATTGAAAACATAAATGTAAGAAAAATAAAACAAATAATTAATAATAGAGATTATACAGGATTGAATGGTACTTATGTAGATGGCGAAATTCCTAGAGATAATTCAAATATTAAATCTATTAAAATATATAATTTTTACGATAATTTTGTTTATAATTACGAAAAATCAAAAATATTAGATGAATATTATTTTAATAATATAAATAATTTAAAATGTTTTGATAACAATGATGAGTGTAAAAAAATATTATATTCTAATTCTAATAATAAATATGATATAAATAGAAATATTGATATTCATAAATATGAAAAAGATATTTTATCATATAACAATATACCTATAATATTTTATATAAATACAAAAATAAATCTTAATATTAATGATTTAAAATTAACTAATAAAATAAAAATAGGTAAATTTTATATTTTTAAGGTTTTAATAATTAATAATAATACTGATATAGGTAGAGTTGTGATTTCTCCTAATTTAATAGATATGATGGAAGAATATGCTGGGATAGCATTATTTAGTGATATTAAAGCATTTGGTAATTTTAATTATTATATCGATTGTTATTATGACAGTGATGATGAATGGTCTTATCCTAATCATTATCCAATAATACCTCCTTCAATACACGGACTTAAAAATATAGAAAAATTTATACCATATTTAAAAAATATATCTGAACACAATATTATTAGAAAATAATTATAATATAATATATTCGTATTAAATAAGAAATATATTAACTTTTTATTATATTATTATTAAATACATTTAAATTAAATGGTATGGTATTTTAGTATAAACGGATTAAATATTATTTTTAATAACGAATGTCAATTATATATAAATAATTGTTTTGATAATCACACATATTGTTCATTAAAAGAAATAGATAAACCTTACAAATGTTTTGGTTGTATAATATATTTAGATTTTATTATAATGAAAATATATTATGAAAATGATGTATTTACGACATTTGATTTATTTAATAAAAATATAAATAATGGAAATGTTGTAGATAATTATATTCCTACGTGTTCTATTTCAGATCATTTTTTTCCACATCATAATAAATTATTTTATATAAAAAATAAATACTGTCCACATGTAAATAATTGTCATGATAGATTTTGTATTAAACATAATGTTAATTTAATAAATGTAAATTTTCCATTTGTTAAATATAACCACGATGAATGATATCGATAAAAATAATATATTAAACAATAAATATATCGGTTTTCATACAATTAAAGAATATTTAGATAAATATAAATGTCCTTTACAATTTTTTGTCGGTGCACCACATAGTTATCAATCAACAGAATATTTAAATAAATCTTATACAGGTAGAACAATATTTGTTCATTCTAAATATGTTGGTAATATAGCTAAAGATAAAAATAGTGTTGCTTTAAGAAATATAAAAAAAGAATTATTATATTTACAAAATATGGAAATAAATAATTCTGGAACTGTTGTACATTTGTCATTATATTATAATAAAAATCAAGAAGAATCATTAAAATATGTCGCAAATGAATTAAATAAATTTTGTAAAGTTTTGGATAATATATTAGATAATAACTACTTTAATCATATAATATTTGAAACTACAAATGATATAAGACATTTGGGTGCTAAAACAGAAGATTTTAAAATATTATATGATAATTTAGATTCTAATGCTAAAAAAAGAATAAAATTTTGTATAGACACTTCACACATATTTGTTACATTTTACAATATTAATACAGTTAAAGGTATGATAAATTATCTTGCAAAATTTGATTTGTTAATAGGATTAGATAAAATTATATTAATTCATCTTAATGATTCGTGTGGTTTGCCATTATCTTCGTATAAACCACACGAAGCTATTGGAAAAGGAAACATTTTTAAAAATTATAAAGACGATCTTAGCTCATTACATATTTTAAAAACATATGCAACGTTGTATAATATTCCATGTATATTAGAAAGAAGAAATGAAGTTCCTGATCAATCTATAATGGATGAAATGAAAATATATTTAGATATTAAACAAAATATGAATATTGATAATTTTATGTCGATGATTAATAAGCATAAAATATTACTAGTATTAAATAAATTTGCAGATATATATAATATACTTAATGAAATAAAATATAAAGCATTTTTAAATGCCGCCTATGTTATACAAAATACTCCTGTGATAATTTTTAAATATAAAAATGTAAATAATAAATTTATATTAAACGAATCTAAAGAAAATATAATTCAAAAATATAAAAATTTAAAATCAATAGGAACATCAATTTCAGATATAATATATGAATTATTAAGTACTAATAAGGTTGAAAAACTCATTAATTTAGAAAATAATTCTTCGTATAAATATATTAAAATTTTAACTTCAATATTATTTATAGGTCCTAAAAAAGCACAAAGTTTATTAAAATTAAATATAAAAAATATAAATGATTTAATAGAAAAAAAAGATAATATTATCAATATGGGAATATTAACAATTCACGAAATTAAAATAATCGAATATATCAAAGATATGGAACCAGTTAGTAGAAATTTTATAAATGATTTGAAACAAAATATAAATTTAAGTAGTGAATGTGAATGGTATATATTAGGATCATATGCTAGAGGTTTAGATTATTCTAAAGATATTGATATATTAATTATAGATTTTACTATAGATAAATTTTTAGAAGAATTAAAAAAAATAGCAAAATTAATGTATATAATTAGAAAAGGTAATAATATATTTTCTGGCGTATTTTTATGGCAAGGTAAAAAATTTATTCTTGAAATAAATAAAGTTAATAACAAAGAAAAATATACTGCTATTATGCATTTTACAGGTTCTAAAAAATTTAATATTTTTATGCGTAATATAGCTAAATCTGAAAATATGATATTAAATCAATATTCATTAAAAAAAGATAATGTAGAATTACCTATAACTAAAGAAGAAGATATATTTGATTATTTAAAGATAAAATACATACCAAATAATAAAAGGAATATTTAATATCGTTATTGTTTTAGGTAATTTCACATTGAATTTTAATTATAAAAAATAATAATGAATTCTATAAATTATAATAATTTTACAATTAATATATATGATAGTAAATATAACGTTAAAGACATATTTACTGCATTAAATTATACTAATTATGAAGAATATTTTGAAGATAATGAAGATAGATATTATTCACTTAGATCACTTAAAAAAATATTTAATGAAAATGAATATGAAAAAAATTTAATTAAATTTTTAAATGATAATACATTCGTAGATATATTTACTTTTATTACTAATAATGATTATGATTTTAAGTTAGGTTCTTGGTTTAAAGATATATGGTATCCTTTATTTGAAGAAAAAGATGTGTTAATAACTAATGATATTCTCACTTTTATATATTATTTTCCAGAGGGGAGCCAGCCCCCCCCTGAAATGTTTAAAGGTTATAAGAAAAATTTAATAGATTCTTTGAATAATTATAATATTAAATTTATTGAAATTGATTATAAACACGAATATGTATTAACCAATAAAAAATTAAAAAATGAAATCAAATTTATTACACCTAATAATATATTAAGAAAAAGATGGATAATATTATCTGTTGAAAATTTTAAATTATTAATTATGAGATTAAATACTAAATCAGCACATTATATTAGAGAATATTATTTATTTATAGAAGGATTATTGTATAAATATACAAAATATATTAATAATTACAATAATAATGTTAAAAATAAAGAATTATTAAAATTAAAAGAAGAAAATAATAATTTACAAAGATTTAATATGAATATGAAAAATTTTATAAATAATGTTAAAGAAAAAAATAAAAATGGTTATATATATATTGCTACTTCTAAAAGATATGCTTCGATAAATAATTTTAAAGTAGGCAAGACTGATAATTTATCTTCTAGACAATCAAATTTTAATTCATCACACATAGATCAAGATGAATTTTATATATGTTTCTATCAAAAAGTATATAATATGAGTAAAACAGAAAATTTAATTCACGATTTATTAGAAGATTTTAGAGATAAAAAAAGAAAAGAAATATTTATAATACATTATACATATTTATTAGATATTATTAATTTAGTAATTAAAAATATTAATGAACCATATGATTATATTAACAATTTAATAAAAAATAGATTATCAGAAATGTATAATTTAAAACCTGTAATTCCTATTAAAATAAATATAGATGATGATTCTATTAAATTGAATGAAATTAAAGAAAAAATAACTAATATTCTAGATGAATATATAAAAAATAATAATTTAAAAATATCAAGAATTCAATTATTGAATGAATTAAATATTGATAATATTAATAGAAATAAATTATGGGAATATGTAAAGGAATTATTTGAGTGGAAAAATAGTAAAACACCTATAAATTATAATGATAAAAAATTAACGATAATATATTAAATATATCTAAACTATGATTGAAATATTAATTTTTATAATAAAAATAATAATGAATTATAATATTAAAATCGAAAATAATAAATACAGCGTCAAAGACATATTTACTGCATTAAATTATACTAATTATGAAGAATATTTTGAAGATAATGAAGATAGATATTATTCACTTAGATCACTTAAAAAAATATTTAATGAATGTGATAATGAAAAAGAATTAATTAAATATATAGAAAATAACACATTAATGGATGTATCAACCTTTATAACGTATAATAATTATGATATAGAACTAGGTTCTTGGTTTAAAGATATATGGTTTCCGTTATTTAATAAGAAAAATGTTGTAATAACTAATGAAATTTTAAATTTTATTTATAATTTCCAAGTGGGGAAATGTTTCCCCACTTATAATTTAGACAATTATATACAATATAAGAAAGATTATAGATCATTTTTAAAAAAGAATAATATTGAATATAATATAATAAAATATGATGAAAATATATTAAATAAATATAATATATTAAAAAGTGAATTAAAATTATATGATAAGCATGCGTTAGTTCAAAAAACATGGTTAATATTATCAGTTGATGATTTCAAAGAATCAATTATGATGATGAACAACAATAATTCTAAAATGATTAGAAAATATTATATAAAAATAGAAAAAATATTATTTGAATATTCTACTTATATATCAAAATATAAATTAAAAGAAATAGAAGATATTAAAAATAAAGAATTATTAAAATTAAAAGAAGAAAATAATAATTTACAAAGATTTAATATGAATATGAAAAATTTTATAAATAATGTTAAAGAAAAAAATAAAAATGGTTATATTTATATAGCTACGTCAGAACGTTATGCTATGATAAATAATTTTAAAGTAGGTAAAACTGATAATTTATCTTCTAGACAATCAAATTTTAATTCTTCACATAACACTGAAGATGAATTTTATATATGTTATTATGAAAAAGTATTTAATATATCTAAAACAGAAAATTTAATTCATGATCTTTTAGATAATTTTAGAGATAAAAAGAGAAAAGAAATATTTGTAATACATTACAAATATTTATTAGATATGGTTAATTTAGTAATTAAAAATATTAATGAACCATATGATTATATTAATAATTTAATAAAAAACAAATTATCTGAAATGTATAATCTTAAACCTATTATACCAAATAAAATTATCATAAATGATAAAGAAATAGAATTAAATGAAATTAAAGAAAAAATAACTAATATTCTAGATGAATATATAAAAAATAATAATTTAAAAATATCTAGAATAGAATTATTAAATAAAATAAATATAGATAATATTAACAAAATCAAATTATGGGATTATATTAAGCAAATATTTGAGTGGAAAAATAGTAAAACACCTATAAATTATAATGATAAAAAATTAACAATAACTTATTGATTAATATAGTTTTTTTCATATGCTAACATTTTAGTATATTTTTCTAACTTAATTACTTCATCATTATATTTATTTTTTGTTTCTATTATTTCTATATATTGCATTTTATTTTTTATAAAATTGTCAGATATCGCATCAAAAATTTTATTAGATATATAATCTATATAATCTGTAATATTAAATAATATTAATATCATATTTATATTTTTTAAATCTGTATAATAACCATGTATAATAGGATCGTCGTGTGATATTTCAATAAAATTTATATTATTATCAGATAATAATTTATTATTATCATTTATCCATTCTTCTATTTCAATACCAATTAATGATTTTATATCATAGAATTTAAATTTTTTATTTTTATTAATTATTATTTTAATATCTGTATATAGATATAATGCATAATAATTTGATATATCATATAATTTATTCGTTAATATATATTTATCCATTTTTTAAAATATAATAATAATATTTCAAAATTATTATAGTTTATAATAAATAATATAAATAAATGAGCGATAATATAAAATGTAAATATTGTAATTCTTTTAACATAATAAAAAATAAAGATATATATTCATGTTGTGATTGCTCAAATTGTTATACAACATCGTCAAAAAGAATAACAACAATAAGTAGTGCTTCAAACAATAAAACTATACATTGTAATAATGTTTTAAAAGAAATATCAAATACCAGTATTTCATATGATATAGTAGATGGTTTTCTAAAACTAATCAATGATAATAATTTAAATACAAAAAGTATAACAACTGCGTTAGGTTCTGAATATTTAAAATCAAAAGGTATAAAAAATTATAGAACTACGCATAAATTAATTAATATGTCTCTATCGGATGGTAATAATTGTATATTAACTAAAGACGATATCTTTAGAATTAATATAATTTTTGAGGATTTTACACAATTTATATATAAAAATAATTATACAAAAACTATATCTTACGAATTCTGTTTAGATAGAATATTTGATATTCTTAATATAAATTATGTAATAAATTTCAATTATAGCAAACTAAATAAAAGAGACGATAAACCAGAAATATGGAATAAATATATAATTGAATTATATAATAAATCATTGATTAAATCTAATAATAAATTTATATTTAGACCAAATAATATTATTTTTAATGAATATATAAAAAATAATATATGTTTGCGTAATATTATTTAATATATGTGTTATAAATATATTTGTGGTAGTTTTTTCTATAAAAAAATATTAATAAAATTAATATTATAATTATTATAATTATTAATAAAATAGTTATATAACTAATATTACTTGAGTTGACTAATTGATTTTTATATTTATCTATGTATATAGTTGATGATAAATCATCATATAATATTTTTTTATTATAATTGTCTAATGATACTAAAGAATGTAAAATAGTTATATCTATTTTGTTTTCCATTTAATATATTTTAATAATATTATATATTTAAATGGCAGATTTTATTTTTGATATGGATTATGATAATATAAATATAATAACAAATGATTCGATCAAATGTGATAATTGTGTTAAAAATTTTACTGATGCTGTGTCAGCAGAAGAAAATAAAAATGTTAATGATCATATCGTAAATACATTTTTAGAATTTAAAAAAAATCATATGGTAAATATAAATTTAATATTGGATAACGAAGTAAAGTCTAAATTATTATCTAAATAATTACCATAATATTAATTTAAATGTTATAAGAGACATTATTAACAAAACAATGATAAATATAATTGCGAAAATAATATTTAATATTATATTTACTTTTTTTTTAACTTTTGGTATTGTTGTAGGATTATATATATTTTCATTATCATCATTGATATTATATGTTGTTATATCTTCTGAAATACAATCTTCCGCATGTATAGTTTCTTCTATATTATTTATTATTTTAACGGGTGTACTATATATACTTTTATTATTTTTTGGTATATCATAGTGTGGTTCTTCTATTTTAAACGTCGAAAAATTTGCATAATTAATTAATTTTACTTCTTCTTTTTTTATTTCTATAACATTAGAATCCATTGTAATAATGTATTATATAAATTTATATTATTTTTCAAAATTATTTCCAAGCTGACTTTATTTTATTTAAAGTATCATTTATTACTCCGCAATAAATTACATTTTTATTATGATGTGATTTACCATATTTTTTAATAAATAATTTTTCATCATCGTATGTTTGATAATAAAATATATGATATTGATTATTTGAAAATAATAAAATATCGATTATATTACACATATTAGATGTTATTATATATATTGATAGTTTGTTTTTTATTAACGGATTAATGTTTATAAAATTGTCATTTAAAAATGAATCTATTATATTATGATAACGCGTATTTTTATATTTCGGTGATAAAATATATGAAAAATCTATATTATAATTAATATTATTATTATCAGATATCTTGGGATCTAATTTATTTAAATTAAATATATATTCTATATCAATGTCATATGATTCAACGTAATTATGTATATCTTCTGAATTGCTAGAATTATTATTTATTATATAAAACCCTTTACAGTTTTTATTTTTTATTATATTATTATATGAATCGTGCGAATACCCATTATTATTTCGTAATATTACAAAACCATCATTTTTATAAGTAACCATAGAGTTATTCCAATCTATAAATATTATATATTTATTATTTTTTTCTGTAGAATCGTTTAATATATCATTAAAAAACGAATCTGCGATATTTGCTGATTGATATATAGTAATATCGGACATTTATTATTATAATAATATAGTATATTCAATAACATTTTTAATTTTAAATAAAAATATAAAGACTTGTATTATATTATTGTTAGTGAATTTAAATTATTTATTTTATTTATATCGAAATATATAAAAATTAATTGTATAAATTAAAAATTAATACTTTATATTTAAAGCGTTTAAAATATTTATTATATATTCGTAATTATTTATAATATTATCATTAATTTTTTTTGATATAGATTTTCCAATACCGTTTATTGAACTATAATCTTTTTCATTTTTATCTTTCAAAAAATCTGGAAACTCATTATAAATAGCACAAACTCTTGATTTTGATATACTATCTAGAGATAATGCTGTTAATATGTCTACGATATTATAATTTTTACTTTTTATATCTTTAATTACTTCCAATAATTTAATATAAGTTTTTTTATTATTATATTCTTCTATATTAATATCTTTTTCTAAATATTTTAATATATTTACATATCCTAACATATATAATTTATCAATTATTGTTTTATTAATATTTTTATATCCAAATGATTTAAAAAAGTATAATATTCTTTTAATTTCACTTTCTTTGTTAACACCAGTAAATATAATATTTACACCAGATAAAATACCATCGGGTAATATAATTTCTATATCTGATTCTTTTATTACATTATTAATTATCGGTATAACTCCACCTTTCTTTACTATTTCTACTATTGAACCAGTGTTAATTTTTTTATCAATTACATATTTAGCATTGTGACAAGCAACAGCATTAATAGTCGAATTATCTATAATTATAGGCTCTAATATTGCTTTAGGTATATATATATTTTTTTTTGATATATCCCATTTGATTTCTTTAACAGTAGTAATATATATTTTATCTGTTTCCTTAAAACATATTGACCAAGGTGGATTACCAGATTTAATAACTGGATTTAAATTATTATTTCTTATTATAATACCATCTATGTAATACGATAATTCTTGCGTATAATTATTATATATTTCACTTAATTGTTCGTATGAAATATTATAATCAACAGAATCATATTTAACAGTTCTTATACTATTCTCTGTAAGTTTGTGAAATTGTTCGAGTTGTGTCATTCTTGGTTCTAATATTTCGTATGCTACAAAATATATTTTTAATGCGGTTTCTTTATCAATTTCATTTCTATTTATTTGACCTGCTACTATATTTCTATTTTCAGGTTTATCTATAACTAATTCACCTCTAACAAAATTTATATTATTTTTAAATATATCATTGTTATTTATATTTTTATCATCTGAAAAATTAAAATAATTAATAAAATGTGTTATATCTTTTCCATATTTACCATCACCTCTACTATATATTTTATTATTTTTTATATCCCATAATACTGATATTCCGTCTGCTTTTGCAGATAATACTAATATATTAGTATGATATTCGTTTATCCAACTTAATAATTTATTATCTGATTTATAAGTTTTATTTTCACTACCCATAAAATACTTTAATCGTACTTTATCTTCCGGAGTATAACCTATTTTTTTACACAAAGATTCATTAGGATACTTATTATTTATAAAATTTCTTATTAAATCATATTTTTTATCACTAATTAAAGCTTCTTTATCATAATAACTATTATCTAATGTCTGTATTATATTTTCTAAATCATTATAATTTAATGCATCTATGTAATTTAATATATCTTTATCACTTTTTATTTTTAAAATTTTTTTAATATGATTCATTTTTATAACTCAATAAATGAACAATATTGCGGGAATTAGTTTTGCACAAACTCTAATTAACATATCAAATAACGCCGTAAGATATATTTTAATACTATTATTAATATCTTTTATTATTTCATTACTTTTTATAATTATTCAAAATTATATATATGACGATAATTCAACTTGGTATGCAGTAGCAGCTTATTTTAATATAATACTAATAACATTGGCATTTTTTATTTATGTTAGATCTATGTTCGTAAATATTGGTAATGAATATACTGGATTAAACGATGATAATATTAGCAGAAATGTATCAAATGTCTCGTATGATGATACTTATTAAATCTTTATTCAAAAAAATAAATATTTTATATAATATAATTATAAAAATTATAATAAATATTTTATAAGTATACCATATTATAGAATCACATCTAGAATATATATATATTTATCATAAAATAAGGTATTACCTGTAAAAATCCAAAATCTTTATCTAAATATAATATAATTTCATTATTTTTTATATTAAATTCCACAGATTCCTGATTTATATTAATTATACATTCTTTGTTTGTTACTCTAGTAGATACATTATTATGTCTAATATTAAATATTTGTAACCAATTGTTTCTAGATAAATAAAATATATTTATTTTGAAATATAGTATAATTACTATTGTGTAATAGTTCAAATTTTATATCATTACATTTATCAATCCATCTAATTTCAAGAGCTCTATTATTACCAATTACATTATTATATCAGTTAGGTACGAAAGATAATTTAAAATACATAAATTTTTTTCTATATCGAATGTTATAGTAAAACTCATACTATTATTATTAAATCCAGGTATTTTGATAATGATATTATTATAAAGTATAGATATTTATACATATTTAAAAATATTAATTTTATTTACAAAAAACTAATTTATCATTTAAATTTATATTTTTAGATTTTAAATAAGTTACAAAATAATTAATTAATTTATCATGATCAGGTATAAAATTATAATTATATATAGAAGGAGCATTTTTTATATAATTATATAATTTACATATTTCAATTGGTGAATTAGTTAAACAAGTGTTGAAAAAATCTAATTTTTTTAATATAACATTTTTTTTTTTATATTTAATCCAAGGCAAACTTCCACTATACCATTCAATAATATTATACATCAGAGACTCTATATCTCCCATGTATGTTTTTAAGCCAAATAAATGAGTTATTAATGGTAAATATTCTAGAGTTCCATCATTACTACATTTTATATTATATTCTTGATTAGAATTCATATTATATATTAGTCCGTAATCTATTAAATATACTTTAGTTAATGATGAATTAAACATTATATTATTTTTTTTTATATCATTGTGTGTATATTTTTTTTTGTGTAAATATTCTAATATATATAATATTTGTATAGTTATTTTATATATTGTTATTATAGGTAATTTTATATATTTTTTTAATATATCATTTAAATTAAATTCATAATAATCTATTACTATATATCTATATTCTATATTATCTTTTTTTATAATACCATTATGATATAGTAATGGTATTCCTAAATAACTTAAATTTTTCGCATCAATAAAATTTTTTATTTCATTTTTATTTATTTTTTTATAAAAGTGCATTTCTACAAACAACGGACCATTATCCGATGGTTCTATTTTAATAGCGTAACAGTTATTATTATCATTTTTTTCGCATAATTTATATACTGTTCCAAAACCACCTTTAGCTATTAAATTTTTTATTTCCCATGATTTATTATTAAAATTTATTGTTTCGTCCATTTTAATTAATTATTATATATTATATCAAAATATATATTATTTTTAATTATTATTAAATTATTTTAATAAATTTTCAATTATATATTATTATATAATAATAAATGATTATTATATACATACTAATAGTAATATTATTTTTAGTATTAATATTATATAATTATAAAAAAAAATATGAAGAAGAAGAAATAGATGAAACAAATTATGACTATTTATTACAAAAATATCATTTATCATTAATAAAGATACAAAATATAAATTATAATAGTGACGAAGAAATAAATATAGCATCATTTTATTTTAAATATATCACAAGAATATCAATTAATCCTGATAATTATTCGATATTTAACGATATATTATCAAATATATTAAATAATTCCAATGTTTCTATCACTAATAAATATTATAAAGCTATAAGTATACCTAAAAATATTTGCATGTCAGTATTTTTATTAGATTATACTAAATTAAATAAAGAAGTATTAACGGAAATATTTTTATTATTTATAAAATGGAATAATGAATTAAAGCATATGTTCGAATATAAAAATAATGAATATGTTTATTCTAATGCATTGATATATATAATTATGTATACTATTAACGAAAAATATAGTTTAAATATAGAACTTAATACAGATGAATATAATAGAAATTTATTAATATTTAACACACCACCTTTAATATTATCTTGCAAAGTATTAAATAATACTCCTGGTTTTTATTCAGATGGAAGTTATACTTATAATTCTCCACTTTTACCAGGTTCTATAATAGAAGGATCTGAAATATTAGATGTAATAATTTTTGCAAAATATATATTATTTATACAAGTAAATGATGATTTAATTCAAAAATATTTTGATGTTGTAATGAAAGAATTACATTATTACGGATGTTTTATGGATACAGTAGGATATAAAATAGAATCCGCTACACAATCATCATATATAACTCAAATTATATTTCAATTATCTTATATATATCCAGAAATATTGTCATATATAACAGATTCAAATTATTTATTAAAAAATATAATATTAGATATAAATTCCATACAAAATACTAATTTATTTCCTACACTAATAAATAAATTGAATTATTTAAATAATGAAAAAACAAGATTTGATATACACACAGTAAATGGTACTATGCGTGTTATAAAAAATGGTTATGGTATTACATCTTCAAATTATTCTAGTTTTTGTTATAATGATGATATAAATATAAATAATAGATTTTTAAAATATAGTATAGAAATATCTAATCCATATTATAGTAACTATATTATCAGTTTTATAAATGCAAGATTTGGTATTTTAAAAATACAAAATATTTTTACTAATAATATAAATTCTTCAATAAAAGGTAATGATCACGCATCTGTGGGATATATATTAAATGATAATGAATTATTTGTAGCTAAAGGATATACAGCACAAGATTATAGAATGCAATCTTATGAAATACTAACGTATAATAGTATAGTTTCCGTAAATCATATGACTTTAAATTATGATTTAATAGGATCATTAGATATAATAATATTTATATGGAGAAATTCACCAATAAGATTTTTTAATAATTTTAGAGAAGTGCATATAGAAAATTATAAGATATATTGTAATTATCCTATGAAAACATTACGATTAACAGAATTTATGATTTTTACTATAACTGTTAGAGATTTTAATGATTTGGTTGTATCTTTTTCTATAAATAGACCATTAACAGATATAATATTAAGACCTGATGAAAGTACTGTATGTAGTGGTATAATGACTATTAAAGAAAAAAGAGAAAATAAATATATACAAGATTATGTATTTACACCAGAGGATTTTGATCCATTAGGAATACATTATTTTGAAGTTTTTATATATGAATTAAAAATTGGATTTGTGTTATATGGTCCTTTTGAAAACGTTGCAACTAGGATAAATGATAAAAATGTAATAGTTAATAATAATGGCGTTAGATATATATTGTTATAATATATATTAATTTTTAATATAAAATATAGAAGATATATATTCTAATATTATAGATTTAATATAAAAAATCTAAGTTCATATTTTAATATTAATATTTATTTATATCAATTTAAATAATAATAATATAATGTATTATTTATTAGATATAAATATAAATAGATTTTAAATTAATATTTTAAAATAATATTATTAAATATAGACTTAACTTCCTTAGTTAAATTCCATAAATCACGTTTATTAAATTTATATTTTTTATCTATATGTTTATTTAATTCTTTTCTATTTATTTCATATTGATTAGATTTAATTTTATTTTTAAAATAATCTTTAATTTCGTCTATTATAATTTCTTTTGTTGCTACAATAAGTTTATTATCAATTTTGCCATTTTTAATAGAACATATATTAACTAATTCTATGTTAAAAGGTTCGGGTATGTAATATTTATCATTATCTATATTATCAATAAATATTTTAACATTTTTATTAAAATATTCAATATCTTCATTATAATTTTCAGATATAAAATTAAATATATTTATTAAATCGTTATAATATAATACTATAATTTCTTTATCTTTTTTATCTCTAAAAGATGACATAACAGACCAAAATCTATTTTCAAAATGTTTGTAATTATTTATATTTTTTATATATGTATAATACCATTCATCTCCTTCTGCTGATCTAGAATTATAAGTTGACAAACGTGGTTTTATCAAATTATTATTTTCTACACCACCTATTTTGAATCTATTTTGTGCAGCATAAGATTTAGAAGTCGATATATAAATTATTTGATCCGATCTGAGTTTTTTTTCTTCTATAAATTTTTCTTTAAGTCTCAAAGATCTTCTTTCTGCTTTATCCTTTTCTAATTTTAATTGTTCTATTTCTTTATTTTTGGATAGTTCTAATTGTTTTAATTTATAATCTTTTATATATTTTGAATAATCATATAGTATTTCTTCTAAAGTTATATAATAATCTCTTATATCATCAGCAATTGCAGTTCTTATTTTTAATATTAATTTTTTAAAATTTTTAACAGATAGTTTTATCCACGTTTTTTGAATAATATTATTAGGAGTAATATTTTTTATTTCATCGATCAAAAAATTATAATCTATATCGATATTTTTATAATATTTTATTTTTATATAATTAATATTATAATTTTTTAATATTTTTTCTAAATCTTTACGCATTAATCTATATTTTTCTAGGGGGGGATGAGTATCCCCCCCTGATATTCCATAATGTATAAAGTATAATATTTTATTAGTTATTAATACATCTTTTCTTTCAAATAAAGGATACCATATATCAATAAACCACTCACCTAATTTAAATTCATAATTATTATTTTTAATAAAAGTAAATATATCTACGAATGTATTATCATTTAAAAATTTAATTAATTTTTTTTCATCTTCATTTTCATTAAATATTTTTTTAAGTGATCTAAGTGAATAATATCTATCTTCATTATCTTCAAAATATTCTTCATAATTAGTATAATTTAATGCAATAAATATGTCTTTAACACTATATTTATTATTTTCGATTTTAATATTATGATTCATTATAGTTTAATATAAAAAATAAATTTTCATAGATATGCTATTTATATTTTACATATAAATATTATAAATAATATTACATATTAAAATACATACATTATTAATGATTAATTAAACTATATATATTTTAATATTAGATAAATAAATTATAAATATGAACGTAAAAATTATAGAAAAATATCAACATTTTAAAGAAGATAAATATATATCATATTATAATATATTTATATATATACTAGAAGAATATATTATAATATTATATAATTATAAATTAATATATATAATAAATAAAAATTATATACAATATATGTATTATAATTATTTATTTAAAAATAATATATATTATAATTTAAAATTATATAATAATAATAAATTATTAAAACATAAACCGTCGAAAAAAGTACGCTTTTCATCCGAACCACCAAAACTCCACATTATGTATGTTTGGTTATATGCTGCAAAACAAACTCGAAAATTATACTGGGATAAATTTGCGATTGATAGACATAGATTCAAAAGAAGAATTAATGATATAGATATATCAATATCTTGGGTTTTAACTCCACATCACAGACATAAAATTATGAAACATCTTAAGTTAATATAAATATTATTTTTTATATAACTAAATGTTTGCATTAGATTCTATTGTTGGTAAACATATAAATTATGCACTTGATAAAACACAACATTTGCCTAATAAAATTATGAATAATATTACAAATACTGAAATTACATTACAAGATTATCAATATTTTGTAAGTAGAATATTCATAGGATTAAAAAATTTGAATAGTATGTTATTATTTTGGGATACTGGTATGGGAAAAACATTAACTGCTGTGTATATTATAAAATATATAAAAGAATTATTTCCAAGATGGATAATTTTAATATTTATTAAAAAATCATTATACATAGATCCTTGGTTAAATACTATAAGATCATATATATCAGATACCAGTAATATAAAATTTATATATTATGATTCGTCATCTAGTTTAGATAAATTTAATAATATATATAGATCTATAGAAAGTTCTCTTAATAAAAAAAGTAGATTACTAATAATAATAGACGAAGTTCATAAATTAATATCAAGAACTGTTAAAAAAGATAATAACGAAAGAAATTTTACTCCTATTTATAAAAAATTAATAAAATTAGCAAATTTCGAAAATAATAAAATATTATGTATGTCCGCTACTCCAGTAACTAATAATATTTCTGAATTTAATAATTTAATAGGTTTACTTAGACCAAATGTTATGAATATAAAAGAAGAATATATAAATAATGGAAAGTTAATTAATTTTAAGGAATTAAGAGAAACATTATTAGCTATATGTTCTTATAAAAGATTAATAGAAGCAGATAGTTTAACAGAAACAAATTATATAGATGGATATGCAAAAAAAAATATATTTTATCATAATATAATTATGTCAGATGAGCAATCTAAATTATATAATATGGCAGAAAAATATGATTATAAAACTGAATTAGGTGGTTTAAAAACTATGAGAAGATTAATATCTTCATTTGCTTTTTATGATCTTAAAATAAAAGGAGATTTAGATAATATAGAATATAATGATATGATTAAAAGAAAACTTGCTGAATTTTCCGAGTTTACAAAAAATATTAATTTCTCTGAATCTTTTATTGAAAGTTTTAAAAATGATAATATAAAAATAAAAACTAATTTACCAATCACTGATATAAATAATTATAATATATTATATCAATATTCGTGTAAATATATAGAAACTTGTAAAATAATTTTAAATTCGAGAGGAAAAGTATTAATATTTGAACCTTTAGTTAATTTTGAAGGAATATCAAGTTTAAAATGTTATTTTAATTGTTTTAATATTTCTTATATTGAATATTCTAGCAAAACTTTAAAAACTAGAGATAATGAATTAAACGAATATAATAATTATGAAAATAATAATGGTAAAAAAGTAAAAGTTTGCATATTTTCTTACGCTGGATCTGAAGGCATATCATTCAAATGTATTAATGATATAATTATATTAGATATGCCGTGGAATGAATCAGAATTAAAACAAATAATAGGAAGATCTATAAGATTAAATTCTCATAAAGATTTACCACAAGAATATAGATATGTTAACGTTCATTTTTTAATATCATATACCAACAACAGAAAATCTGTAGATAAAGAAATATTAGATATTATAAAAGATAAACAAGGTAAAATAAATGTTATATTTGATTTATTAAAATCATCATCTATCGAATCTATTCATAACACATATAAATATATAGAACCAGCAGAAAATGAAATAATTTTTGACACAATACGTAAAACTAGAATGAAAGAAATGAACGTATCTAATGTTATTATTAATATAAAATTATATCCCATATCATATTGTAAAGATTATGATAGAGCCACTATATTAAAAGGTTTATTAAACAAAGACACAAATATAGTATATAAAGATAATACAGCTGTAGCAAAATTAATGATTGATAAAGACAATATACCTATATTTATAATAGAGAATGATACATTAATATATATAGCAGATGATTATTATGAATAGGAATAAATATTATTGTCAGTCGATTTATAATTAATATTAAATATATCTAAAAGATAATATTATAATCATCGCAATTAATAAAATAAAAGAGCACATTATCACAACTATCGATAATATCATTTTAAAAAATCATTTTAATGATTTTTATAACTTGTAAGTTAATATTATATAATATTAAATTTCATTTAGCATCCTGCATCACATTTTGATGGATTTTGATAACAATTTTCAATATCAGAATCTAAACTAGCATCTGTGTCGCAACATCCATCTGAATCAGATTCAGATTCACTACTACTACTACTGTCTGAACAGCTATCTGAAGATGAACTATTTGCATCGGCACAATTGTCATAAACGTGGGGTTTTCTATAGTCATTCCATTCATCCCTACTTCTTCTTCCATATCCTGTTCTTCTTCCACATGTTGCATTATCTCCACAACTATTTTCGTATACGTGTTGTTCACCATTTCTTGTTACACAATTTGTGTTATTTCCAAACGTATTAGGCGTACATGATTCTTGATATCTGTGATGTACATATTCAGGACCATATAAAAGACCTCTATCTTCCAAGTAATGACATCTTCGTTCGCAAGGAGATTCACTTTCATCGTAATTTGCAAAAATTTCTCCAATTTTATGTAAATCCATTATTCTATATCCATATCTGGATATTAATTCATTATTATTATTAGGATTACAATCAAATATTTCTCTATAATATTTTGTTTTTAGTTTGTTATTTTCGTATACTCCTCTATAACCATATTTATTACATTTGTTGTAATTACTTTCATTAATACGATTTACTAAACCTAGATTTCCTAATCTAGATGCTTCTTTAGCCATTTTACACAATGCTTCTGAACCAATTTTATGTTCTGATGTTCCGCATGGTTCATAAACATATCCAATAACACTTGATGCAACTCTAGCATTAGTATCAATAGTATTACATGTATTCAACAGACCCTGTAGAACATCTTGTGATTGTACGGACGAATCAACCAAATATTTTTCATAATTATCAGTTGGTGGAGCATCCAATAAAGTTCTAAAGTAAGTAGAAATATATAATGGAGGTTGGACAAAATCAGCATCACGCATTAAATCTTTTAGTTTATTCTTTAAGAATAGATATTTAAATTTCTTATCAACACCACCATACTTTTCATTTGGTAGAGTCTTTTCAGTAGATCCATAATGTATAGGTAAGGAAATTGAATATCCTGCTAGATTATCTACTCCGTTAATTAATAATAAATCATTAATTACTTTAATAGCTCTTGCGAATAATATGACATATCCAGGATATTCGCATACTGCTTCGTTAATTTCAATATTAACATAGTTACACATAAATAGTAAACTTACGAGATCTCTAGCCATAGCATAGAATCTCTTATTAGAAAGATCACAGAATGATTTACAAAATTCTCTAACTCTAGCACAACCAGATCTTAGAATTTTAGCTTCGTGAGGTGTTACCCAACCAGGCAAACTACTAATATTTACGGAATTACCTATGTTTATTCCTAATATACATGACATGTTATTAAGGTCTTGTCTACTTTTTGTAAAGTTAGTATACTCAGATATAGTTTTGTTATCATTCATATCAAATACATTATTAAATCTATTATTACCCAATGATAATGTGCAATTTGGATATGTATTTGCGTACTCTAATATAATTACATTAGTATAATGTTGTTTTATGGCTTGTTTTAAACATATATCATTTCTATTAAGCCTAACGTCAAGATCTAAATCATCAGATCCATCAGCCATATGTTTAATAAATCTAGAAGTATCGCAATCTAAAATCCATCCCCAAAGTCTTAAATTTTTGGGTACTTTAGGTTTTAAACAAACATTAGAAATACCATATAAGTGAATCGTAGTATCTGGGCTGTTTACAACAAATTGGAATGGACATTTGGGAGTATATTTACATTGGTGTTTATTAAGTTTTACACGTTCGTGGAATACTTGTCTTCCGCATCTATATTCTGCTTCAATTTCTTCCAATATAATTTTATTTTCGTCGTTATCTACATAAATTTTATTTAATTTGTAAATACCAACATCTAATCTCGAAGTATCAGATGCTTTAACTGGATATCCTTTTACATTAGACAATTCCAGATATAATGATCTTAATGGAAATACATTACCACTTCCTCTGTTATGCATTACAATTTTTAAATGAGATTTATCAAACTTTTTATATACTCTGAGCGTACCCAATAAAGCATTATTACTAGTTACATACTCGGGGTCTACTTCTGTACTAGATGTTATTTTCATCAAACATAGATTGCGACCATTTTCATCCTTAGTATATGCTCTAACTTTCAAATTAACTGGCAACCTTTCTACTTGAATCACAGTATCATAATTTTTAATACTTAGATTTTTAGCATAAATTAATCCAGTATCTGCGTTATAGACTTCAAATTCACCGTATCTCTTAAGTAAATCTTTTAATAAATCTTTTTGTTCATTATTATTAACTTCGTAATATATATCAAGGAATGATACTGCGATATTAACAGATTTATTAAAATCTAAAGTAATATTAGTTGCATCTGTAGTTACATCAAAAGTTACTTTTTCATTTAAATATACTTTTCTACCTAAACAAATATACGCATATTGTGGAAATATAGTAATAAATGATGCATCTTTGTTAACTTGTAAATTATTATTTTGAATATTTTCCTTAGTAATTAATCCATAATTTCCCAAATCATCGACAAAATAAATAAATAGCGGTTGATCGATTTCTTTTAATTTTAAATGTTTTCCATTAAGAGTCAGTCTAAAATTAGCTAATTTATATTTTACGTCATTATGTGATACATTATCTAGCAATAATCGACTTACATATTTCCATACTTGGGCTTCGTTTACATTACACGGGAACAATAATTCAAAACACATTTCTTTTAATGTATCGCCGTGAACTTTGATTCTAACATGAGTATTGTCTAATTCAATTACTTCTATATTTGGACTACATGATTCTAAAGTAACACCAGAAGTTTCATTACACACATCATATAATGGAACTACCATATCTACTACACGTTCGAAACAAGTATTTTCATCTTTTAAATAAATCTTTATTTCATATTTTCGATTTGATAATTTTCTTATTGTTTTGGTTGCTAAAGGTACGTTACTCATTTATTATTATTAATATATAAAAAATAAAAAGTCCTTTTAGATAAAATATATATAAAAATTATGATTGATATTATAATAATATTATAATGTATTTATGATGTATTGGCCATCAATAATCTTAATAATCTACAATCGTTAGATGTTTCGACAGTACAAGGATCATATACTATTTTTATAATTCTAGAAAATAAATCTATAATACAATCTCTAGAATTTGTATATGTTAAATTAATACCAGTACTTTCTGTACTTAAAAATCCAAAAGTTGAAACTGCATAAAATATATTATTATTAGTTGAAGCACAGCGCCATTTTTCTTCAACATTAAAAACATTATCGTTGGGATCAAAAACAGTTAAATCATCAAAATTTATATTTGCGCTTCTCGCAAATTGTAAATTTGAATATGTATCATTATATCTTAATATATATTCGTAATTTTCGGCATAATACCATAATTGAAAAACTAGAAAAGATAATGCTGTTGTTATTAATATGACAACTAAAATTTGTACAGTATTCATTCTTTTATATATATAAAATCTATTGTTGAAAATATAGTAGATAAATATTGACATATCTATAAAGTATTATAATATCAATTATGTCTTCATCAAAAAAAAATAATCTTGGATATTTTAATAATTTAAAAACTGAAGAAGTATCTCAATCCCAAGTTTTTAAAGATAATTATAGACCTGGATATTATGGTTTGGATACAAATGCCGCAAATCCAGCAGATGTGTATAACACAGAATCTAATAAACCATCTACTGTAGATGTTTGGGGAGATAAACGTTTAGAAGGTAAAATTATACCTAAAAGCAAAAAAAAAAAATAAGACTGTAAAATGATATAAAATATTGACAATAACAATATATATTTTATTCATTTTAATAAAAAATATGTTAGTGATTATTACTAAATATTATGGATTTATGACAAAAAGTGTTCCTACGTTGATATTTAAAAATGATATTATAGAGTTATATTTATCTATTAATCTCACATTAGTTATAATAGCAAAATTATTTAATATATTATTAATAGATATATTATTATTTACGGGTATTTCTCCTATAATTACATATTTATTATATCTAGATTTCATAAATTCTATATGTGATACTATATCTAATACATCACTATTTTGATTTGAACTTATATAACAGTGAAAAGTTTCATTATTATTGAAAACTATAGCTAGAGATGTATTTCTAAATAATAAAAATGGATTTCTATTTATATTTAATGTTTTTCTTAATCCTAATAATATATTTACATTATTACTAGACGCTGAATAAAAATTATATTGATTAGATATAATATTATTTACATTAAATATTGGTATATCTTGTAAATTATTAGCTTGTGTTACTAAAAGATTATTATTTATGTTAAAATTTGTCAAAAATATAATATCTGAATAATCGTATAAATTTAAATTATTTATATTGTTTATATTAGTTGCGTTATATGATAATATATATATTTTATTATTATTTATTAAAAAATCTATATTAAACACAAATGTTAATATATAAATACCTATAATACCAAATAATAAAATTATTATTAAAAATGTATTGAAATAAACTAGAAACATTTATTAAATAAATAATGAATAATAAAATTAGAAGATTTCCAAATAAAAATTTAAAAATGCCAGAATCTGGTATTAATTTTATGTCTATGTTATTTTTTAGTAAAATAGATAATATGGTATATTTTATAAATCCTATTAAATATAATACTAATGCAAATATAGCTATATTAGAAAAAATAGATGATGATGATGAAACAAGAGGTAAAGTAACATTTATACCTATAAAATACTTGGAAATATTATATAATGAATTAGTTTTAGATCCAAATCATATTAATAATATTAATTTTGAAAATAATATTAAAAGAAAATTTTTTCTATTTTGGACTATAAAAAAATATTTACAAGATAAAAATATAAATATTAATACTTTTATTACATCTAAAAAATATAAAGGCATTCCATTAGTATATATGAGAAAGTCTTTTCTAAAATCAGAATTATCCAAAACAAGAGATTTTTCTACATTTGCCACAATTTATGATGATTTGGATGCTCAAATAGGAATACCGCCTTTGGGATTTAATCCTAAACCTAAAGCTTACCCAAGAAAACATGATAAATCTACATGGTTAAGTTCGGGAGATATATATAATTGTATATATCCATTAACTATGATTAATACAGATTATGATTATTTTCATTTGATTTTATTTGAAAAAACTGATAAAAATATTGCTACAGTAGCTTCATCTATGAGATGCTATAAACTTGAAGATAGAGTAAAATTTTTTTTAATGAATGATAAAAAAAGATTTTTTATGTTTCCTATAATTTATAATGATCATTTTACTTGTTGCGTAATAGATAAACACTTTGATAAAGATAAAAAAGCTGCATACTTTTTTAATAGTAGTGGTTATATACCAGAACTTATAAAACAAAATAAAAAATATATGTTTATTGAATCTGATATGACTATAAAAAGCCATAAACACTACAATAGTACTCCTAATACTAATTATGCTTATTTATACATTGATGTACTATCAGAATATTTAAATGATATATTTAAAAATGTAAATTATTACTTTTTTAATACTTTTGAATTACAATATGATAGTCCCGATTGTGGTATGTTTAATATAATATTTTTATATTATATAGTTTATTTCAACATAAAATCTAAATTTGAATTTAAAAAATTATATTATTCTATGAGTTTTATTGGTGATTTATTGGCTAGTAGTTATAGAGGTGCATTATTTATTTCTAGATATGATATTAATAGTATTGACGAATTTAAAAATACATTAGAAATATTTAATATAAAAAATAAAAAGTTTATGGAATTAATAGATATGTATAAAAAAAATAGTAATAGAATTATGAATGTATGTAGTAAAATAAAAAATGATTATGATAGTTATATTGATAATGAGAAGAATAGTTTAGAATCTAATATTTAATATCTTGAATTTTAAAATATCAATTAATCATACAAATTTGTACTATATATAGAACATCAGATCTTGTGAGATTAAATATAAAAATTTAATATATCAGAAATTAATATTTTCAATAAAATTATATATACTTCTAATATGATCATGAAATTTTTGTTCTCTTGCTATTAACTCTTTTGCTTGTACTTTAATCGTACTTTTTAAGTTTTTATTATGTTTATTCATTTTCATTAATTTTATTTTAAAATCATCTACAATATTAAGAAAGTTATTTATTAAATTCTCTCGAGTATTCATTATAATATTATTTATATATTTTGAAAAATTTTTAGAATTTTCTGTATTATATTTATTTATAATACCGAAAAAACATTTTTCTGATATATATAATTCGTTTTCGTTAAATATTTTATCATCATCTGATATATTATAAAATTCTATTTTTGGATCTATTTCCATTATATTAGTTAGATTTAAATAATTAAAATATATTTTTACCACATCTCCAATTATTTTTATTTTTTTCTCATTAAAAATGTATTCTTCATTTAATTTATATTTTAATTCATATTTACTTAATATATCTTCCATTTTTATATCTATAATATAGCATATATTATATTAATATTTAATAGTATTATTTCAAAAATATATATTTTATAAATTCATTTTTATCTATTTGATTATTATATCCAGTATTGTAAAAATTTTCATTACATAACAAATATAAAGATATTTCATATAAATATTTTTCTATTTGAAAATTATTTATAGCCATGTGTATTTTTAATATATTATTTAATTTTACTTCATTAATTGTTTTTAAAAATAACTTTTTGCATAAATTTTTTATGTATTCTATATTAAAATAATCCAATAAATTATTAATATCATAATCTTCAATTATATCAATCAAATATTTTATTTTCTCACCACTAAATGAATATCCGTATATTCCACCAAAATAATCAGATTCATTAAATATTAGAGATAAAATAACTAAATTAATAGATAATGAATTTTTTTTTATTTTATATAACTTATTATCATAAACTATATTAAATATATTATATGGTATATTAATAATAGATAAAGCAATTGTATCTTGATCTTTAGATAAACACAATGGCCATATTTTATTTTTTTTATGTATTTTAATACATTTATAAATCATATATAATTCAGCGTCTATACCTTCTTTTGTTACAATATTAACACCAGTTTTTTTTATATTATTTAATAATTCTTGTTTTAATATTTTTTTTTTATCTTTTTCTAAATTAAATCTCATTGAATAAAATTGTTTTTTATTTTCAATTATTGTAGATGAATCTAGTATATTAATTACTTCATTTTTATATACATTAACATTATCTTCGCATATATTATATTCATTTTGGTCAAAAATAAAACAAGTTTGTGTTGATTTAATATTATCATCTGTGTAATTGTCAGTAAAATCTTCTTCGACGTTGTCTATTAAAATATTATTATTATTGTATGTATATTTTGTTTGTGTAGAAATATTATTTATTGTAGTTTTATACTCAAATTCATAAGAATCATTCATATTATATTTTTGTTTAAACACATCTTTAATATTATTATAATGTTTTAATGAAGATGCTGTTCTTTTATTATTTTCGTTAATTTTTTTATTTATAATTCCTGAATCATAAAATACAGTTACATGATTATCATTATTTATATATTCTTCTATTATATTAACAATTTTATTAATAAGTTCGTTATCTGATTCACAAATATGTGCATAAGTATAAAAAATACAATCTAAATCTATATATAAATATTGTTTTGAAATTTGTTTATTATGAATTTTTATTAAATCTAATGATAATAAATTATTATATAAATATTTTATGCCCATTTTTATATTTATATTTTATTAATATTTTTTCATTAATTTATCTGATTAAAATATTATATTGAAATAATAGTATTTTTTTAATAATGGAAAATATACTTATTAAGTCTAATAATTCTATTGAACTGAATTATAGTTCAATAGACACGTTAACAGATAATTTTATTTATAATTTTAATAAAATATTTAAATTTAAAGATACAGATATTAAAATAAATGGAACTATAGATCAACCGTGGTTTTGTCTAAAAGATATAATAATTTATGGTTTTGGATATACAAAAGAAAGTTATAAATCTATATTAAAAGAATTAAATAATTCATATAAAAAAAGTTTATATGATATAATTGTCGAGGGGGGTAAAACACCCCCCACAAAAAACAATGAAAATAAAGCTATTTATGTAAATGAATCTGGATTATATTATATAGTTTTTCAATGTACAAAAGATTCTGCTAAAGATTTTCAAAAATATATTCTTGATGAGTTATTACCATCAATTAGAAAATTAGCTTTAAAAAAATATTTAAATACCTTAAATAATCAAAAATGTAAAATAGATGAATTATTTAATCAAAATAAAAAAATAATTTCACAAAATAACGAATTAATTAATAAAACAGAATATCAAAATAACGAAATATTAAAATTAAATAAACAAAATCAATTAGCTTTAAATAAATTACAAGAATTAGGAATAAATCTTATAGAAACTAAAGAAGAAATAAAAGATGTTAAAGATAAATTAAATGTTGTAATAGAAGATAGGAATGTAAAACCTAAAGAGGTTAAATTACAACATAAATATCTTTTATTAAAAAATAAAATTATTAATAATGAATATAAATTTATAAGAGCTCAAGATCAATATATAAAAACTAATAAATCTAATTGGCTAGAAAAACATAACGTAATTATAGATGAAAAATATAATCCTAATCCTATTGATATGTGTTCTAGATTAAAGTCTAAAATATATGAATTAGATAAAATAAGAATTAACAATCTTAAAGATAGAATAAAAGATAAAAGTATTTTAAAAGATAGATTAGGAAATAGAAAACCTTTTATAGAAATTAATGGAAATAAGTTTACTTTAAATCGTTGTGAAGAATATAAATTCATAAATATTATAAAATCTATTGAAAATGAACAATATGATATATAATTGAAATAATATATTAATTTTTATAAAAACATGGAAAATATACTTATTAAAGATTCTACATATTCCGATTTAAATTATAATTTAAACGATGAAATAGATATAAAATTTATTGAAACATTTAATGAAATATTTAATTATAATGATGTAAAAATAAAAGTAATTGGTACGATTAATAATCCTTGGTTTTGTGGTAAAAATATTTTAAAAGCATTAGAATACAGCGATGATAGTCATAATAAAATACTTAATAGATTAGATGATAAATTTAAAGATAATATGTATAACATATTATCTTCCGTGAGGGACAATTTGTCTATGACGAAAAATAATAAAAATAAAGCTATTTATTTAAATGAACCTGGTATATATTATATTATATTACATTGTACTAAAGATTCTGCTAAAGGATTTCAAGATTTTATTTTATTTGATTTATTGCCAACAATCCGTAAAAGAACACAAAAAAAATATATAGATATTATTAATAATAAGCAAGATAAAATAGATATTTTATCGATTAAATTAGATAATATATCTAAACAAAATAACGAATTATTAACACAAAATCAATTAGCTTTAAATAAATTACAAGAATTAGGAATAAATCTTATAGAAACTAAAGAAGAAATAAAAGATGTTAAAGATAAATTAAATGTTGTAATAGAAGATAGGAATGTAAAACCTAAAGAGGTTAAATTACAACATAAATATCTTTTATTAAAAAATAAAATTATTAATAATGAATATAAATTTATAAGAGCTCAAGATCAATATATAAAAACTAATAAATCTAATTGGCTAGAAAAACATAACGTAATTATAGATGAAAAATATAATCCTAATCCTATTGATATGTGTTCTAGATTAAAGTCTAAAATATATGAATTAGATAAAATAAGAATTAACAATCTTAAAGATAGAATAAAAGATAAAAGTATTTTAAAAGATAGATTAGGAAATAGAAAACCTTTTATAGAAATTAATGGAAATAAGTTTACTTTAAATCGTTGTGAAGAATATAAATTCATAAATATTATAAAATCTATTGAAAATGAACAATATGATATATAGTATTATTTTTATTAAAAAAGAAATATATAAATAATGAATAAAGTTATATTAGATGATTTGAGAAATGATAATATTCCGAACAATATTGCTCAAATTTTGCCTCATCAGTTAGCAACATTAGATTTTTTATATCAAAAATGTATAAATAATGCTAATAGTGTTTTATTGTTTCATAAAATGGGTTCTGGTAAAACAATTATTTCTCTTTTGTTTAGCATATTAATATGTAATATTAAAAAAGTTATAATAGTATTGCCTAGTTATAGTATATTAGAAATGTGGAAACAAAATTTATATAGATCTTTAATTTTACTTCCTAATAAAGAATATAATTTACAAAATATTGAATTTACAACTAGAACAAAATTAAACGAAGATATAATGTTAATAGGTAAAACTGATATAATAAATGAAAAATTAAAAAATTATAACGATTATATTATGATAATAGATGAAGCACATAATTTTTTTGGAAATATGACAGGTAGTGTATTATCTACTCTAAGAAAAAATACAAATATAATATATGTTTTATTGACAGGTAGTCCGATAACAAATACTGTTTCGACAATAAAAGATATTGTGGAATTATTAACTAGGGAAACATTTGATGAAAATAAGTATATTAAAATAGGTGGAAATCGTGTTTTTGAAAAAAGTATAAATAACGAAGGTATTGCATTTTTAAATAAAAATCTAAAGGGTTTAATATCATATTATGATGAAGAGAGGAAAGATGTTCCTGAAGTAAAATACAGAGGTAAAAAAATATTTCTATGTCCTTTGACATTATGTCCAATGTCTAAATTACATGAAGAAAATTATTATGAAGTAGCTAGAAATACTAAAAATGATATGTTTGTTAAATTATTAATGAGTGTTTCGTTGGTTGCATTAGGATCTATATCAAATTATGAAAATTTTTCACAATTTATGGAGACAGATAAAAAAATATTTGATAATTTTTATATTTCTAATGGAAAATTTTCAGGATCTGAATTAGTTACATTAAATATATCTTCTAAATTAAAAACTTTTAGAGATACTATATTTAAAGAAAGAAATGTTGGTAAACGATTTGTATATTTTGCTAATAGTACTATAGGAAGTGCTATAATAAGAAGTGTTATGTTAGCAAATGGCATATCTGAATATGGAAAAGAAATTGTTAATAATTTTACATGTGTTAATTGTATAAAGGATAAAATTTGTCACAATGGAGAATGTATTCCTATGAGATTTGTAATAATTACATCAAAAGAATTAAATAAAGGAAATAGTAATTATATAAATAATATTTTAAGTATTTTTAACGAAGATATTAATGATGATGGAAATAATATAATGTTTTTATTTGGTTCAAAAATTATATCAGAAGCTTATACTTTAAAAAACGTAAAAGATATATGGTTTTTAACTGTTCCTGAAACAAAATCTGAATTAGATCAATGTGTAGCTAGAGCTGTTAGATCATTTTCTTATAAAGATACTAATACAAAAGTAATAATTAGAATATGTATTGCATCAACAACAAATACATTAAGTAACGATGTTTCTAAAACAATTGAACAATATAAAGATGTTAATATTTCTGATGTTTATAAAAATACTTTATTAAATAAAATTGAATTATTGTTAACGGAAAGTTCGTATACTTTATCTTATGATTTTAGAAAACAATTATATTCTGAATTAAAATTTGAAAAATCTAAAGTAGCTGATAATATATTTAAAAATCTAACTATTTTATCTTCAGATACCATCGAGAGTGATGTTTTGGAATGTTTTGTTTTAGAAAAAATCCGAAGATATTGTTATTACAATACAAGATTTAAATTTACAACATTAAACGAATATATAATTAAAAATATAGATATTAAATATAATGATAAAATAAAAGAATATATTAATAATGCTATAGAATCATCATTTGTTATAGAAAATGATATATTTGGTAATTGCTATTTAACATATTTTAAAAATGATATTGTTACGGTTCCCATAGTATTAGAATATAATAATCATCTATTATCAGTTAGATTGTGAATTTTTATATATATGTGTTAAAAAATCAAATAGAATATCATATTTATTTAAATCAATGGGTTTGTTTTCTGATATTATTTGCATATGATATTTTACAGTTTTATTTATTAATTTATTCATTATTTTAAATAATTCTATATTATTATTTTTTTTTATTTTTTCTATACTTGTATATAAATCATCGTTATGTGTTATATTTATGTTTTTAAAATAATCTTTTGTTAATTCATATATATTATTATAAATACATATTTTTTCTAATTCATTTGTAGTATTATATATTTTAAAATTATGTATGAAAATTTTTGAAGATATTACAATATTATTATCAATAACTAATTTATTTGAATAAAATTTTTTTATATTAGAATTATCTAAATAAATATATATATCACTATTTATATCATAATAATATAATAAATGTATATCATTTAATAAAATTTTATATACTTTGGTCCCAACTAAATTTTTAAATTTTAACTTCAATGATGTATTATTACAATCAACTTCTTTATTGATTATTTTACAAACTTTGGATATTTTATTTCTACACATACCTATACTGTTTTTATTATCAACAAATATTATTTCATTACTTTCCAAATTAATATCTTCTTCCAGATTATTAAATATTAACGGATCATTATAATAATAAATATTATTTTTTCTATAAAATAATATATTAATATTAAATTTACAATACATGTTTATATTATTCATAATATTCAAATATATTGTTTCCATATCTAAATTATTATCTGATGATAATATACATCTGATATAATCTATTTGTGAATTTTTTTTTAAAAATAAATTTAATTTATAATATAAATTATAATCTAATTTATGAATTGCATCCCAAATATTAATACAATATTCTAATCGTTTACATCTACCGACAGAATTTCTTTCCATTCCATTATTTTTATATATTAAGAATAATATAGTATCAGTTACTTTATTTATTTTATGATATATTATAGAGTCTATTCCAGATGTATATTTATAAGCTTTAATAATATCTTTTTTATATATTTCATTTAAAAAATAACAATTTTTTGTATTTATATTTAAAGGTATTTTTCTATTAGATATAGAATATTTAAAATTATATAATTCATCTATATCTATATATTTATATAAGTCTTTTCTATATTTTTTATTAATATTTTTTGCAAGTTTGTTATGATATTTAACATATTTTTCAATGTTATTTATATTATTAGATACAGAAATAGAATATAATTTAGGTATTAAAAAATTTATTTTTATAAAATCTATTAATAAATTATGATTGCTATAATACATTTTTTAATTATTATATAATATTTCATATTATAAATTTATTATATAAATGGAAAAAACAACTATAGTATGTATGTATTTAAAAGAATGTAAGATATGTCAAATAATAAATGATTTTCTAGATCATTTATCTAATAAAAATAAAATAAATTATATTAGAATTAATATTAATAAAATTGGAAATAAAGTATTAGAATTATTTAAAGATGATGAAAATATAAAAAAATTAGTAATTAAAACACCACATATATATATTTATAAAAATATTAAAGGAAAATCCACATTTATTAATATCGATAATTTTGAAATTTTGCAATATGCCATGAAATATAAAAAATCATTAAAAAATACAGATAAAAAAAAATCATTTTTAGATAGTATAATGTTAATGTGATTATGGATGAGGAAACCAATATATTTTTGCTTGTGGGTTCATAATAAACCATATACTAAAAAAATAAAAACCAGCTACTAAAGCAAATGGAACTAACCAAAATGTAAAATTCATAAACCAATATAATCCTTTTCTTCTGGTTCTTATTGATTGGGTTATTGCTGCTCTAGTTTTATTAATTGAGAGTAAAAATCCCCATATAATACCAATAATTGCTAATATCATAATAATATATATAACAGTAGCTAATAAATAATAAACTATTTCAACATTATCCATTTATATAAAAAATAATAAATAATCATTGATTATATTAACTAAATAAAATGTTTAAATATGTATTTTTGTTCATTAAATCTAATACCTGTTTCTCAATGTCTGAATTTATTAAACAATTATAAATATTTATAAGACGTGATTTTTTTAATATAAAATTATTATATTGTTTAGATAAATTTATATTATTACAATCAGGAATAAAATAATATTTATTATATAAAATATTTAAAATTTCCTTTTTTATTATAGGAAGATTAAAATATTTTAAATTTTTTTCATTTATTTCATCTAAAATTGTAAAATTATAATCTATAACAGCTTCAAAATTATTATTATTAGAATTTATATAATTGACAGTATTATATATATCTATATAATATTTTGTATAAGTTTTATTATATGTATTTTTAATTTTATTTTTTATATCATCCATAGATGTTGAAATTGGATTATTGTTTAATAATATATTAAAAAAATTTTCATTAAAATTTATTTTGTTAATATCTATACCAAAATTAATAAAATAACCCTGTGGAGTAAAATCTTTTTCAACTATAGTATTCAAAATATTATTAGGTATTCCGTTTAATGCATCATCTATATTTATGTTACATTGTCCTTGAAAATAATTATATGTTGTGTTATTACTAATATTTTCTTTTATATTATCAATTGCTTTAAAATTTTTATTATTATATAAATCTGATATTAGTCCTGATAATTGTATTGGTATTTTCATTATTATAGAAAATAATTTATTCAATAAAATAGGATCTACATTACCATAACCAAATAAATAAGTCCAGCATATTATATTATTAGTAACAACACCATTACATAAATAATTATATAATATAGAAAAATATTTTTCTGTTATATTTTCTGCTATTCCTGTAGACATTAATTTATTTATTAAATTAGGCATTTTCCATATATATCCAGGTTCTATATTATTACTAATAATTTCGCTTCTTATGTTTGCATATGAATCAATGGTATCATCTGAAGGATTAAATAAAGGATAATCTTTATTATTGTGATTTACATAATTAAAAATAGAGTCTTCTTTATTTATAAAATTTAATATTTCATCATTATTAATCTCATCATCTGTATCTTTATATAATATTTCTACACCTAAATCATATTTAGAATACCACGCAAATAATAAAAATTTTACAATAATATTATGATTATATGTATAAAGTTTATAGTCATTATCTTTGTTTAATATATGTTTTATTGACATCATAGATGATATATCATTATAATCATTTATGTTTGATTGTTTAATATTATATACATATTTCCATAAATAAAGAATGGGATAATCACTAAAATTTTTATACATATTGGTATTATCTGTATCTATTACTTCTGCAATGTATTTTTTAACATTAGGATCTTGTATGTATTTTATAAAATTTAATATAAATAATTTATATTCTAAACCAATTTTTTTATATAAATTATAATCTTGCATAGATATAAATAAAATATAAAATTTATAATTAGATATTATTTTTTTATTTTTAAATATATTACTTAGTCCATATTTATTAATAAAATCAATTAATGATGGCGTATATATTATATCTGGTTTAGATATTAAATCAAAATCTTCTTCCATTTATTAAAAATATTATTATTCTACGTTGGCTTTTAATTTATCAAATAATTCTTTATATGGTTCTAGTGTATCTTTTATTGTATTAATAATTAATAATTTATCTTCTTCGTTTTTTTCTTCTTTATATTTATTATATGATTCATAAATAGTAAAACAAAATTCACATATAAAATGGCCAATAATAAAACCAAGCATATAATAAAATATTAATACAATAAGTAATTTAGTATATTGATCACTCATTTATAAAAAAAAAAATAGCATTAGTATATTATTCGATAGGATAAAATATAGATCCTAAAGATTTATTTATTGGAGATATATCAGATGTATAAATTAAATAATAATAATAAAATAATAATAAGTTAAGAACAAAGCATATTATAAATATAATGAATAAGAATAAGGATATAATCAACATTTATTTTATTATAAATGAGCTACATATTCTTATTATTAACATTTGTAATTATTTTATTATTTATATATTATTATATACGCATAATCAATAGAGATACATATGAATTAGAAACTCAAGAAACTGAATCTATTTCTAATGAATTTGTAGACAATATCGATAATTTTAATAATGATTTAATAAGAAAATATATTTCTGATATGAAATTAGAAACGAGAATAAAAGAAGTAGAAACTGAAATTGAAACATTAAAATCAGAATTAAATAAAAAACCCGAAGTTAAAGAACTTATTGTATTAGATCAAACTAATAAAATAGATGATGAAAAATTAGTTGATGCTGTAGATAAAATAGAAACAGAAAATAAAGAATAGTAATTATTTTTTTTAACAAATATTTTTCTAATAAAATGCAAATATTCATTAAAACATTAACAGGTAAAACAATCACACTAGAAGTAGAAAGTTCAGATACTATATCAAATATTAAAAATAAAATACAAGATAAAGAAGGAATTCCTCCGGATCAGCAAAGATTGATTTTTGCTGGAAAACAATTAGATGATAGCAGAACTCTTTCAGATTATAATATATCTAAAGAATCTACTTTACATTTGGTATTAAGACTTAGAGGTGGAACGAATATAAATTATTAGAAAACATATTCTATATCTATCAATTTATCGTAATATATCTCTAATATTGCTATATAATGCAATAATATAAATAATGAAAATATATAAAGAATATTAAAAAATTTATAATAATATGATATTGTGAGAATTAAAATTATTATAATATAATATAAAATCATTTATAAAAAAAAAACACAATATAAATGTCGGACGTCGATTATGATGATGATCAATTGGAGCCTAGCGATGAAGAAGATATGGATGATCTAGTGTATAGTGAAGTTTGTGCAAATGATGAATCTGACGAATCTGAAATAAATTTATTAGATGAAATAATTAACGAAGAACAAGAAATGGAAATAATTAAAAAAATAAAAACCAAAGATAAAATTAAATATTTTAAAGGTAAAATTATAGATATGAATAAAATAAATAAAGCAAAAGAAAAATATTTATATAATATAAAATTTAATGAATTATTGTCTATATTTCTAAATTATACTAATATTTTACAAAGTGGTGGATTGCCATTATTAGATGAAATTAAATTAAAAAATAATTATAATATTGAATTATTTTCAAATTCTTCTACAACACCAGAAACAGCAGCAATGATAATGTTAATAATTATGAATATACCTATGTGTGTTAAAAAAAACAATAAAATATATAATAGAGAAGTATTAAATATAGATAAATTGAATATCGATTATATAAATTGTTATTACCAAAATGTAAAAAATATGTTACGATGTGTTACATATAATTCTAATAATAAATTTGATTTTAATAAATTTAAAATTTTATTTCCGTTATTTATAGAATATATAAATCGTGATGAAATTAGTAATGAAGAATTAGATGAAATTAAAAATGTTAAAAGAATTATAACAAATTATGATTATGAAAATTTATAACATAATATAATATACACTTCTTATTGTGTTGTAATATAATTTCTATATAATGGATGATATATATGGAATAAATACAAATTCCATTGTAAATAAAAATCCTATCACAAATGCAATTGTAAATCATGACACAAATAATGTTACAAATACCAATAAAACTAAAAATAATAATGATATTATAATTAAAACACCCATATCTAATTCAAAAAATAATAAACCAAAACCAAAATCAAAATATAAAATAGAAAAAGATACATTATCTCCATTAATAGAAAAAGACGAAAAATCAACAGTTGTTATGGAAATTGATAAAATCACATTTTCTGATGTTTTTAGACAGAAAAAAGATATTATTGATGTAGATAAACCAAAACACAATGATTTAAATAAAATTGAAATGTCAAACGTAAATTCTACAAACGCAGATATAAAAACGGAAGTAAATATAGATACAAAAACGGAAACAATTATAGATACAAATACAAACACAAACACAAATACATACACATATAAAAATACACAAAATCGAAAATTACCACCTACGCCAGATCAAGATTTAATATATAAAAAAAAAATAACTAAATTTTATAATAACTATGATTTTATGATAACTATATGTATGTTTATAATAAATTGTATAATTCTTCCATTAATTGTGATATCGGATGCATGCGAATCTTTTAAAATTGATTATATTAATTCGTTAATATGTGGAACATATTTAGTATATACAATATTAAGTATTATAATAATATTAAAAAGAAAACCACGTTGTATAATTAGAAAAATAATTATTATTTGTATTATATCTATACAATTATTTATAATTATATTATCTTCGATGGTATTCAGTATTGAAATCTTTGATACAAACGAACGTTGTTCTAAAATTTTAACAACAGTTATAATATTAATCGTAATTATAAATTTAATATGGTCTTTTGTAAAAAATATAATAATTATAATTAATACACTATTTAATTATAATATATTGCATATGAAACAAAATGTATGTGATTATATTGTATAATTATATAAAATATTTAATCTAATCATAATAGATAACATAATAAATTATTACATACAATATATTTTTATATATGTGCTTATATCAGATTGTAATATTTTTTTAAATAAATAAAATTTTTATCGATGTGTTAATATTTTCTATATAAATGGACAATACTGCAGGACAATCGAATATCGTAGATACTATTAAAAATTTAATAACTTCACAATTATCATTTGCAATAATTATTTTTATTTTACCACTAATCGGACTAATTTCTAGTAATATATATACTTCATCAAGTTCAGAATTATGGTATTCTAATATTAGATTTACGTTACCTGATATCTCTCATGGACCATATGGATTATATATTTCAACATTCTTTTATCTAATTGCAGGAGGTGCATTAGTTTTAATATATCAATATTACAATGAAGGTTTTGTTGCTAATATAAAAAGTAGAAGAGAACAATTATTTATATATTTATTTTATATGATACCTGTTTTATTCTTTTTAATATATATTTCAAATCCTATAACATATCAAACACAATCATTGTTAGCCTCAGGTGTATTATATATTTTTGCTACTTTTATATCATTAATTATATTATATTTAACATTTAATATTAATAATTATGCAAAATGGTTATGGTTAATTTTTGTTATTTGGCTTCTATATAATACTATATTTTACTTTAGTTATTTTACACCTGAAAATAATACAATGTTTTTAGCAAATAATGTATGTAATAATAATACTACACACCAAACAATAATTAAAGAACAACAACAACAAATGGTTAATATTGATCCACAACAACGAACAACTATAGTTAATCAAACTGAAGAAGATATTATAATTACTAATTAATGAAAAATAATTAATATTAAAAATGGAATATTTAAATGAAATTTTGATGGATTATTTAAGCGAATATACTTTATTACCTACGTTAATAATGAATTATCAAAACGATAATATATATATGAAAAAATTATTACATATAATAAAATGTTTTAATACTCTAATTATATTTTTTACTTTTACTAGATTTATTTGGGTAATAAATACTGTAATAATATCATTTTTAAATTTACTATATTATATTATTGATATATGTTCTATGTTTGGTTTTATAATTATATTGATTATGTCTTATATATATAAATAATTATGATAATATTATCTATTGATATTGGTGTAAAAAATTTAGGATTATCAATGATAAGTTTAATAGATAATAAATGTAATATAATATGTATAAAAGAAAATTTACCCCCTTTAACATCATGTAAATTATATAATAAATTAAATAATATATATAATAAATATTGTATATATAATGTTGATAAGGTAATTATCGAACAACAATTTAGAGGAAGAAAAAATATTTTTTATTATGGATATATATATTCATTTTTCGAAAGTAAAAAAATATCAGTTCAAAGTACGAAACCATATACATTTAATTTAAACATTAAATCATACAAACTAAGAAAATTACACACTATTAATATTTTTAAAAATTTAATAAAAAATACAAACACTTCTATTTTATCTGAATATACAAAATATGATGATATAGCTGATGCTACATGTATCGGTTTAAAGTGGTTAAATATAAATATAAATAATATTATAATTGAATCTATTCAAATAATATAGTATAATAAATGCTTATATTTACAATAGTATTAGATATATTAGCATCGCAATGTTTTTTTGCTTCTGTGTCATATTTAATCGAAATTGTAAAAACTGGAATAGGTGGATATTTTTCATATAAATATTCTTATAATAATTTTATATATAAATATTTTATATATATACAATCGTTGGTTGCATGTGTTTTATTTTTAATTATAGGTTTAATTGTATTTAGTATAGCAGATTATGTTAAATCTACGTGGAGTAAATAAAAAATATCTATGAAATTTTATTACTTATATGGATATCAATATGTTTGGATATATAATTATATTTTTAATAATAGCAGAAATATTTGCTCATACAGACATAGAATTATGTTTATATTTAAATAATATAGAATATAAAGAAGATATAAATTTAATTAATTCTGATAGTAATATATTATTGAAACATTATAATAATTTAATAATAGAATGTGATAATGAATATAAAATAATTAATAGTATAAATATTTCACAATATAAAAACATAACTAATAATAGAATAATATATTATAAACATAAATGTTTTAATAATAAATCTTGTTTGTTTGTTTATTCAATAGAATATAATATATTATATTTATTTTTAATAAAAAAAAAAATATTAAGTGTTAAGGAATATGTATATATGAATGATGATATTTATAATAACTGTATAAATAATATTGTAATTGATGAAAGATTATTTAAATGCAATAATAATTATATATTAAATCCTGAATTATTTCTAAAATATATTAATGATTATAATAAAAAATATACAATATATATATTGATAATAATTATTATAATATTATTATTAATAATAACATTATTAAGTATATATTATATAAGAAAAAGTAAAATAAAAAAATTAAATATATATGATAAAATTATGATTTCATAAAAATGTATATAAATATAATATTGATATATATTTTAATAATTACTAATAGTAATTGTATAAAATTAAAATTTAATAATAAATATATTTGTAATGACACAAATGTTATAAATATATTAACATGTATAGATAAAGAAAGTATATGTTGTTTAAAAAAATATAATAACAGTATTATAAGTGATAATAATATTAGTTATGTTAATAAAAATTTTATTGCAAAATATCCTATATTCTGTTATAATAATATTATTTATTTTATAAAGAATTCAGCAATTTATAATATATATAATAAAACAATAAAATTATTTAATTTAACAAATGAATACAAATTATCTACTAATAACATAGCTTTAATTAATTATAATAATTATAGTTTTGATATAAGATATAAATCAGGATTATATATAAAATATGATTATATAATTCCATTCATTAAATATTTAACAAAGAGAACTAGATTTGAAAATCTAAAATTAAAAAAATCTATATTAAACAATATGATATATATAAATGGGTCTATTTTACTTAATAATAAGCCTATTGTAAATAATAAAAAATATACTTATATAATTTTAATAATGTGTATGCCATTAATTATATTAATTATAGCTTTAATATTTTTTCATATTTGTGTACTTATATTACAATTTTCTAGTCAATAATAAAAATTTAATATGACATATTAGTCAATATTCCATTTGTATTCTCGTCTTTGAATATTTTTGTATTACTATTTTTTAAACTATTATCTATACAAAAAACTCTTTTCCAATTATTATTAATAGATAATAATAATAACAATCCTAATACGGCTTGTATGACATAATTCCAATTAAACGTATCGCTAACTAATCCAGGAATAGGTAAGAATATATGAATCAGAGCTAATACTACTAAAATGATAATAAATATGTCCATTGTATCTACAAAGAATATAGCATAGAATACAATGGCAATACTAACACCATATTCTAATGATACTAACAGCGATATAATTACAAATAATATAAACGAAATTAATTTATTATTTATTCTAGCACTAGCTAATAATGCTGCTGTAGCAATAAATATTATAAAAACTTCTTCACTTATATTATTAACAAAGAAATCCGGAACATTATTTTCTAAATTAGCAAAAATAGAAATATCTGCTTCTCTGGATTCATTATTAGTATCTACACTAACATTCATATCTTGTGTTATATTATTATCGACTGATACATTATTATTATTATTATTATTATTATTTTTATATATAGGATCAGTAATAGGATTTAACATGGCATTAGTTGGAACATAAGGATTGTTTGAAGGCATTACATAATATTTTTTTCCAGCTTCGGTTGTGTTACCAAAAGCTGATATATTTTGTGACAATGAATCATTAATATATAGATCTTCCATTATTTATATTTACTTAAAATATAGATATTTTTTATAATTGTGTATATATAAATAATGAATCAAACATATATAAATCGGATGAATAAAAACATAAGTGTTTCAAATATTGATGAATGTATTGATGTCCTTTATATTAAATATAGTAATGATATATTAATAACTAAAATTTTAAGCGAAATAGAATATATAATTTATGAATTCAATACTAGTGATGTGGTTACAAATGATATGATAAAAAAATATAAACATGTATTAAAATTATTTTTAAAAATGAATAATATTAAATATTTTAACGAAGATTATATTATTTTATATACATATTTGACATTTTATTCTAATATTATATTACATATGAAAGATGGAGAAAATAATATTTTAAAAAATAGAGTATTCGAATTACCAGAAGTTATAAATAATGTATATATTAATAGATATATAAATTTAAATATTGAAAATATTGTATTAGAATCTATTAGAAAAAATTTCAATAATAATATAAATGTACAAGATTTGATATATAGTTTAAGATCAGATCAAGAATTTAATATAAATATAAAAAATTATATACATGATATTATTAAAAATGACAATAATATTATTGATCAATTAATTTCCAGAATACCCATTGATATTATAATAAAAAATAAAGAATTTATTGATAAATTAACTAATTATATTAAAAATTATATATCAGATGATAAATTAGTAAATATTATATCTAAAAATCCATTATTTTTAAATAATATTAAAGAATATATAAATGAAAATATAAAAATTAATAATATTATTAATAAAATAGTAACTAATGATGATTTTTTATATTTTATTAATAATTATAATAAAAATTACGATTTTATAAATTTATTTAAAAATAATGAAGATTTTATTATTTTTTTAAAGAATATAATAAATAATGATTATATTAATAATATATTATCATCGGATGAATATAAAAATATAATTGATATGGAAATAATTAAATCAAAAAATATAGATATTATAATGGATTATGTAGAAAAAAATAGCGATGTTATAAAAAAATTAAAACAAAAAATATCAGACGATGAATACTTATCTAATTTAATATTATCAAATGAAAATTTTTTAAAAAAAATTAAAGATATTATTAGCAGTGAAAATATAGATATAGATTCTCTAATTAATAGTTTAAATATTAATGAAAAATTTAAAAATATTTTAAAAGAAATTATAAATAAGGAATTTTTAAAAGGAAATGATATAATGGATTTAGTTAATAATTTTAATGATTATAAACAATATAAAAAATCTATTGATGAAAAAATAGATGATATAAATATTAAACAAGATGAAATTAATACACATCTATCATCTTTAGATGTTTTAATATCTCCATATCAAAATCTTAGAACTTATATGAATGATATAGATACTATGATTGAATCTATATATGATAAATATGATAAACAAATATTAAATCTATATCAGGAAACTGAAAAACTACACGATCATTATAAACAAAATGTAAATTCTAGATTTCGACAATTATCTGATGTTAGTAATTCGATTGATGAAAAATATGATAATTTTATAAAAAATCAGAGTGCTATTATAAATAAAATAAACGATAAAGAAAGTTATTTTTATAACTACGTCGAAGATATATCTAAAAATATAAAATTAACTAATGATGATTTACTAATTAAATTTAACAATATAATAGAAAATTTAAATAGTGGTGATGTAACAAATTTGATAGATATAAAAAATATTGATTTATCAGAAGATATTAAAATTTTTATAAATAAAATATTACCAGAATTAATAAAAAATTTTTTAAACGGAGAATATGTAAACTCTGATAAATTTAAAAATATTATTAATGAAAGTGTTATTAATAATATAAATACAGATTATATATTAAATATTATAAAATCTAATATTCCTACTGAAAATAGTATAATTACAAAGGTAGAATCTAGATTAAAAAATTATATTGATGATAAATTTTATGATATAAACAATAGTATAAGTTTAATTAATACAGATATTAGCACTAATAATGCTAAAATATCTGAAATTGCCGCTGATATCGAAAAAATAAAAAATAATATTAGCGAAAATATTAAAACTATACCTATCGAGGATTTTAATGACGAAAAAGCAAAAATAGATAAAATATTAAAATATTTAGAAATAAATCCTGTTTTGTTACAATCTAAATACGCAAATATTAAAGAATATATAAAAAGTTATACTTCAAGAGCAAGTTTGCAAATAAAAAATATAATAATAAATATTTTAGATAAAATATTATCTGATAATAAAATAAATATAGAAGAATTATCAAATTTTGATAGTTTGGATGATAAAATATTAAAATCAATCGATTTATTAAAATTAAATCAATTAGATGAAATTAAGGAATTATTATCTAAAACAAAAACAGAAATATCGTCAGAATTTGATGAAAAAATAAATGCAATTAATGAATTATTGTTACCTTTATTAGAATCAAAAAATGAAAACATAGCAGGAATATATGATGAAATTAATATAATATCTAATAAATATAATGAAATATTAACAAAAATTGATAATATGAATTATTTACAATTAGAAGAAAAAATAGAAAATGTGTTGGATAATATAAATTATGATTTTATTAATGTTATAGATACGATAAAAAATAATCTAAAAGAAATAAATGATTTTATATATAAAAATTATAGTCAAGGAAATATACCAAAATATATAACTGAAACAGAAAATACCTTAAGAGGTTATGCAGAAACATTAAATAAGATTATAATATATATAAATTCTTTGGAAAATGCTCCTAGAATTAATACATTTTCAGTTCCGAAAACTAACGTTTCTAAAAAAAGTAAATCTACTAATGTAGATGTTGCTAATTTAATAAAATATAATAATATGTATGAAAAGAAAAGAAATCCACTTAGACAAGCTGGATTTGTTCAAGAATATAAAAACCCAATATTAAATGTAATATATAATGATTTTTTAAATAAATATATTAATAAAATCAATAATACATTCAATATTAAAATATTAAATAATTCATATAAAAAAATATTGTTTGAATATGACAATAATTCGAATAGTATAAATGATATTATAAAAAATATATATACATATAAAACGGAAGATATTTCTTATTATATATCAATAAAAAAATATATAAATATTTTAAATTATAATAAAAAAAATGTTTTATTTAGTTTATTTAAAAGATATGTTAAATATGGATATTTAATGTTAAAATTTAGAATTATTTTAAATAACAATAATAATACAAATGATATAGTATTATATTTTATTAAAAAAATAATTACAAATATTATAAAATATAACGTAATTTATGATTATATAGAATCATCTTATGATTTATTAATAAATGACACAAAATGTAATTTAATTAATCTATCTCATAATATATTATTAGATTATATACATACATTATTTTTATATAAGTGTTATAATAAAAATTTTTTATATGATAAAAATATATTTTATATACATTATAATAATAATGTAAATGACTATATAAATATAGATAAATTATATTGTATTAATTATTTAGAATTGTCTGTTATTGATAAAAAATATTATAAATATTTACTCAACTTTAAAAATAAAATATTTGAAGAACATATTAAATATTTTATATATAATGATAATAGTATAAAAGAAAATATTAATTATATGATTGACAAACATATTATAATAAATAATAATATAAAAAATAAATTTAATCTAACCAATAATTAAATAATCCAGAATTAAATATGAAATCATTAACAAAACTTATAGACATTTTTTCATTTCCTTTGTAATTATGATTATTTATAGTATCTTTCATATATTTTTTTAATAAAAATTTATTTTCTATATGTTCGTTTAACTCTGGATCTATTGTTTTTAAATTTAAAAAAAAATCATATTTTAATCTATAAAAAAAATAATATATATCGTTAATTATGTTATTATATAATAATATTGGAGAATTTTTAATTCTATTGTTATCTAATCCTTCTATTCTAGATAAATCAAAATCTGTTAATTTTAATATATATAATTCTTTAAATATTATATTCCTATTGTTATATTTTATTATTAATTTTTCTTTATTTACATTAGGAAAAACTAATATATTATTGGGTTTTATATCATTGTGAAAAAATATCATTCTATCTTTGTTTGGTATACATATTAATAATAAAACAACTAATACAATATGTCTTATATATCTATTATTTACTTCATATGCAATATTTCCATTTATCATATCTGGAACATATGTGTCATTATATATTGAAAGTTTCAACTCATTCGACGCACATATAGCTAAAGGCATTATTATAATAGATCCATATATTTTGTCTTTATAATCTTTATTAGTTAATAAATCTTTAATAGTACTTAAATAATAAATTATTGATGAATAATTATTAATCATTATAACATTAAAAATATTTTTAAAATATTTTTTATAAAAATAAGTAAAACATTTATATAATAATTCTTCATCTTTTGTTAAAGATCTATAAATACTATTCATTTTATTAAAATCTAAATATGTATTATATATATCAATATTACTATAATTTTTATCTAATATAAAATTAATTAATAATAAAATTATATTATGCATACTTATTATATATATCAATCCATTGAAATTTATATTCTTTATTAATGTATATGGTAATAATATTAATTTGTCTGCGTTTGAATAAGATATAATACTAGATAACATCCTGGGTATTACAAATTCATGTATCTGATTATTAGTTGGATTTAATGATATTTTAAAACAAAAACTTTCATTAATACGAACAGTCATGCCATATCCTCCAGTATGTATATGATATATATATTGATTAGCCATATATGGTTTCATTTTAAAATATGGTTTAAAATAATCTGTTTCAGTTACATTTGTAATATCATTAATAATTTTATATTTAAATTTATTAATTTTTTTTATATTTTTAAAGTTTTTTTCAATGTTAGAAAACGAAAAATCATTAACAACATTATTTATAACTTCACTACATAAATTTTTATCAGCTTTTAATTCATTTATATGTGAACCAGCTATAAATAGTACTTCCTTATCACCTTCAAACATATCATATATTTCAATATTACTCATTTATATATAATGGCAATGTAATATAAAATTTATTTATATTGATTATTAAATTTTCAACGTGTCAAAATACTACTTAACAATGATTTATCTACATTTAGTTTTTCTCCAACATTAGGTTGTGATCCTCCTTGATTTTGATAATTACTATTATTACTACTATTATTACCCATATTAGGTTCTCTACATCTTCTGTCTCGACTACCGTCTACATTAGGAGTACAGCCAGGTCCTTGTCCATACGTATCATTATTATCATAATCATTACTATCATTATTATAATATCTATTACTATTACCGTCATATCTATCATATCTACTTTGGTTACCTTGGCTACTTTGATTTCCTTGATTATAAGATCTACCATATTGTTCATATCTTTGTCTATTTGGATTATTAGAGGGTAGATTTTTACCTTGTGGACCATATCCACCATCTACAGCACCAGCTTCCATTTCATTATAATAACCTTTATTTAATGATCCGATTAGTGATTCATGCAAACCACCAGTATTACCAAACATTCCAGTAATTCCTCTAAAAGCATTCATAAAACCGTCTAATTGAGATGTATTTAAAAGGGCTAATAATTCTCTTCCTCTACCTCCCATTCTTCCATTATTTACTTTTACAACTTTGACATAAGATGGCATATTCATGATATCATTGGCTAATTTCATAGCAACCACGTCAGTTGTAGTATCTGTCATTTATATAAAAATAATTTTATAAAAATTGATTATTATAAATATGTCCGAATTCGATTATGATAAACTGCGTGCTAAACCATTTAATATGGCAATTATAGGAAAAACAGGATCAGGTAAAACTACATTTTTAAAGAATTTATTATTAAAAATTGGTTACGGATTTTATAAATTTATATATTTAATTACTAGTTCTGAAGTTAACTTTAAATCAAATGAATATTTTAAATTTATTTATCCCAATCATGTTTTTTATCTTTATTCGAATAACAAAGACAAGGATGTTAAATATTTATTACAAGCATATTTAGAAAAAATTAAAAATTTTAGTTTTGAAATGAATCAAAAGTGTGAAAATTTTAGAACATTAGTTATTTATGATGATATTGGCAAAGACACAAAAGATAAATTAAGTAATTTTACAAATGTGTGCAGACATTCGTTAGTATCAAATATTTTTCTAGTTCATAGATTAGAACATTTAGATACAACTACAAGAGATAGTTTATCATATCATGTTATAAATTCCGAATCAGAAAATATGGATTTAATACCTTGTAATAAAAATCTAAGAAATTCATTACTTGCATCTGTGATAAATATTTTTAAAGATCGCGAACAATCAAAATATTATATATATTGTATAATATATGATTCTGTATCTTATTCTTGTTTAATATCAGACGATGATTTAGAAAATATAAAAAATGAAGATAAATATGTATTTTATACTGATTCCGTGATTAAATCTCATATACTAAATTAATTTCTTATGATTGTAATTTATATTATTTTATTAATATAAAATAATAAATTTCAATATGAAAAAATAATATAACATCAATGTATATTATGGATCTAAAATTATCATTAATAATTGTATGTTTTTTAAATTTTATATGGAAAACTGCTATTATAGTATCTGGATTACTATATTTATCTATAATATGTAAAATAGAAATTATTACATTGTTAGCAATAATAAATTCATTAATTAATAATATAATAATTATAGTATTATTATTTATAATAATGTATTATAATAACAAATATATAAAAATATATATTATATTATATATTTCGATAATAATTAATATAATAATTATAATATTATACGCATATAATGATATATATATTGATATATTAAATTATATAATTGCTATAATATTAGATATATATTTTATAACAATTATATTTAAATATAATAATTTATTTATAATAGACAATTATTCAAATCAAAATAACGAAGAATATATATTAAATGATATAAATGTATAATTAAAAGAAATTGAAAAAATAATATAAAATTATTGATATAATATAAAAATGCCTTATTTTATTGTAAATAATTGTTTTGAGTTTATAGATTTAAAACAAGGATCTATTATAATAGGTTATATAAATATATTATGGAATATATTAAATATAATTATATTTGGTATAACTATAGATAGAATAAATAGTTATGATTTTAAACACGATGAATTGGTTATATTATATAATATTGTTACAATAGAGATTATTAGTTCAATTATATCTATATTTATAAATATTTTACTATTAATTGGAATATATAAAAGAAATACTAATTTTATAAAATATTATATAATATATTCTTACGTTTTAACATTAATATATATTTTAAATTTACTATTTTATTTATATTATATTTTATATACTGGAATTGTATTATTTATTGCTATTATATTATTTAATATATATTTCTTAGTTATAATAAGAAGTTATTATTACAAATTATCTGAAACAAATTCCATTATCAATAATGTAGATATTTAATAATATCTTCTCAGTGGTAACATATCTACACCATTAGTATATTCTTGTGCGTATATTATAATAGTTCCATATCTACTAATTATATCGATGGCTTCTGCCTCTTGAATAATTAATGAATCTGTACTTACGTAACCTTTTTCAAATTTATCGATAATATTATTAATAGATGAAAAAGTACTTTTCCATTCTTCGTAATCTTTATCTAAATATTGATTAACTTCATAATTATTTAAATTCAATGATTTTTTATATTCATTTCTTAGTATTTTATCTAATAAATCTTTCTTTTCGTTACAAGAATACATTAAATCTGGATTATATCTAATCCACCCTTTTTGTGTTTTTACAATAGCAACTGTTCCTAATGATATAGGATTCTGTATACATGTATCTAAATCAACATATTTTGATATTTTGTAACAAACGGCCGCTCTTAATTGAAACATATTACAACCAATGGTAATATTTTGATCTAAATCTACATATTTAGTTAATAATCTATCAGAAAATTCGTCAGGTAAACCATAAGAATATGATTGTTTAATTAATCTAGGTATAGATAAAATGAACATACCTGTTGATTTTAAAGCTACATTTGTCATAGGATTAATACTTCTAAAACCACTATTACAATATGTTATACTTTGCATACCTGTGTTTCCGCCTATCGAATCCAAAATATATTTAGGAGACAAAATAACTTTATTAACAATAGGATCGTAATAAATATATTTCATTAATTCTTGAGTGAATTTTATATTTTGATTTTCAAATTGATTGTATTCAGATATTTCATATTCAACAAAAAATACAGTTTCTGTTCTAAAATCAGATGATATATTTTTCAGAACAATTGTTGGAGCATATGACCATATTTTTAAAATTGCTGATAATAAAGCTTCTTGAGAAGATCTGACATTTTTAATATATAAATTTTTAAATATATTCATTATAGGAGCTACTGTGTTTCCTGTAACTGTGCCTTTAATAATTTTTAATATTAATCTTTTAATCGACATAGATAATAATATACGACTTAATTCAGTATAAACATCAATTTTATTACTAAGTCCTCCAGATTGATTTGAATAGTATGGTTCTCTATCAGATAATCTAAAAAGCAATAGATATATATTTTTATATGCGCTATAATCATCTGTCTGTAACTCTTGTTGTAATTTAAATAAATCTTGATTTACAACAATATCAAATAATACAGGTATTCTTGTAGAAAATAAAGCAAATAATATTGATGGAACATTAGGTTCGTCTGGCACATATTTAATGTAATCATTACAATCTGCAATATCAGTATATTCCACACTGGCTACTTTTAAATTATTTAAAAATGAATCATAATCTACTAATGTTGATAAATTATATACTTGTCTTAATTGTTGAATAAGATCATTTGTATTAATATTAATAGTTGATAATAATGAATGATTTATTGTTTTATTTTTATAAAAAGCTGCAGCCAATCCGATTATAGATTTCATATCATTTTCGTTTAAAATAACATCCTTAAAAGGAGATGTGATAATTAATCTATTAATGTCGTGAACTGTATATGTTAAAGGTGATTTTGGTAAATTATTAGCTACATATTCAGCAATTTTCTTAATATGATCTTCTTTTGTGTTCATAATATCTAATTGTTTTTGAATTTTATTACCAGATTCTGATTTTCTTTTTTTTTGATTTTGATTATTAGATGATTTTACATTAGAAGCTCCTGCACTTTTAGAACACGATGCTATTAAATTATCTCTTGACATTTCTGTCGCCATACTAGCCATTAATTTACCATTAAAACACCCACATTCTATACCACATTCGTGTTTTATATATCCGCCATCTAATCTATCTACAGATAATGTATCAAATAAATAATCATCCATAGCACTATCATTAACACAATTACAAATATTATCAGATGTTACACCTGCTATTAAATAATTACGATTAGATATATTTATACTATCCATTTCAAAAACATTCATTTATAAAAAAAAATTTACTCTATATTTTATAATTTATGAAAAAAAAATATATATTTTTAAATGAAATCAAATTTAATTAATTTAATTGATATACTTAAAACAAAAACATATGTTATTAATCAATATGAGAATAAAGAAAATTATATATATTTTGATGGAGATTCATATAAATATGTTAAAGATACCATAGATGAAAAAACTGATAATATTATATTAACTACAGAGATAAAAAATACTAAAATAATATATTATATATATAAAAATATTAAAAATAATTTCAATATCAACGAATCTGATGTTTATCCAGAACCTATAATAATGCTTGATAATATTTTATCACAATATAAAAAAATTATTAATGTATTTAATAATGAATTATTGTGTATTCATTATCCAACAATGGTAAAACAAGACAATAAAACAATAAGTCATGTATCAGATAATGTAGGTATAGAAAATTTAAAACCATCAGCTGATTCATCATTAATTGAATATAAAATTTTATATCATCCAGTGTATATGAAAGAATTAAAAATAATATCATATAAAAGAAGTGACATGAATATATTAACATCTGATGATTATAGAAGATGTAAACCCATATAATTTTTTTTGAAAAAAAATAGATATTTAGATTATATAATTATGGATTATATATTTATTGATGTGTTTAGAAAAATAAATAAACACAATATTAATATAAAACAATATGTAAACAAACAATCCAACTCTTTTCATTGCATAATATATATATTTTTAGTATTGTTTATATTAATATCATTAATATTAATATTAGTTTTTAAGTATGTTAATATAATAAAAAATGTATTAATAATTTTAACTATATTTTATGTTGTTATATTAATTGTAATATTAATATTTATTATATCAATAATAAATATATATTTAGTTGCGTTAGTTAATTTGATAATAGATCAAAATAAATTAGTTAAATCTATAAATTTACCTCCACCTGATTATGAAACTATTTAAATTTTTTTTGAAAAAATATATAAATATTAATAATATATTATTTAAAATGTTATATTCTATATTAAAAAAAAATAAAAATTTACAAGATTATGAAAATGAAATCAATGATTATGTTAATAATAAATTTAAAAATTTATATATTATTATGAGTATATCTATATCATTATTTATGATTACAGTAGGATTTATATTATTATTTTATGTTTCAATATCTATTAAAAAATATTTAAATTACGATATTATTATATGTTTATCAGTAATTTGTATTGTTTTTGGTACATTTGTATATCTGGGAATATTAACAGAAATCAAAATGTCAGCACTAGAAAATATAATCATAAGACAAAATAAAATAATTAAAAAAAATAAACCACCATCTTATAATTCTATATTTATAAATACTATTCAGTAATTATTTTAGCAGGATTATTTCTTATATTATATTCATCTGATTCTACATTTACATAATCAATAGGTATTTCATATTGTGGTGGATATATACTATTATTTTTATTATGTAATCTATTCCAATTTGCTCTAGCGACTTCTTTAGAATTTTCATAATTTTTATCTTTAAAATTTTCTAATATAACAGTTAATATATAATGATTATTATTATCATAAAACCACGGATCGTTAGTTATAACTTTAACTTTACAATTATTTATTAATTTTTTATCTATCAATATAGCATCTGGGTTACTACATCCTTCAAAATTATTTACAGTTGACATGTTATTGTATGGAAATAATGATAGTTTTTCATTTAATTTCGATTTATTCATAGCTAATTGTATTAATTCGTTCCTTAAACCGAAATATCCACCAATTATTAAAATATCGTCAGAGAATTCATTATATATAAAATCGAAAATATATTGTATTATTTTAAATGTTTCTATACTAACATATTTATATATTGGATCATACATTTTATAAATGTTTATTAATCTTAATTTGTTTCCAGCAAATTGACCAGAAACTATTCTAACTGGTATAGAAATAAAATATCCATCATAATCAGTTTTTTTATCATATATTTCTGATCTAGCAGAAGGATCTGACATAAATATAGAATCTGTGCTAACACCAATAAACATCTGAGAACAATCTGATTCTATATACGAAGAATATGTATAATATCCAGATAATTCTGATTGTGTGTGTAAATTATCATTATCAATATTAATTCTTGGAAAATTTAATGATTTATCTTCACGATAATCAATAATTTTATTTTCGTGTTTAATATTAGCATTATTTATAAATAGAATGTCTGTTTTTTTCATATTAGCTAAATTTATATTATGAACTGCGTGTTTTAATGGTAATCTATCAGTATAATGTATTGAAATATATAAATTAGTATCATCACAACAAGTATTATTACAATTTAACGATGATTTACAATATAATTCATTAAATTCGTCACAATTCATTTTGATTCTATTTTTTTTATTCTTTACTATTATATTATTGTTACAATTTAAGTTACTATCGTTATTTTGAATATGTTTAGTTGAATATATTAAAGGATCATAATCATTATTAATTATATTTTCTTGTGGTTTTTCCATTATTAATTGTTTTTCTAATTGCTGTGGTGGTATTGTAATTTTAGAATATCCTGGAGAGTTAATATCAAAACTTTCTACTTGATAATATGGCATAATAGATAACCAAATAATACCTATTAAAACACCAACATATAATATTAACACTCCGGTGATTATTGAACCTACTATTAATCCGCTTGTCATTATTTATTAGTATATAATTATAATTTTTGAAATAAAATAATAAAAAATAAAAATATTATACAAACATTAATAATTTTATATTTTTGAAATATTAATATTAATAATAAATAATTATTAAATAATTAATATAAAAATGACTGAACAACAAATTACTGAACAAAAAATGTCTGAACTAAAACTATCTGAACAAAAAGATATTTCACCTAAAACCATATTCAATCATATTATAGAAATATTAAGTGAAATGGAAAAAAGAATGGATTGTAAAATATGTGACGATATTAAAACATGCGTTCATTGTATTGTGTGTAATACTAATAATTGTATTGATCATTCTATAGGAAATCTTCTTAAATTAAATAAATGTAAGTTTTCAAATAATTATTGTACTTTTGTTGTTAATGTCGAACATCAACAATATGCATTAGTTCCATCAAGAATTGGTGGAAATGTGCTTATAATGGCTTTAGATAAAAGTAAAAAAAATTATGGTTATGATAACTATGTATGTGTGTCGGTAAAAAATCATCATAATTTAGATAAAGTTATCGAATGTGTGCATAATAAATTAAATTTGTCTGTTTATACTGATGATGGTGAAACATTTAAACCATTTGATGAAGTATATAGCGGTATTAGTAAACATTCAGACACATCTATAAATCATGATTATGTTAACGGAGATTTTAAAATATATTTAAAGAGAAATAAATATTCTACTATTAATTTTATTTGCGGAGATACTAAATGTTTGATTAACATAGACACAATCTTTAATAATTTTAAAGATATGGACGAAGATGTTAAAAAATTTATAAAAACATTTAAAGTTAATGGATTAGTATTGCCTAATAAAATAACATTTAGAAGAGATGCTAAAAATATTTTAAGAACTAAGATATCTTGGTTTGTAAAATTAGTCGCCGAATTTCCTAATCCTAAAAAAGAAAATGTAGATGAAGAACAATCAAATTACGAAGATGAAATATCTCCGAGTGTTTATATTAATAAATTAAACGATTTAGTTAAAAAAGATTTAAAAGAAAAATCTGATAATAATAAATAATTTTATTAACATGTATCAAACACACTATCATTATTAATTTCATTATCATTATTAAATACATCTTTTAGTAAATTTTTATATACTATATCATTATTTCTATTATATTTATAAAAACTATCTTTACAAATATCACATAATTTTTTTAGAAATTCAAGATTTATTGTTTTATTTTCTACATTTGCATTAGATCTTTTTAATGCTCTAACTAAATCAATACCAGCACTTAAAGTGGTAATAATTTTAATTATATCTTTAGTATTACTATGGATATTACTAATTATTGTTTGGATATTATTTTTTAAATCTTCGTCAATTTTTATATTTTCATTACTATATTGTTTTAATAATGTTCTAATATTTATAAGATATTGTGTTGGTATTTTTTCCATACAAGAATAACGATTAAAAACATTATTAATAGATGATAACATTTGTGACTTTAATATCATAGCATTGTCTTCTAAATTATTAATAGTTGTTTTTTTTAATAATTTTCTTAGTTTTTTCATTAAATCATTAGTAATCATATTTACATCATTGTAATTAAAATTATCATTAATATCTTCATCAAACTGTATATCCAATATATCGCTAATACTTTCACCAGCAAAAATTTTATCATACATTTTATCAATTATGTTTGTTTTCATATAAATGTTTTGGGGAATATTATCAGTTATAATATCGACAATATCAACGCTACCAGCGCTATAAATATTATTTTGTATTACTTGTCTAAATATATCATTATCCAAATTAAACATATCTCTATTCATTATATCTAATATATTGTCGGAATCAGTAAAAGATGTATCTATATTAATAAGTAAATCTAAAGGATTTGATTTAATAGGAATACAACAATCATGACCTGCATTATTAGATCCAGCTGTTAATGTTGTATTATTTGTTCTATAATAATTTAATACATATCTTAAATATGCAAGTATTGGCGACAATATATTAATTACTACATCTGATAATTCCTTACTTTTTACCATATCTGGGTAGTTTCTTGATAATATATATATCAAATTACGAGCAGATACTTGTCTATCTGTTTGAATGTAATATGAAAAACCAATACTAGTATTTCTTCTTGATAAAGTAGGAGAAAATCCCAATAAATCTAATAAAGTTATTGCTAAATATAATTCTTGGTTTGGTGGTATTGATATTTCAGAATGACCTGGATCTGTATCTCTTACCATAACATAAAATTGTATTAAATCTTTAATATCTTTACATTCTGCTAGTTTATTCATAAATTTATAATTTCCTTTTTTTGATAAATTTAAATGTTTTTCATTATTATTTATATTATAATTTACAGGATATGAGTACATAGATCTTAATTTATCTGAAACTTGTTTAAAAACATCATACATAGTTCTGTTTGCTGTATAAGGATAAGGTATTATACATATTTTTGTAACATCGTTATTATTAATATCATGATATAAAACGCAAGTAGATGACCCATCATCGTTTATTTGTCTTCCTAAAATAAGACAACTATCCAAGATAATAGTTTTAATGTATAATGGAAATTTATTAAAATCATCTATAGATATGCCAGACCAAAATAATGTATCATATAAATAATTTTTACTTTTATTAACAAAAACACTCTTGGGTTCTATTATTGTTTCTTCGACATTAAATGGATTAAATCTCACTCTTCTAGCTCTTTTTGTAGTTTCAGTTGAGATCTCTTCTTCAATTGGAGGTTCTTGAATTATAGCTTTTCTATATATTTTTCTATTTATAGGTTGATTATAAAAAATAATATAGTATATGGTGGGTAATAGTGATATAAATGATTTATAATTCATTTTAATATTAGTGTCATATAAAACATTATCTTTATAAATTCTAATTATTTCTAGATTGTCATTAATAATTTTTTTAATATCTAAATTTATATTATAATTATTAATATATTTTATTTTTAAATTATTTAGATCATCATAAGTAATATTAATAAAATCTGTATTTTGAGTATAAACTTGTGATAAATTATTTATTATATTTTCGTTAGTTATATTATTTTCAATAAAATTATTTATGAAAAATGCCATTGCTTTTTTATACACATTTGATGTGTTATCTTCGTTACTACTGATGTTAAAATAATTTCTACTTGCATAATTTACTATTATTTCTGGGTTTGTGGCTATTATTAAATTATATCTTGATTGTTCATCTTCATCTAATGTTATATTAATAATATTATTATTGATATTTTCTTTAATAATATTTATAGAATCCAAATTAACGCTATTTTTTGAATTTAAATTATCTTTATAATATTGTTTTATTAATCTTTTAGATTCATTAAGTGTGGTTATATCATTTTCGTAATATCTTTCTAATAAATATAATAATATACTTACAAATGAATCTAACATATATAAATTGCTAATATTTTTATTTTGTTTGCTTTTTTCATATATAATGCGACGTAATCCCACTAAAACATATAATTTGCTTGAGTTTGGTAAATATTCACTATATATTTCATTCAATAATAAATAATTTGTATCGTTCATTATTATATTTAATATATCTTCTACATTTGTATCCATTATGTTATATAGATATATTGATTTTATAATATTATTAATAATTACATCATAATTTTCAATAATATTTTTATTAGTATTGATATCTAAATAATTATTAAAATCACCCACATCATTTATAGAATTATATCTACTATTTGATATATCAAAATATGATAATTTCTTTGTAAAATTATTATATTTATTTTTTAAACTTTCGTCGATTAAATTAGCGTTAGGTACATCTTTATTTTCTTCAGGATTACTAGGATCTAAAATAATATATTTTTTTGTGATGTTATTATAATATAATTTTAGAAAATAATTAATAAATGGAATATATTGGGTATAAAAATCAAATTTATCTTCATTATCAATCATTAAATAGTTATCTACTATTGCCCATATATACTTAGATGAAGGGTCTGATTGACTTAATAAATAACCATAACCATTATCAGGAACACCGCTAAAAGTTACTACTCTTCCTCCTCTGATTCTTGATTCTGATTCATAGTGTGATAATCTATATTTTAAAAATTCCGAAGTATGTTCTGGAAAATAATTAATTTCGTTTATAATAGAATATACTTTATCGTCATATCTTATATTATTTTTTATAAAATCCATTTCGTTATATGCATATCTAAGATATAAATTATTTACAAATTGTTTAACATATTCATCTTTTCTATCTGCATTACTAATGTCTCTAATTGTTAATAAATCTAGTGGATGATAATAAATATATTTAAATAATTCTTCTATTTTATATGTTTCATTATTAATAATAATATTTTCTTTCATCGAATCAATTAAATTTCTAAATGGTAAATTACGAATTATAAAATCCGTAAAATGATTCATATACTTTTCTTTATTATTTCTCATTTAAATAAAAAAAAAACTAAATAAATGCATGTATCAAAATTAGTTGAAGATAATAATGTAATAGATATATATAATAATGAAAATTATCCCGGAAAAATACAAAAACATTTATTTCCTACAAAGATTGAAAATTATAAAATGTTATATAATTATTTAAATAACGATGAATTTTCTATTGTTGAAGAATGTCAAGAAGATTTAATAAGTAATTGTAGTAGTATTAATAATGACATAGGAATAAGTAAATTATATGAAGAAGAATGTATGGAAAATAATATATTAATAGATGATAGTGTTAATAATAATGAAATAAAAATATCAATCGAGGATCATAATATCATTCCGTCAAAAAAATCCTCATATTTTACTGATTATATGCCAGAAATTAATATTATTGAAAATAATAACGTTAATGAAAAATTAAAGAATGTAATTAATGTTATAGAACCAAATCAGGATACAATTAAAGATTTATCAAAAACTGAAATAATAAAAAAATTAAATAATGAAAATTCTGAATTAAAAAAAAAAGTAAAATCTATGGAAAAGTCAGAAAATTTAAACGAATTAATGAAAAAATTAAATATGTGTGGTAATGAACTTATTAATAAAAAGTATGTAATTATCAATTATGCCAAAACCTTAGGAATATCACTACCATTAATAGATTTTGAAATCTTGGATATAAAAGAAATTGAAGAAATGTATGATATTATCGAAACTATTAAAATAAAAAAAAATTCTTATGATATTAGTAATACAGTTATAAGATTAATTTTTTCAGGTATCGAAAAAATTCTAGTTAGTACTTTAAATTTAAATATTTTTATCGACATATCAAAAGAAATAACAGAAGATTATATCGAAACAAAATGCAAAGCTACTAAAAATTTTATTAGTAATAATATATCTGTTCCTGAGTATCCATTTATAGATATATTATTACAAATTATATATAAAATAATTGGTAATTATGTTAATTTCTAAACATTTCTAATGGAATTATATAAATTTAATAACTGTATAAATTTATATATATCGATAGATATTTTATCATACATATAAGTATTTATTTTATTTACATATATATTTGTTAAATTTAAATTATTTAATAGTAAAGTAGTTTTTGTTACATTTGTGTTTTTTCTTATATTCAACTGTGTTAAATAAATAAATTTATATGTAAATTGTAATACATTTTTATAAATATAATATTTTATATATGTGTCTGTTTCTAATAAAATATACAAGGGCATTAATATACTTGGTAAATCTACTTGTCCTATTTCTAAATTTATTTGATCGTCGATAGCTTCTTCAATTTTACGCAATTCATCTCTTAATGTTCTTATAGTCAATTGTTGAATTTCGATAGTATTTTCTAATCTATTAATTTCTTGCTTTATATTAATTATATTAGCATCTAATGTATTTATATCTAATATATATCTATTAATATCTTCTCTTATTCTTATAAAATGTGATATGTCAGCCAAACCTTCATTTTGTCTTATTATTTGATCTGGTATAAATTCTGGTAAATATGAAATATTATAATAATAAATTATTACAATTATATACATAAAAATAAATATTATTAAAAAAAATAATAATATATAAATAAATATCATTTATTATAAATATAATGTCTATCGACGTTTCTGATATTATTAATGATTGTATAAAATTTTATAGTAATATTAATTTTGATAGTAATCCAAATGTTAATAATGAAATAGAATTTACATACATAAATCCAGATTTAAGAATTTTATCTAATATTTATACTGATAATAATGAATCTAAAAAAAAAACATATTTAGAATATGTACTTAAATTTGCTAACAAAAAGTCTAAATTAAGACAAAAATATAAATATGATTATCCTACTTTTGAAATAGCAAATTCATATTTTTTAGATAAACTTACTAATAATTGGGAAAGAAAAACTATAATATCAGAAGATAAAATAAATATTAATAAAAATGAATATATTTTATTGAGACATAATACTGAATATCAAGATAATGATATAGAATTACCGTTATTAAATGATATATTGGATAAAATAAATGTATTATTTGTTTCGCAATTATATATAATTATAAATGATTTAATAAAAGTTGAATTTAAAATAAAATCAAACATTGGACCATTATCGTCAAATAAATTATTATTAAGTACACATTTCAATGATATAGAAACATATAGAAAAAATATAACATATTATTTAGAAATAGAAGTACTATCTAAAACAAAATTGGATAATAATGTACTTTATGATAATTTAGTAAAATCTTTTGAATATATATATAAAAGCAAAAATATATCTAATATAAGTTTAGTTACAATAAAAAATAAACCTAAAATAAAAACACATATGATACAATATAATAAATTAAATACAATTGATAAAGAATCATATATTATGGCTATTAAAATTGATGGAGATGTTGTAGAATTTAATGTTATGAATGGAATTTGTAATATCATAATATATGATATGGTATATAAAAATTTTTCATGTAACATAGATAAAAATATACAAATGATAGGTATGGGAGAATACATTAAGGTAGATAATGTTAAAAAAATATATCCATTTTATTTTTCAAAATTATCTTATAATAATAAAAAAATAATAAATAATATTCTAGATAGATATAAGCAAATACAATATTATAATGATAATTTATTGTGTCATAAACCAAATATGCAAATTAAATTTGAAAACAAATTAACTTTAAAATTTGACGAAAATAACGTAACTACAAATGTACTAAAATTTTATAAATCAATAGAAAATAGTTCATTTAAAAATATATACGATGGTATTGTATTACTAGATATTACAGATAATGATTCTAAAAAAGATTATAAATTTAAAATAGATAATACTGTAGATGTTATATGTAAATTGGACACTTATAGAGGAACATATATATTACACAATGATAATAAATTATATATAACTTTTACATTATATCAATATGATAATAAAAATTTTACAGAAATTTTAAAATACGAAGAAAAGAACGAAATTATAGAATATAATAATTATGTTAACTTATTAATTTTTAATAATAATAATAAATTTGGTCCTAAAAAAATGTTATCGCCCATATGGTGTATTGTAGAATATTCATTTTTAGAATCTAAAATTATTGGATTAAGAATCGATAAAACTAATAATTTCTATAGACAAAATTATAATGGCAATAATCTAGATGTTATATTAACATCCAAACACATTCACGAAGAATTTCCATCAAATTATAATATTGATTATTTAATGTCTTTAAATGAAACTATAAATGTAATAGATAATAATCCACACAGATCCAAATTATTATTAAATAAAGAAGTTAATAAATATTTTATGAATAATACTATTAGAACATCTATAAATATATTAACAAATTATTTAAAAACTAATGGTATATCGATGGCTATATCAAAATTAGTAACAACTTTACCAAATAGATATGTTTTAAGTATAGATATAGGAAGAGGAGGAGATTTAACTAAATATTATTATGTCGGAATAACAGGAATGTTAGGAACAGATCCTGATATTTTTGCTATAAAAGAAGCAAGAGATAGATATAAAAAATTACAAACTATATCAAATGCCCAAGCTAGTATATATAAATTTGATAGTTTGAACATGTCTATATTAAATGATAATTATGAAAATGAAATAAAAAATAAATTTATGACACATCACAAAATACAATATTTTGGAGTTATAGAGTGGCAATTAGCTATTCATTATTCTTACAATAACAATACAAAAGATATGATATTATTAAAACTAAAAAATTTATCAAACGATGGAACAAAAGTAATAATAACTTGTCTTGACGGAGACGAAATAACAAATAGATTAAATGAAAATCCTAATTTAATTTATAATATTCAACCCGGAATTACATATAAAATTTCTAAAATTTCAGATGATAAAATATCAGTTTTATATAATGCTACAATGACTGAATGGTTAGAAGAATATATAATAACAGATAAAATAATTGATGATTTTGCTATGTATAATTTTATATTATCAGATGTTTGTAAATTTGATGATATATTTAAATATAATTCTGATAAATCTGTAGAAGTTTTATCTAATTTTTTAAGAAAATCAACTAAAAAGTTTTATAATGATATTAAAAATGATAAAAATATATATAACAATGATGATATTAAAAAAATAATGTCGTTATTTAAAGTTTATACTTTTGTTTATTCATCTTGTAAATAAATTTATTTTTGTGAAATGAAAAAATATAACATAATATTCAATATTACTTTTCAAAATGAATAAAGAAGAAGCTCAAGAATATTTAAATAATTTAACAGATGAAAAAATAGTATTTTCTAAAGTACAACATATTATAAAATATGATATAATTAAAAAATTATACATAGATAAATGTGAAGATATTATAGATTATGAAATTTTAAAAGATTTACAAAATTTAGAAGAATTGCATATATTACATAATAATAATAATATATTATATCATATACCAAAATGTATAAAAATATTAAATATTTCAGATTTAGATATAGATAATGTAAATTTTTTACATTATTTAGAAAATTTGATTAATTTGAATATTTCAAATAATGAGTTTTGTAATATAATGGAAATATTATTACCAAAAACTATCGAAGTGTTAGATTGTTCTATATGTTCTATCGAAAATTATGAATTTATCGAAAGATTAAAAAATTTAAAAAAATTAAATATATCGCATAATTCGATAAATAATTTATCTGATTATTTATCTGAAACAATCGAAGAATTAATAATGGAATGTATAAATATTAATAATTATGAATTTTTAGAAAAATTTACTAATTTAAAAAGATTAAATATATCATACAATAATAGTTATATAGCATCGTTAGATGGAATACCAAAAACTATAGAATATTTAGATATTTATAATTCGAACATTGAAAATATAATATATAAAATCCAACAATTTTCAAATTTAGAAAAATGGAATTGTTCAGTTAATATTAATTATCCTGAAAAATTGTCAATTATTAATCTAAATATTTTCAAAAATTTAAAATTTTTAGATTTAACAGATATAATAATTGATTCAAATATTTATTTAAAAAATACATCGTTACAAAAATTAATAATTGATTTTAATATGAATAATAATGATATAGAAATTCAATTACCATTATCTTTAGAATTTATTCATATTAAAAACAATAAAAATATAAATAATTATTATTATATATCTGATTTGCAATTAAAAAAAATAATATTAGACGAATGTGTTGTTGAATATTTATTTACACAAAAAAATTATTCAGTCGAAACAATATTATTTATTTCAACAAAATATAGTCTTTCGTCATACAATTTCAAATGTTTAAATAATTTAAAAAATTTAAAAAAATTAATATTAGATACACACAACGAATACAATATTAACAAAATAAATATGCCAGATACTATAAATCATATTATAATATCAGATATATGTTTATTGAAAAATATTAATTATATAAAAAAATTAAAAAATTTATATAAATTTGAAATTAATAATATGCATGTTGAAGATGAAATAAATTATGAATTTAATAATATTATTATTGATTTAAGTTCAACAAATATAAAACACATTAAAATAAATTATAATATTAATAATAAAAATATTATAAATAGAATTTTATATATGTTCCCTTTTTCGATTGAAATAATAGAATATCTTGATTGTGATAATTATCCTTTATTTTTACAAATTTCTCATGAAAATTTAAAAAAAATAATAATTGATAGTAATTATTTGTTTAGAGAATATATAATAGATTATTATCAATGTAAAAAAATAATAATCCAACAAATATGTGCTAGAAATAATATAGAAGACGATGATATAGAAACAGTAGATATATAAATTATTTATTTTATTTACTAACATATAATAAATAATAAATGACAATATTTGAAATATTAATATGGATAATTGTTTTATTAGCTTTTATGTTTATAATATTTTTATATGTGGTTTTATATATTAAAAGAAGAATATACGAAATATTAAATGAAAATATTCCCATTGAAATAAATATAGATAATGTAAATTATCCAAGTGAATTATATACAGATAAATTTAATCCTAATGTTTTAAAATATTTAATTAAAATATTGTTAGATTTTAATACAGAAATTACAAATAACATTATTATACATTCAATTGATTATATGAAAATATATTATATAAGTTATAATAAAAAAAAAATAATAAAATTAATATTAGATAGATATAATAATTTATGGATTGTTATAAGAGGAACATTAACATATAATGAATTTGAACACGATCTTAGAATTTCACAAGTTAAAATAGATAACTGTGATATGAAATGTCATAAAGGATTTTGTGAAATATATAGTAAAATACAAAAGCCATTACTAAATTTATTAATGACTTTATCACCAAATAAAATATTTGCATTAGGTCATAGTTTAGGAGGCGGAATATTATCAATAGCAGCTTATGATATTTTTAATATTTTAAATAAAAAAGAAATTATATTATATACAACGGGAACACCTCGTGTATGTAATAAAGATTTTTATAATAATTGCAATAAATATAATATACATAAAGTAGAAAATTTAAGTGATGTATATATAAATGCAATACCTTCTGTTTTACCATTTTATGATAATACAGTATATTATAAAATAGGAAAAATATGGTATTTTGATGTTAATTACGGAAATATAATATTAAATCATAAACTAGAAATTTATTTTAACAATATTGATAATCTAAAATATTTAGAAATTTAATATGAAATTTTATATATATATTATATAATGAATACGCATATCATAAATTACAATATAAAAAATAATTATTGGTGTTTACATATAAATGATTTTAATTTAATATATAACAAAAAATTAAATTTATATAATGCATCTAGGGTATGTGATATTTATGAAAAAAATATTCACATATGGTTGGAAGAAAATTATGATTATACTATAAAATATTTAAAAATAAAAGAAATTAATGATCATGTTTCTATAATCAATAATAATAAAGAAAGTTCGTTAAATGGATTATATGTTAGCGAACATATTTTATTAGGTATATCAATATGGATATCAGAAGAATGTTATTATAAATGTATTAATATTATTCTACACAATCATGATATTTTTAAATTAGATAATGATATATTAAATTATAAAGATATATATACTAATTTAAATAAAAATATAATAATAGATAGAAATAATATAAAAGATAAAATAGATAAAATAATAAATAATATTCAAAATAACGAAACCATAACAAGAAAATATATATTAAATAATATACAATCTGATTTAAATAAAATTATATTATGGGTTGAAATAAAAAATATTTTAAAATGGAAAAATAGTAAGTTACCTATAAAATATAATTATAAAAATATATATTTAAAATATTAATTATTATTTTTATAAAAATGGAATTTAGAAATTTATGGAAAATAAATAAAAAAAAATATATTATAAATAATAATATTTTTAACCGTTTACCTACTGAAATACACTTTATGATTGCAAAATATTTAACCCCTTTAGAATATTCATATGCTATAAAATATCTTAATTTAAGTTATGATTATATGTTATGGGATGAAAATAAAATAAAAATTTTAGATTATATACCAACACATAAATTTATTGAAAGATGTTTAGAATCAAACAAATACAATAATATGGAACATTTTTCTCTAGCATATAAAGTAATTGAATTTAAATTTTATTTTAAAACACCGATAATTAAATATTACAAAAATTATGAATCATATATTGAAGATAAATTATATAATGAAAGATTAAATGATATAAAATGTTTATTATCAAAAGAATATAACTATAATATTTATGATATTTTAGATAATGAATTGCAATTATTATTAAAAATTATTACAAAAAATATTTTTATATATTGTAATAAATATATCATTGACGAATTATATTATTATAATTTTAATATAAAAATTAATACATTTAACAATATATATGATATAATGGATAATAATTTTTATACATATGATTCGTATTTTCCTATATCATTGTGGATATGGATATATTTTATAATAAAGAATGAAATAAACAATAACGAAGATAATAAATCAAAAATTTTATTAAGTTTAATTAATGATATTATAATAATACATATTAAAAAAAATAATTTTCCTATATTATTTTCTTATTATTTAGAAGATTATTAAATAAAATACTATATATTAAATAATAAGTTAAATTTTTATTTTAAGATAGATTAGTAAATGATAATAAGATAAATAATATAAAATACATTATATTTTATCGTATTCCAATTTAAATATAAAAATTATAAAAAAAATATTTTTAATTGTTAATATATTTTTTATAAATGAATTATAGTATAAATATTATTACTTTTTTATTATTATTAGTATCTGAATATGTTATGATGTGTACTGAAAATGGACATAATTGTAATAATAATTATGAATGTTGTAGTGGAGCTTGTTCAGCAGTTTTTGGTTTTTGTTTACATAGATAATAATAATTTATGAAAATAATTGTTCTATATTTGTATCACTTATATCATATTGATCAATTATATCTGAATAATTATTCTTTAATATATATAATATTTTAAATAATTCACTATATTTCAAATTAATATTTTTAGATACACAAAATGTTAATTTAAATTTATTATCTGATTTTAACATAAAACCTTTATTTTTTAATTTATTTTTTATTTTACAAATTTTGTTATTATCATAATGTAATAATTTAATATTAATTATTTTAGTACTATGTATATTTTTAATATTTTCCAAAGTATCGTTATACATTATATTTCCAGAATCTAGGATAATCACATTAGAGCACAAATATTCTATTTCTTCTATATTATTTGATGAAATTAAAATGGAATGTTTGTAATAATTATAATAATTATAATTAATAATATATTTTATAGTTTTCCATATAATTTGTTTGGATACAATATCTATTCCTGACGTTGGTTCATCCATTAAAGTTAAAATTGATCTAGGTGCTAATGACATTGCTATTTTTAAACGTTTTATAATACCAGTACTGTATGTATAAACTGCTTTATCTGCATATTTTTCTATATTTAATAATTTTAACCAAATATTAATATAATATTGTATATGTTTATCACTAAAACCATTTAATATCATAATTAATTTTAAATTTTGTCTTCCTGTTAAAAATGTATCTATGCCAAAAAATTGAGAACAATAAGATATTTTTTTAAAATAATTTGATTTTAATATCCATGATCTGTTAGAACATCCTATATAAATATTTCCTTTTGTAACACATTCTTCGCCAGATAATATTTTAAAAATAGTACTTTTTCCACATCCGTTACCACCAATAATTCCAAAACATTTTCCTTCTGATATTTTAAAATTTATATTATTTAATGCCAATTTATTATTATATATTTTATAAACATTTGACATAATTAATGATGAATTATAGTCAGTATATTTGTTTATATTTTGTAATTCAAAATAATTATTATTTTTTCTATTATATTTTAAATTAATTATCTTATTATATATTATATCAATTAAACCTCTTTCTATTAATATAATTAAAATTAAATATAATAAAATTTGTATTATAATCGAAATTATATAATTTAGTTTGTGTGTATTTAAATATTCAATTATAGACATTGATATACAACTAGGTATAAATATATATGATAATATATCTAAAATAATATTTTTATATTTAATTTTATATATAGGTAATAGTATGCCTAATATAAATACTAAAATTAATATTATTTTATCGGATTGATTATCAAACATTAATATTATAATCGAAAAAAGCATAAATGATAATGCATTAATTATCAATATAAAATATAATATAATTAAATCAAAAAATGATTTAATATTTAACATATATAATATTATTGGTATTACTGATATAGAAAATAATATCATATTAAATAATAATGTTGTTATCCAATGTAATTCAGGATTACATCCATTTATAATGTGTTGTTTTCTTGTTTTGTTTATATTATCTTTTTTAATTAATTTATTATAATTAATACAATATAATTGTAATATAATTGAAATAAATAAATTAGTTAAAATACTAGTTTTATTTTGATACATTGGATAAAATATAGTTGTTATTATGTCTTTTTCTATATTTGGTATATTTATTTTTGCTATTATGTTTGAAATAATGTTAATGGCTATTGATCCAGAATATTTAAATAAAGGTATATAAGTTATTTTATTATATGTACTATTATGTTTTATATCTAATAAATAATTACTATTATTAATAAAATTATCTATGTTGTGATTTATGATTACAAAATTATATAAATATAAATTTTCATACTTTTTAATATATACAATACCCACATAAACAATTAATATAGATAAAATAAAATTTATAATAACAAATAATAATATATTCTTTCTTATATAATAAATATTTCTTTTAAATAATTCTATAAATTGTCTCATAATTTTATTAAATCCCATTATTTCAGATATAAACATATCATTATAATTTAAATTATTTATATAACTATCATCGGGAATTATAATATCTTCAGAACATAATTTATATAAAATATCATTTAAAGTATTCGATTTAAAATATATTATATCGCAATTAACATTTTCTAATAATTCAAACAATTTTAAAAAATTAGAATTTTCTGTTTTATAAATATTATATATTGAATTATTTTCATCTATTTTATTAATATTTAATATTATAAATCCACTATTAATAATTATATTTTTTATTTTATCGTCGGTAGAATTATTATGTATTGATAATTTATAAGTTACATTTGCATCTTTTTTAATATTAAATAATGTCGAATTATATTTAACATTTCCGTTGTTTAATATAATTAAGTTATCAGCTAATAATTCAACTTCATCTATACAATGTGTAGTAATTAATATAGTTTTATTTCTTTTTAATAATGATATTAAATCCCATATTTCTTGTTTACTTTTTAAATCTATATTATGTGTGGGTTCATCGATTAATATAAAATCAGAATCATCTATTAACGAAAAAGCTAATTGTAATTTACGTTTTGAACATTCAGATAATTCTGTTATTATACAATTTTCTATATCATGTAATTTTAGATAAATAATTATTTCATTTGTTTTTATTTTTGATTGTAACGAACTTAATCCTCTCAATATATTAAATAAATATATATTTTCTTTTACAGTAAAATCTGTAAAATTTATATTATTTTGTGGACAATAACCTATTTTGATATTATTAGTTAATATTTTACCCTTATTAGGTTTTATTAATCCGAATATAATAGATAATAAAGTACTTTTTCCAGCACTATTGTTTCCTAACAATACTGTTGTATTATTTTTAATTATATCCAAACATATATTATTCAAAATAAAATTATTATCATAATATTTATATATGTTTTGTATTTTAACATAATAATCATTATTTTCTGTTTCTAACATATAATTATTATTTTCATTTATAATATATATATATTTCATTTTCATATATTTTTTACATATTTTATATATTAATTTAATTATATGTATTATAGATATATATATAAATGATTGCAAAATTAAATATATAATAGATATCAAGATAGATTTACTATATATACTATAAGATATATTAATATTATTAAATGTTAAACTTTTATTTTGTTTTTCTACATAATTTAATTGGTCAAAAATCCAATATAAAGGAATGTGTGGAATTAAACCTATAAATATATTTATATCTGAATTTAAATTATTATATAATGTAATAGGAATAATAGTTAATACATACACACACATAATAACAAATATTTTATATTTGTATATTAATAATATGAAAAAATTACACAAATAAGCCATAGAAATTACGGAAATAAAATATATTAATAATATTAGAAACATTATAATATTATTATTATTATTTATTAACGGATCTTCTGATATTGTTAATATTATTGTACCAAATACTGAATAAATAATTCCAAATGGTATTGAACATATAAAATTGGATATATATATTAATATTTTTGGCACTTTTATTATTTTGAACATAGGATCATTATTGTCGTTGTTATTTTTTAATATAAATGATATAAATGCAATAATTAATATCGAATAATATGTATAAAATAATATATTTGTGTTAAAATTTTTATATATGTATTCATTTATATCTATATCAATGTTTATATTTTTATTTGATAACAATCTTAAATAATTCATATTAATTAACCATTGTATATTAATTAATAATCTATCGTTATTTTCATTATTATTAAATCTTATAGTATATAATAAGTTTTCACATGTATTATTAAATAAAATAAATATTGTTTCATTAGTATCAATAAAATTAATTATTTCATTTTCGTTGCTTGAACCATAATATTTATTTATTTTTAATTCTTTGGCTACATTTTCTATAATTTTTATAGATATATTACTTTTTGGATAATATATAATATTTGTATTATTATTAATTTTATTTATATTATTCAAATCATTATCATAATATTTTATATTTTTTTTAAAACTATATAGTAATGTAAAAAACAAAATTAATAATAAATATTCTAACATATCATAAATATATTTTTTTCTTTTTATAATATAATATTTCCATAATAATCCATTTAAAATATTAAAATACATTTTTTTTTTAATATTATTAATTATATTTTCAAAATAGTATCGATTACAAATAAATATAATATTTCATATATAATTTTTGAATTTTAATTAATATATTATATATATATATATATATTATATATGTGTAATATTATCATGAAATTAAAAGCATTGATAATTGTAAATATTTTTAATTTTCACATTAATAACATATTTTGTAATAAAAAAAATAAAATAGATATAAAATATGCGATTATAGAAGAAGAATATGTTATGGAAGAATGTGTTGTAGAATATATTGATTGTTATATTGAAAAAATAATTTAAATATTTAAGTTTGTTACAATACAGTATATAATAATGGATATTAAAATATTATTTTATATATTATATTTATTGTTTATAAAATTACAATATATTAATGCGAAAGATATTAATTGGAAAGATATATGTAATACATTTGACAGATATGATAAAAATAATATACACATAAATACTAATCCCAAAATATTATATAATATATCAATAGAATGTGAGAAGTTAATAAATAACTGGAATAATAAATATTTTAAATTTATTTATATTTATAATAATAATAATAAAGAAAACATAAAATTAAAATTGTATAATTTAAAAATAGAATATTTATATTTAGAAAATAATAATATAATCGATATAAATCTAATCAATAATGTTAATATAGATAATCTATACTTGAGTAATAACAAAATTAAAAATTTTAAATTTAACAATAGTTCAGTTAAAAATTTATTTTTAGACAATAATAATTTACAAAATTATAATATAGAATATATAATTAAAATTCCCAATTTAAAATATTTAGATATAAAAAATAATTCTTTATCTTATATAAAATTACCTAAATATGATATTATAATAGATATATCTAATAATAATATTTCGTGTGATGATTACTATTATAACAAAAACATAATAAACGTTTGCACTAAAACATATTATATTATGCCTATATCAATACCAATAATATTATTTATTATTATTAATGCTTTTATTATCGTTATATATATAAAAAAAAAATCTAAAAATAAAATCAAATATATCGAGTATTATATAGGCATCAAAGATGATCAAGTTTAATAATTTTTTATTAAATGGATAATACTATTTTACAAATAGGTGAAAAAAATATAGATTATTATAGATCGGCAGCATCTAAATTAAAAACATTTAAAGGATATATGGGATATATATTAACAATTATTTTTATTATAATATCCACTATATTTTTTATTTTACAATCATTTAGATGGGAACCTCTGGTTCAGTTAGATAAATTTAGAAGAATAAAAAAAAATATAGGCAGTTGGAAACAATTAGTTTTAGAGAAAACACAAATAGAAATGACCAGAGGTAGAGCAAGATCATTACAATTAGTAAATGATGCTTTTACGTACAGATGTTATGATTTTGGAAATTATTACGCTGCTATGAGAATGAATCAAACAACATTTTTACCAGAATTTATTCTTAGAGGAATAGGTGATGTTTGGAGATTTAGAAAAGCTGCTGAAAGAGATGTTCCCGCATCACAATTTTGTGAATATATAGTATGGACAAATAATAGCAATTCTGCACAATGTGGTATTGATATGTTTAATAAGTTAGGATATAGTGGATATTTTGAATTTAGTCATCCGTGTCAAACAGCATTAAATATATTATCTAATAATAATATATAGTTTTATAAAATATTGTTTTATTTAATACTATTTTTAATATATTATTCTTTATATTTTTTATTTTATAATTGCCGTTAAATATATTATTATTTTTATATAATTTAATAAAATTACAATTGTACATTTCATATTTCTTTTCAATTTGTTTATTGTGTATAAATAGAAATACTAAAATCGGGTTTTAATAATCCATTATTGATATTTTTACATCATTTTAAATCTAAACCTTGCGAGACCTAATATACTGAACTAAAAAAATAATATCTATTTACTATTAAGGTTATTCCATAATTTAATTTTTATTGCACTTATTTCAATATTTATCACCTGTTTATAAAAAATAATAAATCAGATATATTAGTAGATAATTTAGTTTTATATTTAAAATATTTATCTAATATCATTCCTATTTCTAATTTTCAATTAATATTTTACATTATGTGTTTCCAACTTTATCTTTACCTCTAATGTTATAAGTAATTTTTTCATGTAAGTATTTTAATTATTATTATAAAAACATATCGAATGATTTATTAATTAACAATATTTGAAATATAAAATGGAAAAATATACAAATAGAATATTATATGTAAAAGATTTATTTTTTAAATTTATGGAAATAGAATTAAAAAATAATAGTATAGAAAATATTTACAAATATAGATTACAAAATAAGTGGTTAAAATTAGATTTAGATTATATAAAAGTATGTAAATTGGATTATTTTTATAATATTTTAGAGGAACAGAGCATATTAAATTGGAGATTAGATGAAAATATTTTTACAGAATATAATAATTATTATTATGAATTGATTATATTAATTTTAGATATTATATTAGAATAATTATTTCATCGATAATATATTAATATTTTATTAATTAATTTTTTATAAATATAAACAAAAAATATATATAAATTTTTATATAAATGAATTTTTTATATATGTGCGTTATTATAATAATATTTTTAATATTATTGATATATTATAGAATTATTAATGATTACAATGAAAATTATAATAAATATTTTTTACAAAGAATCCATCGAAAAATATTAAATATACAAAATAATAATTTTAACACGCCCAAAGATATGTTATTTTCTGCATCAGAATTTTCATATAAAGTTTTAATAAATCGAGGAAAAATCAATGATTTTAGTATACTATATAATATTAATAAATCAGATTTAGACATAAATAATTGGTATGCACGAGTAGGTATACCTAGAACACTATGTATGTCAATATATATGATAAAAAATCCAGATCTAAATATAATAAAAAATTTATTTATTAAATTTTTAAAATGGATACAAAATCCTTTACAATCACATAAAAATGTATCTGAATTATATAGTAAATGTTTATGTTATATTATAATCGTAACTATAAATAAAAAATATTCATTAAACATAGATATAAATAATATAATTTATCAAAATGCATTAAATGTATTTATAGAAGATTTAGAAATTATTCCATGTAATACATTAAAAAATTTAAAACCAGGTTATTATAGTGATGGAAGTTTTACAAATTCATTGCCAATGATACCAAGTGCAATATCTATAGGATCAGAATGTTTAGATAGTATATTTTATGCTATGTATATATTAAAAATTCCTGTTAGCGATAATTTATTACATATATTTATTAATATGAATTATAATGAATTTAATTATTACGGATGTAATATAGATAATTTAGGTATGTCGTTTACAAGAAATAAAACCAAGTTACAAATATTACAAATAATGTGCCAAATATTAACACATTTTAATAAATTAAAGAGTACTATTAATATTAAATTTTTAATAAATAATATTAACACAATATATTATAATTCTATATTAAATTTAAATTTATATCCAACAATAGAAAATAATATTGATTATCAACCCGATGATATAGTTTACTATGATATATTAACCGTAAGTGGTATAATAAGATGTAGAAAAAATGGATTTTCTGTAGTATCATCAAACTATACCAGTTTTTGTTATTTAAACGAATATGGAAATGAAGATAATTTGAATATATCTACTAGATTTTGCAAATGTTGTATACAAATAATGGATCCTAATTCATTAGAATATTATAATATTATTAATAATAACAATGATACTATATATAATATACAAAATATATTAATAAATGATAATTTAATTGAAATCAACGGAAGAGATCACGCAATAGTTGGAGAAAGATTATACACAGGAGATTTATTTTCTGCTAAAAGTTTTACATTTAATTACGGAAGATTACAATCCTATGAAATTATACATTATAGTAGTATAATAAGTATAAATCATATAACTATAAATAATAATAATGCAAATAATTTGAAATTTATTATATTTAGGTGGATAAAAACAGATTATAATATATCTGATAATAAAAGAAAATTATATATTGCCGATCAATACATTGAGACAAATTATAATATAAAAGTTTTAGAACAAAGAGGATTTTTATTATTTTACATAGATATTAATATTACAAATATAAAGGATATAATAATAGGTTTTTCCATTAACCGAAGTTTATCTTCGGTTATAATAAGACCAGATGCTAATACAATATGCGATGGATTGATACACATAAAAGAAAGACGCGAAAATAAAGAATTAATGGAATATATTTTCGAACCTATTGATTTTGATCCTGACGGAATACATTATTTTGAATTAAATAAAAATTTAGGTTTTATATTATATGGTCCGTGGGATAATGTAGCTATTAAATTAAATAATATAAATATTGATGTTTTTAATAATGGTGTTAGAAGAATTAATATAATATCTTCATAAAATATATTTTGAAATTTTAGTAAATAATTATAATTATATCATTATGTATGATATATGTACTATTAAATTAATAAATTTTATTCTGGAATACAATATAAAAAATGTAATATCGAATAATGATAAGGCTATATATAAAATAATAACAATATTAATAAAATTAAAAAAGTTAATAAAATGTATAATAGTAGAAGGTAATCAATTAATTATTATTGAAAATAACAAAAATTATAAAATAATATGTCCACACGAATATATATTAGATTTTCTTGCTGCAAAATGTTATTCTCCGGTATTTTACGAATCATTAATAACTTATGTAAAGAAAAATTTTAACAATAGATATAAATTTATATTAAGAAATGTAATAAAAATATATAATATAAAAAATAAATACTATAAAAAAAAAATTTATAATAATTTTGAAAAATTAAATTTATTATTATCTAAAGATATTATAGAAACTATCGTTATTACTTAAATATATATATTTTTTTATAAAAATAATAATATGACAAATGTATTATAGATAAATATTAAAAATTTATGTAATATAAATATGAAAAGAACGTTTATACCATTTAGTAAAACTAATATAGATTCAGATAGGCCTAATATTTATATAACAGAAACTAAAAATGGTAAATATAACATACCACAATATGTATCAAGTCCTTGTACGTTTCAAGATGGTTATGCAGTAGCTTCTATAACAGATATTAAATTAGAAGGCTGTAATAATTTTGGATTAAATATAACTTTGCCTGAAATAAAAGGTATAGGTGGTGTTAGGTTTCAGAATTATTTCATTCCTAAACTTATCGAAGAATGTATTATAGAAACTATCGATGATAATAAAACTAACGAAATAATTAGAAAAACTGGGCTTGAATTTTTAATGGATTTTATACAGAAGAAAAAAGAATATTCGAGATTTGTAGGCAATAATTCTGATTTATGTAAATTTAAATATGGTAAATGTGCTGATGATATTATTTTTCCATCTAAAGAAGTATATTTTCCTCTAATGTTTATATTTGATAATGTTAATATGAATCCCAGAACTTGTTTTAGATTATTCCCTGAAACTAAATTACAAATAAAAATAAAATTTAGACCATTTGCAGATATTTTATTACCCGATGTAAAATATAAGAAAAATAGTCTTAAAAATATTTCAGATGTTGATCTACAACCATATATAAAATTTACTGGTTATAATACGTGCGGAAGTCCTTTTAAACATAGATATATAGAAGAATTAACTTATTCTACACACAAAAGTAATAAAAAGAATTATTATTCACCTGAATTTTTATCTATAACTAATCTATTATGGTATTCTAAATCTGATATTTTCAGAGGAAATATGTTTATATCATATCCCGATTATCCAGAAACAGAAGAAAATTTTATCAAAACATACGTTGATAAATTATTAAAAGATCTTTTAATTATTTCTGATGATGAAAACTTTATTAAATCAAAAGGATTTAGTGATAAATGTAAGTTTAAAAAAATTGATCCGTGTGATAAAATTGTGTTTGATGTTAATAATAATTGTGAAATTAATATAATGAATGTCCCGGAAGGTTTTGATTTATATTATCATACAAATATATTATCATTCAGTAGAAGAAATAACCCAAATGATTATAATATTTCTAAAAAATTTAGTAAAATATCTGGAACATATATACCTAACGAAGATAAGATTTTAATACACGAAGTAAAACATACAATAAACATATCTGACGTTAGTATTCCATTGAGTATATGGAATGCAAATGAGAATACTTCTACGGGTGATTTGAGATCTATTAAATCTAAAAAATCAGATATATATGTAAATGATCCTTTTGTTTTTGGATTAGATTTTTTATCAAAAGAATTAGGAATTATTAGCAGATCTATAACAAGTAGTTCTAATGAATCAATAGCTGAATATAACAGTGATACCGTAAATATTGAATCATATTTTCAATCTGATAATTTATTTGCAGTTACGCCAACATCAGAATATTCAAACCCAGCAATATTTTTACATAGATTTAATCTTCATAATATAATTTTTATTGAACCATCTAGATTAATAGCCGATGCTGCTAAAAATTTTAGATGCGTTAATTTAAGTATAGATTGGAAAGAATTTCCTGAAGTAGATCCAAGAAGTTTATTTAACAAAGAATTACAAATTTGTCAAACTATTGTTAAAAAAATATCATATGATAATAATATTATAACCGTTCATATTCTAGAGTAAAAGTATCAGATTTACATAACACATCTATAATTTTTAATAATATCATAAATATTATTATAATAAATAAAATTATTATCCATATAATTTTATCCATTTATTATAATATATTCTAATAATATCAATCATCAATAAATATTATTATATATAATCCAGATAAAGTTAATTATATTATTAAATTTATTATTATAATCATCATAACATAAAAAACAACATTCTTTTATATATATAATTAGATATTTCATCATTTTTGAATTATTATATATTAATAATTCAAATTATATATAAAATATGATTGACCCGTCAGATTTTTTAACAATAGATAATATAGAAGAAAATATAGTTAATATACCATTAGAAGATGAATGTAAGGAATTTATTGTCTTTAATAAAGAATATATATATCAATATAAAAATTTATTTGATAATATAATAAAATTAATATATAAATTAGATGAAAATACAAAACATAAAATACATAAATTTTTTACTAACAATATATCAAAATTACATTTATTTAAATCTAAAACATTATTACCTTGTTATGTAGCTATGTATTATCTATATGAACAAAAAATTATATTAAATGCTGCTATGTGTAAATATAAATTTATTTTAGAAATAAAACAAAAAAAAATAAATGAGAATATAAATATAATAAGCGAAATATTAAAAAAAAAAATCAATTACCCAAAATATGATATATCATATATAATAAGAGGCTGGGTATACACTATTGATAATAATATATGCAAAAATTTATTAAAGTACTTTGAAATCATACCAAGAATAATTATTATAAATTTAAGATTATCTATAAATAACAAAGATAAATTATCAACAATACCAACACATTTTGATATATATAAAAAAATAGATAATTATGTTTTCATATTATTATATTATATATCTAATTATAAAATATTTACTTGTCATCTAGATAAAATAGAATCCATAAATAAAGTAATTTATAATAATGTGATAAATAAATCACATTATAAAATAATTTATACAAAATATATCATAGATAATTATATACATCCTATAACACAAAAAAATATTAATAATATAGATTATTATAATTGTTGTAACTGTAATACAAATAAATAAATAATTATTTTATTTTTTTAGAATTACTTAATTTTTTTTCATTTGTGAAAGTTGATTTGGTAGTTCCACATTTATTACATTCGCATTCTAATCTAAGAGCTTTACCAGTATTATATACTTTTGCTGATGATTTATTACCTGTTTTTGACTTACATTTAAGACAATATAATTCACTATCAATTTGATATTCACCAACTAATTCATTAACTTTTTCTTTGTTTGTATTATTTACTTTTGGTTTTTTTCTAATTTGTGGTTTAGCTCCAGCAGATAAACTTTCTAAATATTGTAATGTTTCTTCTGGATTTTTTTCATATTTATTTTGTAAATTATTTAAAACGTGTTTAACTTTTCTAGAATAACTATTTGCATTGATATATAAATCATCCAAATTAATCGTGGGAAATGATTTAAATGCTTCTTCCATTTATAATGTAAAAATAATTAAATATAAATAATTTAACTAATTATCAATATTTAATTATTAAATGGGCAATCAATTAAACATTCCTATATTAAGTATAAATTCAGAACATATAATACATAATATACATATACAAAACATGTCAATGCAAGGATATAGAAAAAATATGGAAGATTATTATTCTATATATTATGATAATAAACAGAAATATATATATGTTGGTTTATATGATGGTCATGGTGGAGATTGTGTTTCGTCATATATGCGTGATTATTTTTTGGAATATATTTCAAAAAATATAAGTAAACTGAAATTAACTAGCACTTATAAATATATATCAAAAATAATAAATAATATATTTATATCTTTTGATAAAAATATACAAAAAAATATTTTACTTAGTAACGTTCAAGGATCTACGGTAGTTTGTGTTATATTAACTAAGAATAATATAGTTTTATTAAATTGTGGTGATTCAAAAGCTATATTATATAATGGTCGTGATATTATATACGAAACAACAGATTTCAAACCATGTAATAAAAAAGAAAGAATTAGAATACTTAAAAGTGGTAATCAAATAATTAATAGTAGAATAAACGGTCAAATAAATATATCTAGATGTTTTGGAGATTTTAATTTTAAAAAAAAAGAAAATCCATATAAAAATGCAATAATATCCATACCAGAAATAAAAATTATGGATATTAATTCGTGCAAATTTTTAATACTTATAACAGATGGTATATCTAATGTTATTGATAATAATGAATTATGCAATTACGTTGAATATAATTTACAAATTAATGTTAATTTATCTATTATAACTGAAAATATATTAAAATATTGTATTTATAAACAAAGTACCGACAATATGACAATATCATTAATAGTATTATACAAATATGATTTTAATAATACTTTAAATGATATAGAAATAAATGAATTAAATATTATTAATAAACGTGTTATTAATGAATTAAAAAATAATAAAAATAAATATATACCACATAGTATATATAAAATTATAGATTTAATAAAAATAGTAGATTATGGATTAAAAACTAGCGCAGGTTTTAGGTATAATTATATAGAATCTATATATAATAAATATATAAAAAATATTCGAGCTGTCAGTTAATACTATATTAAAATACATTTGTCAGAGTTAATACTTTTATTAACATTGAACATACTTTATTAGTAGAGATTCAACTTTAAAAACTTAATTACTAATTTCGTCTTTTATTAATTCTTTAAAATCTAAATTATCATTAATAGCATCTAAAATTGTATCTATTGATACGTTACTTATGTTAGTATCACAGATATTAATATTGTCATTATTTACATCAATACTATCTATTGTTATTGGCATTATTATACATAAAGTGTTAGTAGACATTAATATTAATTATAACACTAAAACTAATATATTATCAATTATATATTATATTATTTCAAAATTAATAATAATGTAAATGGGTGGTAGAGTAAGTATATCGTTTATAAGACCAGAGAATAATAATAATGGAAATAAAAATTTATTAATAGGTTTAAGTGATAATAACATAGTTAGAGTTCCGATGTTTGAACAAATTAATAGAATACCAAGATCGGCTTATGAAAATCTCGACGAATATGAAATAAATTATTGTATTGGAACTCCATTTAATTCTTTGGCAGAATGTGCATTATTATTTAATAATAATATTTTGTCTAATTATACAAGCGAATTAGATAATTATGTAATAACTAACGAAGGATCGCCGTGTACTAGTTTAACATTTAGGCCGGGAAGTATATTATATGGTAATTCAGAATGGTTAGAAGGTAGAACATTTGTTGGAAATAAATGTAAAATAAGATATAGAGGATATCCAATATATGAAAATGATTTGCGGGAATGTTGTACTGGTAAAAGAACATCTGGTTGTCACGAAACATTAATAAATAACTTTACAACACCACATTGTAATGTAACAATGCAAAATTTTTGCAGACAAAATCCGGAAGATTTATATTGCTATAGATGGATGTATAGCCAATCTAAAACATTTGATATTGCTTTAAAATTATATTCAGAATTATGTAGTATAGATCATACTAAATTATATTGTGATTATATGTGTGTGTATGCGAGAGAAAATGGATATCCAGGATATTGTGATGATTCGTTGTCAAACTGGTGTAAAAATAATAGTAATAATTCGTTATGTTTTTGTTATAATCCTCCTACTGAATTTATACCAGATGTTGAAGAAGTTTTGGGTCCAAAAGAATGTTGGTTAGCGCCATGTACTGTCTCTTATAGTGGTCAAAAATGGTTAACAACCAATCAGATGAATATAAAAAAAAATTGTAATATACAATCTTGTATTATAACCATAGGATCATTGTTAACTAGAGGTAATAATAAAATTGATTTAATAAATAATTGTATAAACAATTTAAACGCAAGCACAGTAATAAATTCAGAAAATTTATCAAATGTCACTGATATAAAAATAAATCAAACATGGGGAGTATTTTTCGATCCTGTTATATTTATTTTAATAATATTTATATTTATATTGATAATATTATATTTTTATAATAAAAAACCAATATATACTATTAATATAAGTGAAACTAATTTATAAAAATTTATTTTACTATTAAATATTATTATGTTTATTAATGATAGTTTCCATTATAATATAAATAAATTTAAATATTCATATCATATAAAAAAAATGAAAAATAAAATAATAATTAATGAATTTATAGATTCTGTAGATGAATTAAAATCTAATATAGGTAAAGATTTAATATATTTAGAACAATATATAATTTTATTGAAAAAATCTATAAATAAAATATTACCATATATTTATTTTTCGCATGTTAAAAATATAATTGATTTAAAATTAAACAATATTATATATTTAATAAAATTTAATAATAACATAGCAAAATATAATAAAAAATATCTTATAATAGAAATTAAAAAAATATTAAATAATTTGAATAAATATTATATATAAAATGATTGATAAAATATTAAAAATAAGTAATAAATATGGTTTAAATGTAAATGAATATTATATCAAAAATATTATTAAATATAATGATAATATAAGATATTGTATTTTATTAGATAAAGAAGAATCATTATCATTGTTTAATAAAAAAATAAATTTAACAGATACTATTATATTATATTTACAAATGAAATTTGAAGAATCTGATATAGTTAATTTATTTATTATAGATGTAATAAAATTATTAAAAGATAAAATAGAAATTTATTTTATTCACAATGTACCATTTTCAATATATAATATAGTTAATGATAAAAATAAATATTATATTGAAACAAATAAAAATAATTTAGATGAAAGTATTTTATTATATAATTATATGATAGAATTTCTTAGTTAAATATATTTTTCTTTTGATCTAAATATTTTATCTTCGTTTATTGTATTTATTATATTTTTTTCATATATTTTTAATATATTATAAGCTGAATTATTATTGTCATATAAATTTGATTTATTTAATATATAACCTGAAATATTATTATATATATCGTTATATCCAGAACAATTATTATAGTAATTCATTTTTTCGTAATAATTTTCAGATTCTATCTCATCAAATGTTAATGTCATTATATTTTTATTATCTATAATATTTCTAGTATGTAATGATTTTATTGTTGGTAAATATTTTATACCAGTTGAAATATATTCATAATCATTAAAAGAATTATTCCATTTATTTATAGGCATATATTTAAATTTTAACAACGAATATGTCGGATTTAAATATATTATTATATTATTTTGCATATTATAATGATATAATAAATCTCTAACGTTAGATTTATCATCATAATCATATATTAATATTAGTGGATATTTATCTTTAAAATCTATAATATCATCTTCGGTAAAAAGTTTCCTATTAAAAATAATATTATAAGACAATCTCTCTACGCTAATACACGGATCTATAATATCATAAAAATACCACTGAATATTAGTTAAATTTTTATATAATTCATTTAATATATTAAAATGATATGCTTTTGAAGATCCAATATATAATATGTTAACTATACCATTAGTATTATTGCATATTTTTTTAATATTTATGTTGGATAAAAATTGTATTTGTGATAATAATATATCCATATATTTTTTAATAGTATTATTATTATAATCATAAATAACATCATTCATATTTCTACATAAATCATAATAAGTATAATATAGTGGTTTATTATATTCATATATATATTTATTAACATCCATGTTATTATTTATACATAGTTAAAAGTATCATATGTTTTTATTTTTTTTCTATCTATTTTATTATTATGAAATATATTATAAAATTCTATATAAAAATGTAAAATTCTATTAATATTTAATTCAGACATTATATTATTTTTTTGTATTTTTTTTTTAGCTTCAGCTGCACATGTTTCGCATGGTAATGTACTACATATCAAATATAATATTAATTTTAATTTTTCAACATTATGTATATAATTTTCTTTATTTAAAGTAGAAATTGTATAATATATTCTTGTAAAAATAACAACCCACGCTCCTCTTCCCCAATATTTTGGTAACATTTATATTATATAATATTTACATTAGTTATTAATAATTATATTGTTCTTCTTTTAATTTATTAAATAACAATATAACATCATCTAAATTACTATTATTTAATATAATATTATTATATTTTATCTCAAATTTTTTATTTATATTATATATATCAATAAATTCATCATATGATATATTTTTATTATTTTTTCTAAGACTTAATTTTATTTTTTTATTTAAATCAATACAATATAACTTCATACGATTAATAAAATCTATAGGATTCGGTACGTACTCTTTTATAATTATATTATCTTCTGAAATCTTAATTTTATTTATATATTTATTTTGAGCTCTAGTTATTTTAATTATATTATTTATTTTTTTATATATAACTAAGTTATGTTTTAAATTAATATCATTAGGTTGTATATTTCTATCAGGTAATATATTTTCCTCAACTGTTTGAGTTAATGTATCTAATTTATAGTTTGTTTCATCTAATTCATCACTTATTTCATCTAATTTAATGTTTTGTTTCTCTGCTAATTTAAGTAATTTTATATTTTGTTCTTCGATTCTTTTATTTATTTGTATCAATTCGTCAATTTTATCATCTTTTTGTTTAATAGTTATTTCATTTTCTTCTATAATATTAGTATATTTATTTTCTACTTCTTTAACTTTATTATTAATATCCTCTTTAGATAAATATTTAAATTCGTTATTATAATAATTTATAATTATATCATTACATTTTAAATAAAATTCTACAGATATCCACGATGATATATCTAAAATAACTTCTTTAGGTACATATTGACCTGTAATTTCTTTAGATGTTTTGTTATTATTATCACCTTTAACTTCATAAAATCCAACGCTCACATATGAGCTTCGGTAATTCTCCATATATTTTAATAATTGTTTAGATCTATCTAATCTAATCCAATTTCTAAATCTTTTTCCTGATAAATTACATAATTTAGTAGCATTAAAACAACCTGTGGTTTTATCTATAACTAATTTAAAATCACCAAATAAACCATAATAATATGAGTCTTTGATGTGTTCATAACATACATCAATTAAAGACATTTTATATATTTTTAATTTTAATTATAAAAATTCAATAATTATATTGTTCTTCTTTTAATTTATTAAATAACAATATAACATCATCTAAATTACTATTATTTAATATAATATTATTATATTTTATCTCAAATTTTTTATTTATATTATATATATCAATAAATTCATCATATGATATATTTTTATTATTTTTTCTAAGACTTAATTTTATTTTTTTATTTAAATCAATACAATATAACTTCATACGATTAATAAAATCTATAGGATTCGGTACGTACTCTTTTATAATTATATTATCTTCTGAAATCTTAATTTTATTTATATATTTATTTTGAGCTCTAGTTATTTTAATTATATTATTTATTTTTTTATATATAACTAAGTTATGTTTTAAATTAATATCATTAGGTTGTATATTTCTATCAGGTAATATATTTTCCTCAACTGTTTGAGTTAATGTATCTAATTTATAGTTTGTTTCATCTAATTCATCACTTATTTCATCTAATTTAATGTTTTGTTTCTCTGCTAATTTAAGTAATTTATTATTAATATTTTCTAAATTAGTTGATTTTTGTTCTAAAATTTTATTAGTTGTTATGATAATATCTAACTTATTATTCAATTCATCAATTTTATCATCTTTTTGTTTAATAGTTATTTCATTTTCTACTATTATATTAGTATATTTATTTTCTACTTCTTTAATTTTATTATTAATATCCTCTTTAGATAAAGATTTAAATTCATTATTATAATAATTTATAATTATATCATTACATTTTAAATAAAATTCAGGAGCTATCCAAGATGCAATATCTAATATTAGATCTTTTGATACATAATATCCAGTATATTGTTTATGTATTTCGTGATTATTATTACTTATTATATTATATTCCCAGACGCGGGAATTCTCGCGTCTGACATTTATTAATGTTTTTATAAGTTCTTTAGATTTTTCTAAACGTTTCCAATCTCTATATTGTTTACCACCTAAATTACATAATTTAGTAGCATTAAAACAACCTGTAGTTTTATCTATAACTAATTTAAAATCACCAAATAGACCATAATAATATGAGTCTTTAATGTGTTCATAACATATATTATTAAGTGACATTTTATATATTTTTAATTTTATTTATAAAAATTTCAATATTAATCTTCTATTTCACAATTATGATCAGGGTTGTTGGTATAATATATATTTTCTAATGAATTCGTAATAAATGTTATGGGACTTCCACTTATATCAACGAGTATATTATTATCATATAATCTAATTCTTAATGCAGCAGAAGTAGGTCTATAATTTAATATTCCATCATCTGTGCGATAATTCATTATGGCAGTATATTCTATATATCTATTGGGATTATTTATTAAAAAGTTATATAAATCTATTTCCATATATTGCCACACTGTCATACTTCCGCGATTATGTGAGCACGCTTGTGGAAATATATTATAATTTTCAATAGGTCCACCTAATTTATATCCTAATAAATATCCTTTTTTATCATAATTTATATTATCTAAATTAGGATTCATATTATTAAAATAAGCATTTATATCTGATGTAAATCTTTCTATTTCTCTCGGATTTCTTAATGTATGATTGGTAATTATTGCTCTTACTATTAATGGAAGATTTATTTGTATAGATCCAAAATAATTATAAGTAGGTAGTACAGTATATGAAATTATTGGATTTTTAGATAAAGTAATAATATTATTTGGATCTATATTCCTTATTATTATACTTGGATTGTTATCTTCGTAATGTTTAGCAACGGATTCTACATTTAACGGACATGACATAAATGATAAATTTTTTTTACATTGTTTATATCCATCGGATGTATATTTTCCTATTTTACATTGTGATATAAATTTATTATTGTAATCATTTAAAGTATTTTTATATTCAGGATTTAAATAACATTTTTCCCAATTTTTGTTCTTATCATAACAATATGCAACATTTTTTGAATATATTTCACAAGGACTTGCACACACATTATTTTTTTCATTTCTATAATTAAAAATAATTATTTTTTTATTAGGATAACAGTACGCCCAATTATTGCCTATAGTATTACACCAATAATATTTATCACCTCTATTGTCACATTTATCAGAACAAGCAATATATTTATTATATGTTCTATATGATAAAATTCCAGTTTTTGATATATTTTTATTACAATAATCCCAATTAAATGATTTAGTAACACACCATTGATACGCAGTATTTTCAAAATTTCCACAATTACTAATACAATCTTCGTTATTTATAGTTTTATATTTTTTAATTTCTTTATAAAATAATCTACATTCTATTTTATTATCATTATAATCATGAATACATTTTTTTTTATTTAATATAATTTTGTAATCACTAATACATAATTCCTGATCATTAATAGATTTTTCATCAATCAAAGATAAATAATTATAACATAAAATATATTTTATATTATATAAAATTAATATAAAATGTATATACATTTTAATATTATAGACAAAATATGTTAGTTTTTTTTCAATTGGTGAATAAAAAAATTAGAATTATTGAAAAATAATGTAATAAAAATAACAATATTATATAAAAATGTTTATTATAAATGTGATATGGAATAACATTAATAATTTTATTTATTATATTTCATATTATATATATAAATTTAAAAATAAAAATAAAATTTTAATTTATAATACTGATGAAAAACATTCAGTACCAACGTGCATTGATAATAAATTTATAAATTTATCTAGCAATATAAATATAACCATTCCTCCACATAAAACATGTAAAGTTAATTTGGGAATTAATTTAATTATACCTAATGATATTATTGGTATAATTACTCCCGTAGAAGAATTGTATTCAAATATGATAGATTTGAAATCAAAATATATAATTCCAAACAATGATAATAATATAATTTTATACATAACTAATAATTCAGATTTGCCTTATAATATAAATCATAAACAAAATATTGCAAAAATATTATGTATTAAAAATATTAATCCAGATCTTGAATATATATTTAATTAATTATTAAATACTTTTTTTTGACAATATAACAGATGACATTTGTTTATTAGTAATATTATTTAATTTTTCTTCTAATTTAGTATAATCTGTTTTTATAATGTCTGTTTCTTTTATACTATGCATTATTTTCGTTATAAATATTTTTATAAATAATCTAATATTATTAGTATATATAGTATCAAAATATTGTTTAAAATACTTTTCTATATATTCGCTAGTACTTTTAGGTTTTAAAGAAATATTATTATATTCAGAAAAATATTTAATATTTTTATTTTCTATTAATTCACCATCTATAGTACAAACATCATCTGTTATAGAAATTCCATTATTAGATATTGGATTTCGTATATTGGATATTATATTAAAGTATTTTTTAATTATTTTTATTTTTTTATCATCTATTTTATTAACTACTATATCATCATATTTTGATTGTTTATCAATATTTTTTAATTGATGAATTCTATTTTGTATTATTATAAATACATTTATATTATTATTATTCATTTTTAATATACTTTTATCAGTATAAACTATATTATCATTAATAACAATAGCATTATTGTTTATAATAAAATAATACATGTCATCAAAATTTCTTATAGTAATAGTTGGTTGATATGACATTATTATTGTATAATTATCTGAAAAATCTATTCTATTAGTATGTTTAACAATATCTATTTTTGAATTAGCGTTTAAAATATTATTTAATTTAGGTGATAATTTAGATAAACCATTCTTACTTAATATAATTCTTCCATAATTAACTATTATGGGATTTATTTTATCTTCTAAAATAATTTCTTTATTATAAACGCAAGATTCGAATATTTCATCTCTATTTTTCTGTTTTGAATAACAACAAGGATAACAAGTTTTTCCTCCACTAGCTAAATATATATTATTCAAAAATCCCATATTTGAATAATAAATACTAGAACATTGATATATTAAACCATTATCATCTATATAAACATCACCGTATTTGTATGGATCAAATATTTTTTTAGTTCCTTTGTGTTGATATGTCCTTGTAGTATCTTCTTTACCCACATAATATTTATCAGATATTTTAATTAAATAATTTTCATCTATCGAATCTATTAAAACAGGTTGTCTTTTAACATCTTTATAATTTTGACAATACCTCGAAGGATAAAGCTCATCAATTTTTTTAAGTCTAGCGTGTTTTTGTATTTTATTAAAAATATGATTATATCCTAATATCAATAACGATAAATATTTACATAAATTTACATCTATGTTAAAAGATCTAAATGATATGTGATTTTTAGATGTCATAATATTAATTTTATAAGACATATCTATAAATATATTTCTAGTGTTTGTAACATTTAGAAAAAATTTAAGATCATATTGTATATTTATATTAGAGTCTAAAAACGTATCAAAATATATATATATAATACTTTTTGGACTAGTTGATTTAATAATTATATTTTTTATTTCTTCTTCTTTTAATATATCTGTAAAATAAGTTAATTTTTCTGTTATTAATACATCATTAGTGATTTTTATTATATTATTTTGATCTATATATATGTATAATGATGTATATTCTGAATCGTTGTAGTTATCCAAGATTGATATTTTATCACCCTTTATATAATATTTATCATATACGCCAATACATAATGTCTTTTTATATTTATTAATATTTGATAATTTGATTATATCATCAAAATTATTTGTTAAAGAATATTCTTCTGATTCTTTTACAACGGAAGATAATTTATAGTTATTTTTATATATATTAAATATTATTTCTTGTATATATTCTGTATAAATTTTTGAATATATGCCTTCTTTAGCTAAATTTGTATTAGTATAACTGTTAGTAGTAACACAAAATATAGCACCATTAGTAATACTAATATCTAACATATATAATATTTTTTTATTATCATTAGATTCTATTAATAAATTATTTTTTATATTATATGGATCAAATATTTCATTGTTATTATAATAATAATCTAAATTATGCCATATTGAAAATAAAATAATATTTTCGTTAATTCTTAATATATTTCTAATGTATCCTCTAGCTTGTTCAAGATTGAATGATAATATAACATGATCATTAATATATTCTGGTTGTGATAGAAATTTTGTATTTGTAGATAATAAATAATTATATACTCCATATGCAAAACTATTATCTATTATACTATCTTTAGATAAAAATATTGTCTTTTTAACATTCTTGTTTTCATCAAATAAAAATATAACTTGTGGGTTTATTGTCGAATATTCATAACTATTATCTGTTATATCCATTTAATTATTTAATAATTTTGAAAGTATAATTTCATATTATAAAAATAATAATGTCTAACGCAGATTATGTTATAATATATAATTGCGGTAATGATATAGAATCATATAAAGATATAGATTTGTCGTGTGATGTTAATATACCAATAACAAATGATGATATGATAATATCTGATGAAATATTATCTTATGAATCTAGCATATATATAATAACAAATTACGATGATGACGAATGTAATGATCAAGATTGTGATTTAATATTAATATCCAATGATCAAATAGATAAAATAGATTTATGTAAATTAAAAAAATTTATAAATAATAAATCTGAAATAATAATTGTTTCTAAAAATGAAGATTTCCAGAATAATATAAAAGAAATAATAACAGACGCAGATGTTACATGTTATACTGAATTTAAATATATAATAGGAATAACAAATTGCTTATTAAACATTAAATGCTTAAAAAAAATATATAGAATAAAAGTATTTAATTATGATAATTTACCTTAATGAATATAAAATTTATATTGAAGATATAAATTATTTTTCGTTATACAATTTTAAATATTTTTTTCAATTATACTTTCATAATGATATAAATTATTGTAGTAATATTGATTTTATTAATATGATAAAATTATTCACTATTGATGATTTTTTATGTTTAGGAGATAATAGATTATCTAAAAATATATTACATTTGATGAATAAATATTCTACAGTAAATTTACATAAATTATTAGAACAAGGGTATAAATATTTTAATATGGATATGTTATATGATTTATTTATTCCATTTAGATACATAAAAATATATAAAAATAAATACTTTATAAAAGAAAATATAATAGATCCGACAATATATTACTTTGAAAATGTAGTAGATTTAGATAAATTTAATATGGAATATTATGATTATAAATATATATACAAAAATTAAATTTTATTATATATTTAAATGGAATGCGAAATGTGTAAAAATTACTATATAACAAAATTTAATACTATTATTTCCGAAAATAAAAAATATATATTATTAAATATTATATGTGATAAATGTTCTCATACTACTGCATATAATATTAATGTCCCAATAGATTATATGAAAAATAAAAAAATTACCCCATTACATCTATTAAAATATAACTATTGTGGTCCTTACACAAATGTAATAAAAAATATAATTTCTGGTATTAAGCCATATAATGAAATTGATAATCAATGTTTATTACATGATTTATCGTATCATATATATAAAGATAATAAATATAGACATAATTCAGACAATAATTTATTAAAATATTTAAATAATATTGATAAAAATTCAATATCAAAACATATTATAAAAACAGTATTAAATGTAAAAAATATGTTTTTTGAAAAATAAAATAAGATAATAATAGTTAAAATGTCTTCTATAATATATGATGAAAAAATAAAAAATACATTTTATTCTGCTCATATAAATAGTTATCAATTAGTAATTGATAAAAAAACTGGATTTTTCAATGCTTCGTATGTGTGTATAAAAAATTATAGAAAAATAAATAATTGGCTTAATAATAAAAAAACTATAAAATTAATAAAATATTATATGAATTTATTAAATAATAAAAATAATAATAATAATAAAATAAAATATAAAATAGTTGATAAATATGATAATATAAATGGAATATATCTACATCCTATTTTATTAAATCATTTATTAGATTGGATAAATATTAAAATAAATAATAAATATAATATTATTGATTATATTATATTAGTTTTAAATAATATCAAATTATCTATATATAAAAATAATAGAAATTATTAAAAAAAATATTATAATAATAAATATGGAAAAACACTATATTAATTTAGCAAATACTATTATACTATCTATTAATGAAAAAAAACCAGAAATAAAATTAAAAGAAGTAAATTATGATGATGATAAAATGTATATAGAAAGGATTTTTATTAATAATTACATTAAAGAAAATGATTTTAGAAATTTTGATGATAATGAATGGATTAATTCAATGAAATACATCTATTTAAAATTATTTTCTTTCTTTAATAATAAAGACGGAACTCTAAGTTATGTATATAATATATCTTCGGAAGAAAATAAAAAAATTATATTAAATGAATATAAAGAACTAATTAATAAATTAAATATAAATATTTTAAAACAAAAAATTATTTGTAAAGCCAAAGAGGAAGTAAATAATTCTGAAAATATCAATTTTAAAATTAATAATATGATTAAAAATATGAATAATTATAAAGAACCAACGTTTATAGCAAATTTAATTGACTTATTTTTCTATGATGAAGAAATACGTAAAATATTTATAGAAATTATAAATGATTATATACCATTTAATAAACCCTTTGAAAATTGTGATAATAATTATTATATTGAGGAAGCCAGAAATATATTTATTATATTAATGAATATTAATATTGGTACAGTTAAATGTACGCACGAATTAAATGATTATATAAATTCGTTCATTAGTAAATTATTTGATACGTCAGAATTTTTAAATAAATGTATTTTATCTTTTAGTAATAATCTCAATATAAAATTTAAATGTTGTCAGATTAAAAAAGCAAGTAATATATATGAATGTGATATGGGTGATTTAAATTATATAAAATATAATGATAATACTAATGGATATAAACCATTACATATTAGATTGCATATAATTCACATATTAATAAAATTATTAAATATTTTTATGTATTGTTATAAAAATAAAATATATGACAAATATAAAACAAAATTTACTAATTCTGATTTGAATGATAAATTGGGTGAATTAAAGAATATACTTGATATTAACATAGATAAAGATAAAATAGATATTATAAATATTTTATCACAATTATATAATAATAAAGAAAAATTAAGCGAATTATATGAAAAGAACAAAAATGATATAAAATTAATAATAAAAGAAAAATTAAATGAATTAGGATTATCACAATCAATTAAAAATAATATTTATGATATTGTAGATAATATGATGGAAGAAATTAATTTAAGTAATATACCTAATATTAAAAAAGAATTATTAAATGAAAAAATAGATGAAATAAAAATATTTATTAATGATAAAGTAAAACCTATATTAAACATAGTTAATAAAAAATTTAAAAGAGTATAAATATCTATTTACTCATTTTTTTCATCGTTATATTCTCCCATTAAATTTGTATTATGATCCGAATCATCAGTTGAATTTGCTGCTTTTTTTACATTTTTTTTTCTTCTACCATTACCTGAAGGATTTGCGTTAACTAATTTATTATTTTTTGGATTATTTTTTCCTCTTTTTTTTGATTGTCCTCCATAAGCATCTACACTATTAATACCCATATTATCATCTGAATCTTTTATCAAATGAACTTTAGAATAAAAATATCTGCCATTATCTTCGTATGCTAACGCAGCCATGTTCATATTATTAATTTTATACCATCTGTGTTCTTTTAAATAATCATTCTGTGATCCAGCTGATTTAGTACTCAATAACATATTTAATTTAGAACTATCCATGAATGCCATAACACTCAAATGCTTAATAATATTATCTTCGTTCATTTATACGTAAAAAATATATCAACACATTTTATAATTAAAATAATATAATCTTAAAAAAGTATATATATACTAAATGTATATAAAATTTAAAATAGAATGTTTACGAGATAGAATAAAATTATTAAGTATTTTTAATCCATATGGTACATTGTGGTGCGATGGTAAAAAATGTGAAATAGTAATAACATCTGATTTTAAAATATGTGTCAGAATACCATTTTTAGAAACAAATATACAAGAATTATTATCTTTTAACATTTTATATGAAAAGATAGGAGATTTGACACTAAAAAATTCTATTTCAGATACAATAATACTTAAGTTTAACGAATCTGGTATTATGACACAAGAAGAATATAATCAAAATAATGTATTTTATATGACTCCCGATTATACAGATATTAAATCAATATCATACAAATCAAAAAAAATTGATAATTACTTTAATATGTTTGAATCTATAACAAATGTTCCTATAGAACCAAAATTATCAGATGTAGAAAAAATTATATCAGACAAATTAAAATCACAATTACATGACACAGGTTACTCTAATGTAATGTATATGGCATATGATAATTTTACATATGTAAAAGATAATGAATATAAATATATGTTAGATCCATCTGGATACAATAATACTGCATTAATATTTAAAATAGATATGCCTATTTTAACAAATTTTATTAAAAAATTAATAGCTACAAAAACATCGAGTGTTGAAATTGAATTTTTTCCTAATTATGTAAAATTTTCTGCATATCGTAATGATAATGTTAAAAATTCCATAATAGACGAATCGGTGTTTTATTGTAGTATTTTACAAACTTATAAAAGAATATATAGTAAATATAAAATATCTTCAGAACAATTTTGTTTATTAAAAAAATTAAATATAAGTATAACAGATTTTTCTGCAAAAGATAAAAAAATATATAATTCATTACAATTTAATGCAAATATAGATAATAATAATAATGAAAATTTAAATGGGTTATGTATTTATCCTGGAATGATAGGCGATGAACATAAAAATGAAATAAAAGATTATTTTATTTTTATGCCAATATTGAAATATGATAATTAAATATCAACCATCTTAATGTATATATGTCAATTGTTAAATTAAAGGGTGTATAAATAGTCTTAAAATAACAGATAATCTCATATATACGTACATGTTATTTTTAAATATATTTTATTATATTGTATTAAATAATACAATATAATAAAAAAAAAAAAATAAAATAATGATATTAGCAAGCATGCAATAATAATATAATCATTATATATTATAAAAATGGCTAATAAGAACGTCGAAATAATAGATTTTGATTTAATTGAAAATGAAATAGACATGAAACCTATTCATATTATTATAAAAAAAATTAGAGATGATAACGGAGATAATAAGCATAAACATAAATATGTTTTAATTCCGAATATTAATAATAAGTCAATACCTATAATAAATAAAAATTAATTATTATATTTATTATATTTACAAGTATTAAAATTATTTTCAATACTTGTAAATGTAAAAATAATAATTTAAAAAAAAAAAATATAATCTTTTTGATGTGCCATAAAATATTTGAAATTTGTTTATTTAATTAATTATAGCTTTATTTACTTACAGCCAAAAATTTTGCCATTAACATAAATTATTTAGCTATAAATATTAATTTTAAAATATAAACACATTTGTGTATGTTGATCTCAAATAATAATTATTATATCTGTATTTTACTTATTTTTAGTACTTGGGTGTCGATTAATATAGAATTATAAATAATTTCATATAGCAATAATAATTGATACTATGATATATTACTTGTGTAGATATAAAATGACTGATATATTTTTTAAAAAAAAAGCAATTGATAAAATTGACAATATTATGCTTTAATTTGTGTTAATGTCTTAATTAATATGTAAGTATTAAATATATAATATCCTATAATATATTAATTTACTTATGGGTATAAATGTAAAATTTATAACTTTTTGATCTAACAATTTAATAAAACTTTCACATATCTTATAAAGCTATTTTTAAAATATATACAATAAAATATGTTCAATATTATAGTATATAAATATATTTATTTATAAAATTATTGGATTTATATATTTCTGGAATGAGCCATTAATATTTATTTTTTAATATAAGAATTTGTTTATTTCTAATATTACGAATTATGAAAAATTAATAAAAAAAAAATAAATTAATAATAATTCATCACGTTGCACTTATAAATATTAAATTTAACACAAAATTTTAATATTTAGCACATTTTTTATATTTTTTGTTTTTATATCTTGAATTATTATAATTTTTATAAATGCTCGATATAACCAAATCTATTATATCTTCGGGTATAAATATAAAATTACCAAGTGTTAACATAATACAAAATATAAAACCAAAATATTATAATAATAGTTCTCCCAAATCATATTTTGGGATTATATATCATTTATTGTCAATAGTTATAGAAATACAAGACACATATAAATTAAATGATAATATAGGATATTTTACAAAATATGATGATATGAAGAAAAAAAATAAAACAGATTACGATTATTCTTATAATAATCTTTTTAAAACAGATATTAAATTAGAAAAAAGTGGTTCATCGATGAAGAATTGGACAAATATATATAATACAACAGATGTTACTATTGATATATTAAATCCGTTAAATAAAAAACACGATAAACTATCTATAAGATTACCTTGTGTAATATCTACATCTGTTATACATTATTTATATATTTTATCATATATTTATGAATCAGTTACATTAATAAAAGAAGATTTGTGGTTAAACGATAGTTTTATAGTTAAATGTGAAAATTTAAGAACAAATAATTATAATAATGTAAAATCGCAGTTAAAAACAATTGTATTTAATGAAAAAACAAGACAATATAAAATAGACGGATTATTTAAAAATTTCATAATAGACGAAAGTTTTAAAAATATAATAAGTAAATTTATTAATGATATTCAATGTGTTATATGCGATCTATGGTTAACTATTCAAAAAAATATAAATGATTCACCATCTGATAGAAAAAAAATTTATTGGGAAGAATATGATAATATTTTGGGATTTCAAAATTGAAAATATATAATTACAATATAAAATGGAAGAATTATATTCATTAATAAACTACGCATATTCTAATGATATTAAAAGAACAATAGTAAATTTTAGATTTTCGATTGATAATAAAATATATAAAAATTTATTTTCTAATTTTCGCGAAGATATAATAATTAATAATGAATATTCTAGTACTAAACTTAATAATATTAAAAACATAGTAGAAGTTAGATGTTGTTATAAAAATAAAAATATAATTAATTTATCGTTGATAAATCCCGAAATATATAAAAATATTATTAATATAAATAATAAAAATAATAAAAAAAAATGCATTAATATTAATGCCATTAAAGAAAATGAAAATACACAATATCTTAAATATTATTTAAATAATTGCAATACTAGTTTTGATTCTTTTATTAAAAAAAAAAAAGAAAAGAAGAAAACTTTAATAAAGTTATTTAATAATGATAATGTGCATAATATATCAAATAACACTAATCATACTAGATATTATGAAATAGAGTCTGAATATAATAACTTAACATCAGAGGTTACAATAAAATATAAAATAATATTAGAAATAATTAATGAAAAAATTATTACTGAAGGTAGATTATTATTACCAAATTCTATTAGTATAACTGTTTCAAATAGATCAAGAATTATATTATATGATAATAATAAAATACAGATAATATTATCAAAAGATAAATCAGAAAATAATATGCAAGATTTTAATAATATATGTTCTAATATATTAAAAACATTCTTCTCTATAACAAAAGAATACACAAATAATGAAATAAACGAAAAACACATAAAATCGCTTAGTATACATTGTGATTTTAATTATACTAATAGTATATTAAAATACCCAATATTTTTTGAAGATAAAAAAATAAGGTTTTTTGGAAAAAATAAAATTAGTATAAAATCCATAACATCAAAATCTAAATTAGAGAAAATTTACACATATATAGAAAAAAATATATGTAATATACAAAAATTGTATGATGATATAGATAATTGTGATCCGATAAATGATCCCATTGATGATATAAATACACTAGTAAATAAAATATATTTCAATAATTTATTGAAATAAAATAAATTAATATTAAATTATAATGGATTTAATAGAATACGACAATAATCATTATATTGAACCTATTGCTAATAGAAAAGATATATATCTAAATTTTGTAACAGCGCCTTTGGTGCAAGATATAGATTGTTCATTAATAAAACATGAGGATAATATTTATGATGTTACTAAATATTTTGTATTTAAAACATACAATTACGAAGATATATATATAGTTTATGATGTGTTATTAAACAAAGTTGTATTATTTAAATTTAATTTTACAATAAAAGAATATATAATTATAAATAATTTTTTAATAATAATTTATAATGACAACGATAACATAATAATTGATATCGAAGATAAAAAATATATAAAATTTAAAAAATGGAAATCTTTATTACTAAATTGTACACAAATAGCTAATTATATTAAATTAATAGAAGATGAAAATAAAAAAATATTTGTTAAATATATAACAAAAAATGATATTTTAATAGATAATAATACTATTGATAATAATAAAATAAAAAAATATAATAAAATAAAATGTATTAATATAGAAAATAAAGTTACATTATCAATATTAGACAATAATAATGAATTATATATAAATAATAAATTATTTAAGCTAGATTACAATATATATAATATATTTAATTTTTCGTTAAAACATGTATTATTATTAACAGATATAGACGATGGAAATATTATAATTTTAAATTTAGAAAATTTAGAACAAGATGAATACAAAAATTATTATGATATAATAGTAATGATAAATGATAAGTTTTATAATAATATCAGAAACGCATTTTTAGTTAATGATTAAACTTGAGTATGAATTCCCATTGTTGATTTTATAATTTTTTTTTTAGAATTATCATAAATATAATATATTAGTAACGATGTAACAAAACTAACACACATAGCTATTAAAAATATTACTGTACACAATGCTATTAATGAATAGAATATTTTATCCATTCCTACACTTGTACTATTGTTAATAATAGGTAATAACGATTTAAAATCAAATTTACTATAATCGATAGATACATTATGATCAGAAGTAGCTGTAGTCATAGATTGATTAATTAATATAAAATTTAATAGTATATATGTTCTCCAAATATTTTTCATTTAATTAGATGAAAAATATTATCTATTATACTGGATAAGTCTCTACTGTTGAAGTGCCATCTCTATAATAACAAGTTCTATATCTGTTACTGCCTCTAGTCTCAACAACACAACTAGGATTATTATCCCAGTTGTTATTGCTCCATGTGTTACTAACTGATCGCACTCCTGTATTTGAATATCCTACTCCTGTTGAATATCCATTAGTTCCACAACTATTACAATTACTTCTTCCTGTATTTGAATATGCGTTGCTTTTGCTTGTTATAGCACCAGATTGTACATTTACATTTGTTCTAATAGGAACTTTATATTCCAGAACTATGTCATCGCCGTAACTTCCACAAGTATTCATTTATAATTTTAATTAATCATTTCAAAGATATATCCAATAACTAAAAATAAATGTAAAATACATATTTTTTCTTTATTATATTTTACATTATAAATTTTTGTAATTTGAAAAAATAAAATATATATTTTAAATAAAATAAAAAAATGTCAGACGAATATATATATTTACAGAAATCTTTAAATGTTACTAAAGAATCTAAAATAGATTTAATATTAAATGATAAAACTAGTAAAGATTTAGTTAAAATAAGTATATCCAAAATATGTAGAAGTATTTTAAAATATAAAGATAGCAATCAACCTATTTCTGAATATCATGAATTTATACTTGATGATATTACTGATTATTTTAAATTATTTTTTGATATAGATTGTAAAACAGAATATGAAATCGATGATGTTAAAAAATATATTAAAGAATTTAAAAAATTTATATCATATGAATTGTATAATATATTTTCTAATAATTTTGATATAGAGAATCATAACATCGATAATATAAAAAAATTTATATTTAATAATATTTACTATACATTATCTGATAATCCGCACAAATTATCTTTACATATATTTTTTAATCAAATATTAGTAAGTCCTACATCATTTATACAATTAAAGAAATATATAATAAATTTAAGATCAAAAATAAATAATATTTTAATCAATAATATAGATTTAGCTCCTTTTAGAAGAAATACACAATTAAGATTTATATATAGTAAGAAAAATGATAGTGAATATTTTCACTCAGAGCATGATTATAATATAGAAAATATAGAAGATTTAAAAAAATATATAATAACATATAAAAATTTTAATGAACCACATATTATAATAAAAGCAAAAGATAATAATTTAACAAATCTTGATGTAATTTATCCTCATATTAAATATTTTAGAGGTCCTCATTTTATTAGAAATATTTCTAAAGAATTATATAATAATTATAAAATTACAATTTCTGATGATTCAATTCAGTTATTTAAAAAAAAACATAGCGCTGAATTAGACGAAATTATTGATATAAATTTGATATTTAATACTCCTGATTGTAAAATATGTGGTAAAAATTCTTTACATAAAAATAATAGAATTATAAAATTTACAGAACAAAAAATAATTTTATTTAAGAGTGGAAATCCAAGAAATTGTAATACATTAAAATATGATTATCCTACGTTATCAGGATATGAATTGGCTAATTTTATAAGAGATTTAAATATTATTAAAAAGATAGATTCTGATGCATATGTTTATTGGAAAAATGGAAAATGGGCAATCGTTGATAATCCTTATATTTTTCAAGGAATAAGTAATATGATATTAGAAAAATACAGAAACAATATGTTAATACAAGATATAGATTATATTATAAAAAAATTTTTTGGAGAAGCAAAAAATAGAATAAGTGCTAACTTATCTATGAATACAGATATTATTTGTTTTAATCCTTATATTATACAATTTAATAATGGAGTATATGATTTAAAAGAATCTAAATTTTATACTGGCGAGAATGCAAAAAAATATATTCGTCTAAACTATATTAAAATTGATTATAAAGATATAGAAGATATGTCTGATGAAGAAAAAATTAAATTTGAAAATAATTATAATATTCTTTTAAAATTATTTAATTTAGTTATTCCCAAATCTAATCCTAAAAGGATAGTTTTTGAAACTAATTTATCGTCTGTGTTACATTATTGTCATAAAAGTGTTATAACAATATTATATGGTCCAACTTCTGGAGGTAAATCTACTATTAAATATTTATTAAGACAATTATTGTTTGACATGTTTTTAGAACCTCCTATAGAATTTTATCAAAATTATATTCCAAAAAATTCACCCAACTCTTGGTTAGGTAAAGTAGAAGATAAATTAGTTTCTTTTGCTTCGGAAGGTGATGTTAATCGAAATGAAGTATTTCTAAACAAAAATATAAAACAATATACAGAACAATATATTTTAGGTAGAGATTTAAATAAATCTAAATGTGTTCACAAAAATACATTAACACAATTTATAGATTTAAATCCAAAACCTATGTTTAGTTCAGTAGATCCTGCTTTGGTCAAACGTATTGCAGTTATAGAAATAAATGAGACGCAATTCGTCAATGAAAAATTATCACGAGATACTGTCAATATAACATCAGATAATAGAAATATAGTAATAGCAGATTCTACGTTTGACGATAAAATTTTAAATAATGAATTTACGCTACCGTTATTTTATATTCTGAAGAAATGGTCTAAAAAATACCATAAAGATACTGTCAAATTATTATACACCCCTGACTTTTTTGATAAACAAAATTGAAATAATAATAATAATAAATTAAATATGGAATTAAAATCTGATTTAATTTTTACTGATACGATTTATTCCGAAATAATAATATCAAAAAATTTATCTAAAAAAGATTTAAAAATAGAATATTCAAATTTATATACAGAAATATTACTAAGACAAAAAGATGGATCTTTAATTGAAGCTTTGCGGCCTAATAGTAATTTTTTCGATCAATATGATATAGAATCTATCAAAAACACGGGTATAAAATTTAAACCTATGGTGATAAAATATCACTTAACAGAAGACGCTTTATATAAAATATCAAGCTTTAATTAAAATGGCATATATCAAAATAAAATCATTATTATAATTTACAAAAACATATTAGTAGTTAATATTTGACAATAATTGTAGTTAATGGCAGCTTATATTATTTATATAATTGTCATAGCAAGTCCAATAATTGAATATTTTATATAACTATTGTATATAGTATATATTATTATAAAATACTGTATATAATTTAAGGACAGTAATTATAATAATATTAATATATGTTATTGTCGATAATATATTAATTTTCTAATTTATTTAAAACAATCTTTTGATAGTCCAAAAAAAAGTATTATTTTAGTTTAATGTATATTAAATGATATGTATAACTTAATTTGAAATTCGTAGACTGCATATACTTTAATTACGCTTACTAAATAATATTAGTTAATTTTATTTTAGTTAAAAAAAATAATTGTTATCAAATGTATTAATTAGTATTAAAGAATTTGTAAAAATGTAAATTTATATATCAATATATTAATAATTAATACTGATTAAGATAATTGAAGCAATATTAGATTTATATAAATAATATATTATCGACACATTTCTCTTGCCTTAATATATTTATATTGTTACTAATAATAATTTCTATATAATAAAATTTACATCGATTATAAATTATTATTAACAATAATAGAAATATATTCTAAAATTGTATCTAAAACTTTATTGTGATCGGTAGATTCTATATTATATTCTATTTTACTATTTAATATATAGTTAATACAAAAATCATTAATTATATCGCAATCGTTAGTTAAATCAATATTATTAATTATAATTGTAGGAATATCAATATAATTTATTGTCGTAACTAATTTATTATTTTTGAGCTTATTTAACACCCACATTGTGTTTGTGTTGTGTGAAGAAACTAATATTGGCGTAATGTTTAAATAATTTTTTAAAATAAATATTAAAGATTTGATAAAGTTCCTAAAACTATCAGGATCGTGTCCTATTTTATTATTATATCTAATAACCTTCTTTCCTTTGTGTTCTTTGGTTGGAAATATATTTTTATTCATTAAAAAGGAAATTGCATTATTAAACTTTTTCTTATCAACTCTTGATTCGTATAAATTATACTTAATAAAAAATATATCATTGAATATTATTTTTTTATTATATAAAATGGATAATGACGCTTTATAAGGTATGATATCATATAGTCCATCGTTATTTAATACCATAGTTTTCATATTTAAAATTATATATGCTGCCATTTAATAATATATAAAAATATTTAACTAATATAAAAATTTATTTCAATAATTTTTTCAGATCATTATATATTTGATAACTTGTATATCTATCTTTTTCATATTGTAGCAGTCTATCAACAATCGAGTTAATGTTACATAATTTTTTTATAGGATTAGATTCTATATATTTTTCAATATTATAAATATCAAAATAAAATTTATTAATTAAAAAATATATAATTACCCCAAAAGACCACATATCTATAGAAGACTTTACAATTATATTGTTTTTATTATTAATAGTACATATTAATTCAGGAGATCTATAACTAAATGTTACGATTTCATAATCAATAATATTATTTTCTATATACGATAATCCAAAATCTGTTATAACAAGATGCAATGTATCATTTTTATATTTACATAATATATTCTCTGGTTTTAAATCACAATGAACAATAGAATTTTTATGTAAATATTTCAGTCCATTGCATATTTGTAAACTTATATTTAATATATCTTGATTAAGTAATATATATGTAGATGCGTAATATAATAAATCATAATCATAATAATTAAATATAATATATTTTGAAACATTATTTTCATTTGTAAAAAATATCGGAAAACAGATATTTTTTTTAACTTCGTTTATTTCATCACTATCAGAATTATTATATATTTTTTTTTTAATATAATTTAAAATATTTATTTCGTGTGTAAAATTATCATTATTTCTAAAAAATTTAATCGCAACATTATTTTTTGTATAAATATCTGCATATTTATATACAATTCCGTATGTTCCAGAGTTTATTAAACTTTTACACATATATGACTTTTTATATTCTGGTATTTGTATATACATTTTGTATAATATAATAAATATATATTACATATTATTATTATTTTTCAAAAAATTATTACAATCACTTATAACTTCACCATTTAATGAATAGGCTGGAATGTCTGTATTATTATATATTATTCTCAAATTATTATTATTATCACAATATAATTTTGAGTCTAAAATATTTCTAATTTTATTATAATATATATTATAATTATTTTTATCATCAGGCGATAATGTATATCCAAATATATTATTATATATAAAAATTAATTCTTGATATAAAAAATAATATAATATAAATATAATAAACAGTAATTGTAAAAAAATAATAATATAAATACTATATTTTTTTATAATTATTTTTATATCATAATCCCATATAATAAAAGTGGGATTTAAATTTATAATTTTATCATTATTATTTTTTTGTTTAATTAATGTCATTTAAATATGGATAATTGTGATTTAATAAATAGTATTAATAATATACAAAATAATATATATATGTTAAAAAATGATCTAAATAAAATTCAAAATTATAATAAATGGAAAAATGAAATTAATGATATTATTAAATTTTTAAATAAAAATAAAGAAAAAATAATACTTTATTCATACAACAATAATATATATAATTAGTTTTTAATATAAATTATTATAATGCAAGAAATTAAAAATATTTATGATTTTAAAACATATAATTTATTTCCCGAATTACATAATAAATATAACTATATTTCACATTTATTATTTCCTAATAATACTAATATATTTCAATCATATATTGATTTTGATTATGTAAAAAAATATAAATATAATTTTTTAATATTATTATACCCTGTTTACAAACTATATTGGAAAAATATGTATATTTGTTATAATCAAAATAGTAATAAAATATATTTAGATAATAAAGAAATATATAATACCAGTATTGAATTAATTAATGATTTTTTAATAGATGGAATAGATATAAATAATAATATTATAACTATTAGATCAAACGGATCTACAATTACTTATTCTGCATACGCATATGCAACAATATTATATGATTTACCATATAGATTAGGAAATTTAGATATTAATCAAATATTTGGAATTGTAGAAAGTTCTAATATATTAGGAATATTATCTACAAATGAAGAACAAAAAAAAAAGTTTCCTAAATATATTAATAATATAGAATTAGAAAAAAATATATTATTTAAATTTAAGGAATCTAACCTTAGATCAATACAAATTGATGTACAATTAAAAATATTTGATTTATTTATAAATAGATTAAATTGTGTTGTTTCTGGTGGAACTGGTATAGGAAAAACATCTATTATACCTAAAATAATATGGTGGTATAATCTTCTTTTTGATGGATATAATATGTTTAATAGTAGAATTTCTAATGTATCTATAGATAATTTTATATTTGATATAAATATAATTGAAAAAAATACATTATTATCATTACCTAGAAAAACTATAATAAATAGTACTGCTATTAATTATATAAAATCACTAGGTTATTCTGAAATAACAGAAACTCCCATAATAATAAAATATAAAGATATAAAATTATATAAAGAATATTATAATAATAAAATTATTTTTCCAACTAATTTATTATTGTGTGTTAACAGATTGTCAATAAATAATTTAAAAAATTCCAGTGTTATAATTATAGATGAAATACACGAACATGATAGATATGCTGACATATGTATAGCAGTATCATATTTTTTAAAAAAAGTTATAAATATCAGAAATATAATATTAATATCTGCAACAATAGAATTTGAAATAGATAATATATTAAGATTTTTTAATAATAAAATAGTACAAGTATATATACCTGGATTTACATTATTTCCTGTTACAGAAATAGAAAATACGGTTGATAGTATAGATAAAATATTATTAGATAATAAACCACCTGTTGGATATTCTGTTATAATATTTTATGAATCAATACCAAAATTAACTTTTATTAAAAAAAAATTAGAAGAAAGTATAAAAGATCCTATATATAAATTTTATTCTATACACGGAAAAACAGATAATGCTAATGAAGTTATTCGTTATATAGAAAATAATAAAAAACATATTCATGTCATAATAAGTACAAATTATTTAGAATCATCTATAACTATATCGAATGCTAAATTAGTAATAGATAATGGAAAAGTATATAGAAAAGAATTTATAGATGGAAATATAACATATATAACAAATAGTATGTATAAACAAAGAAAAGGTAGAGTAGGAAGAGTGTCAAAAGGAACATATATAAGAACATACACATTAGATAAATTAAATACTAATTTTAAAAATATAAATTATCAATATTTATGGGATTACATAATAATTTTTAAATATTATGGTTTAGATATAAAAAAAGATTATTTTGTAATTCCTGATAATATTAATAGAGTAGATAAAACTGTTAATTATATGAAGTCTATAGGAATAGATATAGATAAATGTATAAATAAAATATATAGAATTTTTAATAAATATGAAATTAATATGTTAGAATATTTTATTATATATTTGTATGGTTCAGAAACTGAGAAATTATTATTGAGCACAGATGATAAAAATATAATTGATATACCTTATAAAATATATAATATATATGTAAAAATGAATGTAAAAATAAAATTGGAATCTAAAAGAAGTATTATATATATATTTAAATTTATTAATGATGTATATGATGGTCCGCAAAAATTTAAATATATTAATACAGACGAAAATGTATATTTTGATAAAAATAAAATATATTATTTAAAATCTGAAAATCCACTGATTATTATGAGAGATTAAATGTTATTATTTTTCATGTCGATAATATTAATTACAGTTATTATTATTATAATATACTATAAAATAATAAATATACCACCAGGAACAAATTCATTAAATAATTTCGATGATGAATATTTAGCTAATTTAAGATTTGTACCAGAACAAATATTTGATTTTAATATAGGAGATTATAATGCTTTAATAGAACAATTAGAAGAATTAAGATTAAGATATAATATGTTAAATGACGAATATAATAATTTAGTTAATGAACGTAATATATATTTGCAATTAATACAGGATCAAGATGAACATATAATGAATCTAAGAGCTCAAATAGATAGATTAAAAACACAAATAGCCAATAATACTAATTATTTATTTAATATAAATGAGTGAAAATTTATATTATGTACCAGACATATGTAAAAATTGCAATAAGTTAAATCCTAATAATATATTGGTGATAGACGGTACATATAGAGCTGCCTATAATGATTATTATTCTGTTAGTAATAAATTGCCATCTATTAAAACAGAAAAAGGTGGATTAGCAAAATATCCAAAAAAATTATTTATTAGAAATGGTTATTATAAGTAAACATATAATAATATATAATATATTATAAATAATAATAATATAATTATAATTGGTGTAAAATATATAAACAAATCTATTATATTCATTTTAGTGTATATCTAATAGCAAATAATATAATTAAATAAATAATATTTATATTTTTATATGAATTATAAAATTTTAATTGAAGTATAAAAAATATATTTGGTTTTATATTTCGTTTTTTACTAACTATTTTTTCAGCTTCGTCATAATTTATATTATATTTATTCATAAAATAATTAATAACTATACTTGCAGATCTTGATATACCAGCATAACAATGAATTAATACTTTCTTACCTTCTTTTATTTTATTAATTATAAATTTGTTAGTAATATCAAAATAATCAATAATTATTTCATTTGTTAGATCATATGCGTGTATATACATATAATCTTTAACATTAATATTTAATTTTTTTATATTTAATTTATTAAAATTCCATATTGTTATTATACATTTAATATTATTATCAATTAGAAAATTTTTTATTTCTTCTGTGCTATGATTTCCCAAACCACCAAGATATATATCATTATTTATATTTGATATATTCATTTATATATATTTATTTTAAAATATAATAACAAAAATTAAATATATAATAAAGTTTGTTGTTTATATATTATATAAAAATATCATTGAATGGATAAGGATCAAAAACATATTCCATAAGATTTCTTTTATGTAATCTTTGTTGTCTTTTATATTTATTTATTTATGACAGAAGAATATAATAGAGAATTTAATAATAAATAATTATCCATTAAATTAAGTAATAACAAGTATTTTAATCTTTACCTGCATAATGATGTCTATTGTTTTATAATATTTAGATATAGTATCTACATTTCTTATCTGGTCAAAAAATCTTGTTAATCGTAATATTTTAAGTTTTTAATTTGATTACAAATCTTCCCACTTCGATAACAGAATTTAATTGCAGAAATTGTGATATAAAAGATTTTAAATTTTTAGAAACTTTAATTAATTTAAAAAAATTAGATATATCATGTGTTAAAAAATAATAATATATCTAATATAAAATTACCACTTATGTTAGAAGAAATTGATTGTATGTATTGTAATATAAAAGATTTTAATTTTTTAAATAATTTAAAAAAATTAAAAAAATTAAATATTTTAGGTAATAAAAATAGTATTATATCTAATATAATATTGCCTATTACAATTGAAGAAATTAATTGTTCATGGTCTAAAATAAAAGATTTTAAATTTTTAGAAACTTTAATTAATTTAAAAAAATTAGACATATCATATAATATAGATAGTAATATATCAACTATAAAATTACCAACTACATTAGAAAATATTAAATGTATGTACTGCAATATTGATCCTGGTTTTATTAAAAATAATTCTAATAATATTAATATAAAATATAAATAAAAATTACACTATCATATAATTAAATAAATAACTATATTAAATTTGATTTTATAATCCAATATTTAATTTTCAATATTTCGTTTCTTCTATATCAACACTACCAAGATTTGTTTTAAAGAATATATTCAATAAAATACAATTATTTAATAAATTTCATATGGATCTTTGTCGTACAACGTCTTACCACATTTATCACAAAATAAATCTAAATAAGTATAAGAATTTTTATATTTAAAGTTCATCACTAAATTATTTGCATAAGATAATGAATTTTCGTAATCATTCATATCTAAATTAAAAATTTCAGCGTCCGAATCACAATCTTTACAATAACCCGTATACATTAATAATTCATCTTTGGGATCTATGGTTTCGTTTAATACATTTTTTAATAAACCTTCAAATATTATTTTTTTAATTATCGTTTTACCAAACATAGATTCAAAAATATCATATATTGTTTTTATAGAAATTTTTAATTCAGATAACGAAGGATTGTTAATATCATCTATAATTATTATATTTTTATCAATTAATATTTCCATTATTCCTTCAATATTTATTAATGAGCATAAATCAGGTATAAATTTTTTATTAATTAATATATTTATTAAATCCATATTTGTATTTGTATTTATTTGTTATTTATTATTTCAAATTTATAACATTTTTACAATGAAGATATAAACAACAAAATGTAATATACAATAATCTGGGACGTTTATTGTTATTTTTATCAGTTTATTATATATCACAATCTTTAGAGTGTAAATCTGTTAATTTAACTATAGTATTATATATTTTAAAAGTTTCATTATGTTCAGTATAAATTTCTATATCAAAATGTGCTTTAATATTATTTGAATCATTAATCCATCTCATTATGTCATCTTTAGATATTTTGTTTTTAGAATCGTTATATCTTTGAGCTACATATTGCGAATTTAATAATATATATGGATTATTATAAAAAGTAGGCCATTTTACTAAGTTATCCATTGTGAGTTAACTATTAATATATTTTTCAAAATTTCTAATTAAATTAGTTAATTTAATATATTTTATAATAAATATTCTTTAAATATATTATTTATATATTTTTTATACCACAATGGATAATCTAATATATTATTAACTGCATCTAATATAATATCTCTATATCTATAAAAATTAGAAGCCATATTATTATCATTATCATATATAGCTTTATATACATATGCTTCAATTATTTTTTCATCTTCTAATATTAAAACAGGCATTTTTATTCTTTTATATATATATTTATCAATATGTTCTTGTCTATCAAATAATTTCATCATACTTTCAGAAACTTCGTACAACACACCATAAACTATATTATTTTTATCACTAACTATAGTAGATATTACTGAATTTATTTCTTTAGAATAACATAATTTAAAAGAATGATTCAAAATAATACCTATTTTATAATTTAGAAAATCATAATTATTATATCTTTTTATTAAATAATTAATATTCTGATTAGCTCCATAACCGAAATAATATTTATACATTTATATATAAATAATGTTATTTTCGTGGATTATAAATATTATTATAACAATATGTTTTATAGTATCTTTAGTATTATTATATTATCCTTTAAATATATATGAATTAATGAGTTTTACTACTATATATGATCCAATAATAGCAGTTAATAATAATTTTAATAATAATAAATTAAGACAAATATATGTATTTTTATCAAAAAATGTAATATATAAAAGACAAGGTATAATAACTTATGATTTATTAAATGATACTATAACAATACGGGTGAGGGGTAATTCATATATATTTAATATTAATTCTGATCAAAGTAAATTTATACCAATGATAATACTAGCATCATAATCTATTAATATCAAAATAATGTAATATTTTATACGAATCATCTATATCATAATTAAAATAAATATTATTAGTTAAATATGGATTCATTATTGAGTGAGAATTATTTATATGTGTTAATCCTAAAAAATGTCCTATTTCATGAATTAACATTAATGTCAAAAACTTTTTATTATTAATATGTTTTTTAATATTATTATAATTTATTTTAATATGTTTATTATAATAATAAGCTATAATATTATTATTATTATCAAATACATTCATATCATTTATAACGGATATTTGCAAATCATAATAACTATCATTATTAAAAATAAATTTTTTACAATCTATATGTTTTATCCATGATTCTAAACTTTTATTACATATTTCTAGAAACTCTGTATTATTAATTTGATTAAAATTTATATAATTCCAATAAATATTTTTTGTAAATTTGCATTTTTTATAATTATAATAATATTTGAAATTTTCAATATTTTTATATATATTATCTAATAATGATACTGTTTTTTCATTATATATATTATTAATAAAATCATATAATGTATTATTATTTTCATAGTTAATTTTTAATTTTTTAAAAATCGAATACCATTCGGAAATATCAGACATATTGTTAATATTTTTATTAAAATAAATAATATCTTTAATATATATTATTTTTTTGATAAAATTATTATTTTCATAATTATACATAATATTATAAGAAAATATAATTATTGAAAATAGTAAAATAAAATTTTTAATCATCTTTCTAATGTATCAATATTTAAAGTTTTTTATTTCAAAAATAATAGTAATAAATGTCTGATAATACTACATTTATGACTAATAATATATTTGGTAAAGAGCTATCTACAATAAATGATTATTTAAAAAGTATATTTATTAACAAAGATTGTGATAGACAAATATTAAGTAATGTTAATGTTGACAATTTTAATGAAAATAGAATAAAAATATTTTTTTTATATACTTCTATATTAAATAATCCTATTGTTTGTAAAAATTTAAAATATGTTAGTGAATATATTATTGAAGATTTGACATCTTTTTCTTGTTGGGAAACATTATCAAAAATGACAGAAAATAGAGAAACTATGGGTTTTCCGTTAATATATAAATATATTTTAAATAATAGAAATAATAGATGTGTTTTTGATGTTTTATTTGAATCAAAAATATATCAAATTAATTTTAATCCTGTATATGATTATACATTTTCAAATACTTATAGATTAGATCAAATAAAATTCCAAAAGCTACTTATTTCATACACATTATATAGAAATAATATATTTTATAGCGGAAAGTTACATTATGATGTGTATAATGTACCAAAAGCAACAATTGTATTTAAAATACAAGATTTGTATTTTAATTTTGACATTACTACATTAGTAATATTATCTCCGTTAACAAAATTATATACTTTAAATGGAATTAATACAAAAACTGAATATATTTATATTTGCGATGTGTTAGAACAATTTAAAAATAAAACAGAATACAATTTTATAGAATATTTTATATTAGCTTTTAATAAATACATTGATTATAATAATATTCCTAGTGGATTTCCAATTATAATAAAAGATTTAGAACAAATAAATGAAAGGCCTATAAGAGGCACAATAGTTAAAATAAGATCAAATAACGATAAATATTATTATGGGATATTAGTTGATTATTTTGATGATAATTATAAAATATATATAGTAACTTCAACAACTAAATCTACATTTAATCATGTCGAAACCTTATCACGAAGACATATATTTAAAAGTGAACGAATAATAGCTATAGTAAAAAATTATATTATAGGAAAAAATGATCTATGTTTAATATAATTATTTTTTTTTTTCTGAAAATTTATAACTATATTAAGACACATTACTTGTAAATATGATTATCAAACTAATATTAATATTTAAAAATTTATTATTATACATTTCTGACAATGACATTGATAATAAAGATATAAAGGAAAAAATAAAATGTATAAAAAATATATTTGAATTATTAAAAAAACAAATTAATAATAATGATATTAATATTGACATTGATGTTGAAAATATAACAGTTGATGATATACTTAGTAATATAGATAAAACCGATTATGTGATAAATTGCATATCAAAAATAATGTATAGTATTGATAAAAATTATAATAACTATAAAAATTTTAATGGTAGTAATAATTATAAAAATAAAGATTACCCAGATATATGTTTTAAATATAATAATAAATATTTTAATATAGATTTTAATATATTAGACACTTGTGCATATATTATATTTTATTATGTACACATTCCTATCAAACTAAATGATATTAAATGTATATCATATAAAATATTATTGGATAATTTAGATAATAAAGACAAAATAGATGTTTTGTATTGCGGTAATATAAATTCTATTTTAAAAAATTCTATAGATTATTATCAAACATGTTTTTAAGTGATTGTATATCGTTAAGTATTAATAGTATTATCGTCAGAAATATAACGTATAGACTGATTATCTTTTACAGGGATTAGAGATATACCTCTAGCATTTAAAAGTGTGATAAATATTTTTGTAGCATAAGTTAAACGCATTTTTATTATTTCTGGTGACAAACCAAGATTTTCACACTGTAGACATTTCCATCTTTTTACTTCTATATTTTCTTCATAAGTAGCAAATATTCCACAATTTCCACATATATGAGCTGGTAAATAAAATTCATCAGGATCTGATTGTAATTCATGTATTGCATATACAGATCCATTTGTAGCAAAAACATCACTTTCCATTTCTCCGATTTTAATACCTCCGCCTTTTTTTTTCCCAGACGGAGCCTGCATGTATTTATCTAATCTGCCTCTATTTCTTACTGATATTTTATCTGCCGACATTTGTGATAATCTACAGAATAACATAGGTCCCATAAATGATTTAGTTTCTTTATCACCTTCTTTTATAGTCATAGGTTTTTTTGTATATGGGTGATATAATGTTTGTCGACAATATATAATATTTTCTAATTCTTCGTCAGTTACATTATTATATATTTTTTTTAATTCTTTTTTGATAAAATTATATTTATCCAAAGGACTTTTATCAGTATATATAGGATAATTAATATATTCTACATCACATTTATCATTATATGGTATTTTTGAGAACATATTACATAAAGAAACTTCGTCATACAAAGGAAGAGTTTTTCTACTTATAATACTAGGACTATTAAATATTATATCAGGTCTTTCGCCATTTTCATTATAAGGCATATCTTCTTCTTCCATAATTTTTGAAACAGTAACTTTTTGTACAGATTTTGCTATTTTATCTCCTACACTCAATCTTCTATATGATGACAATAGCATATCAATCTTTATTAAATCTGTACCTTGTTTTCTTGTTCTTTCTACCACGGCTGGATAAGTATTAGATAGTGTTTCAGATTGATCAAATATATATCTATTATCATCATCATTTTTAAATTTTGGTTTTAAACATCTGTATAACGCATCACCTTGTACTAAAACAGTTCCTATTGATGGCAAACCTGTTGCTGATATTTTAGAATAATTATTATTAGAATTTTCTGCACTTGGATTATTATTGTTTATTTGTGTATCAGATAATTCATTTTTTACAGACATTAATGATATTACAGATAATAATCCTCTATTTATCGATTCTTTATTTACAATAACGCCATCTTCTACGTTGTAATTAAAACTAAAGAATCCCACTAAAACATGTGTACCTATACTATTTCTTGCTATACCAGATATTTCCATAGGAATATTAGTTATTGATGGTCTTTCTATAGGATATGCTAAATAGTTACATGTATCATATTTATTCATTACATTATCTGGAGGTCCTGTTATAATATGTTTACTTTGGGCTGTTCCAAATGTACCTCTAACACCCGTCATTTTACCAATATCATACATACAACCAGTCGATGTTAAATAACTAAAATATAAATAATTTGGTAATCTAACATAATCATATTTTTTTCTTTGTTCTAAACTGTAACTATTAAATTCTGTAACTGTGTTACACATATTTGAATATATCATTTGTCCTACGTCAATAACTTCTATAATATCATAATATTTAGTTACAAAATCAGTGTAAGAATTACTCTCTTTTAATTCAGCATGTAAATTAGGATATTTATTAAATGCTAATTCGCCATTTTCTACTCTAAATACTGGTTGTGTTGCTCTTTTATTACCAACATTTATTCTTATTTGAAAATATCTATCTGTTGGTACATATATTTGTTTGTTATTATCTAATTCATGAAATTTTAATATTTCTATACCTATATCATTTTTAACAAATAATCCTGATATTTTTGCATATTTTAAATCTTTTATAAAAGATTCAGTTTCTGAATTTTTTATACGAGCTATTACGTGTTCAGATTCATCTATAATTGATATAAATACACCGGAAATAATATCTTCTTTTAATGTATGTTTAACCTTGTTTTCTATAAATTCTCTAACTTCTTCAAATAATTGTTTTCTAATATGTATAGGATAGTGTGATATTAATGTACTTATACATAATCTTTTTACAAGACCAGTTTTTGTACCATGATCAGGTGTATCCATCATATCTAATACATTAATTGATGATGCGTGTAATTTTCTTTGAGTTAGTGATTTTGTTAATTCTATACTAACACCTCTTTCTACAGCATTAGAAATATAAATAGATTCAGCCCAATTTGAGTGGGTTCCTATTTTTACAACATCACTATTTTTAGTATCTTGCATATTGAAAAAATTATTAAACGCTTGTGTTATTTGTGGTAATAATTTAACTTGAGATAAAATATTATTTATATTATTGTTCTTACCAGATCCACTAATATATGTTTTATATTTATCTCTTGCTAATTCGAAAGAATTATCAATAGAAGTCCTTATTATATTCTCAAAAATATCAGCAGCAGTTGAAATTCTTCTAGTAGCTAAATTATCTTTATCTGGATAAACATCTGATTGAAATATAGAAACAAAAGATTGTCTTAAAATACTAATCATATACATACATTTTTCATTATATTTTCCTCGGCCTATATGAGGAAGAAAATCATTGAAAATATTATTAAAATAATCTTGTAAAGTTATTTCATTTTTTGGATATTTTTTAATATAATTAATTTCGATTATTTTGTCGACATATTGTCTGGCATCATTATTATATTCAGATAAAATATTTTTAGTATTTTCTATTAATATTTTGATTGAATCAGATATATCATCACTAAAACCAGAACTTATTTTTTTATAAACAACATCAATGTTATCATTAGATAATGCTATTATTAATGCTATGATATCAATTTGTAAGAATGTTTTTTTAGAATCTATTACACATTTTATTTTATCTGGATTAAAATCTATATCTAAAGTTAAAAACTGTGGCGGGTTTAATTTTTCATTTATCATCATAAATGATGGTTTTTTACTAATGAATGCCAGATGATAAGTATATGCTTTTTGAGTTTTTTTACGTTTTGGATAAATATATGTTTGTTCTATTCTAGTAGTTACCATTTTTTTTAAACTTTTTGAAACATTAAAAAATCCACCAGGATTATTTGATTGTGTTATAGAATTATCATTTTCTGATGTATTTCCACCGTGAGCTATATACTGAGGTATTCTTATTTCTGTATGCGAATATGTTTTATTAGATATTATTTTATATTCTATTTTATTATTTAATGATGTTATTTTTCTATATATAGAAATAGAAATAGAGATATATGTATAAAATCCTTTATTATCTAAACTGGAATATAAATAACTTTTTTTATTATCTTCTTTACCTTCGTATGTTATTTTCATTATGACATCTTCATGTCCTGATTTACTTATCTTTGTATATATAACTTCTTCTCTATTAAATAACGTAGGCAAATCATAATTTAAATTTTTAAATGGTAATTCTACATTAATCAAAACTTTAGATTTTATATCCAATCTAGGATCGCATTGCAAAAATAAATTTGCAATATCTTCTTCAATCGGATTATTATTCATTTATTTTATCTTATTTTTATTCAATAATTAATAAAAAATGAAAATATATTTTTATAAAAAATGGATAGCTACTACCATGAATCAAAATTTGATAATGTGCATCACTTTTATAATAAATTTAAAATAATAGATATAATTGAAGATATAATGTTTGATAATGAGTCGTATTATAATAAAAATGATACTAATATATATTTTAGTATAAAACAGGATAATAATATTATAATCGAAGAAAAATTATTTAATAAAAGTATATATGTCAAGTTTAATAAAGATATATCAAATTGCGAATTTAATATGTATTCTTCGTTTGATTCTGCAATATTATTTTCAAATATTACACTAAATAATTTAAATAATTGCATTAATTTTAAAAATTATTTAAAATGGAATATGGATGTAAAAAAAGATCAAATAATAATTATAACTGATGTTAGTACTCATTATTCGTTATCTCAGAAAGATATTATAATAAATAATAATAATTATGTAACAGATTATAGTGATATGGCATTTGATATGTTTGGATATCATTGTTATCATTTTATAGATCCAGAAAAATATTTATTAAATAGAAATTTTTTTTTATAAAAATCATAAATTATAATTCATTTTTGTTAATGTAGATATCATAATATGTGAAGGTGGAATTGATTGCATTTCAATGCAATTATTTAATAAGTTTTTATTGTATTTATATTTTAAACAAAATTCATTAATTATAGAATTATTATTTATTGATCGTAAAATTAGTGTTTCAGAGCCTTGGATATCTATTACATTATTATTATTACAACATAAATCATAACCAGATTTTTCTGTTTGTATAAAATATACTTTTGGAATATTTTCTAAATTTTTATTTAATGTAAATGTTCTAATAATGTCTTGTAATGGATATGATTTATCTGCAGCATGAATAAAATTATTGGTATGATATGTTAATACAAATATTATTATAATCGAAGGTTTGTTAGTTTCAAAATAATTTAATAAATTTGATATTTTATCTATAATATCACTATGTGTATAATTTTCACAAATATTTATATTATATCCTAGTTTATCACAAAATAATTTTTCTATTTCATTCACAGCTAATAAATTCTTATAAAGACTATATAATTTATGACGTTCAAAATAATCTGAATTTTCAAATAAATAATTGTTAAATATTATGACTTGTTTTTCTTTGGAATTATTATGACCCATTTTATATTAATTAAATATATTTAATAGTTATTTTTCAAAAAATAATAAAAAATATTAAATTAACAATAATCCTCATATTTAAATATATGATCAGGATATTTTTTACATATTATTTGCATTTCAACATTATCATTATTAAAATTTGTATTTATTTTGATTTTATTATTACATATTTTGCAAAATTCTGGAAAACAATCAACAATAAGATTAGGACCATTATATTTATCTTCTTCATATACAAAATTATTTTTTTGTTTTTCTAATTCAATTAAAATATTATCTTTTAATTTAATATCGCCAGATAATTTTTGATTATTAAACAAATTATCTAATTTAATATAGTCATTATATTTATCTGGGATATGTAATCTTTCTACTAATGTTTTTTTTTTATCATTTATGTTAAGTATAGATAATCCTATTTCATCAGAATCAGTATTATCTAAATTAACATCTTTAAATAAATTTATATTTTCTACTTTTAAGTTTAAAAATTTGTTTACATCAATAAAATTATAAATTTTTTTAAGTTCATTTACAGTACATTCGTCCATGATTATTTATTAATTATTATTATTATTCAAAATTGTTTATTAAATAAATGTATTGTAACCCAATAGCATTTATATCTGATTTTGATAATTCATACGCTGGTAGAGTTAGATACATAGATAATTTTATAGCTGGAGCTACAAATATTCCAGATAATAAAACTATTTTTAAAATAATTGGAGGAAAAGGTGTTTTTTTAAAAACTAATAGTCAATATAACACTATACCATATACATCACCTACTAAAAAAAAAAATAATTACTTAGTCTATAATATATATGATTTGCGAGATTATATTAGTGAAAATTCAAAATTCTCGATAAATGATTTTATGAATAATATTAATAATTCGTCACAAAATAATAGAATTATGGTTCTGAGTGGTGATACAAAATATAAAATAAGAAATCCTAATAGATTAATATTTTCTGATACATCTTATCCTATTTTAGTTACTTATAATTTAAATGATAAAATTAATATATCTATCGAAAACCCAAATGAAAAAGTAGAAAAATATGAAATACCCGAAGATGTTTGCTATGTCTATAAACAAAAAGATACATATGTAATGTCGGTTAATGTTAAACGTTTGACGCCAGTAGATATATATTATATTACTACCGAAGTTGATCAAAATAATTCAAATAATATAAAATCTATAAAAATAGAAGATACATCAGAACCTTTAGAAATACACCCATCTTATAGAAAAATATTAGTAACAAAATTAGTGGATTTTATTAATCAAAATATAAAACCAACTAATTTTAATTTTTCAGAATATTTTGATAAGTATATAAATACTACTAAATAATGTTATAAATTAATAATAACCCATTTCTTTAGATAATGATCTAATGACATTTTTTATATTATTTTTATTAATATTATTATATTTTTTTAATATTGGTTTGTTTTCTGATTTTATATATTTATTTAATATTCTATATGCAATTTTATAATCATTATCATTTTGAAATCTATATTTCATATTATACCAAGCTAATTTTCTATCAATTCCTCTTTTATTTAATATAACAGAATTGATATCTACAAAAGTTGTAATTCCAGATATAAATATTCTATATTCTGCTGAATTATATTTTTGAAAACATTGTATATATTCCTTACCATCAGGTATTGATAATTTATAAGAATCATCCCAATCATTAGGAAAAGGATCGCGTTGTTTTACTAATGATATAGGTTTTAATTCTTTTAATATATAATTTTGTAATTCATAATCATTTATTAAATTTTTAGTATTTGGTTCGTCGTCGGGGTTATCTACAGTCCTTATGTCAGTTATAAATAGTAAATTATCGATATTTTCATATTTTTCTACATCCGATTTATTAAAATATGTATCATAAATTTTTATATTATTATTATTTTTTTGGATATTATATAATTTTTCACAATGACCACATGGATCGTATAGATCCCATTGTATTTTATAATCAGAATACATATTAATTAATAAAGGTATATGATATCCTTTACCAGAACCAATATATAAAATATTAATATTTTCATTTTTGTAATTTTTATGTAATTCTACATCTTCTGTTAAAAATCTTATTTCATTCATTAATAATTTAATTTGACCTTGTCTTTTAAAATCAAATTTTTTACCAGGATTAAAATTTTCGTCATATTCAATTTCATTATTAATATCACTTATATAGTAATATTGTGGCATAAAATTCATTATTTATTTATTATTATTTTGATAAAAATTCACCTTTAATATGAACATTTTATTTCTACACATTCCCAATCAGACAATACTTTTCTTATTAAATCAGTTTTATCATTAATATACATATTAATCATGTTATTGATGTTAGAAAAATTATATATATAAGTATATTTATCTTCGTTCATATTTCTCATAATTCTACCTATGCATTGTTTTATTGTTTTAGAATTAGTAATAGGTAATAAAACATGAAAAGTATTTAAATTATTAATATCTAATGATTCAGAACAAGCAGATATAGTTGATATAATAATAAATTTTTCATTCTTATTTTTAATTTCTGTTAACAAATCATTACATTTTTTATTTTTTACATCATATATATAAATTATATTTTGTAAGTGTGTTTTTTTTAATAAATTATATATATTCATCATGTGTAATCTATAATCTGTCAAAATTAAACATTTTGTATTATCCGTAGTTGTTTTTAATATTAAATCTATAATAATTTCATTTCTTTTATCATCAAGAGAAATACAATATTTGTAATTAAAATTTTTTATATATATATTATTGAATTTATTATTTGTTATTTTATTAACATAATATTTACAATTATTATTAATTGGAGTAAATATTTTATCTTTCAAATTAAATATAATTAATTTTTTTTTAATATCATTTAATATTTTAATCTGTGATTGATTATTAATATCAATAAATTCATTTATAAAAGTATTCATATTATTAGATGGCGTAGCAGTTAAAAACAAACAAAATTTAAATATTTTATTATATAAAAATCTAGTCATTACTATATTTTTATTAGCATTATATCGATGAGCTTCATCAACAATTACTAAACTACACGTATTATATATATAATTTCTAATAATATCATTTTCTAAATGTTTATCAGGACATATAAACACATCACACTCTAAACCATTTTTTATTTGTTCAATCGCTTTTTTTCTACCACACGTAGATGCAAATATATTATTTTTTTGTTTTATTTTATCTAACCATTGATATATAATAAAAATTCTAGGTACAATTATAGCACATTTGTATTTTAATCTAGATATTATATCTATACCCAATATAGTTTTACCATATCCACAAGGACATACTAATGATAAATATATGGGTGAATTACAAGAATAATTATTATTAATATTCATTATATTATTAATTAACTCTAATTGATCTTCCCTTAATTGATATTTACACTCAATAAATTTATCCATATTATTAATTTTGTCAATAATTTTATCATTTTCGTTATACAAAATCAACGGACATATTATATCTAAATCAATATTTTCTATCATATCATTTGTAATTATAGCATGATTAGAATTTTTATCATATATTAATATTTCTTGTGATTTTAATCTTGATTTTATATAATTAAATATTTTTTTATTTAATTTAATATATTTAACCATTTTATATAAAAATATTATTTATGTTATTTAATATTTAACAATAGATTAATTGTTTTTGTACATAATAAAATATATCAATCATCGAATTTATTTTATTAATAGGTATAAATTTAATATTACTAATTTCATGATTGGGTTTAAAGAAATTTAATATTTGAATAGAACTATATTTGATTTTTGCTATAATAGTAACATCAATAAATTTTTTTGAAAGTATTTTATCAAATATTATAGTTTCTGAATAATAGTCTTGCATTATATCAATATTATTATTATCTTGATTATTTATAGGAATATTTATTTCTTCGTGTGATTCTCGACTTATAACTTCATTAATATTTTCATTATTATTTTTTTTACCACCAGGTAAAATTAAAAATTTATCTCTGTATCTAAAATTATTATTTAATATAATTCTAGATTTTACATTATATAAATATTGTAAATATTTATGATTTATATTACCATCGAAATATACTTCAATAAAATTTATAATTGAAATATATTTTTTATTTATTCTTTTTTTATTATATATATTATATTTTTCTTTATTAGTTAATTTATCAAATAATTTAATAAATGTTTCTAATATATCATCAGATATATTTTTATATGTAGATATTATATATATTGTGTCCATATAATAGCTAAATTTTCTTTCTGCAATAATAATTTTATTATCGCTTGTTATTAATATAGCATTAAAACTTGTTTTTCTATTATAATTTTTTATATTTAATGTATCGTATTTTTTTATAATTATATCTCTTCTTTCTGACGAAGATTCAATACTATAATCTAATTCAGATATATTTGATTTTGAATGTAAAAAATTATGCATCGTATTATGTTTAACTAAAGTCATATTAATTTATATTAATTATTTTTAATAAAATATATTTTATTTTTCATAAATTATAAAATTATAAAATAATTAATTTATTATTATAAATATTTTTTTATAAATATGGTTACTTATTAAAAAATGAAATATTATATATTTATATAAAATGGAAAATATAATTATTAAATCCGATAAATATGTCGATCTTAATTATATTTCAATAGATAGTTTAACAGATAATTTTATTAATAATTTTAATAATATATTTAAATTTAATAATATATCTATAAACATAATAGGTAGTTTAGATAATCCTTGGTTTAAAGGGAAAGATATATTAATAGATGGATTAGAATATACAGATCAAAGTGCAAAATGTGTATTAAAAAGATTAAATACTAGCTTTAAAAAGAGTTATAATGATATAATATCTGTGGAGGGCAATTTGCCCCCCACGAAAAATAATGATAATAAAGCAATATATGTTAATGAAGCTGGTTTATATTATATTATATTACATTGTACTAAAGATTCTGCTAAAGGATTTCAAAATTATATATTATTTGATTTATTACCTTCTATTCGTAAAAGAGCTCAAAAAAAATATATGGATATTATTAGTAACCAAAAAGATAAAATAGATGATTTGTTTAAAAAAATAGATAATCAATCATTAGAGATTAACAATATATCTAAACAAAATAACGAATTATTAACACAAAATCAATTAGCTTTAAATAAATTACAAGAATTAGGAATAAATCTTATAGAAACTAAAGAAGAAATAAAAGATGTTAAAGATAAATTAAATGTTGTAATAGAAGATAGGAATGTAAAACCTAAAGAGGTTAAATTACAACATAAATATCTTTTATTAAAAAATAAAATTATTAATAATGAATATAAATTTATAAGAGCTCAAGATCAATATATAAAAACTAATAAATCTAATTGGCTAGAAAAACATAACGTAATTATAGATGAAAAATATAATCCTAATCCTATTGATATGTGTTCTAGATTAAAGTCTAAAATATATGAATTAGATAAAATAAGAATTAACAATCTTAAAGATATAATAAAAGATAAAAGTATTTTAAAAGATAGATTAGGAAATAGAAAACCTTTTATAGAAATTAATGGAAATAAGTTTACTTTAAATCGTTGTGAAGAATATAAATTCATAAATATTATAAAATCTATTGAAAATGAACAATATGATATATAATTGAAATAATATATTAATTTTTATAAAAACATGGAAAATATACTTATCAACAATTACACATCTTCTAATTTAGATTATAATTTAAACGATGAATTAGATATAAAATTTATTGAAACATTTAATGAAATATTTAAATTTAATAATAAATCTATAGATGTCATAGGCACATTAAACAATCCGTGGTTTTGTGGCAAAGATGTTTTAAATATTTTAGAATATGAAAAATCTAGTTTTAAAAAAATATTACAAAGATTGAAAGAATCTTATAAAAAATCATATAGAGAAATATTATATAAGGTGGGAGACAATTTGTCTCCCACGTTAAATGGAAATAATTCAAAGATTATATACATAAATGATTCTGGATTATATACTTTAATAATGAATTTCAATTTAAATAATGCTATTGTTTTTAAAGAATATGTAATATAAATTTTATTACTTTAAATCGTTGTGAAGAATATAAATTCATAAATATTATAAAATCTATTGAAAATGAACAATATGATATATAGTATTTTTTTAATATATATTTTTAACATAAAATCTTAAAGTATTATCATATAATTTAGATATTATATCTTTGTTTACATCTATCCATGATAATATATTAGTATTAATTAATGAAATTAATATATTATAAACAATATAATGAAAATAATCTCTAGTTATATAATCTTGATCATAATTAAATATAATTTTAACATTCGGATATAAAAAATTTATTAATAAATTCAGATTATCAAATAATAATGTATAATGAAATTTATATATTTTATTTAAAAATGGCAAAGAATCACCAAAATTCATTATTTTAGAATAAATATTACTTTTTATTACAATATTACTATTCGATAATACATCATTTATATAAAAAAAATATTTTTGTCCTATATCTATATAAAAATTATAATTATCCATCTGTTCAAAGTTTAATATACTAATATTTCTATAGTAATATTCAGAATTAAATCTTTCAATTATAGTTTTTAATTCAACATTTATATCTTTAATATCAAAATCAGATAAATTTTTAATTTTTAACGTATCGTATGTAATATATCTAATATTACTTTCATAAATATTTACATTATTATAATTAATTACATCTTCGAGTGGTAAAAAAGATATTGTAGGACCAGTATCAATATTTTTGTGTTTATATCCTAATGTTACGGGTAGTAATGGAATATCTGGTAATTCTATATAATCATATTTTAAAATATCTATATTTTTATATAATCTATTTAATATTATATTATAACACGATTTTAATTCGGGAGTTAATATATTTAAATAAACATCAATTATAGTATCATAATTAATCAATTCTCTACTTTTTTTATCTATTAATCTATTCCTACTTATATATATGAATACAGTATCTTTTATAAAATTATCTAAATTTATTTTAATATCATTTTGATTATCAAATATAGTTTTTAATTTTTTATTATTTTTTATTATACCTATTAATTCATTAAAATTACTTAATAATAATAAAGATATTCCGAATATTATAAACATGTTTAGTTGTCTTTCTTCGGCATATTGTTCTTTTTCATTATAAACTGCTATAAATAAATTATTTGACAATCTTATAAAAAATAATTTGGAGTTAGAGATTTGTTTTTTATATTTATCTTGATATTCTAATCTATTTGTGTTAATATCAATAAAAAAATCAATAATTATTCTAGATATATTATTAAAATCGTCCATTCTGTTTGTGTTAAAAATATCATCATAAATTCCTATAATATCTGTTAAAAATAATTCAGCATTAACTAATCTTGAATAAGTTTCATATTGGAAAATATTTTCTTTATTTGTTGTTATTATAATTTCGCCTTTAGATTGAATATAATTTGCTTCTTCAAAATTAAACATATCTAACGATTCTCCACAAATTTTACATATAGCTACTTTATTAACAATATTAATATAATTTTCTAGAAATTTATTAGTATTAATATAAAAATTTTCTACATTTTTAAAAACATTTTTATATTCTTGTACATGTTGACATTCGAAATATTCATATTTTTTATGAATAACATCATTAATATTAACTACATTTGAATATAATATTTTATCATATGTTTGTGTGGATAAATTTTTAAAAATTTTTTCATAATAACAGTTTAAAAAATAACAACAACAGTATGTACGTTGATACAATTTTTCTTTATTATTATTAACTATGTATGACGAAACATCATTAATCGTATCTTTTATTATATTTTTTACATCTTTTATTTGATAAACTCCAAATCCATATATTATTACTTTTTTAAAAGCTACAGAATTAAATATATTATATATTAATGTTTCTGAATCTATTTTAGCTTTAATATAATAATTTAATTTATAGTTATTATTAGATATAGGAACGCCAATTATTCTTCTTAAATTATCATAAATAGAAAATTTTTTATTTAACGTAAGTTCACTTTTATGTGATTCTATATAAGATGAAATATATGTAAATGATATATAAATAATATTAACTTTTGACATTTCTATATTTGTAATTATATTTAACGAATTTGTATTTATATTATTTATTTTGTCTAGATTATCTACATTTTTTGATTTTATATCCCATAATATATTTATAAATTTTGGTATTGGTTGAAATATATATAATTTATTTAATAATAACAAATAATTATATGTGTGTATATCTTGGTTTATTTTTGTATTATCTTTATTCTGTATTATTTTATTTATATTAATATCTTGCGTTATAGATATCTGTGATGTTTTAAATATATTATATATTATATTTGGATTTGCGTCTGGATATTTTTCTACAATAACGTATAAAAATTTAAAATCTTTATCTGATAAATATTTTGAATAAATAACTACATTATCATATAAATCTTTATGTTCGAATATAAAATTATCTATAGATAACTTATCTTTGGTATTTTTTATATATTCTATCATACTATTAATAGTTTTAATTATTTCTATCTGATCCATTTATAATTTTATATTTTTGTTAAAAAAACTGAAAAAAAATATATAATAATAAAAGAATATAAAATGGCATCTGAACGTGCAAATCAAAACGTTAATACCAAAAAAGTCTCTGTTAAACTTAATAATGAAAAAACACTAGAAATATATAATAATGTAATTAATAATGATTTATTCAGTTGTGAGTTATTATTTTCTGATATGTCAGATAATTTAAAAGAGATTATTAATAAATATGACAATACAATTAATATGTTAAATAATACATTTTTAGTTATAACTAGAATTAAATTATATGATATTAATATTAATAATGATATTTTAGTTAATTATAGTAATAATATTATGACATATACAAATAAATTATTCAATGATAATGTTTTCGTTAAAGAAATATCTAACTTAAATTGTGATTTTAACTGTAATATTGATGATAGTTTCTATTATAAATATAACGATATTAGTTTTATTCTACCCTTCAAATCATCTGAATATATTACATCTATTGTGTGTGATAAAATTAAACTTGTAATTGGACCATTGTTAGATAAATATTTCAGAACATTAAATGATTTAATTATGTATATGTACCTTTATAATGATAATAAAGATATTTTAAAATCTGAAAAAATTGATAAAATTAAATTTAAGTGTAAAAATAATTTTAATGATCCTAAAATTATTTTTCCAGTTATAGATAAAAATGAAGCTGGTCAAAGTGTTATTAAATTCGGAGATAGACGTGATAAATCAAAAAATAAAAAAGTTTCGTTAGATAAACCGAAAGAAAAATTAAATTTAAACACTTTAGGTGCAAATAAAAATTGGGATAATATAGATGAATCGATCACAGAATCTAAACTTAAAGATGCTAAGAAAAAGAATAATAAAAAAAATTCTAGAATAGAAATTAAGAAAAAAAAAGATGATGTTGAATCTTCGGATGAAGAAATAACTCATTCTAATAAAATCAATTCTAATGAATTAGAAGAAGATTCTGATTAATTGGTTAATTCTTTTAATTTATCTACAATATATTTATAATATTCATCAAATGTCATTTCTTTAGCTTTGTTTATAGTATCTTTATCTATTATAGATCTTATTTCATCTACTATATAACTATTTTTGGATATAGTTGGTGTATGACCAATTATATTAGCTGTTCTTTTAACTACTTCTGATATTATTTTTTTTATATCTTTATGCCTAATATCCATAATATCTAAATCTCTAACATTTTTCCACAATTCTTGTATTAAAACTCTATTAACTCCAAATGTTCTTATATCTTTTAACTTTATATTAAATTGTTTAATCATAGAATATAATTTAGATTCATTAAATATTATATCATCACTATTTTTAAATATAAAATCATTAGTCTTATTATATAATATTTTAATCATATTGTATATTAATAAATGCTCATCTTTTAATATGCTAAAATTTTGATTTTGAGATAATTTTCCTTTAAAATTTATATATATAACATCATTTTCTATTGTAAAATTATTTTTTTGTAATGTCAATAATCCGATAGTTTCATTATCTTCTAAATATTTTTTTTTTCCAGTTCTTATAAAAAAACACATTTCTACTAATAATATAATAGCAAAAATCATTTTATCAGTTATGTATATGTGTGATGAATTACTACCATTTTTTTTGAATATATTCAATTCTTTATTAATATATTTTTCTATTTTAGGTATTTTATTTTCTACTTTTAAAAATATTTTTATTCTGTCATTTCTTCTTTTTTTTACGTAATTTATTCCGTAAATATATTGTTTTTTATTTTTACTATCAATACCAATATATATTATACCGTTGTCAGCTTCCTCGATATTTTTAGCTATTAATTCTATATTATTAAGATGTTTGGGAGGTTTATATTTCTTTATAATATTTAATAAATTATCGTCTACTATTTCTTGTCCATCCGTATTATAAATTTTTTCTTCTATAATCTTGTATGTATTATTATATTTTTTTTTCATTTATTGATATAAGTAATTATTTATTGATAAGCTATAATATAATTATTTAATTTGTTAAATAATCATTAATCCTTATCAATAATAACAATATTGAAAAAATATAAATATTATAAAATAAAAATGGTTTTCGAACATAAGATATTTTCATATAATTTTACTGATATTAAAAAAAAAAAAATATATCCAATATGCAATTGTATTATTAATATTTTTGATAAAGAAATTAAAATACCAACTTTAACTAAAGCAATAATAGACACCAAACATAATTTAGGACCTATATATCTAAATATAGCTAATATGCTGGCGTATGTTGATATAATATATTTATTTAATAATAATTTAGATGAAATAAATAATTGTGGTATATACTTACCGATTATTGACGATGGTAGCAAACATTTTTTAACTTATAAAGATATAAAATTATTTATATTTGATGACGAAACTGGTAAAATAAAAATTATTGATAATCCTAAACATTCTGATAAACATCATATAATAAATTTATCTAAAGAACGTAAAACAGATGATGCTATAGGTTCATCACACGTTTTATTATTTTCATGTAATTCAAAAATTGAAGAAAATATCAATTTGCATAAAAATATTTTATTAACATTTAAAGATTATCCTGTGAAAGTTGATATAAAAAATGAAATAGAAAATTCTAAACATTATTATGAAAAAAATTTATTATATAAAAAACCATTTTCTATGTATAGCAAATATCATGAAGAAAAAGATATTTATACTATAGATATAAGATATAATCATTATGATGATATTCCTAAAGAAAATATAAAAAAATTCTTTATTGATATATTTAATAAAATAGCAGATATATTTGAAAATATTAAAATTAAAAAAAATAATGTTGATTATAGTAATAAAATAAGTTATTCTAATATATTAGATCATAAAATGAATTATAAATATATTAACGTAGATGATATTATAGAAAAGAATAAAATGGATGCATTGTGTTCTATAAATGATATACCTGGAATAAATGGAACATATTTAAAACCATCAGATGAAGAGATTAATGACGCAGAATATTCATTAAATACTATTATGAGAAATACAATAAAAGAATTATTAGAATCTTTTATAAATTTTATTGATGAAACATACGAAGAACGTTTAAATAGTAAAAATATATATTAAATTTTTTTTTTTTTGAAATAATATTATTAAAAAAAATTATTATATTTAAGATGCCTTTTTTAGGAACTGGTATATTAAAATTTGATATAACACAGTTACAAAATAAAGAAAAAGGAAGTGATTATAATGCTATTAGATATCTAAAAAGAATATTAAATAAACCATGTGATAATGATGATATATTAATACCGTATGATAAACTAGAAAGTAAAGAAATAAATATTAAAATTTATAATTGGTATATAATAAAACCATCATCGTTAGAACAATTTATAGTATGTAAATGCAAAGATTATGATACCGAAGAAATAATATATATATTATTTGATATATATGAATATTTTCTTTGTGATTACGAATTATCAGAATCAAATACAAAATTAAAAAATATAAAAAATAACATAGATAAATATAAAAATTCATTCAATAGTTCTTATTTAGTTCTTGAAGATTATAAAATAATAACAAATGAAGTTAATATACAATATTATTATAATTATACTGAAGATAGTAAAATAACATTAAATAATAATGATTTAGTTTTATTTATGACTCCTTATAAAATAGAGAAAATATATAGCAAATATAATATATTCATTAATCAATATAGGTGGTTTTATGTATTAAATAATATAGAACCATCTGGATCATATAGAATAAATATGGATAATATGCAAAAAATTAAAACATATAATAAAAATAAAACATCATATTATTGCAAAAATCCTAAATTGTTATTTTCTAATTATGTTAAAATAGATAAACATATTCCTGCAAGTCGCGTTTCTATTGATATAGAATGCCAACATTTTGGTGAATTTCCAACAGCTAATAAATTTCCTATTTCTCACATTTGTATAGATTGGTATATGGATAAGAATACAAATCCGATAAAGAAAATAATAACATTAATAAACTATGAAATAATAAAAAATTATGTGGGAGAAAAGAAAGATAAATTTATATATACCGAAGTTAATAAGTTATTAAATACAAATAAAGTATATATTACAATATATTGTACAGAAAAATATATGCTACATTTTGTATTGTATACTCTTAGGCAGGATTTCGATTATGTTTTGACATACAACGGACATAATTTTGATTTTACATATATTCAAGATAGGAGGAAAATAAATAAGTTAAAAGGTTTATGTTTAGATAATGTATATTCTACAAATGAGATAAAAATATCAAAATTTTCTTATAATCAAGATACTACATATGAAATTGACAGCACTAACGGAATTATATTTTTAGATTTATATAATTATATTAAAAAAACATATCCTTCGTCAAATAGTTATAAGTTATCAGAAATAACTAAAGAAAGATTTAATATATTTTGTAAGATATCATATAATAATAATGAATATATTATCGAACCATTGAATACAAAAGCTAATAAAAACAAAATATCTATATTTTATGATGTTATAAGAACTGCTAATTATTGTTTTATTAATAATAATCCATATAAAATAAAAAATAAGACAGAAATTATTGATGATATAGAAAAATTATATGATTTAACATCGATAAAAAATTCGCATAATAAAAAATTTACCATATATGAAAATGATATTCCTATTAATGATAATTATGCAACAGTTATGTTATCTAAAGATGATGTTGATATTGGAGATAAAAATGCATATGTTAATTTTACTAAAGAAAAATCAGATAATATAGCCTATTATTGTACTCACGATACTGTATTATGTAATTGTATTTTTAAATACGATATGATACATGATAAAATAATAGCATTTAGCAATGAATATTTATTACCACAGTGTATGGCATTTAAATACAAAAGTTCCAATAATATATCAGGTTTATTATTAAAAACATTATATTCAAATAAAACAATGATATATCCAGGTAATGTAGAATTTGAAAAATTCGAAGGTGGTTATGTTATTGAACCAAAACAAAAATATATTGATAGTTTAACAGCAGTGTTTGATTTTAATTCCGAATATCCATCAATAATCATAGAAGCAAATTTAAGTCCAGAAAAAGTAGTAAAAGTAATAAAGTTATTTGATGACGAAGAAGCGGCAAATAAAGTAGAAAAATATCTAAAAGATAATTATAAATATCCTGATTATTGTTATATTAAAATTATTAAAGATAAAATGTATAAATTTATACTAATGGATAGAAGAGAATTGGGCGTTACTACTCAAATGGTAAAAGATGGCAGAGAAATGAAAAACATGTATAAAGATCTTAAAAATAAAAATAAAGATAATGTAGATTTACATAACTTCTATTCTTCAGCTTTGTATAGTAAAAAAATAACGATTAATAGTATGTACGGTTTATCTGGTTCAGAAAGATTTATATTTAATTCGCCATATTGCGCAGAATATTGTACAGTACAAGGACAAAATTGTATTAAATATATTCAAACATTAGTAAATAATTCAAAATATATAGATAATGTTTTAATACTTAATAAATGCAATAATCCTTTTACAAATGAGCCCATAAAAACTAATTATCCCGGTAATTTAAATGTTAATTTCACATTTAATGTAAAATATGGAGACACAGATTCTTTATTTATAACTGTTAATTTTGAAAGTAAATTTAATAGTAAAGAAGAAAAAGTTAAAGTAGGTCATAAATGTTTTACATTTTTAGGTAATGTTATAAATGATAAGAAAAATAAAATATTAACAGATAATTTTGAATTTGAATATGAGAAGATGTATTATTGGATGATATTATTAGCAAAAAAAAAATATATTGGAGAAGTTGTAATTAACATGGATCCTTTGCAATTAATGGATGATACTAAAGGTACTGCGTTAATACGTAGAGATTGTACTGTAATACATAAAACTATTTTAAAAAATACTATAAATATATTAAAAGATTTTTTAACAAATGATAATACCGGTATAAATATTAATGTTAAAATAAATGATTATTTATCATCTGCATTTAAAAATATCATAGAGAATATACAAAATTTAGATATTAATGATTTTAAAAAATCTGTAAAATATAGTGGTGTTTATAAAGATCCTAATTATCCAATAGAATTATGTGTTAAAGAATATAATTTAAAAAATCCTAATGATAAAATAACAAAAGGTCAAAGATTTGATTTTATATATGCTCATAAAATAAATGAATGGTCAAAAGATATAAAAAAGTGGAATATAAAATATACTATAGATATTTCTAAACATGTTATAATATTAGAAGACTATCTAAAAAATAAAAATAATTATAGAATATGTGTTGAAAAATATATAAAAGATATATTATCAAATTTAGATCAAATTATTAATGATAAAAATATAATAAAAAATATAGATATTATGTTAAATAGTTATGAACCACAATGAATATAATAAATGTTTGGTTTCCATATAACTTTATCAATATATAAATTTATTAAATTATTATTTTGAATTTTTTTAAAATATTTTGTAAAATTATTACATATTTTATATTTATATTCTACAAGAAGAGTAAAAAACAGTCTATAAAATTCATTATTATCTATAATATTTATATAATATTTTATTTTAAAATTATAATTACAGTCATCACATAAACATATTAATTCTTGTTTTTTATATACATCAAAATATTTTATATAAATATTTTTATTATATTTTATTTTTAATTTTATCCATTTTATATTATTCCATTTAAAAGAAATCAGTTTATTATTTGCGTGATCATATATTTTAAAATATTTTGTAAAATTTATACATTTTTTATTATAATATATAACTAAGTATGATGATTTTAATATATAATAATTATTAAAATAAAATAAATTATATGACAAATATATATTTTTTCTATCTTCGTAATCTATAAAATCTATATCTATATTAAAGTAATTATTACACCCACATTTACACTTTAACCTACTTATCAACATTATTAATATTTTTTAATATTATTTCATAGTATTAAATTTATTACAGTATTTAAAATAATAATATAATTTATTATTTTAAATTGAACAAACAATATTATTTATTATATATTACATAAATAATGTCGTTACCTATACCCGATTTAACAGAAATAAAAGAGTTAATAGAAACTCTAAAAACACAAACAGATTCTATTTTAACTGAATTAACAAATCAAACTACAGTTATAACTGATAATTTAGATAATATTGAAGATAAATTAACTGATCTTACTAATAGTATTAATAATATTAATAATAATATTATCAATATTATTAATAATGCAATTAACAATGCAATTATTGAATTAAAAAAAGATTATAACGCGATTAAAGAATTATTGGATAATATTCTTGAAAATATAGATAATACTTCTATAATTAACAAATTAAATGATTTAGAAGATATTATAAATAATTTAAAAGATGATTATGATACTATTAATAATAATATCAAAAATATATCAACGCAAATAGCAGATATCGTTAGTAATATAAATTCGCTAAAATTAGATAATAAATCAATTAATGATAAATTAGATAGATTAATAGATGCTAATGAATCTATGAATAGAAGAATTACAGAAATATATAATTTAATAGCTGATAATGTTATAGATAATAAAGATTTAATTAATAAAATTAATAGATTGATTGATATAATTAATAATAATAATAATGATATGCGTGATCAATTTAGAATTTTAAATATGAAATTAGACAAACTTTTATTAAACATTCCAATTGATCCTTGTCCAAGACCTCCTAGACCACCATCACCAGATCATTGTAATTATTATATATTATTACAAAATAGAAATAATAGACAAGAGTTTAAATTAATTAGAAGAAATGATTATATAGAAAACCGTTGTGAGTGGGTTGAAATATTAGAAATTACAAACTTTGGTGGTGATGATTTAATGGCACAACTAAGAATAAAAGTTCGTAGTATAATTAAGAGAAAAATCAATGAAATAAAAAATGATATATCATTACCTAGAGAAGAAAAAGAACGAAGAATACAATATTTAACAGAAAATCCTCCTATAAAAATTATTAATAATTTAATAATTTTAGATCCGTCATTAAATAGTGATTACTTAATACATATAATTAAAAGAATTGAAAGAGAAAATAATTAATTTGTAATAAATAATTCTACTTTAGTTTTATTATTAGTTAAATGACAATAACCACCATATAAATTATCAATATTTTTTATATGATTAATATTATTTAAAAATTCTTTTTTATTTTTTATTAATTCAAATGGTACCAAATATGCACTAAATTTATAAATAGGCATAATTGTATTATATATTTGTTTAGATATCGAATCTCTACAAACTATAGAACAAAAACCTTTAATAATTCCATTATTATGCTCTAATATTATTTTATCATTTATATTAGTAGAATAACAATATATACAATTATTACTTTTTGATATATATTCAAACGATTCTTGGAGATAAATAAATTTATTATTAATTAATAATTTAAATTCAGTATATATATTATTATTATCTTTATATTTACTAAAAATAGATATATCATCATAATTATAATAATTAATAATATTTTTTATATTTTTATATTTAATTTTAGATTCTTCGGATAATAAAAAAAATGGTATAAAATTAATAATTTTATGAATGGGTAAATTGAAAATTGTTCTTATTATTGAATAATATATGTGTTTGCATGTTATTGTACAAAAATATCCCACTTTTATATTGTTTGTATCTATAATAATTTTATCTTTAATTACATCATTACAATATATACAATTATTTGTTAAATCAATATTGTCTAAAATATTTTCTAATTTTAATTCATAGAAATTACAAGTATTATTTTTTATTAATTTATTAGCAGCTTCTGATACTTCTTCATTAGTTAAATCTGTTTTAAACATTTATTTATTATATTTTTTTTTATAAAATACTATAATGAAAAAATATATTAATTTTAATATATTAACTGTGACTTTATTATTTTTAACATGGGAGCTTTATTTGGATTAATTATTTTATTTTTAATAATAAAAGTAACAATATCATTTGGTACTATACCTTTTGTATGTGATGTTAATTCAAATTTTACAGATGTTAAAATACCATCATTGTCTGAATGTAATAAAAATAATACTAAATATACAACTATTAATGCATCTATTTGGAAAGAAAATTATGTTGAATTAGATTCAATGTTATATAGAAGTATTGAAAGAATATGTTTGACTGACTATAGTAATGATTTTAAATTTAATATATTACATACTAATAATAAAATAAAAGGTTATAAAAATGAAAAAACTTTTGAATACCCAACCAATCCTACTTATAATATGTTAAATGGATTAAATTACAATAATAGACATTCTAATAGATGGCTATATAATGAATGTTATGATAAAGAATATTCTACTGACACTGGAAGATATGCTGAAATTAAAAAATTCAAACATAGATTCTACTCTGATCGCAGTATTATATTAATCAATGATAAATCAGATGATTTGATAGCTAATAAAATAATAGAAAAATGTTTTAGTAATGCTGTAGACACAAATATTAATAAAGGTAAATGTAAATATACTGATGTAGTTAATAATTTACATATACAATATATGTATTTATGGAATATTCAAAATATAAGTTTTGAATTATATAAAATATTTGATTCATCTGTTTTACCTAACATTGTAAATTATAAAAATGGTATTTTTCCATACAAATTGATAGAAAAAACTGTTACAATAAAATTAGTAAAAAATATTATAGAAATACCATCTATGAATATTGGTTTTGATAATATTATTGTTAATACTAACGATAATATAATGACATGTTTATCAGATTGCAAATATTATATAACATATCCCATAACTGATAGTATTATTTGTGAAAATAAATATTTTATTGGAACTATAAATAATTATAATTATGATTATAGATGTGGTATAACAAATTTAACAAAAATTAGAGAAATTTGGTTAAAAGTATTTATAAATAAACGCAAGTTAGTTATTGATGATGATAAAGATGAATTCACAATTAAATATAAAAATATAACAAATTTAATAGAATTAGAATCAGACAAAAAAGAATTATATAAAAATTTATTTGGATCAGAAAATGTATATATTAATATTTTTGATGATAATATCTTACCAAATAGTGTATATAGCGGAGAAATAAATTATTATAATTTAAAAATAAAAAATTTAATTGATAATACATATATTATATGTAAAAATATTAAAATGTATAATAAAATAATAGACGCTTTGTGTAACACGAATCCATATAGATGTTTAGTTGCATTATTTGGTATTAATAATATTAAAGTTTTCAAAGAATATGATATATATAAAGTAAAACAATGTAACATAATCGAAGATTATAAGTTTAAATTCAATGAAAAAAATAGTTATAATAATAATAGTTGTTATTCAGATATTCCAATTATGTATAAAATTAATAATAATATATATAATGGATTTTTTAATATACAAACTGGTGAAATACTTTCTGAATCACATATAACCAATTATTGCCCGGATAAATATAATATTGAATTAAATAATATATTATATGATGTTTACAATAATACTATGAGAAGATCAGGTAAAAAAATAGAAACAGTATTAAATAATAAAAAAATAGAATTACAAATGCCAATATATAATGATATTATACCTCAAATTGAAAAGATTAAAAATTTACCAAATTTACAAGACATTAAATCTTTCGAATCTACAGATGAAATATATTCTGATATTATATCGAAAAATGAAATAATTCATGAATATATACCACCAACACCAAAAAGTATTTTAGATTATTTATCAAATATATTAGATTCTCCGCTTAAAATTTTAATATTAGTCGTTATAATAATAATAATAGTATTCTCAATTATTGCGTTGTGTGTGGGTTGCGTATGGATTAAGACAATGATATAATAATATTATAAAATATAATATTATAAATGTCATATACATCACAGATCCAATCCAATAAAAGAATAAAAAAAAATGATATAAATATTTTTTTAGTCGATACGTCACAATTATACAATATCAACACTATATCAAAAAATATAAATATTCATAAAATATATTCAAATGAAAATATAAAATATACAGATATTTTTTCTCACAAATTTATTAATGTATATATATCAAGAATACCTGAAGTAAATTCATTAAATATGAATTTATTATTCGATAATACTAATTTTAATATTCTAAAATATAGAGGTGGGTATAATGCTTTAATGGCTATGGAAATCAATGAAATTATATATAATAGCAATATGATATCTAATAGTGTATCAGTCGAAACTATATTTATGATATATAAATATATTTATGATACAAAAATACAAAATATAACATCGTATGATTTAAATATAGGTCATGAAAATAAAATGATATCTGAATTTGATAATATTTTAATAAATTATTTAAATGCTCCTAATAATAAATTTGAAATAATTAATAATATATTTTTTTATAGATCATTTCCAATATTTAATTATATAATATATAAACATAAAAAAAGATATTGTAATTCTGATAATAATAATTTTGATATATTATTTAACAATCCTAATAAAATTAATACATCTTGTTTGGATTATTTATTAACTAATAACACAAATATCGAAGATTATATAAATAATGTAAGACATTTTTTGAATATAAATATAAATATATTAGATTATAATATTTATATAAAAGATAATATTATATCTGATCAAAATATATCATATATATATAATAATGTTAATGAATCAATAAATAATTTAAATAATTATATATTATTTGATCGAAATATAATTGATAATATATTTGCGTTTAATGATCAAGAATTAAGAAACAATTTACATTCTATTGTAATAGAAGAAATAAGATTAGATTATGGTAAACATTACACCGATACATATTTTAATATTAATCAATTGTTGGAATTACCTAATATAATTCAAAACATAGATATAATTGACGATATGTCTGATCAAGGTATAGATATAAAATTTTTAAATCACGTTAGAACTAATAAAATTAAAATAACAAAAGATAATATACACAGATTGTTAGTTAGAGGATTAATGAGGTTTTATATTGAAGCATTAACGAGTATTTTAATATGTTGTATTAAAATTGAAAATCCTAATAACGATATTACAGAAAATAAAATATATGGTATTTTACATGCTTCGTTGAGAGATTCTGATAATATATATACGATTAATAATATAAAAATGGAAGTAATAAATAAATGTTATGATTATATTTTAGATAAAAAAAAATATAAATTTTTATATTCTAGATTAGCATTTAATCCAGTATTATTGGAAAAATTAGTTTCAAATACTAACATAGAACACAACGAAGATCTATCAAATTTTCCATTTGAATATAATTTTAACATTGATAATAATAATGATGTTTTGCTTAGATCCTTTAAAGTTTGTAAATATAAAAAATTATATAGATTTTTGTGTGAACGTAAATTTCAAACTCAAATATCATTAATAGAAAAATTTAGTAATACCATATCAATATTAAATACTATAAAAAATAATAAAAATTATCCATTATTCGTGTTTTTATTATTTTCAAATATAGATGTAAAAGTATTATTAGATCCAAGTTTTAATAATAATAAATTATGTAGATCGTTAAATAATATGTATGATGCTAAATATAATGCATATGTTAAAAATAGTTAGACTGGTGATATCATATCCATAGGTTTTATTTTATTTTGTATTGTTGAATTTCTTATTGTAGTTATTACTTTTAATATTATCATAGTTGATTTAGTTTTTTTACAAATTTCTGCTAATTGTTTAGCATTTATTTTTCCAGTATCATATAAATAATAATAATGGGTCATAAATATTCCCTGATATTCTAGTAAATAAACCATTTATTTATTTTTTATTTTTTCAATATTCGACAAAAGGATTAAAATATGTAAATAAATAATATATTTCTGATAATTCTAATCTTTCGTTAAAAATTAAAATATTATTTATTGAATCAAAAGTTACAGGAGGATTAAGTGATAATACATTAAGAAAATTTTCTTTTTCTTCATCTGATGCTGGTTGATTTTTTATATTTAATATTTTTTTTTTTATAATTTTATGTACATATTTAACAAATGTATTATATATATCATTTATATTATACTCGTTGTTATCTATATCTAAATTGTGAAAAATAGTCCAATTTGTATAATTTTTTTTACTGAACATAAATATATTTTTATAATCGATGTTTCTTAATATTAACATATTTTATGCATATCTAATTTATGCATATTTTTTCATTATTTGTTATTGAATTTATATATAATATATTATTTATTTTTTTAATAATAAAATTGCAATTACTATTGTTATATTGTTTAGTTTTATTTTTATATTTTTTATAAACTAAATAAAAATTAATATAATTTGTTATACTTCTACTATTATAAAATTTATATACATATATATCAATCATATTAAATTTATATAATGTGTGATTCATTCTTTTTATAGATGCAATATATGATTTTACGATTATTTCAAAACAATAATTACCTCTTTGTCTAAATGAAAATTTTTTACCTATAAATTTACAAGAATACTTTGCAGCATAATCCATAATATTAATATATGGGATTATATTATTATCCAATTTACAAAAATTATATATTTTATATTCGTCTCTTTTTTTTAAAAATTTGTAATAGTCTTCGGGGTATGTATATCTTCCATTACAGTTTATAACATATTCATCAGTATCATTAATATCTGACAAATATAATTTTATACTTTCTAAATATGTTTTCAAACCTTTTCCAAAATATATACATCCGTGTGTTGCCATAGATGGACATAAATAATATTCATATGTGTTATGTCTTACAGTTGTTATTACAGATCCTCTTAATAAATTATTCATTTAATTCCATAACTAATATCCAAATAAAATAAATTTTTAATAAATGAAGATAGATATAAAAATAGATGAAACTATTATTGATAAAATAATTTATAATTGTTATAAAAAGAAAGATATTATTCCTAATAATAGTATTATAAAATTTATATTAAAAAAATATATATTCAAAAATATTGAGCCAAAAGATGTATTATATATTATAGAAGATATGGATTATAATAATAAATGCAAAAAAGTAAAAAAAATAAATAATAACATATATGAAAAAATAACTTTTTTTGGTATGTATTCACCTATGTTGAATTATTATGATAAAAATAATATAAAATACAAACTTTGTGAAGAGAATGTTGATTTATCCGAATATCCATATATAAAATTAATCGAATTTGAAGATTTTAGTTATAACACAGACGGATTAAAAAAAATAGAAGATGATGATATATATTTTGAATCTTTTATAAAAGGATTATATAATAAGGATAAATATTATAAAGAATTACTATATATGATTATATATTGTAATTATTCCGATCCTGATTTTCTTGTTGGTGTGATTAAAATTCCACATAAAATTAATATTATTTTATCGAGGTAATACAAAATTATATATTTTTAAAGGTTTTTTTCTTCCTAATCTTTGTGCTTTTCCTATTATCTTTTGTTTTGTTTGTTCTGAAAATATTTCTGTCAAAAATATTAAGTCAGTCACAAATTCCATATTAAATCCACAAATTTTACTATAACTATCAAAATATAGAATCTTTATATCATCTGTTTGTTTAAATTTTTTTAACATATTATTGGAAATAGTAGAATTACCATTCAAAATTTTACAATATTTTGAATCATTAAACCATTTAATACTTAATTCTTCTATTTTTATAAATAATGTATAATAACCAATAATTAAAATTTTACTATCATCTGGAAATATCATTTTTTTTAAATGTTCATACATTCTCTTTTCAATAATATCATAACTAAAAATTAAATTTTCTATATTATCTGATGTTATATTGCAATAAGGACATTTTATATATCTTATATCTTTTATTCTTTGAATACAATTTGCACATATAGTATTAATGCAACATATTATTACATTTTTATTATTTTGAAAATCAGACATACATATATTACAAGTTTTGATTAATAATCTTTCTTTTATATAATTAATACATTTTCTTTCATATAATATTTCTTTTTTAATTTTATTTACTTCATCTATATTTAAATTCTTTTCATTAATAATTATATTACTTTCCATATCTTTAATAATAGTAGTTTTTTTATTAAATATATAGAAATATATTTCTTCGGATAAATCTGATGTATCTACATCAAATTTTTTAATTAATTCTTCGTCATTATTATTAATTTTTAATACTGTTTTAATAGTAATATTTTTTATATCAATAGATATTAATGTAGGATTCATCAAAGGAATAGATATTTCTTCGCTTTTTACATATATAATATTTAATTTTGGATTATTATATATTATAGAATCATAATATATTGATGGAATAATATATTTAAGTAATGAATTTTTAAATATAATATCAAATATTTTTATATTATTTTTTATTATAAACTCGGGTTCATCAATTATTAATCGTAATATTTTAATATTATTTATATTAATATAATCTATAAATTTTTTTATAAAAGTATTAGATACTATTATCAAATCATATTCATTAATTTTTTCTAAATATGAAAAATTCTTTTGTCTATTCAGTATTAAAAATTTAATATTCATATTCGATGCATATGTACTCCATTGATCTATTAATGAAAATGGAACTATTATAATAGTTATGTTTATTAACTTCTCATTTGTGTAAATGTAATTATTTTTAAAATATTTTATTAAACCTAATAAAGAATAAGATTTTCCACTTCCAGAACAATCGTTTAGGCAGTATATTTTTGATTTTTCATTTTGTAATTTAATTATATCATCAATATCAATTTGTAAAGTTAATATCGAAGATGGTAAATTTATAAAATCTTTAATAATATTTATAATTTCATTATTTAATTTTAAACAATTATTTTGTAATTCTATACTTTTTGTTTCTACATCATAAAAATATTTTATAATTCTTTTCTGATGATCAAATAAATTAACTGATATGTCATTTAAAGTACACTGTGGATAATTTTTGCTAATATTCATATTTATTTTATAATCAATATATTATTTCAATTTTATAAAAAAAAAATATTATATTAAATAAATATTATTTAATATAATATTATATGAATAAATTATGAATATATATTTAAAAAATGCATCCAATGATACAATATCGCATCTGTCAAAATTTACAAATCAAATAAATGATATTATATCATTTGATATTAATAATTTTACTAAAAATGTTTTGATTATGCGTAATAATATTAATAATATTAGAACTAATTTTGAAAATGTGTCTGATGATAATAGTATAAAAAGAAGAATAACAGAATTTTTTGATAAACAAAATACGCCAAATTTAAAATTAGGAAGTATAATATCAATTATTAAATTTCAACATTTAACTGTAACATATGTTAATAAAATAATAAAAGAAATTGTAACATATAAATGTAATACTAGAGAAATAAATATAGTAAATTTTTCATCTGTCACATCTCAAATTTCAAACTACGATAATCCTATATTAAATGAAATATTAAAACAATATGTATATAAACAAAAATTAAAAAATGTTACTGTTAATAATGATAAAAAGAAAATAATTGATCCTGATGATGAGAAATTAGCTGAATCTATTAAAAAAATATTAGAAGAAATATTAAAAATATTATTAATTATAAAAAACAATGATTGTGTTGCTTATGGGTCATTTACTTGTTATAATATAAATAGAAGTATAAAATATAATGATATAGATTTATATAGTACTGATGCATATAGAATTTTAATATTTTTTATGATATATATACATTTAACTATTGGACATGACACTTGTTTATTTAGTATACCTTTTATAACTGGGCACATATCGTTAAAATATAAAAATATATTTATAATAGATTGTATATTTTTAGATAATTCTATTATAAATGTTATTAATAAATCTTTAATTAATAATATATATTTTATAGATCCCGGTTTACAAATGTTAAATAATTTTAGAATGTTATCAGAAAATTTTAGATCTTATAAAATATATGAAAAAATGGAAGAATCTTTAAATAAATATAAAACATTATTAAATTATTTTGTTAATAATAATAATAAATTTAATAAACAAAGATTAAATTATTGGTTAAAATCAGATGTTTGTAGAAATAATTTTCCATATACTATAGTCGACAATACAATATTAATATCAATAAAAGAATTGATAGATATAAGTCCATATGATTATATAATGATTGTATTAGATTCGCCGTCAGACATAATGGAAAAATTATCTAATATTAGTGGACTATTTAGTAGAAAATATGGTGCTTTTTTAAATGAAATATTTTTTGAAACAAAAAAAATAAAAAATAAAATAAATACATATGCTGGAAACACAAATAACATAACACAATTAATTGATGAAAATAAATTAATAAAATTAAATAGAAGTGATATAAATATGCCATATAATATTAATCCCAATAAGAAATATTTAATTTTCAGTAATTTAACAACATCTACGTATGTTTACTTTGAGAATGATAAAATGACTGATATATCAGTAAAAAATCTAATATCATTTATATCAACAGCTTGTTTATATAATTTGTTACACAAAAAAGATGATTTTGGTATGGAATTATATTATTTAACATTACACTGTCTTACATTTACCGAAACTAGAAAATTAAATGAATATAAAGTAATAGATAGATATAAAATAAAAGGCGAACATAAAGAAATATCATTGTGTAAAAATTTATTTAATTCAATATATAAAAATAAAAGTATGGAGGACGAATATATGGATTATAATACATTTATAGATTTAACTAATATAAATGGAGGATATTAATAAAAATATAAACTAATAAATGATATTATTATATATATTAATTATCAATAGTGCATTTGTTACTTCAGATTCTAATATTAATATTTGTGATGAAAATATTAAACCAAATTCAATGACTATAATAGATAATTATTTATATATATTTTATAATGAAAATTTTTGGAAAATGAATTTGATATCAAAATATATAATAGGACCATATAAAATTAAATCAACATTTAAATTTATTAGAGACGACGAATATATAAATTTAATATATCAAAGATCTGATAATAAAATTATCTATATAGATTCAGATTATATAAACATTATTAATGAATCATTTGCAATAATAGATGGATTATCTAAATTAGATATTAATAATAATATTAAAAATTATAATGGAATATTTATGTCTAACAAAGGTAAAACATATATATTTACATTTAATAAATATATAGAATTATTAGATTATAATTATGAATATAATAAAGATACTAATACTTTTGAATGTAATCTAAGTAAATATAGAGTCAAAGATATTAATTATATCAATAAAAAATTTTATGGCATACCACATAATATAAATTATGCATTCAGATTTATAGATGGTAATATTTATTTTGTAAAATATCCATTTGTTTATATTTATAATGAATTTATTAATAAACTTATTAGTATAAATAATTATAATTTAAATTTATTTGATGCGATGTGTGATAATAAAAATAAATTAATAAAGGATATAAAAATTTTATTATATGATCTTAAATTAAAAATTTAATTAATTATGTCTAATTATTAAAAATATTAAAAATATAAATAATAAAATTAATATTAAAATGTTGTTAGTTAACAAAAATCTATAATCTTCTGATTCTCTCAATAATATATCTAATTTTTGTCTTGATGATACAGTATTTGATTTATTATTATTGCAAGTTATTGTTACTTCTGACGCAGATACTATATCTAAATTTCCGATATTTATATTACATTCAGACAATGAACAATTATTTTTTAATGTTATATTGTCAGTTAATAATAGATAATTTGGTGAAAAAGCACACTCTCTATACCAACATTCTTTTGGAACATTTAATCTATTTTGTGTATCTGTAATATATGAAGGAGAAAAAGCACATTTTAAATTTGTTTTATCTGTTTGTGCGTTTAAAACATTATCTGCTAATGAAAAAAATGTAGGATTTCCGCTATTTCTTATTGCTATTAACCATTTTATACACAAATCATTATTAATATTATTAGAACACGATTGTAATAGTATATTATTTGTATTATTTATAATATTTGAAGCTGTTGCAAATCTTTTAAATAAACCATCTAACCAAACACCACATTTCGCTTCTAAATATCTATGATTATTAAAATCTAATATACAAGCTCTATACATCGAATTATCACAAATATTATTAGTTCCTACTTGTATAGTTCTAGGATCGCACGTAAATAAATTTTTATTTACACTTGCGTTTTGTGATAATATATTATTTTCATCAACCCAAGCATATCTCCAATCATAAATACAACACAAGTCATCGGGTCCTAAGTCATTTACTTTCAATAATTCTTTATATCCGCCTGGTTTAAATATAGCAGTATATCCTCGATAATTTCTGTAATCATCAGGATTGTTTGAAAATATACCTATTGGTATTCTTTCATCTCTTGTTAATATATATATAGTATTAATTAAATTTGAAAATGACAAATATGTTTCTTGAAAATTAGAGGAACCAGTATATCTAGCTTCGATGTCAACACTGCCTCCCATATTATTTATTTTTTGAAAAATAAAATAAAATATAAAAAAACATTAAAAATATATTTTTGAAAATGAATCTGGAATATGATAATAGTGGAACATTATTAGCTTTTAAGGATGATAAAAATATATTAGAATTAAGTAATATAGATGGTCATATTATATATGATAATATTAATGAAAAAATATTAAATAAATATGATAAAAATACCGAAACTCATGTTTTAATAAATAATTTTATATACGAGTGTAAAATAAGAGATTGTGAATATATTTCTACTGGAAATGTAATAGTACATACATCAAACGTTGATAAATTATTACATTTTAATAAATATTGTAACGATATACACAAAATTTTATTATATGATATAGAAATAAAATATAATATGTATAAATATTTAAAAAATATAAATGCATTTTGTGATAAATGCTATATTGAATGTTTTTTTAATATACTATAATTTTTTATCTGTTAAGTAATATATTCTTAAATATCTATTATAAGTATTTTTATTTTTTTTAATTTTGTCAATTTCTATTTTATTCAAATTAAAATAATTTATCATTTTATCTAATACATTTTCTTCATTTGATATTGATATTTCAATATAATTATATAAAATATTATCTATAATTGTTATAAAATTTTTTAAAGCTTTTTTTATCTTATTTGGACAAATATCTAATATTTTTGTTTCTATTTCACCATAATCTAATATATCTTCGGTAGAATATATAAACATATCATTATTTACTGTAAATCTAAAAGCAAAATAACTTTCGAGAGGAACAACACTATTAAATAAATTTCTATATTTATTTAATAAAACTTTAACATTTCTTATTTTTAAATTATTTATATTAAATGATAGATTATCTTTATATTTAGATAATAATATCTTTATATTATTTATCTCTTTAATATTATTTTTATATTTTATAAAACTCAATATTAAATTAGATAATGATCTATTTATAACATATTGTGTATTATATATCGAAAATATATTATTAGATTTATTTATATTTTGAATCTCTATTTTTTTATCTGGCACAAACAATATTTTTAAAAATACAAATTTAGTAAATGTAGTATAATTATTAATTTCTGATGAAATATGATGCTCTATCTTATTACAATTTATATCTATGTCAAAATAACAATAAAACATTATCGAATCATAATATGTTGATATATTATATTTTATAATATTTTTCATATTTATATTAGATTTTTCGGAATTTATAAATTCATAATAAATATACTCGTCAGGATTAACAATATAAATATTATTATTAAGTTTTGTTCTTTCAGGAACTATGTCAGATAATTTTAAATCATTCAATTTTTCAGTTATTTTATAATAATATTGATTTGTTATTGTATATAAATTATTTATAATATTATTAAGTATATTATTATTAAATATATTTTCTAATCTATATGATTCTGACGAATTATATTGTAATAAAAGTGATTTTATATATTCTCTTTCTAATGGTATTTCTATATTTAAATTTCCAGTAAAAGGTTGATTTAATAACAAAGATTCAGCATTATTATCTGTAATAATAACTGAATTATTAACATAAATTGATTTAATCATATTATATAATTTTGATAAAAATAATTCATTATTAGTAAATGAATTAAAAATATTTTTATTTAAATCTAATTGTAAATCATTCATAGAATATAAATTTATTTTATTATCGTTTATATAATCTATAATATTTTTCAGCATTTATAATAAAAGTTCTTTAATATTTTTTTAATTAAATATTATATTATTATATAATAAATTTTTAACATTAGAAAAAATATTTATGATCTCGTGTAATTTTTTTTATTATATATAATAAATGGCACCACCAGTAGATCCTGTAAAAGATTTGATAAAGAAAACTATTAGGGTTATTGCTAACATAGATCAATCTACAAAAAAAATATTATCCGAAAGTATTAAAAAATCTTTAGCTGATCCTAATTCATTTGATCACGATTATTTATCATATGTTAATAATCAGGTTAAATCATTGATAGATGCATCCGCTAATTTCACACCAGAACAATGGTCTTATCTTGTATCTAGACTATTTAGCGAATTAGTTATTACCAATTATTATCAATACAAATTACAGAGAATTCATATTGCGTCCGATGTTCAAGTTAACGATCTTGAACAATTGAATGGTGATTTACAAGAAGCATACGATGAACTAGTAGAATCTTGGCCTGAGCCTGAACCAGAACCTGAACCTGAACCTGAGCCAGAACCCGAACCTGAACCTGAAAGTCCTGCTCCAGAATTTCCAGTTGGACGTAGAAAACAATAAATTAATCGTGTAATAAATTCAAATTATCATAATATATTTTGATTAACATAATATATATAAAATTAATAATAATTTTAATTATTATATATATCATTTCAAAATAAACCATAGAATATGTATAAATTTTAATAAATGTTAAAATCATATATAACGTTACACACGGAATATATATTAATATAAATGTTTTTATTATTATTTTATTATCTAAATATATTCCACATAATAATATTAAATTTATAAATATTGATAACAAAAGAATGACATTATCAATAACTATTATAATTAATTTACTTGCACACAAGTGATTTTCGTTTGATAAAGATACTAAATCTATCGATATTAATATAATATTGATTATTATATTAAATATTGCAAGTATAGTACATATTTCTTTTATTTTTGATGGAGATAATAAATAATACATTTTTATATGCTTGTTTGATCGAAATATATGCATTAGTATTTCATACAATGAAAAAATATATAATTGTATCTGTATGAAAAAGTATATTAATAATATTAAACCACTAAAGTATTATATTTGATATAATATATAATTTTAAATATGTTAAAATGTATATTTTATATATTTATATTAGCTTTTATGCTATTCTTGTCGTTATACTATGTATACGCAAAAAGATTAAATAAATATACTAAAAATGACTATATAAATAAAATTAAAGACTATAAAAATCATATATATTAAAATATGCCATTTTGTTAATACTGTAGAATCCTGAGCTTTAAATTGTTTTATATCCTATTTATCTAATTTTTATTGTTATCGCACATTTGTTAGAATATGTAAATTTTAATAAAATATATGAAATATTATACAATAAATAAATGATAAATGCATTAGTATTATTAATGTATATTAATATCAATAATTATAAAAATAAATTAAATATTATTAAAAAATGACTAAACCGACACAAACATTAACAAAAACAAAAAAATTAAATTTTGTAATAAATAAAATAAGAAAAAAAATTGAAATTAATAAACAGAAACAAAATTTTATTAATACATATAATGTTAATTTGTATAACGAATTATTACATAATATATTATCTAAAACAAACATTATAAGAAGAAATAAAAAAGAATTATGTCATCACGTAACTTTGTATATTTTGTGTTCCAAATATTTTATTAATTATATATCATTATTTCCACATGATCAATGTAAACAATATCTAGAAAAATATAAATTTAATAATTTAGTAGAATTATTTACTTTTATATATAATTTGTATACTTTAGATATAAAAAAATTAGTATTAATGTATGATAATAGCCATTATTATAGAGGCTATATAAATTATTTAAAAAATTTATCGTTACAATTATAATATTTTATAATAATAATTTTTTTTGTTATATAATTTTTATTATACATATTTTTATATGTAGTATATCTGTATTTTTTTATATAATCTGAAATATTATGACTAGTAAACATGATTATTATATTATAATTATTTTTCATTTTTATAAATACAAAATGAAATATTATTAAATTAATAATTAATTAGTGATTTTAAAATGAAATTACAATTTAATGATTTGCCTTCTGAAATAATATATATTATATTAAAAAAATTAAATGAATTTGATTTATGTAATTTGTATTTATCTAATCCTAATTATTTTACCAAGTATATTTATAATATATTAATAAATAATGATAATAATACTTGGTTATCCATTACAAAATATATGTTAAAAAATGGTGATATATTGGATAAAAAATATAATAATTTTATAAATATATTTATAAATAAAATAAATTGGAATTATATAACTATAAATTGCATATTATCAGAAGAATTTATTATAAAATATAAAAATTATATAATATGGAATAATATATCTATTTATCAATCTTTATCAGAAAATTTTATTACACAATATAAAAATATAATAGATTGGAATAATATTACTAAATATCAAATTTTATCAGAAAATTTTATAATACAAAATAAAGATAATTTAAATTTTAATAATGTATGTAAATATCAAAAATTATCAGAAAATTTTATTACACAATATAAAAATATAATAGATTGGAATATCATATCTAAATATCAAAAACTATCTGAATCTTTTATACAAAATAATATTGATAATATAAATTGGTTATACATATCTATATATCAAATATTATCTGAACAATTTATCGAGATATATAAAAATAAGTTATCTTGGAATAATATATTAAAATATCAAACATTATCTGAAAAATTTATAAAAAAATATGAAGATGAAATAGATTGGACATTAATATCAGAATATCAACAATTGTCTGAAGAATTTATCAGAGAATATAAAAATAAAATAAGTTGGTTTTATATATGTAGATATCAAAATTTATCAAAAGAATTTATTAGAGAATTTAAAAATTATTTATATATATAATGTATTACACACGTGAAAAATTATCATTATTTATTATTGGTAATTGTAAATAATAAATAATAAAATGGACAAAATAAATATAAATACATATATTAATAATAATTTATATAATATAAATGTTGATAAAAATAGTGGATATATTCCAGCTATAGAAATAATAAAAGATAATTTTAATAAAGATATACACATCGAAGCTTATTCTGATATTTCATCTCCTAAATATATTTTTACAAATAATAATAATTTTATATTAAAAAATATCAAAATTTCAAATAATAGATGCGAATTTGATATAAATGTTAAGTATTTTAATAATAATTTTATTATTGGATTTTATATTACAAACATATATAAATATATAAAAAATTACGATCCATATTATGATATTTTACAAGAAATATATGATAATAATATGTATACAGAAAAATATATTCAATATGCATTATTAACAAAACATAATAAAGTAAAATATAGAAAAATAAGATATGTTCCATACTATAATTTTTATAATGTGGAAAATTATATTTTTTGAAATAATATAATTAATTTCGATAGATCTGATTATATTTAATAGATCTGATTATATATTATAAAAATGAATTTCATAAATGATAATTTTTATTTTATAAACATAAAAAATTTAAAAGTAATAATAGATAATAGAAATAATTATTTCAATATTACTAAATTATTAAATTCAATTAATGTGGATTATAATTTTTGGTATAGGTTAAATTCAACAAAGATATTATTTAATAAAATATGTAAAAACTATAATACTATTAAATATATTATAACAGGAAATAACGATATATCAGGAGTTTATATACATCCTATTATATTAATAGATATAATAAATTGGATAAATAACAATAAAAAAGAAATTGATTATTTTTATTAGTCTCTGAAATATTATTAGTTATAATTATATATAACACTATATATTATATATAATGTGTGATAAAATTAATAATTTTCAAAAAAAATTATTGAATAATTTAAAACTAAAATTATATGATAATGTTAACAAAATAATAGAAAACAAAACACCATTACATGATTTAAAAGTTATATTAAACAAAAATATAAAAAAATTAATTATATATCATAATAAAATTTATAAAAAATATTTAAAAATATTTTTAGAAAGAAAATACAAACTTTTAATGAATGAACTAATAAGAAGAATAAAAATTGAAAAATTTATTAAAATTTGTTATGATATATCATCAAAGAATATAAATATTTTATTAAATGAAATAAATATTTATGTAGCAAATCTAATTTATATAAACAATATTATATAAAAACAAATATTAAGACTTAATTACATTATCGAAATTATTATAAAAATCATTTACATTTAATTTTTTATACATTAATGGTTGGGACATAAATCTTATTTTTCCATACATTTCTCTTTCTTTGAATGCTCTGTCATGCAATCCTCCTATTGACCATAATATATTAACATATCCCATAGGATCATATCCATCGAAAAAATATTTATCATTAAGATAAATTGTTTTATCGATGGCATCTTGAGGAGAATTAGTCCATTCAATTAATTTTTTTGCCCAAAACATTCTCATATATCCATTAAGATAACCAAATTTTAATAAATAATATTGACAATAATTCCAAAGTTTATTATCTGTTTTGCCATACTCTAATTCTCGTAAACTAAATATTTTATTTCTTTTATCAGTTTTATGTATTTCTAAAGTTAATATTGCCCAATTTGGACAAGATGCAAAAGATTTATAATTATTATTATAATAACAAAAATTATCAGATAATTCTTTTCTTATAAAAATTTCCTCTATAAACGAATCTATTGATTCTATATTATAATCTTTAATTTTTTTAAGTTTATTTGCTTCCAAAACACATCTTTGAGCTGAAATCATACCACAATGTAGCCATGGTGATAAAATACTGGTATTTTCATAATTTGGATTATTTTTTTTATCTTTGTATGTGTTTATTTTATTTTTAAAAAAATTATTCATTCTATTAATTCCATTAGTATACCCTCCCACTATTTCATAAATATTTATTAATTTTTTATCATAATTGGGAATTATATCAAAATTATTTTCTACAAAAATAGGTTGTATATTACTAATTTTAACTTTAGGAAATTCGATTAAATATTGATCTTTTAATTTATTTATTTTAATCCTTATTGTTCTTGCGTTATATTCCTGTTTATCTGAAGTTACCCATACTGGTATAATATTATGAGAATCTACAATATATACATTGACATTTAATTTTTTTAATGGATCTAAATAATATTTTTTGTGGAATAAAAGCGGCATTTGTTCTATTATAACATGTCCTATTTTATATTTATTTATAAAATTTGATATTATGTTATTATTATAAGATAATAAATGAAAAGAAACATTACATTTTTTGCATTGTGATTCGAATTCTGGCAATCCTTCATATAAAAATTTATATTGTCTTATATTTATATTATTATTTTTATTTATTAAATATAATACATACATAGAAGAATTATTTAAATATGCTATATTTTGAGAATATAAAAATGACCAATTATCATAAACTCTGAGATCTCTATATGCTAAATATAAAACATTTTTATTAATTGTATCTATTTTTTTATGAATTTTAACACGATTAGTAAAATATTCATTATTATACATAATTTATGTTATTAATAATTATATTGTTCTTCTTTTAATTTATTAAATAATAATATAACTTCATCTATTTTACTATTGTTTAATATAATATAATTATATTTTATTTCTAATTTTTTATCAGCATTATATATATCAATAAATTCATCGTATGATATATTTTTATTATTCTTTCTAAGACTTAATTTTATTTTTTTATTTATATCAACACAATATAACTTCATACGATTAATAAAATCTATAGGATTCGGTACGTACTCTTTTATAATTATATTTTCATCAAGAATTTTAATTTTATTTATATATTTATTTTGAGCTCTAATTATCTTAATTTCGTTATTATTTTTATAAATTACTAAATTATGTTTTAGATTAACGTCTTTAGGTGATATATTTCTATCAGGTAATATATTTTCTTCAACTGTTTGAGTTAATGTATCTAATTTAAAATTTGTTTCATCTAATTCATCTCCTATTTCATCTAATTTTATGTTTTGTTTCTCTGCTAACTTAAGTAATTTTTTATTTTGATTTTCTAAGTTTTTATTAGATTCTAATATCTTATTATTTTGATTTATAATATCACTTAATTTTTTATTTAAATCATTAATTTCTAATTCTTTATCTTCTACAATATTAATATATTTATTTTCTATTTCTTTAATTTTATTAATAATTTCTTTTTCAGACAAAGATTTAAATTCAGTATTATAATAATTTATAATTATGTCATTACATTTTAAATAAAATTCTACAGATATCCAAGACGATATATCTAAAATGACTTCTTTGGGTACATAACAACCAGTTATTTTTTTAACATTTTCATCTTTATTATCTCCTTTTGTTTCATAAAAGCCGGGGTGGGGATCCCCACCTCGGTTATTTTTAATATAATCTATTAATTCTTGTGATTTTTCTAAACGTTTCCATTGTTTAAATTTTTTACCACCTAAATTACATAACTTAGTAGCATTAAAACAACCTGTTGTTTTATCTATAACTAATTTAAAATCACCAAAGAGACCATAATAATATGAGTCTTTAATGTGTTCATAACACACATCAATTAAAGACATTTTATATAATTTTTAATTATATTTATAAAAATTCAATAATAATATTATTCTTGTTTATTAAATAAAATGATATATTTTAAACTAATTTATAATTTATATTAATTATACAGTTCAGTAATATTTTAGTTAAATCGTTATTGTTATTAAGATTATTTTTATAAAATTAACCACGAATATTTTTTAATCTGAATAATATTTCCGATAAGTGTTTCTTATTAATTAAGTAATAAAAATATTTTATCTATGTATTTATATTTTATTTTGTTAATAAAATTGTCTAATTTTCCATCACAATATAAACAATATTCCTCATATAATTTAGATTCATATTCTTGGTCTTTTTCAGATAAATTATTTATATATGGTATTTTATCATAAATAAAATTACTTGGAATTAATGTTGTATCATACTCTTCTTTTCCATTAGTTACTACAAAATGATTATAAAATTTAATATTATCTTCAGATATATATTTACGAATTATATTACACTTAATATTATATTTTTTACAAACTTCATTAATTATTATTGATATAGCTAAACAATTATTTTTTAAACCATCGCTTCTAAAAAATACTTGTCTGGTTTTACCAACAATTTTTTTAAACGTAACATTCTCCATTATGTTATAATTATAGTTAATATTAATAATTATTTTTCAAAAAATATTAGAAAAGTAAAAATATTTTATATTTATAGTTTTTGAAATATTTTATAAATTATAAATAAAATGTTTGATTTTGTTTCAAAATATAAATTTAAATTTAATAATTTTATCGATAATTTAAAATTTAAAAATATAAAAAAATGCTCTGCTATAGTATATAATAAACAGTGTAATAACATAACTAAATATAAATATTGTAATGCACATTATAATATTATGAAAGAATATTGTAAATTATATCATTATTGGGATAATCAACATAGTTATCCTAGTGTTAGTTTAATTGATCTTATAGAAGTAGAAATAGAAATGAGAAATAAATATATTTATAATTTTAATATAATTTCTGATTATGCTCATGATAAATGGTTAAATTTTTTACAATCACAAAAAGATAAATATACGTATAAATATAATTATTTGTCATATTATAACATTTTAGATGATATTTTATATAATAAAATAGATAATTATAATTTAAAATATATAGATTATTTAAATTTAGAAGTTAAAATTGACAACAATGTGTCGAAAATATCAGAAATAAAAATAAACATACCTTCTAAATATAAAATTTATAATGATTATTATAATAATAATATATATCGTTATAATTATGACGATAAACGAAAAAGTATGTGATTAATATTATGAAAAATAATATAAAAAAATAACATACATATATTATATTTTATATTAAATATGATGGATGACATTAACTTGTATAATGAATCTGAAAGATTACAAACATTTGAAAATTGGCCCATAAATTTTATAACTCCTGAATCATTTGCTAGTAATGGATTTTATTATATAGGTGAGAATGATACAGTTAAATGTGTGTATTGTGGAGTACAAATAAATAAATGGGTTGAAGGCGATAAACCAGAAATTGATCATAAAAAATTTTCTCCAAATTGTAGTTTTTTAAAATCTAATGATGGAATAGATGAGTGTGGCAATAATAAAAATATATCTAACATTACACAAAAAGGAGCAGTTCATCCTAATCTATCAAATATTGTTGAAAGACTTAAAACATATAAAGAGTGGCCTATTTCAATGCCTATTTCTACAGAAAAACTAGCAGAAGCTGGATTCTTTTATACTGGAAAAAGTGATAAAGTTAAATGCTTTTATTGTGATGGTGGTTTAAATAAATGGGAAACAGACGATGATCCTTGGATACAACACGCAAGATGGTTTGATAAATGTGATTATGTTAAACTTGTAAAAGGCAAAGATTTTATTCAAAAAGTAATGACACAATCCACGTTTATCAAATCGTCGAAAAAAGAAAATATACCTGAAATAAATATATCAAACGATGAAAAAAATGATATAAAATTATGTAAAATTTGTTATATCGAAGAACGAGTTATTTGTTTTGTGCCTTGTGGTCATATATTTTGTTGTGGAAAATGTGCTATATCGATGGATAAATGTCCGGTATGTCGAAATAAAATAAAAAACTTAACTCGCGTGTATTATCCTTAACAATATATTAATTCGTAATTATAATCATTAATATTAAAATTTTCAATATCGTGATTAGTGATTTTTATAACATCTTTATAATTAAAAGTTACCGCAATAGAATAATAATCTCCGTATCCTCCTGTTACAATTATATCAGAATTATTTTTAGTTATAGACATAGGAAAATATATAGAAAAAAAATATTTTGTTGATTTAATTATAGGTAAATAACAATTAGATATATATAATTTTTTATTTTTACCAATAACATATTTAAAAAAATACATACAATATATATAACTATTGTGTTGAATGTATGTTTTGTCATTACAAAAATTGTCATATATTTTTTTTCTAAAATTAAAAATATTAGATTTTGGTTCATATTTTTCAGTAAGCATTATTTTAGCATGACCAGCGCCCAAATAAGTATTATTATTAATTTTTATACACGGAGTTCCAAAAGAAAACATTGGTGATTTTAAATCACCTAGTCCATCAATAATATGATTGCCACCTAATTTTATTACCTTATTAGTATCACATTTAGTTTCACATTTATCAAATATAGTAACTATAGTCTCTAATACATAACTATCTTTTATCCAATTCAAAAATACTAATTCGTTATTATTATTATGTTTAACATATGACCAATTTTTATCATAACAATAATCTGTGGTATCACCGCATATATAATTTAAATATAATCCAGAATTTATAGTGATTTTATTATTTTTTTTATCTATGTTTATCTCTCTAATTATAGAAACATTACCATCTATCATAAATATTTTATTTTTATTTTTAAATATTCTAAAATCTGACAATAATGGTGTGCTTAATAACATACATTTTTTTGGTTTGCATATAGGTTGAGACCATATAAATGTAGGTTTTATATTTTCATCAAAAATTAATTTATTATTATCCCACTTACATATAAATATACAAGTAGCATCAACAAATCTAGGATCATTCCATCTTCCCCAAACAAAATTTTTGCCATTTTTATAATCACCGGGTATTATATTTTTACCAAATAAAACTTTAATATCTGTTCTATATCTAACACAGCACATATAATTATCGTTATCAATATTACAAAAAGAAAAATTAAAACCACTATTAGTATATGGTATTATATAATGTGGTAATTGTTGTCTTAGAAATTTATGAAAATAAGATCCCAATTCTATACATTTATTTATATTCATTTATTAATAAACTATTATATTGTTGAAAAAAAATTATAATATTTAAAACTACTTTCCAAAATGGTTTATATTATATTAGATGTCGGAAGTAAAGCAAAAGGATATGATATTATTAGTAGTGATTATGATTATATTATTATAACTAAATCTTCTGCAGATATATATGCAGAAGAATGGATCGAAGATAATAAAAGATTAATAAACAGACATTCTAATAAAAAAAATAATAACGATATAACATTTGTAGATATATCTAAAGCTTTTATGGGAATAATTAAAGGAAATTATTACTTCTTAGGTATATACGGAACTAAAGAAAATATAAAAAATGATATGATTTTTTACTTTGTTAGATATATAACAAAATATTATATATCTCTTATATTAAAAACTATGACTAAATATCAAATTAATAATACATCTGATAGAGAACCAAAAAATTTATTAGCATTATTATATAATTTGTCATATGTAAATTATTGGTTAAAAAATAATGATTTTCCCGTTATTAATAAATTACCAGAATTATTAGAAGAAGATAAAATCGAATTATATAATATTTTAATGATGAAAAGATTAAATAATGAATTAGCTACTGAAGAACAAGGAAGTATTATTCAAGACTATAGAAAAGTATTATTGGAAAATGTAAATAAACTCGAAAAACCAAAAAAAATTAAAAATATATCAAATATTATTATGATGTATCTAATTTGTAACAAACCATTATATATTCCAGAAATATTAAATAACGATGATGAAATTAATAAAATTATTTATCCTTCTATAAAACAATTAAACCATTGTAAAAATTCTTTATTATATGGAAAAGAAATATTTGTGCAAGAAAAATTAGACGGATGTAATTTTAGAATTATATATAATAATGGTATTATAACATTTGGTTCGAGATATACATATTATGAAAATAAAAATTTCATGAATTATTATCGAATTAAAGATAAATTAATCGATTGTACTAATAAAATAAATAAATTTCTTAATTTAAAAAAATTTATTATATATGGAGAATTAATTGGTTCTTATCAAAATGACGAAGGTATTAATAAATTAATAATTAAAAACGTTAATTATTTTAATGATAATAGAATTGAATATTATGCTTATGAAATTAAAAATTGCGATAATAAAAATAAAATTCATTTTATTGATTTTGATATATGTCAAATAGTCTTAAATGCTGCTGGTTTTAATGTTATTAATTATGAAACGATTAAATACAATGACTTTATAGAAAATATCAAATATAAATCTATTGTATTCAATCACAATGATGAAAGTAAAGTAGAAGGATATATAATTAGATATAAAAATATAAGATATAAAGTTAAAAAATCATACAATTTAACAAAACTAACACATAAAAATATTTTATATAATATTACAGAAGAATCTGTATTAAATTTTATAAATAACATTGATATTAACCAAGATAATGTTTTATATTATATTACAAAATATTATAAAAATTTAATTCATATGAATAATATAGATAATAATGTACCCATTTATAAAATATTTGGAAAAATATATGGGTTTATTAACAAGAAGTATAAATTTAACGATAATAATATATATAAAAATAAACTTTCTGAATTTTATAAACTCTTATGAAAAAATACTAATAAATAAACACATTTAACACCTATTATAAGATATATTATATATTATATATTATATATTATATATTATATATTATGGATAATAATAAACTTGAATTATTTGGTGAACAAATAAATGATTTACTTATTAAAAATCCTAATTGGAATATAAAATTAAGTGGTGTAGCAAAAATAATAACATTAGATAATAAAATAATATTTTCAGCAAGTTTGTATATTGAAAATTATAAAAATGATAACATACCAAAACCTTATGATTACGATTATATTTTTAAAAATGAAAATAATAAACTACCTGATTTTATATATAATACAATAGAAATTTTAACTTTTAAAAGTAATACTAATTTACCAAATCCTCAATGGAGAATTCAAGTTAAATATTTATAAACAACAATCATATTTTTTTAAAGAATCTAATAAATTTTTTAACATTTTATTATTATTTGATAATTGTTTATTTAATTCGTTATTGATATTAACAATATTATTTATCATTTTACCTATTTTTTTTTTTCTATCTACTAACGAAATATCAGATTTTGCACCTTCAATATCAGAATAATAATTATCATTATTTTGCATTTATGAATAAAAATATTAATATGAATTATTATAACATAATCTACACACAGGAACATATAAATCTTGTCCACCTATTTCAATTATTTGATTTTTATTATGTTTTTTAATTGTAAAAGAAGCATCTTTATAACAAAATTGACATATAGCTTGTAATTTTTTTATTTTTTCTACTTTAGGAATTAATTTTGATATAGAATTAAATATATTTCTGTTAAAGTCACAATTTAATCCAGCAACAATAACTTTTTTTTTATTATTAGCCATTTTATCACAAAATTGTTCTAAATCATTTTCTTCAAAAAATTGACACTCATCTATGCCAATAATATCATAATTATCTACGATATTGATTTCATTAATTAAATTATTTGTTTTAATGTATAAATATTCTTTATTTAATATATTTCCGTCATGATTTATTATATTTTTATTTATAAATCTATTATCTATATTATGAGTTATAATTACACATTTTTGATTAGATAAAATATATCTATTAATTTTTCGCATCAATTCTGTTGTTTTGCCAGAAAACATAGGACCAATTATTAATTCTATCGACATTTTTTTTTATTATTTGATATATTTTTTCAAAAAAAAATTAATCAATGAAAAAAAAATAAAATTATCAAAATGGATTTACTAAATTCTGATATAATTTTAATAAATATTTTAAAATATTATAATTTAAAAAAAATAATAATAAACAGAGATAATGTTATTAATATTAATATATTAAAAAAATTAGTTAATTTAGAAGAATTGCATATAATATATTATGATAATAATATTTTAAATAATATTCCAGAAAATATTAAAAGTTTATATATTTCAAATTTAAATATTATTAATTTAAATTTTATAACAAAATTAAAAAATATAACATATTTAGATATATCTTATAACAAAAATAGCAATATAAGTAATATTATACTACCACATTCTATAGAATTTTTAAATTGTGAATCATGTAATATAAATGACTATAATTTTATTAATAATTTAGTAAATTTAAAAAAATTAATAATATCTAAAAATAAATTTGGTAACTTTAATAATGTTTTTCCTATTAGTATAGTTGAGTTAAATATGGAATCAATACAAATAAAAGATTATAAATTTATAGAAAAATTAATTAATTTAAAAAAATTAGATATATCTTTCAATGTTAAAAAAAATAATATACATTTGATAAAATTTCCAAAAAGTATAACTCATTTATGTGATTATCAATCATATAAAGAAAATTATAATTATTTAAAAAATTTATCAAATATAATTGAATATGAATTCGATGATACTATAGATGTCAAATTATCAGATATTGACATATCAAAATATTATAATTTACAATATTTAGATATACAAAATTGTGAAATAAATACAGATATTTTATTATGTCATACTAAATTAAAAAAAATTAAAATAAATTTTAATAACTCAAAAAAAAATATTATAATTGATTTACCAATATCATTAGAATGTTTAAAAATATCAAATAATTTTAATATTAATAATTATTATTTTTTAACACAATTAATAAGATTAAAAAAAATAAAAATTGTAAATTCATATATTAATATTTTAAATGCGTGTAAATCAATTGAAATAATAAAATTTATATCTTGTAAGTCTACTTATAATTTTAATTTTAATTGTTTAGAAAAATATAAAAAATTAGATACTTTATCATTGGGTTTCAATAATATTTATAATTTAAATGAATGTATTTTACCAATTAGTATTAGACAAATAATAATAAATAATGTAGAAATTATTAAGAAAAGTAATTTTTTAAATAATTTATATAATTTAGAATATTTTGAAATTAATAGTATTATTTGTAATGATATAATTACAATAAATCTAAGTAAAATAAAAATAAAACATTTTAAAATAATATATTGCAATGATACTTTATTTAATATAATGTTGCCTGACACAATAGAGATTATAGAATACATACATGATAAAAATATAAATTTAGATTGGAAAAAATATAAAAATTTAAAAAAAATAAAAACATTAAATAATATGAAAGATATATTATATAAAATATATAAAAACACTAATGTAGAAATAGAAATTATTTAATAAATAGATATTATTTTTATATCATGAAAAAATATATAATATATTAAAATAAATTTATAATAATGATTAGATTAATATCATTATCTAATAATAAATATATAATATGTTATTCAATATTATTAAAAATAATAAATAATAAAAAAAAATATGATTATATTATAAATCAAAACATTTATGATGATATTATGTTATATGAAAAATATAAATTTATTAATAAAACAGTATATGATAAAATAGATGAAAAAATAAAGCGTAAAGATACTTTATCTATAACTGTTGGAGATTTTATAGAAATGTATTATATATTTTATGTTTTGATGATTAATAATTTAAAAAAATATGATAATTTAAATATAATTGACAATATATGTTTAATAAATTATATTTTAGATAATATAAAAATTAATTATAATACAAATAAAAAATATATAAATAATATTCTACTTAAATTATACGAAGAATATGACTATATTATTAAAAATAAAAATATTCAGATAAAGATTTTCATTAAATATTTTATAAAAAAATTTTATCCAGATATAGAAATTAAAAAAAAATATAAAAAATTAGATTACAACGCAAATTCAATGCACTTTATATCTTCAGAATATTTATATTTGTTATATAATAAATATACAAAATTATTAATAACATTAGACAAATAAATGTTTTTGAAATTTTAAATTAATATATAAAAATGGATAAATATATAAAAAATATATTGGAAATGTCTACATTGCAATATAAATATAACAATAAACAATATATGTATATAAAAGACAATATAACATATAGTAAATATTTTATAAAATATTCTAAATATATCATAAATAAAATAAAGAATAATATATATTCTAAGAAATATAAAATAAGAATATTAAAAAAAAATATTAATATTATATATGAATTAAAACTTTTATTTGTGTATAATTGTGATAAACTCATAGATTGTATATCTGATTATGATGATTATGTCAATAAAAATAATATAATTATGAATGATTATATAAATATGATTATTAACTGTAATAAAAAACAAAATATTGAATTAATTAAAATTATTAATGATAATTTTGATAAAATTATATATAATTATGATATATCTTTAAATTTTATTGAAAAAATATTAAATAATATTAATAATGTGTTTTAATGATTATGATATTTTATTAAAAAATACAAAAATTATTGATATAAAAACAGATAATAATAAAAGAAAATGCACATATATAACTAAAATATTAAGTAATGATGTTAATATATATAATAATATATTTATGATACCATTCTATGGAAAAATAAATAAAATAAATATTATTAATAATGATCATAATAATTATATAAATAGTATTTTATTAAAAATAAACAAATATTTTGATAAAAAAATAGATAATAATGTATATAATTTTGACACAAATATTATATGTAATATAAATGAAAATGATATACAAATATTATATTATAAATTAGATTATTTTATACTCGAATATAAAAATATTTTATATAAAAATAATATAAAAAGTGATTATATAAAATATATTTATAATAATTGTATAGAATTATTAAATAACAAAATAAATAATATAAATAAGTATTATATTATTTTATGTATAATTAAAAATGAAAATAATCCTAAAATATTAAATAGTAATATATTTATTAATATTGATTATGAATTATTATCTAATTATATAATTATTCCAACTATGTCTAATAGTAATAATAATATATATGATTATGATTATAAATGTTATATTGATAATGTTAATAACTACAATCATAATAATATTATTGTTAACAAAAACTTTAAATATATAGATAAAGAATTATTCATTACAAAAAAATCGAATATTATAAAAGATCTATGTGGATTTATATACAATAATGATAAAAAAATTTTATTTATAAAATTAAATTTCTCTAATGAATATAATGACAATATAAAAATTACAGTCGAATAATTATTTTTATGTAATAATATAAATATATTATAAATTATGATACCTAATAATGATTTAGATTTTATAAATAAATTTAATAATTTATCTAGAGATATAATAATTTTAAGAAATAAAAAATTATATAAAGAATGTGATGAATTGATACACGTTTTATTAGATATTATATTTAGATTTACACACATTAATAAATCTATTTTTACTATTTGTTTATTTTTTGACAATGACTCAATAACATTTTTAAATTTACCAAATGATAATTATTTATATAAAATTATAAAAAATAGATATAAAATAGATGATTCTGATGTTGTTAATGTAATTATTAAAATAATATAGATTAATAATTTTTATTGAATGAAAAATTATATTAAAATAATAATATTGATTATTAAACATGAATTATTACATTTTATTATGTCTATTTATGTTATTTTCATCTAGTTATAATTTTAAATTAATAAATAATAATATTTGTAATGAAGATTATGATCCTGGAATATGTAGAATAGGAGATATTAGATGGTATTATAATTATAATATTAAAGATTGTAAAATATTTATTTATGGTGGATGTGGTGGTAACATGAATAATTTTAATAATTATGAAGATTGTATTAATAAATGTTTAATTTAGATATATTATTTTATGAATATAATTCTACAATTATCGGAAATACTTGATCTACTGTAAAATTATCATTATCTAATAAATAATTAATACAATAATTATTAATTTCTGTATGTATATAATTATTTATAATTTGTATATTTATATTATCTTCTTCGGTAAAATGTAAATATTCCATATCTACCTTAGTTTGAGCATATAATATACATATTTCTTCATCAGATATTTTATTATTAATTTTCTTTATTTCATTAACAGTATCTTCGAATTTAATATTACTTTGGATGTGATGTTTAATTAAAATCACGGTAAATATATTATTATCTGTCATTTTTATAGTTTTTTTATTTTTTATATATATTTTCAATAAATTTTTATATTGAAAATATATATATAAAATATAATTATTAAACATGGACTTACCTACGGAAATGTTAGAAATTATATTTAATTATTTAGATAATTATACAAAATTAAAATTTATAGATTCAAAATGCATTATACCACATCTTATATATAAATTAGAATATAATCATTGTTTAAAACAAATAAAGAATTTTATTAATTTAAAAGAATTAATATGTAATAATTATTATATAAAATCTTTAGAAGGTATTGAAATTTTTACTAAATTAATAAAATTAGATTGTTCTAAAACATATATTTATTCTTTAAAAGAAATACAATATATTATTGATTTACAAGAATTAAATTGTTCATTTACATATATTTGGTCTTTAACAGAACTAGAAAAATTAATTAAATTAATTAAATTAAATTGTTCTTCTAGTAGAATTAATTCTCTAAACGGGATAAAAAATATCATTAATTTAAGAGAATTATATTGTTATAATACTAAAATTAATTCATTAAAAGAAATAGAAAATACTACCAATTTAAGAAAATTATATTGTCATAATACTAAAATTAATTCATTAAAAGAAATAAAAAATCTAATTAATTTAAGAGAATTATATTGCTTTAATACAAATATTGATTCTTTGATAGGAATAGAAAATTTTATTAATTTAAGAGAATTATATTGCTTTAATACAAATATCGATTCTTTGATAGGAATAGAAAATCTAATTAATTTAAGAGAATTATGTTGTTTTAATACAAATATTTACTCTTTATCGGGAATAAATAATCTAATTAATTTAAAAAAATTAGATTGTAATAATACAAAAATTAATTCATTAAAAGAAATAAAAAATCTAATTAATTTAAGAGAATTATATTGTTTTGATACAAAAATTGATACTTTATTAGAAATAAAAAATCTCATTAATCTAGAAAAATTAAATTGTTCTTATACTAATATTAATTCTTTAACGGGAATAGAAAATTTGATTAATTTAAAAAAATTAAATTGTTCTTATACCAATATTAATTCTTTATATGAAATAAAAAATCTAATTAATTTAGAAGAATTATATTGTTGTAACACAAATTATATTCTTTAATTTAGATATACAATTTGTTAATTAAAATGTTATACTACAAACATTTATTCTTATATTATTTTTGTGATTGAAATATTATACTAAAAATAAATGGCAAATCCTAATATAATTATTTTTTCATTATGTATAATACATACATATTGTTGGGATACAAATTATGTAAATATATCAAATTTTCAATATGATTCATCTATATCTTTTATATCCAAAATTAATATTAATAAAAATGATTCAATAATAGATATAGGTTGTGGTCATGGTAAAATAACACATTATTTATCTAATATTACAGATAATACAGTATTAGGAATAGATAAATCTTATGATTTGATAAATTATGCTAAAAATAATTATATAAAAAATAATTTAAAATTTAAAACATTGGATATTACTACCGATAATATTACAAATATTATAAATAAAAAATATGACATAATATTAAGTTTCTTTTGCATTCCATGGATTAAAAATAAAAATATTGTATTTTCAAACATAGCAAAAATATCTAATCATAACGCACACATATATATAATGGGTGCTTTAATGGAAAAAACTCATGTTATGTTAATTAATGAATTGATTAAAAAACCATATTGGAAACAATATTATATTAATTTTGAATCTCCTTTTGATTATTTAAATGATATTAATTATGAATATTATGCTAATAATTCTGGAATATTTACTATAATAAAAAATATATCTAATATATATTATACGTTTAATAATAGAAAAGAATTACATGACTTTAATTTAGCTATATTACCTCATTTAAAAGTATTAAACAAAGAAGATAAAACAAAATTTGTAGACGAATTATTGGATGATTATTTTAAATACATTGGAAGAGAAGAATATAATATTAAATTTAATGTTATAAAATTTATAGGTTATATACCATAATTTTTTTTTTAATTATTTTGAATTATTATAAAATATAATAATATTGTGCTATTGTGATAGTATATAATAATTAATTCAATATGAATAATTTTATATTATTCTTTATTTTATGTATAACAACCTTAACAAAAACAGAAAATTTACATACAATAATTTCTGATTGTATTATAGATAAATTTAATACACCAAGATGTAATAATGTTAATATATATAATAAATATATAAATTTATTAAAAAATAAATATGATTATGATAATAAAAATGATTTAAAAAATTTAAAAAGTTTACTAAATTTATTTAATAATTTGCAATATTATAATTCCTATAACAAAGATGAATTTATTTCATATATTTTATCATATCAAATATATTATTTAAATAAACATAATAAAATTATTAAAAGAGAAAATATAATAGAATTTAATAATGTTATAGTAGAAATAATAGATTGTTATGTAAGATTTAAAAATTTACATTTTGATAATATAAAAAAAGATATATCCATAATGCAAGAATTATTTAATAAATTTCCTATTTGGTTCACAAAGAATGATTATATAATTAAAATAATATTATACTTTTATAAAAATGTAAGAAAACATAATAATAATGTTGAATTTAGAAATATTATTGACAATAATACATTATCTATTATTAAAACTTCTATCGATTATCCTGGTTATATTATATCAGAAAAAGTCGTAAAAGAAATATTTTATATAGAATATGTGTCACATATTATAAAAGATGAACAACAAAAATTTAATAATTATTATAATATAATAAACAAAGAGGATGTTTTACCAAATATAATAATTTACAATATATCAAATATTACAATCGAATTGAGATATGATAGTTTAGATGCAGAAATAATTAATTTTATAAAAAAAGAATCCAGTTTTGTGTATAATAATTTTATTTATTTTCACAAATATATAAATTTACCTTTAAATTTAAAAAAAGATAAAATATATTATTATATATTTAATAATAAAAATCAATATGAAAAATATGGATTAATATATAATATAAGAACAAATAATGGAGGATATACAACTATTATGGACAATAAAATACAATCATTTGCATATATGCAGAATAATAAACCATTAAATTTTGGTCACGAATTACACCATGCTTTAATGTATATGATATATGATATGAAATTCCCTATTTGGTTCATCGAAGGATCAGCAAATGCATATGGTAATAGAAAATGTTATGAATTAGATCTATCATATATTAAAAAAAATAATTTTACAATTAAAGATGTTTTAAAATCAGATTACAATACACCCAATCCATATTATATGGGTAGTTCTTTAACAAGATTCTTATTTGATCATTATCCAAATATTATAAAAAAAATATTAACACATCAATATAATCACTCGTGGATTAAACACAATCATGATATAGAATTTAATATATGGAGACAAAAAAATATTGAATATTGTGAAAAAAATTTTAATACCAAAACATATAAAAATCATAAAAATCCTGATTATATTAAGAATAAATATTTAAATAAAATTAATAAATATAGTGATATATTTAAAACATTTTGTAACGGAAATATAATTGTAGAATTTTATGATGAAAAAGAACAAACGTTTATATTAAATAAAAATAATATATATATATTAACTGAATATAATAACAATAAATATATTTATAATTATAATAATATATCTTTTGTTAAAAATATTGACAATATATTTCCAATTGTAAATGATTATGATTATCAATGGATAAATTATAATTTATTAGAATATATATTTAAAAATGAATTAAAAACATATAAATATTCGAAATATATATTATTTGATAGTAGTTATTCGTCATATTCATGTGAACCAGTATTATATTGTGATGGAAATAAAATAAATAAAATACCTATAAAATCACAATTTTATAATTATATTTGTGATAATAATATTTATTGTATAGAAAATGAATATATATTAAAAGATGATTATATAAAAAATATTTTAAATAATAATAAATGTGATTATAACACACCCACAGTTCCTCTAATAGATTTACCAAAAAATATATTGAAATTATTATATGATATCAATATGGGTAATGATGTTGATATTAAATTATTAAATGGATTTAATTTAAATAATAAAATTGATATAAATGGTAATAATTTATGTGATATTTCTATAAAGTATAATAATTTAGAATTATATAATTATATAAAAGAAACAGATTTTTACTGTAAATATTTTAATTTTACAAAAAGTATATCTTATAATCCGCATGTTTGCAAACACGAGTTGAAAAAAATACAAAATAATAATATAATAGTAAATATTAATATTTCGGATTCTTTTGATGTTATAATTAAAAAAGAATATATTTATAGCAACAATACAGTAAATAATAATAACGTTATTAATAAAATTATAAATGTTATATATATACAAAAAAGTTATTATATTTTCATATTTACAGTAATAATGTATTTATTAATTATAATATCAATAATATTTTTATTATATACAATTTTTAATTAATATTGAATAATATTTTTAATAAAAAAAAAATAAAATTATATTCTTAATTATAACCAGTAGATCCAAAACCAAAATCAGATCTTTTTGTTTCTGATAAACTATCGACTTTTAACATTTTAGGATATAAAATTTTTTCACATATTAATTGAGATATTCTATCTCCTCTATTTATTATAAAATCTTCATTAGAATGATTAAATAATATTACTCCCACATTTCCTCTATAATCTTCGTCAATTACTCCAGCTCCAATATCAATAAATTTATTTAGAGCTAAATCAGATCTGGGAGCTAATCTTGCATAACATCCTTTAGGAATTTCTATAATTAAATCAGTTTTTATTAATTTTTTATCATGTGCTGAAACAATATAATCATATGCACTTTTTAAATCCATTCCTGCAGATTTTGATGTCTGTCTAATAGGTTCAAAAGCATTTTCTGTAACAAACATATATTTAAATATTGGTTCCATTATTTATTTTTTTATAAATATATTTTTTCGTTAAATGTTAATCTTTTATATATATTAAACATAATCGATAAATATTTATATTATAATAATATAATAAAAAAGTATTTTAATATTATAAAAATATATATTCACAAATTAAATATATTAATAAAAATTAATATTATATTATATAATACTGTAAAAGGAATTATTATCTATTGTGTTTATAATTTATCCCAATTATAATAAATACCTAATATTGTTGTTGTTAAAAATACACATTGTTGTAAACATAACGGATATTGTTTTTTATATGTAAAATATGCAATAGATGATATATTAGAGATTATCCATAACCATAAACCATTAAAATTTGCTAGAGAAATCATTATTGATCCAGATACAGATATTATGAAAATGAAAATTTCTATCCAGAAATTTATTGTTTTTAATATTGAAAAATCCATATTTGTATAATAATATACTTAGTTAATAATAATATATTATTTTTCAAAAAAAATTAATATTTTCAAAAATAAAATATATATTAACTGTTAAAGATATATGATACCGAAGATAAAAATAGTGAAATATCTATATTAAATTCGATTCACACAAATATAGTTTTATTAATAATAAAAAAAATTTAATGAATGTGCTGAATTTTAAGAAATAGTAGAAGAAGTTTTAAAAATAAATTATAATAATTTTATATCTAACGAATATTTATGTTCTGAAATAAAACCGATTTAGAATATATAAAATCAAATTTTAATCAAATAGATAATATAAATTTACAATTAATAAATGTATGAATGATTCAATGGATATATAAAATTTTGATGAAAATTATATTTTACAATTAATGATAGAATATTATTCTTGAGATGAGTCTCGTGGATGTTTATTTTAATACAAAATACAAAATTTAATTCTTTCTGAGGATTACAAAATCTTTTAAAGACAAATGCATATATATAAAACAAATTATATTGTTATGTCATAAAAATTTGTTTTTGAAATAATATAAAACAAATAAAACACTATGTCTTCTTACGTAGATGAATATATAGATGAAATTATAAAAATAAAAGAAAATTCTGATAATATAACATTAGATATTGTCATAAAATGTATTAAACTTATCGACGAAGAAGATTTATATATTTTAAGAAATAAACGTAAAATTTAAAATGGTTATGATGTTGATTATTTCACTAAAAGCGGAAATTATATAATAGAAAAAGGTGACTGGTGTCCTCCTAATCGTTATATAAAAAATATAAATTTCTATAAAAAAATGTATGGAGATGAAAAAGGAACACAAATGTATGAAAATATACATAAATATGATAACGAATATATTTTATTTTATTATACTAAAGATGAATTTAAACATATAAAATCTGATAAAATAGATGATAATTTCAATGATGTGTTTAAAAATATATTAACAAATATAATAAATTATATAAAAAATACGGATTTTTATTAATCTATGTTATAAAAAAATAATAATTTTTTTGAAAAAACATATTTATATTAATATATAATCATGGACAAGTATATAATAATAAATGGATTTATAACTATTTTTAGTCAAATTATATGTAATGAATATGATTATTGTTTAAATAAAATAAAAATACAAAATCATATAGTAAATAATAATAATATTACTATAGATGGATATGATATACACATAGATAAAATAATATATATAACTAATAAATATAAAAAATTATACGGAAACAATAATATAAATACGAAATATGAAATAAATATTATACGCAGAATAAATATATTTTATGATTCTAAAAATAAAAATGTATCTATGTCTTGTTATAATAAAAAATGTAAATATGATGATTATATATGTAAAATTAATGATAACGAATATATATTTTGGGATGTTTTAAACTTTGATACAGTAATAAATTCATCTAATATAATTTATGAATGTGATGATAATATCAGAGATTTTAATAAAGTAGGACTAATGTCAAAATATTTAATACCTAGTATCATAATATTAATAATATTAATATTAATAATATTATTATTAAGATTTATTTACATTAAAAAAATATTTCATATATATGAAAGCGTAAGATAATAAATTATTTTTATTAAACAGTATCAGGCCATAATGATTCATAAGTAGGTAAACTACTACGTCTATGTCTATGTTTTTTACAAACATCTATTAAGAAAGATATTGTTGCATTTTCAATTTTATCAATTTTAACAGCATAAATTGAATATATACCTATCATAATTAAAATATAACATATTAATAATATTATATATTGTATTTTAAAATTTTCTATACACAAAGTTATTATAATATATAATGTTAAAAATATTGATAATAATACAAATAAATATCCTATAAATAAAATTAATAAATCAGGTAGTTGTATTTTTTTTTTATTTATTTCATTTTTATATTTATTATAACAATCGATACATATTTTATTATCATAATTATTAATATTATTAACTGACATATTGTATATATTATATAATACCAAGAAATAGATCTTAATGTATATTATTTTTTTTCAAAACATCTTTCCTATTATTTATATAAATATATAAATAATATATTATAAACATTATAAATATAACAAAATACAAAAATAAATTATATATATTATTTAATGTTAGTATAGCATAATCAACTATTTTTAAAGAATCTAAATTCCAAATATATATAACGTTAATAGGAAATAATAATTCACCATTTTTATCATAAATTAATAATCTCCCAAGTGGTTCAGCATGAAATAATTTAAATGTAGTATTATTATATATTCTTATATATCTTTCGTTATTTTCTATTGGAACAGTACCATATATACTATATTCGTATATTGTTCTAAAAAAACGTGTTATTTTTATATAAAAATATAAATCAAACACCCAATGAGGTCTATTATTTTCTATAGTTGTAATTTTTGCATAAGTTTTTTTATTAATAGATAAAATTTGTATATTAAGTAGTGTTAAATTATTAAAACCTATAACTTGTATTTTATTCATTTATTTTATAAATATAGACATTATTATATCCATGGTCTCCAATATTCTTCTTGTTTATTAGTTAATATTATCTCAAATGTAGGATAATTATCTACTAATAATAATTTAGTATTATGAACTCTAGTATAATGTATTTTTAGACCTCTTACATTCATCATCATAAGATTACATAATTTACAAAATGCATAATTATTATGAGAATAATTTTTTTTTAATTCTATTCTCAACATCTTGTATAATTATATTAATTGTAATGATATATTTTCAAAAATTGAATTTTTAATAATAAATTAATAAAATAAACAATCATGAATATCAAAAAAATTTGTAAAATACTTTTTGGAATATTATTTGTTTTTACAACTATAATAATATATCATAATATAACTAATAATAATGATGAATATGATATTGAAAGAAATATAACCGAAATATATAAAATATTAAAAAAATATGAAAAAAATATTGATAATATTAATGAATATTTAAAGAAAAATGATTTATCTGAAATAATAGAATTTACTGAATCTACTATAAAATCAACAGATATTACGGATTTTATTAAATCAACTGATTCTACTATAAAATCAACAGATTTAAGTGAAATAGTATCAAATACTACGGATTCTATTAAATCAACTGATTCTACTATAAAATCAACAGATTTAAGTGAAATACTATCAAATACTACGGATTCTATTAAATCAACTGATTCTACTATAAAATCAACAGATTTAAGTGAAATACTATCAAATACTACAGATTCTATGGATTCTATTAAATCAACTGATTCTACTATAAAATCAACAGATTTAAGTGAAATAGTATCAAATACTACGGATTCTATTAAATCAACTGATTCTACTATAAAATCAACAGATTTAAGTGAAATACTATCAAATACTACAGATTCTATGGATTCTATTAAATCAACTGATTCTACTATAAAATCAACAGATTTAAGTGAAATAGTATCAAATACTACGGATTCTATTAAATCAACTGATTCTACTATAAAATCAACAGATTTAAGTGAAATAGTATCAAATACTACGGATTCTATTAAATCAACTGATTCTACTATAAAATCAACAGATTTAAGTGAAATACTATCAAATACTACGGATTCTATTAAATCAACTGATTCTACTATAAAATCAACAGATTTAAGTGAAATACTATCAAATACTACAGATTCTATGGATTCTATTAAATCAACTGATTCTACTATAAAATCAACAGATTTAAGTGAAATAGTATCAAATACTACGGATTCTATTAAATCAACTGATTCTACTATAAAATCAACAGATTTAAGTGAAATAGTATCAAATACTACGGATTCTATTAAATCAACTGATTCTACTATAAAATCAACAGATTTAAGTGAAATACTATCAAATACTACGGATTCTATTAAATCAACTGATTCTACTATAAAATCAACAGATTTAAGTGAAATAGTATCAAATACTACAGATTCTATAGATTCTATTAAATCAACTGATTCTACTATAAAATCAACAGATTTAAGTGAAATAGTATCAAATACTACGGATTCTATTAAATCAACTGATTCTACTATAAAATCAACAGATTTAAGAGAAATACTATCAAATACTACATATTCTATGGATTCTATTAAATCAACTGATTCTACTATAAAATCAACAGATATAAGTGAAATAGTATCAAATACTACGGATTCTATTAAATCAACTGATTCTACTATTAAATCAACAGATTTAAGTGAAATAGTATCAAATACTACGGATTCTATTAAATCAACTGATTCTACTATAATATCAACAGATTTAACTGAAATACTATTCAAATACTTACCAGATTCTATTAAATCAACTTGATTCTACTATTAAAATCCACCAGATTTTAGTGAAATAGTATCAAATACTACGGATTCTATAGATTTAATAAATCCAACTGATTCTACTATAAAATCAACAGATTTAAGTGAAATAGTATCAAATACTACGGATTCTATTAAATCAACTGATTCTACTATAAAATCAACAGATATTACAGATTCTATAGATTCTATTAAATCAACTGATTCTACTATAAAATCAACAGATACTACGGATTCTATAGATTTAATAAATCCAACTGATTCTACTATAAAATCAACAGATTTAAGTGAAATAGTATCAAATACTACGGATTCTATAGATTTAATAAATCCAACTGATTCTACTATAAAATCAACAGATATTACAGATTCTATAGATTTAATAAATCCAACTGATTCTACTATAAAATCAACAGATACTACAGATTCTATAGATTCTATTAAATCAACTGATTCTACTATAAAATCAACAGATTTAAGTGAAATAGTATCAAATACTACAGATTCTATGGATTCTATTAAATCAACTGATTCTACTACAAAATCAACAGATTTAAGTGAAATAGTATCAAATACTACAGATTCTATTAAATCAACTGATTCTACTATAAAATCAACAGATACTACAGATTCTATAGATTTAATAAATCCAACTGATTCTACTATAAAATCAACAGATACTACAGATTCTATAAATCTAGATGAATCTACTATAAAATCAACAAATATTACAAATTCTAAAGATTATTTAAAACAAATGTATAAAACATTTTTATTGAAATAATATGTTAAAATTAATATACACAATATGGCTTTATTAATAAAAGAAGATAACAAAAAAACTATTGTAACATTTGATATTTTAACAGGAAAATGTATAACAAAATTAATATCTAATAACGAATATTACGATATTATTGATCGATATAAAAATTTTTATAATAAAAATAAGAATAAATAACTTTTATATATACTCTCTAATACATATTTTATAATTATAATTATTAAATTCGTCATTAAAATATCTAAATAACGTATAATTATTTTTATTATATGAATTTATATAATTAGTTGTTAAATATCTATTACATTCATCACATAAAATATTAATTAAACAAAATTTACATACTCCGACTTTATCTTGAATACTATCTATATTTCTTAATTCTACATAATCAATATTATTATAATTAAATAATAATTTATGACACTCAATACATATTTCTGTATTTTTTTTACATATATCACATAATAATATATTAAATTTTTTATTTTCATATCTATAACCATATTTTGTAGAAAATTTTTTAATCGATAAATTATTATATAATTTATTACATCCAGAACATAATAATTTACAATAATTACAAATTATTTGATTATTATTAAAAAACATACATTTGCAATTAAAACACACATTTTTATTTATTTTTTTTCTTAAACCTATAGGTAAAATATTTAAATCAGTTATACTTCTAATTGCTATATCTTGTAATTTTATAAAATCCATAATGATTTATTTTTATAAATATGTTTTTTTTCATATTATTATATATTATTTTGAAAAATAAAATAAATTTATAATATAATAATCATGGACGTAGAACGTAATTTAATAAATAATAGATTATCAACATTTCAAAATGATTATAAAAAATATATATACATATCAATAATTTTAATTTTATTAATAATAATTATTATATTAATTTGTTATATAATTTTTGCAAAAAAAGAAAGTAACTATAATAATGATAGTAAAACTATAAATAATATTAAAAATATATATTCTAATAATATGAATGTTATGTATGATGATGAATTTAAAAATGCCATTATAAGATACTATAATAAATATATAAATAAAAATTCAGAAGAACAAAAAATATTTGAAATAGCAAGAAGTAGAATAACTTCTTTATATAATATGAATATAACAGATATTATAGATTATGATAGATGTGGAGTAAAAGATAATATGAAAATGATGATAATTGATGAAATGTGTAATGATTACGATAATATAGTTAATGTTTATTATAGATTAAATAATTGTGATAATATCAGATCAAGAGAAATACAAAATAGTTTTAAAATGTATGAAAATTATAATATTATGTTTTATAATAGTGAAAAAAATTATAACATAGACATATATTGTAATTATAATAATAATAATTTCGGCTTTATGTATAAAAAAAATAATAAAATAATAATTAACTTAAAAACAAAAATTTTAAGTAGATTAAAGTATGAAATGTATCATATGTTAAGTCATATATTTATTTATAAACATGATTTTATATTAAATTCTTATACATTTCCATATATAGAATATTATAATGATAAAAATGAAATAGACGAAGAAAGAATATATATGTTTAAAAATAATATAAGAAATTGTACTTAAAATTGAAATATTAAATAAAAATATAATATAACAGTTATGTTTTGGTTAATATTATTAATACCTTCATTTATTATTTGTTGTGAGCCGAAACAAAGTAAGTATTTCTGTGATATATATTACGATTGTATAAATAATAATTTAATTATGAAATCGTGTAATAATAACGAGGTTAGATATAATAATACTTGCATAACACAATCTGAGTATAAAAATATTACTGGTAATTATTGTCATAGATGTAATAAAAATATTTTAATTCCAGGAATACATTATAATCCTTTAATGTGTAATAAATTATCTAATTCTATGTGTTGTTTTGAAGAAGATAATTATATTATATATTGTACTGAACAAAATAATAAATATATTTGGATTAAAGATTATTATAATACAGATTGTAAAAGTATTTTAGAAAAAATAAAGTATTAATTTTTGTTTTGTTGAATATAATATTTTAAAAAAGTATTTTCGTTTAATAATTTTTTAATTAATTCTAATAAACTATCCTTTGATAAATAATTATATGACATTTCTATTAAACATTTACAATCTTCCATAGATTTTAATAAATTATAATTATTAGATTCTTTATTTATTTTATCATTTGCTATTCCGTTAATTAAATCTTTATCATAAACTAAAGAATAATTATCTAATTTAATATATATTTCATTTAACATATCTTCGTTAGCATTCATTTATTATAAATATATTGAAAAATAAATATATAAAATAAAAATGTTTAACATGGATATTTGTGAAGAATGTGGATATGAAGATATAAATTGTGTTTGTATTTATGAATGTGAATATTGTGGATTTTCTATCTTTGAAGCATGGTGTTGTGATTGTTGTATAGAATATGATTCTTATTAATTATTCTGAATCATATAAATCAGAATATTCATCATCATTTTTTCTATTAATTTCTGTTTTTAATTCAGTTAAAATATTAAGAATTTTTTCTAAAATCTCATTAGTATTTTGTATTTTATTAACAATAGAATTATCAATATCTTGTACAGAAGGCATTATTTATTATTAAAAAATAATATTAATGTATATACTATAAATAAATAATAAACTTATTAATAAATAATATTTGTATTAAAATAATATAATTCTTCTAATTTAATAAGATTTTTTATTCCTTCTAAAGAAATAATATTTGTATTATTACAATATAATATTTCTAAATTAATAAGATTTTCTATACCTTTTAAAGAATTAATTTTTGTATTATGACAAAATAATTTTTTTAAATTAATAAGATTTTCTATTCCTTTTAGAGAATCAAGTTCTGTAACATAACAATGTATTTGTTCTAAATTAATAAGATTTTTTGTTTGTTTTAAAGAATCAATTTTTGTATAAGAACAATCTAATTTTTTTAAATTAATAAGATTTTCTATTCCTTTTAAAGAATTAATTTTTGTATAAGAACAATCTAATTCTTTTAAATTAATAAGATTTTCTATTCCTTTTAAAGAAACTATTTTTGTTTCAGAACAATCTAATTCTTCTAAATTAATTAAATTTTTTAATATTTCGATAAAATCGATATTTATACCATAACAAATTAAATTTTTTAAATTGGTTAGATTTTCTAAATATTTTAAAGAATCAATATTTGTATTTGAACAATTTAATTTTTCTATATTAATAAGATTTTCTATTCCTTTTAAAGAATAAATATTTGTATTATGAAAATCTAATTTTTTTAAATTAATAAGATTTTGTAATTCTTTTAAAGAATTAATTTTTGTATAAGAACAATCTAATTTTTTTAAATTAATTAGATTTTGTAACTCTTTAAGAGAATAAATATTTGTTTCATAACATTCTAATTTTTTTAAATTAATAAGATTTTTTATTTCTTTTAAAGAATTAATACTTGTATAAGAACAATCTAGTTTTTCTAAATTAATGAGATTTTCTATTCCTTCGAGAGAATAAATAATTGTATGTGAGCAATTTAATTTTTGTAAATTAATAAGATTTTTTATCTCTTTTAAAGAATCTATTAGTGTATAAGAACAATCAAATTCTTTTAAATTAATGAGATTTTCTATTCCTTTTAAAGAATAAATATTTGTTTCAAAACAATATAATTCTGTTAAATTAATAAGATTTTTTAAATATACTAAAGAATTAATATTTGTATTAAAACAATATAATTCTTTTAATTTAATGAGATTTTCTATTCCTTTTAAAGAATCGATTCTTGTATTGTAACAATATAATTTTATTAATTTAGTAAAATTTTCAATACCTTCTAAAGATTTTATATAATAATTATTATATATTAATTCTTTTAAATTAATAAAATTCTTTATTTCTTTTAAACAAGAATTATATTTTAATTTATATATAAGTTTTGATATAATACATTTTGAATCTATAAATTGTAATTTAGTATCATTATCTAAATAATTAAATATAATTTCTAACATTTCTACAGGTAACTCCATTTTAACATAATTATTTTTTTTTTCAATTTTTAATATTAGAATATTAATATAAATGTTTAACAATAATTTATATAAAATAATTAATTTATGTATTTATAACCATTTAATATTTTTAATAAGCAGATTTTTTATTATTATATTTAAAGAATAAATTTTTATATTATAACAATATAATTCTTCTAAATTATTAAGACTTATTCCTTTTAGAGAATCAATGATTGTATATGAACAATTTATTTTTTTAATATTATTAAGGCAACATATTTCTTTTAAAGAATTAATTTTTGTAAATTAGTAAGATAATGTATTCCTTTTAGAGAATCAATATATGTTTTAGAACAATCTAATTTTACTAATTTTCAATAAATTCTAAATATTTTAAATATATAAATTATAATTTTATGTATGTATCTGTATAATTAAATATAATTTCTAAAATTTCTATAGGTAAATCCATAGTTAGTAGTTATGATATTTTTTTTTTTCATTTTAAAAAAAT